TGTTGGTGTGGGTGTTGGTGTTGGTGTTGGTGTTGGTGTTGGTGTTGGTGTTGGTGTTGGTGTTGGTGTTGGTGTTGGTGTTGGTGTTGGTGTTGGTGTTGGCGTTGGCGTTGGCGTTGGTGAATTAGATAAAGGATATATGCAAATTCCTAAAAATCCATCTCCTGACGCTATTATGCTACTTTCGCTTAATGACCCTGTGCTAGTGTTTCGGTCTAAGATGGACGTTTTATTAGAACCATACCAAACCACATAAACATTTTTCCCATCGGCTGAAATACAAATCTTTTGTGGGTAATTATAGCCTGCTAAGGTTAATTTACCATTAGAAGTAAGCCCTCCTGTGGAAGTGTTGCGATCAAAGATTAATACTTCGTTAAAATAATTATTAGTCACATAAACGTTTTTTCCATCTACAGAAATGCAAAAACCATATGTATACTGATTGATACCAGTCGATAATGTAATCGTTCCATTGTCGGTTAATGCTCCTGTGCTAGTGTTGCGAGAAAAAATTATCATTTTCGCGTCTGTATAAAGAACATAAACGCTTGCGCCATCTGCTGAAATAATGATTTTCCAAGGATTTACATCTGTGGGTACTGTGCCATTGGAAGTTAATACTCCTGTGCTAGTATTTCGAGAAAATATTGAAACCGTTTCAGAAGTTTGATTAACCACATATACACTAGAGCCATCAGATGAAATGCATATTCCTGATGGATCGTTTCCGGTGCTTATTGTAGTCCCAGCTGATAATGCCCCTGTACTAATGTTCCGATTGAAGAGTAAGGCTAAATTCTCGACATTACTCGTAACTACTTTAACCACATAAACGCATGTGCCGTCAGCAGAAATAGCAATTTCTCTAGACAGACCATTACCTGTGCTAATTATACCATTAGCTGTTAACTCTCCAGTGTTGATGTCGCGATTAAATATTAAAATTCTAGTGTTATCAACATCAAGGGCATAAACGTTTGTACCATCAGCGGAAACACAAACACCATTGATAGTTGCACCGCTTGACGATCCTGAAGCAATTGTAGATGTACCATACAATAGCCCCGTGCTAGCGTCGCGCGAAAATATCGAAAGTGTTTGTGTAGAATTTCCTATGTAAACGCTAGAACCAGAAAATGCCGGAGTAGGTGTTGGTGTAGGAGTAGGTGTTGGTGTAGGTGTTGGCGTTGGAGTCGGCGTTGGTGTCGGTGTAGGAGTTGGTGTCGGTGTAGGAGTCGGTGTCGGTGTCGGTGTAGGAGTCGGTGTCGGTGTTGGGGTTGGTGTTGGGGTCGGTGCAGGAGTTGGGGCAGTATAAGAAGCGGAGACGAGAAAATCATTACTATTATTGTTTGGATCTATATTGAAATATTTCCATACACCATTAGGCGGCAAATAAACATAGCTTGGCGCGATTAAATTATTACCATCAAAGACATAAGGACTAGAGGTTAATACTTCAGATATTTCTAAAGACCAAGTTAAACCATCCACACTAGAATAAATGCTACGTGGGCTATAACTAGAAGCGTAATATTTTTCAAAGATAGGATTATAACCAGCGAAATACCAGCCACCGTTAGGTATATTGCCATATGTGAAAGAAATAAAATCGCTAGTTATGGCGGTTTTGCCTCTGGTGTTGGTGCCAGAAGACGCACCATTTTGGATTAAAACGAATTTGCCTTTTCCATAAGCGATACCATACCACCCGTAAATATCATTAGCATCTCCGAGTATCCTTTTCCAAGTCCAATTTATACCGTTATCGGTAGAGTATAATACTCCACCAAAGCCGTCACTACAAGCAATCGTGTTTACGTTATTAACAGCAATATTAACAATACCGGTATATGATGATGGTCCGGTTGGTCTGTCGGTATTTATAATTATGTAATCCCAATTTATGCCATCGGTAGATCTTATGCAAGAATTACCATCATCACTCATGACGATGAAGATACCGTTGGAATATGCTGATGCGGCGTAGACAAATAATGGTCTTGGCGGATTTGGGTTAGTTGATATAAAATCTGGCGGTATTATTCCTTGCGTCCAATTTATACCGTCTGTGGATGATAAAGATATACGCTTGGTATTAAGATCGGCCAGTACAAATCTGCCATTACCATAAATGCTGTTGGTCCAACTGCCTGAAACTGGCAGGTCGAAAGGCACCCAGCTATTTAGATTATTAGCTATCCAGGCTTTTTGTGTAAGACTGTCGAACCCACCAATTTTTCCAGCCGTAGCGATATATTTTAGAGCACTGAAAGGTGTTGGGGTTGGGGTTGGTGTTGGAGTCGGTGTCGGTGTCGGCACTGGCGCTGGAGGAGCGTTACGTCCGGGGTAGATTATAGCCTCTTGTTTCCATGCCATTTATATTCACTCCAACCTGATAAATCCATCACTATTTATCTTTGTCGGTTAAGATTTAATAAATTTATATTTAATAATATTATTGGATCAGCTGTTGTGTAGAGCGGTCTTCTAAAGCAGCAGGCTTAAGTTCTATAGACAGCGGACTATCGTTACCACGAAGCATGATGGCCTCTTTAGGTATCAGACCAGCGTTCTGAAGTGCTAATAGCGTCATAGGGTTAGACATAGCATTTCTGATCTTTGCGGCGCTTGGTCGGCCATGGGCAATTATCTCAGCTTGGATATCCTTACCAATCATCACTGTGAACTCATTTGCCGCATTTGCCTCGAACATCTGCTCATCGGTGTATCCTTCTATCCTTGTCGGCTCTGCTATTTCATAAGCTTCAGCCAATAATTTATTTAAGATAGCTATTTCATCTAGATTCAATTTAAAAGCTTCAGTCTGTGTTTGGAAAAAGCTTTCAGTTTCCATAATCTCTGCTTCGAGATTAAGGATAACGTGCGGTAAAGCATTAGTCTTTTTAAGATGCTCTAATTCGAGTAGTTTAGCTTGGTATTTCTTTTCGCTAATTTCTTCAAGAGCTGCTGCCCTTATTCGGCCCTCTAGAAAACCCTTTAGGGTTTTAATTTTTTCCCAGACTGTCTCGCCTTGGACTTGGTAACGATAATTAAATTCCGAATTCAACTTGCTTGCCATATTATTTTCTCCTTATAATCTATTTACTCTTTAGATTATAACTTAGCACCAGACGCACTATGCTTCTCCGATCCGATCTGAGCGACTTCGCTGCTTGGTATTCCATTATTATTTATTATCAGCGTAAATGATGTCTGGGTGTTAGGAACAAAACCAAAAGAAAAGATAGCTTGCTCTGCTCCAGATTGCCCAAAAGAAGAGGCTGAACCATACCATTGCCTGAATGTCGCGAATGTGTTATTGTTTAAAACTATGCCATTATTATCGACAAGATTATAGGTGCCAAATGAACCAGAATTATAATCACCATTACCGCCTCCGAATACTGCTTTGTCTCCTCCGTAGCCAGCGGCGGCGAGATCACGACGACCAGTTCCAACACCAGTCGTGTCGGTCGAGACAACACCAGTATTCGATACTAAATTAGTTATAGAGAGATGTAAATTAGGAGAGTTTTTAAATCCGAAGCCAAATATTGCTTTGTCTGTGCCATAAGAAGCCGCAGCTAAGCCGTATCTCGTTGTTCCAACTCCTATGGTATCTGAAGATATTATGCCATTGTCAGTGACATGATTAGTTATACTTACTGGAATGTATGACTGAAAATATTTTCCAGCATCGCCAAACCCAAATAGTGCTTTGCCGGCTCCGTATCCTGCAGCTGCTAAGCCATATCTTGCTGTGCCTACTCCAGCTGTATCATAAGCCACAGTTCCGCCACTGGATATGATGTTCGATAAAGAAACAGACTGGGTGCTAGCGTTAACACCATATGCAAAGATCGCTTTGCCAGTTCCGCTGGTCCCGAACGATGCCGCAGCCCCCGAATATCTAGCTGTACCAACAACGCTTATATCCTCAGTGATAATACCGATATCTGAAACTAGGTTGATTATATTCGAACTATTATTACCAAAAGCAAATACGGCACCGACTGAAGTGGTTGGTGTTGGAGTTAACTCACAAACAGCAAAAATGGAGATTGTGTCTGCACCTGAATTAGTCACATAAACGTTTTTATTATTATTTGATACTACTACTGTGTATGGTGTAGTGCCGGCGGCTATAAAACCGACGCTAGTCAAAGCGCCGGTGACTATATTTCTATTATAAATCGAAAGTGAATTTATGCCATAACTAGTCACATAAACTTTTGTATCATCATTTGAGATAGCTATTTTGAGCGGGTTATCGCCTGTAGCTATGGTTCCAGCGCTAGTAAGTGTGCCAGTAGTTAAGTTTCGGTTATAGATCGAGATTGTGTTGCTACCACCATTCACCACATAAACATTATCATTATCGTTAGATACTACTACACCCCAGGGCACGCTACCTGCTGCGATAGTGCCGATGCTGGTGATTACTCTAGTAACTAAGTCTCTGCTATAAATTGATATTAAATTGTTATTTTGGTTAGTCACATAAATGCTCTTCCCGTCATTAGATACTGCCAAGTCCCGAGGCGTGTCTCCAGTTGCTAAAGTTCCAATATTAGTGAGTGCGCCGGTGGTTATATCTCTGTCGTATACCGAAAGCGTATCGTCTCCAGAATTAGCCGCAAATACGCTCATATTATCAATCGTCGCAGTTATGCTCAGCGGTCCAGTACCAGTAGCAATGGTTCCAAAGTTTGTAAGTGCCCCAGCAGTCAATTCTCTATTATAGATTAATATCGAATTACTGTCAGAACTAACAGCATAAACGCTAATATTGTCGACCGTTGCGACTATATCAACTGTTCCCGATGTTGCGGCTATGGTCCCAGCGCTGGTAAGTGCGCCAGTCGTTAAATTTCTGTTATAAATAGAAATTGCGTAGTTGCCAGTAACATAAATATTCTTTTGATCGATAGACAGAGCTAAACTAGCTGGGTATTCTCCCGTAGCTATCGTGCCTGCGCTTATTAAATCTCCAACAACACATGGTGTTGGTGTTGGTGTTGGTGTTGGTGTTGGTGTTGGTGTTGGTGTTGGTGTTGGAGTTGGAGTTGGAGTTGGAGTAGGTGTTGGAGTAGGTGTTGATTCACATGTGGTAAAGACCGAAATTATGTCGTCCGTCTCGTTACATACATAAACATGTCTGCTATCGCTTGACACGATAACATTGTATGGCGTTGAACCAGTGGCTATAGTGCTAGCGATTGTTAGAGCACCAGTAGTAGTATTTCTGCTATAAATCGAAAGTGTGTTACTAACAGAGTTTACAACATAGACATTCTTGCCATCATTTGGTACAGCTATCCCGAGTGAACCAGTACCAGTGGCTATGGTACCAGCGCTGGCAAGTGCGCCAGTTGATAAATTTCTAATATAGATCGAGATAGTGTTGCTACTACCATTTGCACCATTCACTACATAAACATTCTTATCATCGCTAGACACCGCTATACCCCAACTACCCTGCTCCGTGGCTATGGTTCCAGCGCTGGTAAGTGAGCCAGTGGTTAAATCTCTATTATAAATCACTAATTCATCAGCAGATTCATTTATATAAACATTCTTGTCATCATTTGATATCGCTATATTAAATGGACTATCACCAGTGGCTATTGTTCCAGCACTGGTAAGTGCGCCAGTGGTTAAATTTCTATCGTAAATAGAGACTGTATTGCTTTGACTATTAACCACATAGACGTTTTTACCATCATTTGATGCGACTATGTCTCTTGGTGCATCTTCTGTCGCTATGGTTCCGGCGCTGGTAAGTGCGCCAGTGGTTAAATTCCTATTATAGATAAAAATTGTTTGGCCGGCAGAGTTAACCACATAGACATTGATACCGTCGTTTGATAATATAACAGCTGTAGATGATTCGCCTGTGGCTATGGTCCCTGCACTTGTAAGTGCGCCAGTGGTTATATTTCGATCATAGATAGATATTATGTCTCCGGTTAAATGAACCACATAGACATTCTTCTGATCACTTGATATCGCTAAATCGTAGGCATTAACGGCCGTCGCCACTGTGCCGGCGATAATTAATTCTCCAGCCACACATGGTGTAGGAGTTGGCATTTCGTTGCTTACTACTATAATAGAATGGTCTTTAATAGCTATATAGCTTGCTGGTCCTGGCAGGTTCTGGATAAGTGCTGCATCAGGCACTTTTAAATTATGTCCTAGGCCTAATTCGCCATAAGTATTACCACCCCAGCCATAAACCTGCCCAGTGTTGTCTAGAGCAAGGGCACTCTTTGTTCCTGCAGCGATTTGGGTAATGATCTTAGAAGATGATGATGTTGTATTTATTGCTGTCAAGACTGTTTTATCATTTGAGTCGAATGAGCCTTGGCCTAACTGAAAACTATCATTAGCACCAGTGCCCCATGGTGTGTTATCTTTCCTTAATACTATAGAAAAAGAATCTCCGACTGCAGCAGATAGCCATTCATTTGCGTTTATCAAAACAGGATTTATGCGCACTGAAGTATCACCTAAGCCTAATTGTCCTCGTGTATTTGAACCCCATCCCCACAGTTGACCATCATTGTCGATCAAAAGCATGTGATTTGTACCACTGCCGGTAGCAAGGCTTTTGAATTTTACCTTACCGCCCACATAATCTAAAACAACTAACTCTGTGATGGAAACAATGGGATTAAAATTATTGCTTGCCTGTCTTCCCCAAATATATAAATTGCCTACTGTACTGAGGCCATAAGAACCCCAGTTTGAAGTAGCAACGTCCATCCATTGTATAGTATCATTAATTTTAGTAAATTGTGTATAGCCAGCGCCGGTGGTGCCAATCCCCAGCTGCCCGTATTCGTTATTCCCTGACGCCCACAATGTCTGGTCAATATTAATCAATAGTGTATGACCGCTGTCTGATGTTGATGCTTTAGCCCAAGGACCATACTTACTAGAAAAAGCCCAATATTCAAATGTTGGTTTAAGAGTACTTGATGCTCCTAGCTGGCCGTAAAAATTACCGCCGGCTAATAATAAACTGTTGCTTGTCGTCATGGTATTCTCGCTTAAATCTTGATATCTAAAAAAATTAAATTATGGTGGACAAAGCGTGCTTAGAGTCACTATAGACTTATTGCTATATTCACCGACATAGATAAATCTAACATCTGAGTTTTTAGCTGCTATAGTCACGCTTCCACCAAGCACTAAGTTTAAAATCTCCGTGCTTCCGGTTATTATGCCTGTCGTTGGGTTTTTATCGATTACTATCCCAGATTTTCCTCTTGTACAATAGATGGCTGTCCCATCCGTTGCTTCTATCATTTGTGTTTTACCAACACCACCGTTGGCTTCCATAACATATGTGGTCCCAGTTGATGTCAAACCGCCTGTTATACCGATGGCATATGTATTTATTTCGATACTATTAATCCCGTTACTTTGCTGGAAGCCCATCGTGTATAAATATAGACCATCCGATGATATCAGGATATCGCTGGTATTTGCGGGTATATCTAATGCATCGATTAGAATCAGCGTCCCAGAGGTCGTATTCCGTATGAACACGTTTAGTTTGTTACCAGCATTAGTGACACCATAAGGAGCGCCAGTTATAGCATAAAAATATAGACCACTTGGCGATAAAGTCATTGAAAATGCGATTGGTGATGAGTCTGGAATATCTATCGTGTTATTGTATGATAACATCCCGTTAGTGCTATTGATATCATATATCATTATTCTAGCCATATATGGCGCCGGACCGCGGTTGATATTAGTTATATAAATGTGCTTGCCATCAGCGGAACCAATTAATTCACCAGGTGGGTATGGTGTCGCCAATATAGTCGGTGTCCCCAGTGTGCCATCTGTGGTATTTCTGGATAGAATCGCTATTGTATCGTTTTGGTTATCGATAGTATAGACATGTGTCCCAGATTGCGACTCATATATATCCCATCCCCCGGTACTGTATAAAGATAAATATTCTAATGTTCCTAAAGCTGTAATCTTATATTGAGCCACACCTTGGACAAAGCCGGTTTGAGAACCATACATTTTAGCATAGACATATTTTTGGTCACGAGATACTATATTTCCATGCGCAAACATGCCATTGGGAGTTGCTATTCTCTGGATCTGTGATAAACAATGTGTCGATGTTGGCGTTGGTGTAGGCGTTGGCGTTGGAGTCGGCGTTGGTGTAGGCGTTGGAGTCGGCGTTGGGCTAGGTGTAGGGGCAGCTAAAAGACTAGCAGCTGCTAAGTTTACTCGTGCCATTCCAATGCCAGCAGTGTCTGTAGCTACCACACCAACATTCGAAACCAGATTGCTTAGTGAGACATATGAACCGCTTCCGCTATAACCATAACCAAAGATCGCATTGCCTGACCCGTAGCCGGCTGCTGCTAGGTTACTACGTTCTGTGCCGACGCCAGCAGTATCGGTTGCTACTACGCCATTTTCGTTTATTAAATTGGTGATCGATAAATATGCCTGTGTGTTACCAAAGCCGAATATCGCTTTACCGCTGCCATAAGATGAAGCCGCTAGCCCTGACCGAGCAGTACCGACGCCGGCACTGTCGACAATAATATCACCGAGATTGCTTACCAAATTCGTGACAGTTACAACCCCGGCAGTAGTTAGCCCATAACTAAATATGCCTTTATCTGCACCATAACCGGCAGCTGCCAAAAGCGATCTAGATGTTCCTACAGCGAAGCTATCTGTCTCAATAACACCGAGCGATGATACTTTGTTAGAAATTGAAACCGCCACCGCTGATTCATTTACACCAAAGGCAAATACTGCTTGACCTTGACCATAAGGGGCGGCGGCTAGATTCTTTCTGCGTGTTCCCACTAGGTCTTGTGCTGTTTCTAAATCGCCGGTATTTGTGACAGTATTAAATGTAACCATAGGTAACCATTGGTCAGTTACACCATAAGCAAAAATCGCCTTACCGCCACCAATAGCTGCAGCCGCTATACTTGACCTTACTAGTCCGATATAGGTAACATCTGCTGCTACGACTCCAGAGCTATTAACTAAGTTAGTGATGCTTACATTCATTGAATTCGAGGTTAAACCAAAACCAAAAATCGCACCTGTGTTAGCAGATGGCGTTGGCGTGGGCGTGGGTGTAGGTGTGGGCGTGGGTGTCGGTGTTGGCGTACCATCATTCATCAATAGCATACTAGAAGTATTCGATATTGTGACTGATGAAGCGTTGCCACTAGTCAACAATGTCATGTTATTCAAATCAGCACCAAATGTGTCTATACCAAGTTGATGGTCTTGATTTCTACCAGAGCCATAAACATAATAAGAAGCTGGGGTAGGTGTTGGTGTTGGAGTAGGTGTCGGAGCAGGCACCAAGGAGCCCAACAAGGCAGTGCCATAATTCATCTGAGCAATTTGGGTCCAATCGGTCGCATTGTTTAATTTAGTAAACAGTGGCCCGACAGCGTTTGTGGATCCTTGGCCTAATTGGCCGTATTGATTCTGCCCGATCCCCCAAACAGTCCCATCACTCTTTAGCCCAATTGTGCTCGACATACTAACGATATTATTCCAGTCAGTATCTGTCCCGACTTGAGTATAGTACATCAAGCCGATGGTTGTAGCAGGGTTGAAACCAAGTATGCTATAACTCTGCGATGGCGATAAAGCATTTAACCCTGTCGCCCAAAGAGTGCCATCATCTTTGATAGCAAATGATGCGCCATATTGAGTAGAGAAGCATCTTATCCAATCAGTGTCGGTGCCGATCTGAGTAAGAAAAGAAAAGTAAGCATCGATACCGCCACCATAGCGATGGTAGCCGGATAATTGACCGCTTGGTGGTTCGTAACCTTTACCGACGCCCCAAAGTGTATTATCATCTTTGATCGCTATAAATGCGCTTGGAAGAGCCGCCATCATCCATGGACCATTATACCAACTTTGCGCATCCATTGCGTTAAATGTGCTTAAATTAATGGTATTACCTGTTCCGAGCTGATAATTCGCATTGTTGCCAGTAGCGTAAAGTATACCACTTCTATAAACATATGAGCTTCCGGTCGTACTCATTGCTATATTATTATTATGGTCTGTCTCAACACCGACTTGTGTGAATGTGTTAACTTGGTTAGTATGACCAAGACCTAATTCGCCGAAGCTATTATAACCTGTTCCCCATAAGGTACCATCGGTCTTTAATGCTAGCGTGCTGACACCAGATGTAACCACATAACTCCAGTCGGTGCCATTGCCGACTTGCACTAATTCAGCTTGATTTGTAGTATTACCTATACCAAGCTGCCCAAAGTTATTTCGACCACATGCCCATAATTCGCCACCTTTAGTTGCAAATAAGACATTTGTGTTCCCAAAGACACCGTCCCAAGTAGCAACGTTACTGACACCATAGAAAGTGTAGTTGTTAGGAACTGCAGGCACATAGCTCGCAGGGACGCCTAGCTCTATGCTGCTTGTCCTCATGCCTGACACTAAAAGGTTAGTGTTTGGTGGAGGAGCAGACCCGCATGTTCTTGCAAACACAGATATGTGATTTGAATCAAGATTCGTCATATAAACATTCTTGCCATCATGGCTCACTACACTGCGATATGGATATTGGCCGCTGGTTGACACAGAACCATCAGCCGTGAGCGATCCATCTGAGGCCCTAGAATAGACCGAGATCTTTTGACCTGTCTTGTTAGCAGTATAAACTGAATAACCGTCATCGCTTATTGATAATTGGTATGGCTTATCACCAGTTGCTATTGAGCCCGCGTCTGTGAGTAATCCTGTAGCCGCATCTCTAGTATAGATGCTTATTTGATCGTTAAGGCCGCCATTATTGACGCTTGTGACATAGACGGAAAGACCGTCTGGGCTAACGATAATTCCATGTGGATCTAAGCCCGATGCAATGGACCCATTGAATGTCAGGCTGCCTGTTGAAGCATTTCTTGAGAACAGACGTACCCCATTGACGCTATCATAATCTGTAACATAAACATCAAGGCCATCAGGACTTATACAAATTGAATAACTATTTGGTCCTATATCGCCTTCGACTGTTTCAAAATGAGTCAATAAACCTGTAACTATGTCTCTGGTAAAGACATCTATCATAGCATTATTTGGGGAATCGCCCCTAGAACAAATTACATAAGCGTTTTTTCCATCTGGGCTTATGCACATTTCACGCGGTTGTAGGAGGATAGTAGTATTTAAATATAAGTAACCAGTTTCGGTTGCGACTGATCCCACATCGGTTAGCACACCAGTCGTGGCATTTCTTGAATAGATGAAAATCTTAGCATCAATATCAATAACAGTATAAACAAACTTTCCATCTGGACTTACACAAATAGAGATAGGATTTACAAGAGTAGAAATATTTTGCATTAGCGTTAAACTACCGTTAAACATATTTCTTTGATAAATATTGACTATAGGTAAACTATTGGGAGGGCTAGATGTGCTAGATGTGTATATGTTTTTATCATCAGGGCTTATAGCGATACCGTAGGAATTATAATTAGCGGGCGCTAATTGTGTCAAGGTTAACGAGCTTATGGCGCAACCAGTTGGCGTAGGTGTCGGTGTTGGCGTTGGTGTTGGGCCTGGTGGTACAAGGATGCCGCTGACAAAGAAGTTACCATTATCCCATAGGCCGCTGCTTACATAATTAAATGTCATCGGATCGTTAATTCGATTGATCGAAGCAATAGGTCCTGTAAAATTATTAAGTAAATTATTTCCAGCAGCATACAGACTACCATCGTTTTTAATAATGTATAATTCTTGATAGCTAGTGCCTGCAAAATCATGCCAATCTGTGTCTGTGCCAATCTGAACAAATGTTAAAGAAGAACCAAAATTCGCAGTATTGTTTTGATTAAGTATCTGTGTGCCACATCCCCAAAGTGTACCATCTGTTTTAATCGCATAAGCCCCGTAGTCCCAGATGAGTGTGACTTTATCCCAATTTGTGTCGGTGCCGATTTTGGTTAAGACGTTTACGATTGAAGTATCGCCTGTTCCTAAAAACCCAGAACAAGGCGTCTGTAAGCCATTAGCTCCTGTAGCCCACAACGTTCCGTCGGTTTTGATGTACATGCCATTAGAGCCATTGTAGGCGTACGATGTTCTACTAGTCTTAAATGGGCCGGCGTTAACTTGAGTTAAGGTGTTAATCGTTGCATTCGCTCCAAGCCCAAGGTTACCGTTAGAATTATTTCCCTGAGCCCATAAAGACCCATTGTCTTTAATAACTATTAGATCAGTTATATATAGATACACTATTTTTGAAATATCTGCAAGAGCCACAAGTGTTGGGCTAGTAAAGATTCCCGGATTCGACGCGTTAAAAGGTATTAAATCAGGTACACCTGACTGGCCCCAGACATATATGTCACCATTTTCTTTGTATGCTGCAAACGCGGAGAGGCTGTTTGATTCTACATTCACCCAATTAGTATCTGTTCCAACTTGCATTAATGTATATTGTTTTAGCATATTGTTGCTTCCTTGCCCCAATATGCCATTAAAATTAGTTCCCGCTGTCCATAATGTACCGTCTGATTTTACAACAGCGCAAGCACTCTCTGAGGCTGCTGCAGCTTTGGCATTATCTCTCAATATTTCATAAAAAGAACCTCTACCGATGGTATCGCCAGTAGCCAAATTACCATAAATATTGCGACCATTTACATATAAAACATTTGGTATTGTAGGCGTAGGTGTAGGTGTTAAATTGACAGCACCGATGGCTATAGAAAATGTCGCCGACAAGGCCACATGATCATACATATTGTCTGGCCTTGATATTTGTGGTGTGCTTATTTTATTTACCAAGGCTAAAGAAAGCGCATTGTAATAATTATTTCCCCAAACCATTAACCTTTTGTTAGTTTTTAATGCTCCGGCGACATTGGTTGTAGCGAATACCTTTGTATATTTAAAATCCTTATCGATTTTTTCAAGACCATTAGGAGTATACCGTTTACCTGTCCCTAATACTTCCCCTATACCAAACGAAAAGATCTCACCAATATCATTTAGCAATAGTAGTGCTTGGTCGCTGGCTGCAATATCAACCCAATTCTCTGATGAAGTTAATTTAGTCATACTTTCTATTATAGTACTTGGCGGCATCATTATCTGGGCTGACCCATTTTCACCCATACCATATAATGAACCATCAGACTTTATGGCATACAAAGTATTATATCCGCAATCTGCTTTTATATAACCACTTCCGGCATCTACCAGTTCAAATGGCACATCTCTAGGTGGACTATTTATATTGTTACTAGAATAAAATACGTCACTAAATAAGCCCCATATAAACAGTTTACCATCTGAACGCACACCCACGGTTTGGTGTCGATATGTTTTTATCGTCAACCAAGTATCAGAATTTATTAAAGTAAAGAACATCCGTGGTAGTCGGTCACCCAAACCAAGTGTTCCAGAGTCATTGTAGCCAGCGCCATATATAGTACCGTCATCCTTCATAGCAATGGTTGATGCTGCGTCGGCGGTTATGAATTTCCAATCATTGTCAGTACCAATCTGAACCATATCTGTAACGGTCTTATTTGTACCAGTACCGAGTTGGCCGTAAGTATTATACCCAGAGCCCCATAGTGTACCATCTGATTTAATAAGGAACGCGCCATAAAAACTATCGACAGCTGCGAATTTCCAAGATGTATTGTCAGGTGAAAATTTAGTGAATTTAGGAGTTATGACTCCTAATTTGGCTGAGATAAGGCCAGCGGCACCAGCTGCAAAAGCAGAGCCACCGGCTGATGGCGTCGGAGTTGGCGTCGGAGTTGGCGTCGGGGTCGGAGTAGGAGTTGGAGTAGGGGTCACGTTGCAATAAAAATTCACTTCCCATGGTACGTTACCCGTCGTGGCTGTAGATGTTACCACAGCGCCACCATTTGATGTTATAGCTCTACCCATGACTATCGGGGCAGCTAAGGAACCACTCGCTGTATTCCAGCCATTAAAACACCCTGGCGAAACGCACTCGACAATCATCCCATTAGTGTTGTCAAAATCTTTTATTTTATACACACCATCGACAGAAGACCAAGCACCAAGGCCGCCTATACCGGCAACGGTTATTACATCACCGACAGCGAACGATAAACCATTTGATCCTATTCTCGTCGACACTCCATTATATTTTAAGCGTATTGCGCATGCACTCGCTGATGGTGTATCGGTATAATAAGCCCAATACCCGCCAAATCCGAAACCAAGATGGTTAGTGTTTAATGTCTCAGATTCTCGTGCATCTAATAATGTTGGCGAGATATAACTGTTAGGAGCTGTAGGTCCGCCATCTAGTTGACCATATGTGTTGTCGCCCCAGCCAAAAGTATTTCGGCTACCAGTCTGTCTGGCGGTAGCATAAATAAAATCAGCACCAGCACTTATTTTATCCCAGCTTGTGTAATTCACTGGAAATGGAACTTCTGTAAAGATATTAGTGGAATTACCAACTGGGACTCCGATTTGGCCGCGGTCATTAGCACCAGAGATCAATAGTGATGCGGGGCTTCCTATCCCAGTCTGCGCAATAAAGGCTGTAAAACTTTGTCCGATAGCCACATTAAATATTTTTATTGAATCACTCGACCATCCACTTACAGCCCCAAGCATAGGGTTATCTATGTTAATTAAGGCGTTGCCCAGCTGGCCGCGGTCATTATTACCCCATCCACAGAAGATGTGATTATAGTCTGAATCTAAAGCTATTGCAAAGAAATGATGATTCAATATTCCGCCATATACTGCAGGTTGTGTAGAGGCGTTAAGGTTTGCTATCTCACTAGGGGTCGATGTCTGATAAGAGTAGTCACTATTAGATTGGCCTAGTTGGCCAGATTGATTTAGACCCCATGAATAGTATCTTGGTATTAAATCACCACTCGTCATTCTTATTAATAACACCATCACTGTCGCTGTTTTTCCTGTGGCTACACATGGCGTAGCGCCTACCTTTGGATCTGTGCCGATGTATGCTTTATAGCCGACCAATTGGGTCAGGCCCATCTTGTCTGTTAAATCACCGACACCTAATTGCCCACTCTCGTTCGCACCTGTTGCAAATATGTCACCGTTAGCAGCAACAGCTATAGAGTATTTATATCCACATGAAACAGTGTGGTAAGGTCCGGCAGACACTAAAACTGGAACGTTTAAATAAGCTCCCATCGATGTCGGCAAGCCTAATTGGCCTCTATCATTGTTACCATAAGCGTATAAACTACCGTCAGTTTTCACCATCATCGTATGATCGTAGCCATGGCTGATACAAGGAAAATCGTTTGAATTTACTGGTAATGTATTCCACGATTGGGCTATAAATTGGTCTCTGTCCGCTATATCGCTTAACCCTAGTTGGCCTCTAGTATTTAAACCTGATATTACGTAATGCCAAGTATATGTTCCTGACGGTGTAGGCGTAGGCGTTTTCTTACATGGCGATGTGATATAGTTCTGATTATTACCGAGGTCAGAAACTATAAACATATCGTGAGCATAAACACCATTTTTCCAACTAGAAGAGTATGGTAGAGTTACTGTAGACCATGTTCTACCATCGTACGATAGAGCTCCATATGTTGATTCTTCAATTAGCGCAAGGAAGAAGCCATTTCCAAAAATCACCCTTGAATACTTTCCAACCAAAGGCATCGTGTTGCTGACCCAAGTAACACCATCGCTAGAGGTTAAAGATAGCGGCGGATTAGCACTATAGTTTATAGCCACAAAAAGGCCTAAGCCAAATGTAGTAGCTTGCCAATTTCTAGATGTGCTGCTTGGAAATGATGACACAGTCCAATTAATACCATCGGTCGATATTATATAAGTGTCTGAATTGGAGCTGGTGGCTAAGAAATAGACACCATTATGAATCACTTGAGCGCAAATCCAATCGATCGGAGTTGGTAAAGTACCAGGCAGCCAAGTAATCAGGTCATTAGATCGAAGAAATGATGTTCCCCATACGCTAAAGATTAAATAAATCGAATTGCCGGACGCCATTTTTCCGGCTATGCCAATTGGTAATGCTATAGGTGTCCAATTAATACCGTCCGGTGACGATATCAGACGCTGCGTGCCTACATTGACGGCATCATAGCCACTCACTAAGAATAAATTATTTGCATACATCGCATCGACCCATGTCGTGCTAGGTATTGAGCTTAACGACCAGTTTATCCCGTCTGTCGACACCGCAGCTGTCCCGCCATCTGCAGTCGTGATTACTATTTTATCTGGACTTGCGGCGATTGTGCCAATCGATAGGCCAGGTAACGTGCGTCCAGTCCATACTGTGGCACATTCCGCAGGGGTTGGCGTTGGCGTTGGTGTAGGTGTAGGAGTCGGCGTAGGCGTAGAAGTTGGAGTCGGTGTTGGCGTAACAGGTGTAGGTGTCGGTCCTGCTACCGGTGGTGGTAGTAAACTGTCACGTGACGCTATTAAAGAATCAAGGATAGTAGCGATAATCCAACCACCTGATTTGGTTATCTGAGTTAACATTCTTATCTGATTTGATGGATCGTTAGCGCTAAAAAAGCCTTGGCTTAATTGCCCATAATAATTAAAACCTGCGCCGTACATGTAACCTATAGTGTCTAGAGCGATTAAAGTATGGCCATTAAAGCTCAAATCACTAAAAAAGGCTGGAAAAAACGCATTTCTAGTAGGTATTGGCCTAACAACAACATCATTCAGACCAAGCTCGCCATAAGAATTATAGCCCCAAACAAATAACTCTCCGGCCGAAGTGATACCAGCGCTACTGTCAGTCCCAGCTTCTACCTTAATCCAGAATTCAGAATTGACCCGTGTTGGTGTGCTTCTATCGATAGTATCATTAAGACCCAATTGGTACAGATTATTCTTACCCCATGCCCACAATGTACCATCTTCTTGTGTAGCGTTAGTTCCATCGTTTCGTATGGCGAACACATGATGCGCAGAACTTCCTTGCGAAATGTAAACCCAATCAGTATAAACAGGATTTGTACCGCCAGTGCCGCCAGTGCCGCCAGTGCCGCCAGTGCCGCCAGTGCCGCCAGTGCCGCCAGTAACATTAGTGCCAAAGGTACCAGCGTCGACCCCGACTTCAGCAGGATACAGTCTAGGGTATAAATCTCCATGTCCAAGCTGGCCATATGTGTTGTCGCCCCAGCTCCAAAGGGTCCCATCAGATTTAATGCCATATGAACTAGAAGAGCAGCAGCTTATGGCTCGCCAATTATTATCATCAAGCATAATCAGGTCGTTAACATTCGTCGTTATGCCAATACCAAGATTACCATCTTGGTTATAACCACATCCCCAAAGTGATCCATCGGCATTAATGAGTAATGTAGTTCCTTTATTATTAGCTTTAACATCAAGCCAATAATCACTGCCTAATTGGATAAAATTTCGATAAGACTGGTTCATCGGATCGGACGGTAGGCCTAATCCAGTTTTACCAGTTGCCCATAATGTTCCATCATGCTTTATATATAAAGCATAATTCTTACCTACCGCTATTTGCAGCGGTGTCGCTGATTTGATTAATGTAAAAAGTGCCCTATTGTTTTTATCACCTAGGCCAAGTTCACAATCTGTGTTTTTACCGGTTCCATATATATAATAATTATTAATTGGCGGTGGTGGTGGCGTTGGCGGACCGTCGGATCTAAACACATAAACCGCGCCGGTGTTTTGATTATCTGGAACATCAAAGTCTGGGGCTCCAACAATGAGAAGAGTACCATCATTAGAAAGCGAGACACTTGAGCCAAATAGCCTAACTAAATTTTTAGCCGTTATGTCGGCGCTATCTTCAGGTATTATTTTATTGTTTAACCAAGAATCATTGGCTTCGGTGAAGATATAAGCAGCGCCAATATCGTTGGTGCCTTCTTGAGGTGCACCTACTGCTATCACATCACCATATTCAGAAATCGCAACTGACGTTCCAAAAGCACTTTCATTATCTTCGCCAAGTAGTTTGGCTATCTGTAGCCATCTATTATCAGATCTTCTAAACACATATGCGGCGCCAGAATATTGATTATATATAGAACCAACCACAGCAGTTCTACCATCCTTTGAAATAGCAGCCGATATGCCAAAGCCATCGCCTGGTTTACCATCGCTAGGACTTAAGAATTCATCCAAGAAGTTCGGTGGTATAGAATTAGTGTTATACCCTTGGCCAACTATGTAAGCATAAAATGACGAACCACCATCGATGGTCAATAATTTAAAGATATCTGTAGTCCCGACAGCACTGCTGGTAGGGAACACGTTGTCTGGCCATATGATATTAGATGGCCAAGTGACGGCTGAGCCAGTTGTAATATTCAACACGAGAGTTATAACGAAAGCCATACCATTTTCTGGATTGTTAGAAGTGGTAAAGCTATCGATGTCTTCTTCAAAATTTACGATAAAATTATTAGATGCGGATAGGTCCAGATTCAATATGCCATTGTCGACGAAGATATTGGTAAATGTTCCAGATTTGTTTTTAAAAGCCTTATTAGCCAGAGCTTGTTCGCTTAGGACATCAAGAGCAATATTTCCATCGACATTTATTTCGCCTTGGCTAGTTATAATACCACCGAGAAGCCCATACCCAGCAGAAATCGATTGGACACTCCCTCCTCCGATAGAGGGATAAGGCAGATCTTCCCATTTAAGGGTCCCATCACCATATTTAAATCTCAAGGTATCAGTTTCTAAACCGATTTCGCCTGAGGATAAGATTGGATTTACGGACAACCAATTACTGGCTGTGTCCCTACGCACTTGGATCTTTATGCTCATTAATTGATCCTATCAAACGCTTAAGTTACTAGATTCTTTTTTCCCAAAAAAATTCACGCCATCGTCGAAAGTCATTAAACCAATGATGTCTATCCTGCCGCTGCCACTAAGCATTGGCTGTTGGCTATTTGGCCACATAACATACGGCGGCCAATTTATCGAATGAATGCTTGTCGATTCGAATAATAATCGAATATATACCATCTTACCAATGTGGTCAATGTTCTCAAAATTTATGTTTGTTATATTTCCAGTCAGATATATATAATGATCATTAGCCAAACTAGCGTCTATATTTAAAACTCCACCGGTATGAGCTATCCGATTAACTATTTCGCTAGGAGATTTAAGAGTTTTATTGTATATGGTCTGTGGCGTGTCAAGAGTCATAATTACAGAATCATCGACAGCTATAGTGCCTGACGTAGTTATCAGTCCACCTATTAAACCTTTGCCTGCGGTTATAGCCGTTAAAGTACCAGCACCACCGGCGGAAACGAATGGTAAATCGCGCCAATTCTTAATCCCATCGCCGATTTTAAATCTACTAGCGTCAGTAGCGTAACCAATTTCACCTATCAATAAGATCGGATTTATATTATCCCATTCTGCGACTGTGCCTCTTCTGAACTGTGCTCTAATTGTCATGATTATCTCTTATTTGATAAATATATATGCAGAATTAGCATCAATTGCTGAAGACACAGTAGTGGTGCCGTCTGAAGACATACTCGTAGCGTATCCGAATCTAATGCCACCCGCGACATCTGATGGCCCAAACACCGCTTCTTCGTCATAAGCTAAGCCATTTCTAGTAAAAGCATATGTTCTGCCGGTGTTCTGATTAACACCATCAGCTCCAACCACGCATTTTGTACCATCATAGCTAATAGCCAAGCTCTGTCCAAATTTATTGCCTATATTCTGCACTGACTCATTAATTAATTGTAGCTGGACCCAATTAGTTCCGCTCCTACCATAAGCTATAATATAACCACCAACGCCTCCTGTTGGATCACATACTAAACAAAAATTACCGTCTCCAGATAATTTAACATTAGTACCAAATCTAGATTGAGCTGGAGCATTTGTCGGAAAAAGAGTAAACTGCTTCACCCAAGCATTATTAACGTTGTTATAGATATGAGCTTGGTTAGAAGATGGCGCGCCGATAGCTAGATAAAGCCCATCTGCGCTAAAATCTATAGAACTTCCGAACAAAGTATTTTGGACGTTTCCTTGCTGCGAAATCTTAGCGCTCTGAGACCAAGTTAACGTTAGCCGATTTAGGGAAAAAACGTAGACCGACCCAGCAACGCCACTGCCAAATGAACTCGGAGAACCGACAGCAATTGCTGTGGCATCTTCATTTACAGTCACAGTGTTACCATACATCTTACCAGCCGCTGGATCAGATATATCGATCTTGGTTAAAAGACTCCAAGCCATTGAGAGTCTCTGATATATGTAGCAAGTGCCAGCTGATGCGCCGTCAGCATTGTCTAGCGGATCGCCAATCACTAATAGTGCGCCATCAGAAGATAATACTAATGATTGGCCGAAAGCCAAAGCAGTTGGAGATGTCGGGATGATAGTCGATTGACGTTCCCAAAGACCATTACTAATTCTGTAGACGTAAACTTTCGAACCAACAGAATTCGAATAACTACTACTAACAGCTACATATTCGCCATTACCTGACATCGCCACAGCAGTGCCATATTTAACATCATTTGCCTCGGTAAACTTAGCGACTTGAGTTATTGGTAAATTAGGATTACTGTACTTGATGCCTAGAGCAGAGGCATAAAAAGTCGCACCACCATCTGTGGTTATAAAGAAATATACATCTTCTTTTCCATCAGTGCTTAATTCTGGTGTGGTGTTGTTTTCCCAATGTATAGATGATGGCCAAGCTAAAGTGTATTTAGCTGGGTTTCTTATAATCATAGTAAAATATGATAATCTACCATAGTCGGGCTTATTTATGAATGTGACAGTGGTAATGTTACTGTTTAATGAAACATAATAGTCAGGCCCTTGAGTTAAGTCTAACGTTAATGTGTTGCTTGATGTCGAGATAGAAGTTAGATAGTCTAGAGTCGATCCGAATGTCTTATTAGATAAGACCTGCTTATCTTCAAGCGTTGCGACATAGTTATTATCAAGCGACAATGTCCCCGTTGTGGTTATAATACCGCCTAGAAGACCTTTTCCAGCTGTAATCGAATATACGCTACCAACACTTGACAAATTGGCATATAATAATTCAGACCATGCTGTCAGTCCATCGCCAAATTTTATTTTATTTGTGTCGGTCTCAAAACCGACTTCGCCAGCTGCTAATATAACATTTGTAGATGTCCAAGCGCTTGATGTGGCTCTTCTGAATTGTACTCTGATTTTCAACTTATGGTCCTCCAGCATCCATGAATTCGGGGAAACCTTCGTAAATGCCGCTTAGATCACCGTCTGATCCAAAGTCAGAAAGGGCCATTCCACCATCTATGTTTCGATCTACACCCAACGGACTGGATGGTGTGCCGCTGCCAAGCAAGGTATCATCATGAATTACGTTAGTTAGAAATATATTGGCCAGATTAGTGGTAACGATTTTGCTGATTCTTCCCTTAGAATCTACAGTGATTATTGGAATGCTGCCGGTAGAGCCGTATGTTCCAGACAAAACCCCTGTGGTCTTAAGTGATAGGTCGATTGTCCCTGCAGCAGTAATTGGGGCGCCAGCCACGTCTAAATCTACTGATGTAACATTGACGCTAGTTACTGTCCCACTGCCGCCGCCACCGCCAGCGCCGCTGCCAGCAAAGTAATCCAAAAAGTTCCATGGTGTTACGCCATCACCGATTTTTAGCCTGACAGTGTCTAATTCATAGCCGAATTCGCCGCTCGCTAAAGTCGGATTTTTAACCGACCAATTAGCAGAAACGTCTCTTCTGACTTGTATAGTGGTGAAATAATTAGCCATAATTGCCCTTTAAGCTGAGCCGCCATCCAGCAGCCCTGGTGTAGTTGCTGATATGGTGATACTATTGCCAATGTTATCATAATTAATTATTATATTATTTCCAGCCGAGACGATGCCGGCCACAGAATTGGCTAAACCAACCGGTGATAAAGCTAGTGGTGTCGAGGATAGACCATTTCCAGTAAAATCATCGGTAGTATTAATAAACGACTTAAGCGGTGATAGTATTGTACCACTACCGATAATAGTGTCAGATACTGCGACCTCTGTGCCACCACCTGGGACTGATGTTACTTGTTTTAAATACGTCGACTTTCGATAGCCATTGTCGCCGCCAGCATAATAAAGTGCACCCAATCCATCTGTTCCAGTGTTTTCTACATATAGTAAAGAGCCAGATGGTAATTCACTTGGGTCTATGCCTCCAGTGGGTACTTCAAGTATTCGAATTATAGTGCTTATTTCCATATTCTAGTCATCCTTAGTCTACTTTAATTTTTGCACCGATTTATATACCATTCTTATGCATTATACAGAGGTAGTTTGTATACAGTGCCATTTAATCGTAGCCTAAAATAAGCGGCTGGGGTGGCTGGAAGCGACGATGCGCTACCAGAAGATGCAGAAAATTCGACTCCAGAGCCATCAGGATTGCCAATTGGATATGATGAACTACCTAGACAAAACTCATAGTCAGCCCCAGATATAGCGTTCATTCCCATAACAAAACAATATTTATTTGTCGATTTGGCGTTAGTCCCAATAACTGTTGTGTAAAAGCCAAATTGTGAATCTGATTTAGCACCTATTGCTATGCTATTAGTATTTGATGTGGCGCCGGCACCGATAGCTATCCCGCCATCGGCAGCACCGGTCGGATCGTCGGCTATCGCCGCAGAGTGCCCGATTGCTATACTATTTGTGTTCGAATAACTGCCGTATCCTATGCCGGTACACAATTTTGCATTAGCTTGAGCATTTCCGCCTATAGCTATAGATTGATCACCGACTGTGCAAGATGCTCCAACGCCAACACCATTTGTAAATGAAGGAGAATAGCTCGATGCGCTATCGCCAATTATAACGTTGCCGGTCGAGCCAGCCTTGGCATCATTACCTATGATCACATTACGTACGGAGACAGAGTAAGCATTATCATTCTGTACATTTGTTCCGATTGCTACGGTATTAGTTATGCTGGTTGCTAAGCTGATTGCATTATAGCCTACGATTACATTATCAGCTGGCTGAGTGACAGATTTGGCAGCATTTACACCAATCACGACGTTTCTAAGTGTATTAGATAAGCTAGAGTAAAGAGAATAATTACCGACAGAAACATTATCAAACGTTGTAACTGAGGTTTTTAAACTAGTTAAAGCATTCGTTCCGATGCAAATATTTCGTTGGTTAGCTGAGCTTGTGTATGCAGTTGTTGGACCAATTACTATGTTACCGTTTTCAAGTAACTTCGAGCTACTATCTAAAACCATTTGAGATCTAAGACTGGTACCAAGAGGATCAGTACTAGATCCTGAGCCAACCAAGGTGAAATCGTGGCTGATGTCTCCAGCTGCCCCTGTTACAGGCACATTTACAGCGCTGGTAATGCGCCCAAAACTATCGACAGTTATCACGGGGATTTTAGATCCTGATCCGTAAGAGCCAGCTAATACACCTGTGGCTGGTAGGTTTACTTTGACAATACCGGAAGTAGTAACTGGTGATCCAACGATCTCTAATGTAGTAGATTCTATAGTGACAGATTTAACAGTACCGCCTATGTTAATCGGAACTAATTGTACATTAGTCAATCTTCCATACTTATCGACGCTTACGACGGGCACTTGGCCGCCAGAACCATAAGTCCCAGGGGCAACTCCGGTATTTTTTAAGTCGATCGTCACGGTTCCGGATTTAGTGACTGGCGCCCCAGATACAGCTAAAGTACCAGACGTAACATCTATCGAGGTGACCGTGCCGCCAAACGATGAGTTATTAACTAATTGGATATATGTTGCTCTTGTATCGCCATTATCACCGCCGGCATAATATAGTGAATTATCAGGTTCAGAATAAACTAGTGCCCCAGACGGAAATAAACTTGGCCTTAGACCAACTGGCGGCACCACTTTTAATCTTATTATTGTGCTTAATTCCATTTTTCACCTAAATGTTGTAAAGTGGCAATTTATATTTTGTCCCGTTTATGGCAGTAGAAAGATAAGCCGATGGTGTACTAGGCAGGGCAGATGCTGCGCCGGAGTAAGCTATAAACTCTACGCCAGTACCATCAGGATTGCCATGAAGCTTCCCCCCCGCACCACCGATGATTAAGAAGTTAGGAATAACCAAACCATCAGCCGCCAAGCATATTCTGTTATAATTTGCTCCAGCGCCACCTAAAGTCGGCATTAAAGCATGAGCACCAGGCGTAAACCCTTTAACAAGTGTGTTTGTTACTCCGAGCATGTTTAATTCTGTAGCACGTGCCGGATTATCGTGTTGGTTTAAGCCAGTAAATGTATTAAGCGGATAATCCCCTGCAAAAAAAGTACCACCTTCGCCTGTGCCTATGGCGCAAACAGAACTATTGTTCATTTTAAAATAAATATCGACTGCATTTATGACTAGGCATTGGACAGGCAATAGAAGAGACGGAGGTGTAGTAGTGAATGCATTTATTTCCATTTTTGTAAAAGAAAATGAACTAAACCACGACGATAAAACACCTCTAATAAAAGCATCGCCGGTTTTGCCGGTCATATAAGCATTTCCATTAGCAGTTACCACTACTATGCATTCATGACCAGCTGATATTGATACTATATTAGAAGTATCATACTCCGGAGAACCGCCAAGGATAGCACGAACGAACAGCGGCACTATTTGTGGAGTATTAAAATCGCTAGTATTTCCCATGCCGAGTTGGCCTACATTATTTCTTCCCCACACTATTAAACGATTATCGCTTCTCACTGCTAGTACAAAAGATTTACCGCATTCTACCTTAGTATAAGTAGAAGATCCTACCATAGCAAAAGTGCTAGTAGAACCGCCGGTAGTACCATTGCCCAATTGGCCATATGTGTTATCACCCATCGTATAGAGCTTACCACCTTTGATACCAGCCCACGTTGTCTTTCCTGTAACGTAATCGCGTGCCGCCGATATCACTGTCCAAGGCCCAGAATCTATTAAAGTAAAACTCGAAGTGGTAGAAGTCGGATTTATTTGTCCGCTGCCATATAGTCTTCCATCGTTTAGGATGACAAATGTGCCATTATAATAAGCGCAGATTTGCGTTATTTTAATCCCGAAGGTAAAGCTGTTAGACCAAGGCACCAAAGTATACGTATATCTTGGTGTGTTGTCACCAAGCCCCAATTGTCCAGCATCATTAAGGCCACATACATACATTCTTCCTTGGTTTACAAGGGCTGCGCTGTGCGATTGACCACCTGCTAAGATAGTTATATTATCGCCTGTTACATATTCATTATCGGGTACTATCTTACCCATAATACCATACGGATTACTCTTCCCGTCAGGCGGTCCGGCACCATATAAGGAAGCCCCAGGACCACCAGTAAATGCGCCTCCAAGTGTCCCAACACCAGGTAAAGAGTTATTCTGAGGCGGTAGAAAAGACCCAGATTTATAACCTATTGAAATGCCCTTTGAAGATCCAGTAGAATACACGCCAATTGCTATACAATCTGTTGGATTATCTGTACTAACTATGCTTGGTTTCACTATTCCTGCGCCGTTTCCTAATATAACATGACCAGCACCGTCGATTTGATCTCTGTAGTATTTTGACGGCGGCGCCTCGTTACTTATTAAAACCGATGATTCTAGCCCTATGGTTCGGAGGGCGTTATAAGATTGCGTGCCAGATTGGATGATAGCGACAGATGTTTTATAGGTTAAACTTGTCCTTGTTTGATTAACAGCGGTAAACGGGTTTCCAATCAATATAGATTGCTGCAGCGTAATGCTTAATCCTTCAAAGCCGTATGTCTGACCGATTAAGATGCCAGAATAATCTGGTACTGACCCAAAGTGTGGGAAACCACCTATGCTTATAGAATTGCTTGTCGCGTTACCTGTGATTTGCAAAACTTTATTATTATTTATAAATATCGATTTGGTGCCAGAGCTATTAAATAGGCCGCTACCTATAACTATATTGTCAGAATTAATCGGCGTATTGCCACCGACGACTGGAGCACCATAACCAACACATATAGTATTATTGTTTAATAAAGTATTAGATGCTGTATAGCTTCCTATAGCTACGGTTTTTGCAGAATAAGCATCTTCCATAGCTCTTTGGCCAATAGCGACATTATTTTCATTTACCGCATTTGTACTGTTGCTTTTAACGCCGATACTGATAGATCCTGATGCTTTGTCATACATAAGGTTATTGGAAGAATATAAAGATTTACCGTAATTTCCAATAAATCCGGATATGTTTTCGACTTCATCTTGATTTGGATTATAATTTTCAAGGTTTGTGTATAATGGATTCGATGAGCTGTTTTGTCCTTTTATCGTAAAATCTGTTATAAATGGAGGTATGACGATCCCAGTTGTAGCCCCGGCAAGAGTCACTAATCCTTTTGTGTTTATTCTTATCATCGGCACAGTACCGATTGATCCAAATGTCCCAGAATTTACGCCAGAGCATTTAAGATCTAACTGGTAATATGGATTGTTTGGATCCTTTTGTGGCGGCGACACAAAATTAACTGTTTTCAGATTAAATACGGTATTGATGATCATATATTGCTCTATATAACTGTGATACCTGTGATACCAACACCTGTGATGTCAAAACCTGTCATTCTATCTATAAAGTAATCTTTAACAGAAATTGGAGTTCCATTATTATCTCTAAATATTTCTAGGTAGTGTAGTTGTGGGCCGATTAAATAATAAATAGCGTCATTCATCCTGCCATCAAAAGAAAGACTACTCCCAGCCCAACACATAAATGATAGACCGCCATATTGGGTAAGTCCGATCTGGACTGGATTGATGGATGTATTCGTATAATAAACGTATAATTGACCTGTTGGCGACTTTGGATCATTGCCCCAACTAGGGCTTACAAAGAATATTTCACCACTCGGGCTAACGGTGAAATCGTTTATTACTTGGTTATTATTAAAGTTGGCGCCTAGTTTTGTAGCTCCACCGTAGAATTGCGTTTTAGAAGCAAAATATGATGCCTGGAAGATAGTGTTATATATTATAGCTATATAAGAATGGTAGCCAACCATGCAAAACTTTCCTGACAAAACATATGCGCTTGAAGTATCATTCAGAGAACTAAAAACACCATTTGTATCAATTATACCAATTTGTTCTTTATTTAAAACAATAGCACTATTTGAAGGAACAGCAGAAGCATATAATGTACCGTCGTATGCTGAGATACGACGCAAAGCGTTATATGGTAGATTAATAACTGACTCTGCTATTTTATCACCATTCATTTCATTGATCGTAAACAGTTTAGATGTAGTCGCTTGAGTAGCAGAATAACTTACCACTAACCTTTTGCCACCTAAAGAAGGAAATGTCAATGGCGTTGGTGTTTGGGAAGGTGTTAATGGTGTTGGCGTAGGGGTCGGTGGACAATATACTCTGTCGTAAACTATTATATCACCAATAGCACCAGCGCCGCTTAAGACGTAAAGCGTTTTATTAGCAGCATTAATTTTTATGTCATTTCCATAAACCACATTTGGCAACGTTTGTCCCGATGAGGTGATATTGCCTGTGCCGGGATCTATTTTGTATTCATATAAAGTGCTGAATTGGAAATCGGCGATATATAAAGAGTTATCGGCTGTGGCAAGTATCCCATTAGTTCGCGTGCCTGCCAAGCCGATACTTGTGCTTGGTGTTGAGGCATAATTAATGTCTCCGCTAGTTGGGTCTCTCATGAAAGCTGATATTAGACTAGTACCAATGCTAGAAATAAATATGAACTTTTCGGAGAAAGCTAAAGTCGCATGTCGTGGTTGTGTGCCTTCAATATTTAATTCTCTAATTAAGATCAGCGATCCATTGCTAGAATTTCTTATGAAAGCCGATATCTTATTTGCATCTGAAGAAACATGGTAGAGATACTTTCCATCACTAGACCCAAGCATATAACATACTTCGCCTGCGATAGGTGTTGTTAATACTACGCTAGTCTTATCAGGTATGCCGTTAAGTTTAACTATTTTTATAGCATTTAAGATAGAAATATATAAGAATGAATTATCAGGCGAAATGTAAAGCCTTGCTCCATTAAATGAAGTAAATCTAGTATCAGTATCGATTAAATTTATAACTGGCGAGGTTCCTGCTGGTCTAAGAAAGGTAACTAAACCACTCTGTGTGATCACATAGATATATTGATTATTTGATGACATCACTATATCACGTGGGTTTAGGCCGGCTAAATATGAATTATAAAAGGTTAATGATCCATCTGAATTTATAACAAAAACAGATACTGCATTAGTAACAGCATCAGCTGTGCATAAAATCTTAACCTCATATTTCTCAGAAACTATCATAGCTTGATGATTACCGCCAAAAGATGCAGTCTGCCTTAGTGTTAATTTACCGCATTCAAGCGTTGGAGCCGGTGTTGGCGTCGGCGTGGGGCGGCAAATTATAGTATGCACGCCCAGCTCTATGTTAGTGATAAGGTATTCTGTGTTTATCCAGTTAGTTGGCGGGTTTCGTTCATTATTGTTAGCGTCATTACGGAAAGTAACTAGGTCTCCCACAATAAATGGGGTAGTTTCTACTTTACCATTCTTGTCGTTTAGCCAAAAAAATCTGAGACCATCATCGTAAATTAACCCACGTGCGTATAAATTATAAAGCCTGCTAGTAATAACTAATTCGCCATTATATGGCCTAATTGGATTTACCGTACTTTCAGCTAAAGGTGCCTGCAGCATTGGTATTGGATCGCTAGGAATGTATGGTGGCCTCCTAGGGGCTAAGATATAAAACGGATTATATTCCGAATAAGTAAACGGACCGAAAAAGCCTTTCGGTTCTCCACCCCACCGATCAAAGCAAGTTGGAGTTGGCGTCGGTGGTGTCGGTGTTGGTGTAGGCACAGGCGTTGGGGCCGGCGCACATAATAGTTTAACGTATCTCAAATCGCTAGTGTCAGTTACAAGGTATCTGCCATTAACAGTATCCCAACTTGTTGTGTCACCTTTTAATGATGGGATGTTAATCGTAATAATGTCGCCATTAGCAAACAATTTTGTATTAGTAGCAGATATATTACTGTTAAGTGTCAACTGACCATTGTTCAAGAATGCAATAGAGAAAATACCAGAACCAAGATTGTTTAAAACGATCGAATATAGCGACGTGCCGCTCGATGCATAGCCGAAAAAGCCCGCTCCATTATTTGATAAAACAGTGTCGCCACTATATAATGGAATTGTCAGAGTGCTGAGGCTTGGGCTCCAACCGGCAAAGCAATCAGTTCGTCGGGGTGCAGTGCTGCAGAATATAAATGGATCGTTAAAGCCAAACGCTTCCACTGCACCAGTAATATTTGGTATTTGAGTGAAATTAAATAATGTCTTATTGCTGTATACTGGCAAGCCTGGCGGGTTAAAGCCAGTCGCATACGCTGTGCCGTCATTTTTTATGGCTATGCTAAAACTATCACCTGCATAAACTGACTTCCAATCTCTATCAGTGCCTATTTGGGTAAATTTAGAATTAGCTGTAAATTTAGAGTTATTACCCAACTGACCTTGAATGCTATCTCCGCAGCCAACTAATATTCCGCCTGGTAATATAGCCATTGTATGCAACTGACCAGCTGATACTACCAGTGCATTATCAAGATCTTTAATGTAGAAATTTCTTATCGGTGATACTATAGTGCTTGTACCACATTGGCCGTTAGTGTTATTGCCGTAGGCCACCCACCTCCTTGATGTTAGTGTCATTAAATAAGTTTCGAAATAATGAGTATAGCCATTATAGGAATAATTCGGCACTTCCGTGATTGGTAGTCCGCCTGGTCCGGATTCCAAAGTCATAGTGTCTGGCGCAGTGCTAGTATTCCAGCCATATGAACTAGAATATGTAGCACCATCAGAAGTGAAAGCTCTTAACTTGACAAAATCAGTTGTGCTTTGATCTGGCCATTTTGTGGTCCTAACATCTATAAAATTAGATGGCGCTGGAATGACATTAACTACAACCCCATTATTTAAACGTTTAAAACTGGTAATCTTCCTAAGTCCAGTGCCTTTAGATATACTTTCATCGCCGACCCATAAAGAGCCATCGGTCTTAACTACAGCCACCATGCCGTGACCAGTCGCGAGTTTTTTCCAAGCATATGTATCATATGGTTTGGCTGAATATTTCGTTACCTTTTTGGCATTTATAATCGAATTAAAAGCTGGCAACGGCGGCAGACCTGCGAATTCTGGATTAGCTCCAGTTGTATAAATATTATTGGCGACCAGATCTATCATGCATGTGGTGCCTCCATAGCCATCACCAGACGACCAATATTCCACATCTGATGCTTGCTCAGCAGTACCTCCGCGAGTCGCTCTAACAAGATAGCGTCTAAGATCTACCTGTGTCGGTGTCGGAGTGCTAGGTGGCGTGCAATTCTTCCTTGAGAACATTGTTATCGAATCTAAATTCACATTTGGCACATAAACATTTAAACCATCATAGCTAATGCAAAGGTTATAACCACCCCTAGCTGCTATTTGCCCAACTGCGGAGAATGAGCCAGTGGTGACATTACGTCTAAAAATGCTTATGCTATTATTCATACTGCTAATATAAGCGCTTGTGCCATCAGCGCTAATCACAATACCCCAAGGCGCATTAGATGCAAAGGTTTCTTTTTTAGTCAGAAGACCTGTCGTGGTGTTTCTACCATAGTTAACTATGACATTATCGAGATCAGAAACGTATACATTTTTACCATTTGGACTAATCGCGATACCACGCGCAACGCCAGTAGCGATAGACGTTGTTATAGTTAACAAACCAGATGTAGTATTGCGTGCATAAATAGATATCGTGCGCGACGCTGAGCCACGGTGGATAACATAAACATTCTTGCCATCAGGGCTTACTGCAATGTAATTCGGTTCGGTGCCAGCAGCGATGTCGCCTAATGATGTTAGCAAGCCTGTCGTGTCATCACGCCCAAATACTGAAATAGTGTCATCCAGAAGGTTTACAGCATAAACATTCTTACCATCAGCAGATATGCACATATCAACCGGCGTGTTGCCAGTAGCAATGGATCCGATTGATGTCAATAAGCCGTTAGTGGTATTTCGCCAAAACATGTCGATACTATTTGTGTCGTTAATAACGTATATGTTTTTACCATCGGAGCTTATAATAATAGCATTACCAATCCCAGAAATAATCACAGGGCTTAATGCTTGCAGCAAGCCGGTTCCTGTTATACGCTTATAGATTGAAATACTACCATTATTAGCGACATATAAAAAACCATCGTCTGGGCTTATGCAGATGTCAGCTGGCTTAGTGTCGGTTGCTAAAAATCCTAATTCAGTTAACTCATCACATTGGACCGGCGGCGGCACGGCTGGTGGAGGACATGTCGGTAATTGTGTTGGTAATCCATATATTTCTAAATCATCTGAATCCATTTCCATGAGCGTGACAGTACCGCCAGCCGTATCGTTTTGCACTTCGCTCATTCTAGTAACGAATCCAAGCGAATTAGCGGTTATGATTGGTATCGTGGTCGATGAACCGTACTGCCCCACCACAGCCAGATTCTCGATAAGATCTATTTTTATCGTGCCAGTTCTAGTTATTGGGCCGCCGCTCAAGGCTAACGTGTTTGTATCGAAGTTAAACCCATTTACGCTTCCGGCGCCAATATTTATTTTGCTTATATATGTGGCTCTATTGTAGCCGTTATTGCCGCCAGCATAAAACAAGAAAGCGTCATCTTCGAAAAAAAAGATGGTTCCAGAATAAAACTTATTTGGAGCTAAATTAGTCGGTACTGGGCCTTGCAGCCTTAATATAGTTCCAATATCCATTTAAGTTCCTAAAATAGAATCCAGTATATTAGTATCGTGCGGAGCCATCATCTTCATTTCCTTGTCCATGCCCGCTAATTTACAGAAATTAACTTTTTTCCGCGCCCAAGGTGGAATCGGTGGTAAAATACCACCATAGCCTAAGGCAGATGGACCTTCTGGAGGATTCACATAAGCATCACCGCCGCCGCTTGGCCCTGGTTTTATTTCTGGGTTACAAAATTCGCGTTCTAGAACATCGCAGTTTTTTTCAACTACAATCGGGTCAGTTATTTCACTAGCTATACATCTCAGCATGTTATACCAATCGGGTCTATCATCGCATGGGCAGCCTGCCAAATAAGGAGGAAACACCAACCAAGTCTGGTTATAGCCAAGGTTAAAATTCCACCCATACTTTATATAGCTACCTGGGATTTTATCTAATATTAATTTAATTGGTACTTTCGGTTGTTCACATCCATTAAGTGCCATAGAATAAGACAGAGACGCACTTGATATTGCCGATGTTGGTTCACAGCCAGGTATAATGACGCTATGGTCAGGTAGTACCTGTAATTGGAAGCTAATTTCAATCGGTTCTATTACCATAGCCATACTCCATATGGTTCACCGAGATCAATAGCAGATTTAATTATCTCTTCTTTCATTTTGATGCCTTCGTTCATGAGAGCATCACCATCATAAGATATTGTACCACCATCTGGTGTTGGTAATCCTGAGATTTTTCTTCTTGCAGCACCCAGCGAGGTTTTAGCTTCAGCAAGCATCATATCATAGCATAGCTGTCTAGCTTGCGGGCTTCTAAAACTATTGACGACAGGGATGTAAAGAACAGTCACTGGGAAAGCGCCTTTTGGTGTCGGATATAACCGTATTTTTTGATCTTTAGAACTTAATGAATCACCTTGTGTAAATTTATTGTTTTCGTTAATCACTTCCCAGTGGCCTTCAGTGCCAAGTATTTTTTGGGAGAATTTTCTATATGCTTGAAGAAGGTGGTAATCTAAAAGCATATTTTGTATGCCGGACACCTGCCCGACATTAAATAAAAAGCTTTCAGCCCCAAATACATCGTTTATTCTGGTTGTTGCTGGGTCCCAATGCACTTCTTGGACCCAATAAGCGTCTTCTGGAAGAGGGTATGTTGGTTGCAATGGGTTGGTCCAAAAAACAGCTAATTTCTGCTCTCTGGGGAAATAGCTAGCTATAAAATCTCCAGCCACTCTCCAAATCGTTTCGAATTGATCTTCTTGTATCTCTACATCTACATTTGGATATCCTAATTTGGTCAGGATATACTTTTTCATTGGTTCAGAACGTAGTTTTAATATAGAGGGTAGATCTGCTGGTCCAAAAATAGCCATATTTAATCAGGGAAGGTTAATCCCCTGTCCCCAAATACTAAGCCATTGTATTCTAAACGAAATACGCTATAAGGAACTGATGCTGGAAACGCTGCATCGCAAGCGTCTCGAAGAATCGATAGAATGTCTGATACTTCTGAATATACTGTGCCTGTTGGCATCAATTCATTTAAATGCGAGCCCATGCCTGAATATTTTTCATTGCCAGAGAATCGCATAACTTCAGGCTGCGTGTATGCGTTTTTAGCCTCTGATTTATAGAATCCAGACATTGTCAGTTGGGCTGGCGATTGCCCAAATTGTGGTTTATATGCGGTGCCGTTGGCGAAGGAACTCAACGCAGCCCCATTTGTTTGGCTGTTTTGTTGTCCGCCACTAGGCGACGATAGCTGGAATTTCCCACCATCATAATTAGGGATTTCTTCGAATAATGCTACTGATAGTTTTTGAGCATTTCTTATAATTTCGAATCTTTTTCCGTTCGCTAATGATGGCACAATTTTTATGAAGGCTGTAAATGGGACCCAGCGCATAGTCTGTCTCCTTGAGTTATATAATATATTTGTGGCTTAATTTATATTCGGATATGGTTTATATAAGAAGACGGGGAGATTTTATCGATCTCCCCGTCTTCTTTTAATTCTCGATAATCCGATTAAGGATTATTAAGTGGTTATATCAGATGCTAGGCCTCGTGCATCACCAAACAGATCGCCAGTTAGGCCAGCTGCGGTGTTGGACAAGAATTTATCAGAGCCGATTTGGAATGCAAAATTGATATCAGCAAGATTGGTCTGAGCTTCAGCGAAGCTAGTTTGACCGAAGGTGCCGATTACAATTGGGAAGCCACGACCAGCATTAAAACGTGCTTCGCCCATATAAGAACTCATGTCTTTGACGCCGGTATCTCTGTTAAGAACGCCCACGAGAATTTCTTCTCCTGGGATGGTCATCACAAGAGGACGAAGCCTCTTGCAAATAGCAGCCAGAGACTCATGTCTGAGATCCCGCCTATAGGACCTCAGGTTCATAAACACCGAAATCGAAGAATTGGCAGGTTGCGCAGACATTTTCTGTCTCCTTTCAATATAAGTAGCCAAATTTCTAATGTATATTTGAAGGGAAAGTAATAGTCTACGCAATCTGGCGATGATTAATTAATCAATTACTTATTTTCAGACTTAGACGCAGCAGGAGCGGCTTTCTCGTTAGCCTTGTCGCAAGCTGTGCAGGCAGAAGCCTTTGGAGCCGCAAAACAAGAAGAAACGCGAGTCTTACCACAGGAGAGGCCTCCGCGAGTGCGCCCTTCGAATAACTTAGCACGGCTATTGCCACAAGACCCGTTTGAACGCTGACCACAACCGGCCTCAGCTTCAAACACACCAATAGTCCCGAGCAATACGCAGGCCAAAACAAAAGTCTTCATGATATCCCTTTCTAAAACCGGTAAACGATAGGACTCCAAACTAATGGATTTTTAACAACCTATCAATTATTTACCTTGGTAAAAAATCTCGACCATATTACAATACTTTTAGATCTGTATATAATTTATTTAGGAGATCGTATGAAGCGTGCACTGATAACTGGAATAAGCGGGCAAGATGGATCATACCTAGCTGAACTATTACTTTCTAAAGGTTACGAAGTCCATGGCATAGTTAGGCGGACGAGTCTGCCGATTCTTAACAGGATCGAGCACATACTTCCAAGACTACACATACATCAAGGCGACTTGGTTGATTTAGCCTCTCTTATCAGGATAGTCGATAAAGTTAGACCTCATGAAGTTTATAACTTAGCGGCACAATCATTTGTGCATATTAGCTGGGAGCAATCGACAGCCACAGCAAACATGACTGGCTTGGGTGTTACAAACATGTTAGAGGCTATTAAAATAGTCGACAAAGACATCAGATTTTACCAAGCTAGTTCAAGCGAAATGTTTGGTAAAGTGTTAGAAACACCTCAGACCGAAAATACGCCATTCTACCCAAGAAGCCCTTATGGTATCGCCAAATTATATGGCCATTGGATGACAATAAATTTCAGGGAATCATACCAAATGTACTGCTGTTCAGGTATACTATATAATCATGAATCTCCTAGAAGAGGATATGAATTTGTCACCAGAAAAATCAGTTCAGCTGTTGCCAAGATAAAACATGGTAAACAAGATAAATTATATCTTGGAAATTTAGAAGCATTAAGAGATTGGGGTTACGCTGGTGATTACGTCGAAGCAATGTGGCTGATGCTTCAACAAGATAAACCAGACGACTATGTGATCGCTACAGGCACCACGACGTCTGTTAGGGAGCTGGTAAGGCTAGCTTTTGAATGTGTAGACTTATGCTATGAAGATTATGTGTGCTTAGACAGCGCTCTTTATCGACCAGCTGAAGTTGATCTTCTGCTTGGCAATCCAGCAAAAGCAGAATCATTATTGGGATGGAAAAATAAAATAGAGATTAAGCAATTAATCGAAATGATGGTTAAAGCCGATTATGATTTAGAGGCAGAATAAAATGAAATTATTAAATATTTATGAAGCTGCTGGTAGTATCTCTAGCGGCGGCACTCCTGTCTTAAATATCAGCCAGATATTTGGCCAGCTAATCGATATACTTTTTAATGATGACCGATATAAAGACTCTGAGCCAGCTAAACTATTGAGATCATATTTCAAGCAACCTAGCTCTGATACGTGGTCGACAATTAGTGATGACTTTATCTCAGGCTTTTTAAAAATATTAGATTCCGACAAGAAAAACGCAAATAAGTACAAAGATTTAAAAAAATCCATGACCGAGCTAAAAACATATGCACCAAGCATTATCACATCAGCTCTTTATGCTATCGAGCCTAGATATCTATTAAAGACTGATTTAAAATCTCTGGCGCAGAGCACCCAAGACACAGCTAAAACAATGTTGGCATTACAGCCTAGCGGTTGGGTGGCGATGCTTTCTAACACCGATGGTGTATCGAAAAGCCAGCTAAAAGAAGTAAGAAAAAAGATAAGCGACGAAGGTAAAAAGATATCTCAAGATGTTACTAAAAACTTCCCCGGAGCTACTTTAAAGAAGAAATTCTAAAATGCCGACTACAGATATCACCAAAAAATATCGCATATCAAGCCAATTATCAAGTATTCTTGTTAGAGCTGTCGATATCGGTAATATAGCCACAGATATTAATTTTAAAAGTAAAACCAATGACTTAAATCTTAATTTAACGCCTATAGTTCTAAACATAAAAGAAAATACGATATTTATCACAATGAAGGCAGGGCTTAACGATAGCATGAGCAATTTTAGCGATATACCGTCAGAATGGTTTGAATATATTGAAGCGACTTTCGCTCTTGTAATTGATAAATATTTAAACAAAAATCTTTCTTGAAGTTTTATAATATTTATATCCTGCAGTCCCATAAAGATTTAAAGCGCCCGGTTTAGTAGGACTAGATCCCGCATGATGTATAAATGCAGCGACATTTTTTACACTGCATATTTCGGATAGGTAAAGTCCTACAAGACGTTCGAATAAATGCGGTGTCCAAAGACCCATTTCTGATGCTAATAATCTATCTAACATATTACGCATTCTCATCCCAAGTTTATTAAAAATCTCTCTAGTGGTTATAAACATATGCGAGTAAATCATTGGCGGATTTTTAGACATTGCAAACTCATAGATTGGACGATCAAGTCTCTTAATAGTATCCCAAATCGATCTCTCTAAGTCGAATTTATTGCGCACCATTGGGTCTAATGATGGTCTAAGGACAAAATCATTTTTTAAGTCCCACTCACCGCATTGAGTGATTTTGTACTCTGCTGGAAATGAAACACCTAAAGCTACATCATTTGGCGATAAAGAGTCGATAATCTTAGCCCATAATTCATCTTTCGTAAAGTAAGGTTCGATATCTGTATGTAAAAAACCAATATATTCATTATCGCTAATATTTTCTATATGTTCCCAGATTGTCAATATTATAGAACTTTCAAAAATCGATGAATTTAAGGAAGCATAGGTTGGAAAAAAATCTGATACTTCAGATAAATCATATTTTGGCGGCCTGGTCATGCCACAGGCGATTCTCTTGGCGTTAATCGATTTATGTTCAAATATGCTATCATCAAGACAATCATAACCTGCAGTATGACAGTTAATAAACAAATCGATCATTTTCTATTTTCTCTTATTTTTATGTTGGTCGTTGAAGCTCTAAAACTCTCGGTATCAGATTCTATTGAGATGTAAGATGCTATTTCCATGCCTACTTCGGACGTGGTCCAGTGGAAATGAGTGCCATAGCATTCTGGAAAAATTGTAGACCACATGTTAAGTAGTTTTCTAAACAAAGGCCAATAATCATCCTTCGCTTTAAGGCTGCCTGAATAAGCACCATGGTGAATGCTTGGAAGATATGTGGCATATACTTTGTGCCCAGCTGATCTCATAGAGAGCGCTAAATCAGCTCCGTAAAAATGAAAACCATTTATCTCAGGATTAAATGTGATATTGTGTCGCTTATTTATCATGAATAAGCATTCATCGACACAATGCACTTCTTTCATTTCTTTTTTACCATCCCAGCATTTAATAAGTTTATTGTCAAAATCATCTCCAAGCTGATTTGGGTGACCATTGTATACCACACCTACCCAATCTGGTTTCTTACTAACTTCATCTATTTCTATTGATCGGCCTGAACTACCAATTATTCCCCAATCGCCTCCAGCTTTTTTTACCGATTTTTCTACCTCATCGAAGAATCCTGGCAGGAATGAAATATCCTGATGGCAGCATATAATTAAGTCAGATTTAGCAATAATTAGACCATAATTAAGGGCTTGTGGTGCTGTATATATCGACATTCTATTGTCTATTGGTATTAGTTCATAGTGTTCTTTGTTGATCTTGCTATTATAAAATGAATTTACAACGCATTCATTATAAATGTCAAAATTAGAAACACACGTTATTATACTGTATATGGGTTTATTCACGGATGCTCCTATTCGTCCAGCCATGGTTACATACCATCGACCGAGCTCAGGTGCTACCGGACTCAAAAAAGGATTTTATGGTCAACGTTATAATCTTTATAGTATTTATTCATAAATTCGCCATCAAACTGCATTACACGCTCATATGTCTTTATGTCGTATTTGGCTATAATGTGGGACTGTTTACCATCATTCAAGGACATGTTAAATTTTGGCGATAGCGGCAGTTCGGTTTCAGCTATAACCGCTCCGCATTCTATCAGAGCCGATATAAGATCATTACGAAGATTCTCTTGCTTGCCGATAAAGGTCTTTAATCCGCTTGGTATATTATCGATAAATTTAGTCATTTTATACGATGCCCAACCCTTATCGCTACCGGTATAATCTATACAATTGTTAACGAACATGTTAAAATCATTAGACCCACATGCTAGGTCAAGACCATTACCTTGCCAACCACTTTGGTGCGACAATCTAAAAGCCCAGCGTGATTGATACCAAGTTAATGGATGCCTGATAAAGCAGATAACGGTTTTTCCTAAGAGATCATTCGATGATAAATGATCTAACAATCCAGGGAAACAGCTATGGTGGTGGCTTTTTTCAACCCATTTTATATGTATAAGATCGATGACTTTTCTTATATATGAACCACCAGTTTTTGGTATGTGTAAAAACAAAAATTTATCAGTTAAGAGCGCCATATTATATTATTATATCATTTGCCTCTGCTGGAAAACCCAATCCGTGCAATAGTCTGTGCATTCTTTGGTGGTATGTGTGGTTTTTAGCCACACAATCTCTTAATCTTGCGCTTTTTTCTTTAAGTTCTTTTTCTGTTATAGGAGCAAGATAATGCGCGTGCAGTGCAAGAAAGTCATTTGGATCTTTTGCGACTGGGAGGCCTGGTATAACTCTTGATAATACCGGAACGGTGTCGTGGATCGGCAAGCAACCAGCCAAGCAAGCTTTAAAAACTCGTTCTGGTATATCTATATTATGTGTATGAGTATGAATTTCTGAAATACATGGAGCTACTTTTCCGGTGTTATAAAACTCATTTGCTTCATGTTGCGGCAGTTCACCCGATGACATTCCTTCTGGCCATTCGCCCCAGCCATATAACTTCCACTTTCCCCTAAAAGAATTTAACACTGGTAGAAGGTACGAATCGATAGTCTTTGCTTTATATGTCCATCTTCCACCGAGGTAAATGATTTGGTTTCTTCTATCTTGGCCTAAATCTGAGAATATAGTAGCATCTGCTGCGGTGGGCATTGGTATCCAACGTGTGTTAGCCCTTTGATGCCAATAGCTCCAAAGTATAGCATCTTCATCGAAACCATAACCAAAGACCACATCTGGTTTTTGCTTTTTAACCCAATCAACGCTGTCTTGGCTTTCATTAATTCCGCCAGGTATCGAAACAGGGCCATAAGGGTTAACATGTATAGCAACTTTAGCTCTTCGCCCTTCGATGGGAATACTTTCTCTGTGGCCTGAACATCCAATATAGATATCAGGATCGAACTCGTTCCAAGTGCTCATTTCGCCATCGAATCGCTTAACTTCATGCCCCTTAGATCGCAAAGCATTGACCATACCATCTGTGATATACCCAAATGCCCCGCTAACTCGGCGTACCATTAGAATTCTCATATTGTTTTATATCCTTTTCGTATTAATAAATTTTTAGCATCAGCGATTCTTGCAATATTTGATAATGTTTTAAGCGTAGTCTCTAGCTTTACATTTTGGTCGTGAAATTTTTGCCATTTATCGCTTCTTGGATGGTTTAAATGGTAAAGCGATATGCGACGATCATCTTTAAAATTTCCACCAGCGATTAATCTAGCATAAAAGTCGCAATCTTCGCAGCCATATCCTGAATAGGCCTCATAAAAACCACCTATTTCGCTGTAATATTTTTTGGTACATGCTAATGATCCACCTTCAAAGTATGATACGTAACGCTCAAAATTCTGCGGCTTGAACACACGCTTTTCACGATTGATTATGTCTGTGTCATTATTATCATAGTAACTCACATCTTTCCCTAGATGGCAACTACTGTTAAATAATAAAGTCTTATAGACTTCTGACACATAATAATTTGGTACTAGCATGTCAGCGTCATGCAATATAAGATAATCATCTTTTGCTATGTCGACACCACCATTGAAAGCTTTTGATTTATTAAATGGTTCTTCAGATTCTGCGTGAATATGGAGACATATCGATGGTAAAATAGCAGTCGTATCAATGGTGGCTTTATGATCGTGCTCTGATAATATTATATTGATCGTTGGGAATAATTGTCCTTTTATACTATCTATAACGGTAATAACTGATGCTGATCGGTCTTGTGACCTATAAGGTATTACAACGCTAATAGAATCGGTTTTAGAATCTTCAGAGTGATTATACTTCTTTATTTCTCGATTTCTGAAAAGATTTCTAGCGAATTGCAATTTTTCGCTTCTTTCTGGTACAGATGATTTTTCATTATGTAATAAGAAATAACGACTCGAACCATAGACATCAAAAAATCCATTAACATCGTGTAGACTAAAATCATTAAACTTAGTCGACCAATCAACATGCTCCATGCCATACTGCCCATAAGCCTCGTTGAAGAATCCGATCTTCTCTACTGCAGATGTCTCATATGCAAGAACAGCACCCTGTGGTTGATTGTCGCTTTTTAAAAGATTTATGCCTTTGACATTATATGGGTCGCCTATGGTGGCGCCGTATATGTTTTTTTCTCTATATATGAAATGCTTAAATTGAGTAATTTGCATGGCGTCAGGATAGAAATATTCCCAGCCAGAACTGGTGATTTCAACATCATCATTTAAAATAATGCCGTATTTAAATCTTTGGAGACATTGCAAAAGTCGATTGCTATTGCCGGCTATTCCTAAATTCTTATCATTCATGATGATACAAAATCGGTTCGTCGCTGCTAATTTGCTTAGATAACTTATTGTTTCCGGTTCTGTGCTACCATCATCGCTTATGAAGATAGTGGTCTTCGATAAATTAGTGTTTTTTATAATAGAATCAACTAGTCTTTTTAAGCTTTGCTGTCTATTATATGATAGTATTCCGACTCCGATATCATTACTGATGTTTATAATTCCAGACAGATTGTCTGATTGATCATAAATATGTTGCTCCCTTGGATTGGGTATAGATTTACCTTTAAATTTATTTTGGCTATCGACCTGCCTTGGCGACGTGTGTATTTTCTTTTGCCTGACAGCATTCTGCCTTTGGCTGCGTACTTGCGGCCTTTGGATTTCGGCTCTTTGCATATTTTGGCGATTATTTTTAGTCGTTGGTATCGATGGATTGTTTTCGGGGTTTATTATGTTAGTTTCGGTTTTTTTGTTTCTTCGTTCTAATAGGCTGTTTGACTGTCTGTTTTTAGTGTGGCTAGCGGCGCTGCGAGTTCCTGATGTAGGCGCTCTAGCGTGAACTAAATGCCCAGATGTGACGTATTTATCAAAATAATCTGGCAACAGGATTTTTTGATTTGGTCGTACCTGAACAACTTTGCCCTGAGCATCTGTTAATTTTTGGATATCTTGGTGATTATTTACAAATAGTTTCATCTGGTTATTTTCACATATAACGGAGTATAAAGCCCCTTTTCTAGATTATGGTATTGTCTAAATCTAGAAGGTTTTAAAATGATATCTCCTTCATAGATACCATTGCCGGTGTTTATAGCGCTTATAGCCCTCTCATCGATCGGTTCTACTTTTAAAACTTCTTGCGTCTTCATTATCTTGCTGAATAAATCTCTAATCATCCCTGGTCCGCACATTTTATTTATAGAGGTCTGCATATCGACCAGTATCATTTCTTCATAAGTTGTACCTGAGAAAAAGTATTGTGCTTGTTTTACTTTTATCATTTTCATGAAATTTATTAGAATTTGCACATTGTTAGCTAAGAATGCGTCTGCCATTATCACTAATTTATTCGTTTTTTCTAATAAGTCTAATTTATTTCCAAACCAATCGGCAAATAATATCATAATATTGTCAGATTTTTCGTCTTTTGATATTATAACCGATAAGCCTTCTAAAGCATATGGCTTTATAACGTAAGCCAAAGTATCTTTAATGGCTGGTAAGTAGTCTTCGCCAAGCATTTCCGGATACCTTAGAACCGCTGGCGGTTTTGGCATCGGTGCTGTAGCGTTAGGCTGGTTAGATATACCAGATGGCCGCACTTGAGGAATAATCTCTTTGTTGGACGGCGTACTTCCCTTTCGGCGCATTTTTTATAGCCTCTAGTTTAATGACTTTGGTTTCTTTCTCCTGTTCAGAAGGAGATAGAGTAAAAAGGACAAAAGGTACGCTATTAAAAATAATCGACAAGTCTTTAGTTTCTTTATTATAATTAGTGACCACACCGCACCAAGTTGAAAGCCAGCCCGACCATACTAAGAAGTCACCGTAAGCTGGGACATAATTAGCAAGATCACGATACTGTATGAGTGGTGGTAAAACCACTTCACGCGATTTTGGTTCTGGTGAGTTTGTGGCCATAAATCTCATAGTTGTATTGATAACCGTCTTCTAATTTCCAAGTTATCAAAAGACCTTCTCTTGCTGCCCCTAACCAATGACTGATCAAATTATCTACCCAAGCTCTCATGGTAGTGCGATCAAGCATCCTTGCAGGCTTTACTTCGATACCGTTAACCATTGTTGATATCGGTTCTTCTTTAGAAAATTCGATAGTCTTTTTAACTATCTCCATGCCTTCTATGAGATATTCGCGTTTAGTCTTAGATCTTGTTTTAGCTGTTACTTGGTAGCGTTGGTTAGGCATACCATTTGGTACGTCCATTAGCGTTACTATATCTAATTCTTTACTAGCTGTTGCTCTTGTTGGGTCTATTTCTGATAATATAATTTTAATATCATCGATAGTTCTAACCACCGTTGGCCTGAGGACTTCGGGCGATAGCCGATTTTCTTCTCTACTCTTTAATTGTTCTATTTCATCCATCTTCATTGACCCTTTTGTACCCAAGATTAACTTCAAAATATTTAGCTCGACCTCTTCTAGCATATTCAAAAAAAACATGATAAAAATTAGCAAAACCATGAACCACAAATATCATTAATATATAATTTATATAAAAATTGTCATTGATTAAAGCTGGTGTCAGCCAAGACAATGAAATGCTTACCCAGACTGACATACAATAACCACACTGAAATACACTGTCTAAAAACCACCATAAACCATAATTAGACATACTGTTTATGTTTTTATCTCTTAATATGTCCCTAAAAGGCTGGACTAATTTACTGGCTACTAATATCTCGGTTATTCTTTCGGCAGCCACACTTATAAGTGCTAAGCTAATTATATCTGCTATCACGATAGGATTTTCCTGCAGTTGCTGTTAGAACATTGTATTCTTTGACGTCCAGAAATATTTACACGAATTGTATGGCTATCGCATTTAGGGCACTTTATAATGTTTGGAGCTGCTGCTGATGCTATCGGCGCAATTTCTGGCCGAGAAGCACTTCTGATTTGTATGACTTTCTGCGGTCTGGCTTGTTCGGCAGCTTGTGGCCGAACTTGTTCAGTCACTGGTTGTGACCTTTGTACACCGCTAGATCCGCATCCACATCCCATAATTACACCCTATGCCTATCGATTTTAGTTGGGTATTTCGGTGGTGTTTGTCTAACATTTATACGATCAATAACTGGTTTATGTTTAGCTGCAGACACTCTCTCAATATTATTAATCGGTATAACTCTGGTTTTATTTCCGCAGCAGCCCATAGTGCATCTCCTACATTATGTTTCCACGAAAAATGAAGTGGGGTCTATGTTTGCAGCAAAGTCTTTCCATCTGCAAAAAAACAAAGATGGCAGCTGCAGAGATTCGAATACTTTATTGTTCTTAGAATGACTAACGTTTAAGGATATTTTAGGCGCTATATGGTAATACCCATATGAAATACTCGGAAACCATATCGGTTGATTGACTTCGATTGCTTTTGCATAATTTGCAGCTGCGGTGACACTTGGCTTTAAGATGTTATATAGGAATAATCGCTGGTCAACAGCGACCCAATCAAAATTCGCGTGCGGCTTAAAGAAAAGCATCGGAAAAAATAAGCGTTTAAATACTGTTTCTAAAATCGTGCAATCATATGTTGCTTGGTGCCACCAACTCGTAAAAATTGTAGTTTCATGGCTACTTAACAGTGCATCAAGACTAAAGCCATGACCAGATTTGGCCTCGATGGAGCAATGTACCATCCCTTTTACAGGTATAACATCAGCAGTCGATTCACGCTCAACCACTGTGGCGTCTCGACCTTCGACTCTTCGCCTTCTGAACTCGACCCCTGTCCAGTCAGTTAAAAGGTGAGCTACTCTTCTTTCTAATGTCTTACCCTTTCTAACATTAGATTTACCTATTCTCGACCTATCTGGTTTTTTGGTCACTTCTTCTGACATTTAGCACTAGCCTTTTCGGTGATGTCCGTGATTAAATAAATGATATAATAATTCCGCCATCGGTGTCACCAATGAAATAATACGGAATTAATTCTTAATTACTTACATCAAGCGGAATTAACTTGTGACTGATTATATGTGATTATAATTGATTGGTCGATGTGACTTACTACGAAGTTATCGTCTGCTTCTAGCTTTATAAATTCCTTCATCGTAGGATAACCAGACGAATTAGGAACAGCTGCGTCAGGGATAACCAGAAATTCCATACTAGTAGATTTCATGGTATTGATAGAGGCGCCAAGACCGCTTTTGTCGATCCTAGCGCCGTTGATATCAACTGTGAATAAACCCAAACGTACAAAATGTACACCGATAGCCATTGTCGGACCTCTTAATCGTCATTAAGCTGCCCAAGCAGATTATCGATTTCCGTATCGGAAGTCGCACTGCTGGGTTTACTTATTTTTTCCCCTGCACCCTTCGCTAGTGTTGGCTTCGCTGGTGCCTTACCTTCCAACTCATCAACATCAAAACTGGTATCTGCTTTGTTGTTGCTAGGAGGGGTATATTCATCACCATTGATAACACTATTGAGGAGTGATTTTAGAGCATCAGCGTCAGGCATCTGGACTTTTTCCCAAAGATTGACTCTCAGCTTTAGAAGAGCTGCTAACCCCTTTGGATTTGGCTTACCATCGGCATCGACAACCATCGGCCCAGATTTTTCTTTTCTGAAAGCGCTAGTAGCATAACTATTATTCTTGCCTTGTTTAAGGACAGATAATTCGAATAGACTACCATTGTTTTCGTCGAAGAAAGCACCAAATGCTTCTGGTTCGTCAGGATCGCCACAATCTTCACGTTCTAATGCCTGTGACCATAGCTTAAAACAGGTAGAAGTGGCATTGAAGAATTTTACTTTGCCTCTTAGTTCTTCTGGATTACCTTTCCAGTTGGTGAAGTAAACGTTGACAAGATAATTCTCAGAAGGCATCCAATCAGATCGGATTTTTCGTCGCTTGTCCTCGTCTTTTTCATCACGCATTTGATCAAACCCGAACTGGCAGACTGGGCATTTTTCAGCCGATCCTGCTGCTCTTGGACATGGGTGAGGTCGGTTGTTGATCCAATGGGAACCGTGTTTAATATAAAACAAATCCATTGGTTTTTTCACCACACCGCTCTTAAGCGCATCACCCTCAAGAAGTGGTGGCAAGACATAGAATCTATACTTAATAGGTTCTGTCGTGCTTTCGTTCTTTTTGGGGCGGAATTCATCCGCATCCATTTGCTTACCAGTCATCTGATTTAACTTTTTGCGCATTGCATCAATATCATATGCCATATTGCACCTTATCTTTCTAATTTTTTAAAACCAGCCAGTGTTCTTGCCAATTCGGCTTTCATTTTTATAGCTTCGACCATGTTATACAGCTTACCGGCTTTCATCTGTATTTCACTATACGAGATCTCAGCTTTGGTTAATAATGTATCGGCTTCAACGATACTTTTAATCTGATCAACAGTCAATTTTACATTATTTGTCCTGGCTTCTTCCAGAACCGCTTTTGTCGCTTCTGCCCTCCTTACTTTGAGTTTACGTTCAGCAATCGCCACACCCAATCTAACTTCTGAATACACAGCAGACCAGAAAGCGAATTGGGCTGGAATATCACAGATATTCTCTTCGAGAGTCTCATAATCGATGTCGACATTTGCCAACATGTCGACAGTGATCACTTTATAGACTGGCTTGTTGCTGTCATCTAGCCTTTCTATGACTTGTAGCTTCACATTGAATTTAAACAATGATGAATTAATAAGCTCGCGGGGTACATTTGCCAGTACCCAATCACGGTTCTCGTTTTCCATCGTTGAATAATTCCTTGTTAAAACCTACCGTCCTATGCTTTGATAATACATCATCATTATTAGATGATTTATCTCCAGACCAATTACTTTTACTAAATGATTTATTGGTGATCTCATTGACGATACTATTCCTGATCGTTTTTCTTATATGTTCTTTGCGCCCTTCTTGAAATCGACGCTCCGCTTCGATCTTGCGTTTTGCTCGTAAAAGAGACTTTTCTTTAGCCCTCTGACGTATCTTCTGCAGTTTCTTGTTGTTCATGTTCCCTCTGTATATTACTATATTTATATTCTCGCCATTTCTTGCCAATGCCGTATCTTAACGGAAAATATATATCCCTATCTATCAGCCCTTCAAGCGGTTTCGACATTATCGATTTTACACTATTTATCATATATTGTATGCTACTTCGGTCGTTTTCACAAGACATTACTAGAGAATCATGGATGTCACATATAATATGTCTTGGAAATAAAGCATTAACTTTCGTAATGGTGTTCTGCATAGCATGGGCTATAGATCCTTGCAGAACACCATTAATACCTGATAATATGGTCTTTTCCTTTGGGATAATAAATTTACGGCCCAGCAATGTCTCCAAGGGTTCACTCTCAGTAAGCTTATGGGCGCACTCTATAAGCCAAGTTCTAAGATCTCCATAGCATATATCAAATATGCTACTATCAAAATTCAGAGAATTTATTGCCTTAAGTAGAGCTATTTTGCTATCCTTGCGATCAGTAAACATGTCCCCTGCGCGATCAAAAAGATACTCGTATGGATCACCATGCCTAAAAGCTGATTCTAATTCATCATCTCCTGATACAACTGATGCTATTCTTAGATCAGCGCAGATCCAGTCGAAATGCAGTAATACTTTATCTTCGAAGATCCCGTCCCTTGTGATAAAATCAGGCATGTTATAGCCTTGAATATTAAAACCTGTGCACTTGCTCCTGCCAGTAAATGTGTCATGTGACCAAGATGACTTAAGAGGAGTGTAATTTACATAAATTGGCAAGTCAGAGAGTTTATCATAAACGCACCCAGCGTCAAACAATAGCTTTTTATATGGTTCTTGAACGGAAGCATCTGTTGATGCTAAAAATTCATCGAGGGCACTTGTTTCATGAATTATTTCGTTATGATCGAAGATGTTGTCGGCGATAGCTCTATTGTTATAACCCATAGCGGCGATCAGTGATGCGCGATCGTTGGTGACTATCGCGCATCTGGTGCTAACCGCATGGTCGAATAATGCTTTTATCTTGGACTGGTCAATCCTTATATCGCTTATAGATTTTGCGTTGCTATTATCAAAAAGGATTTGCTTGTAAATCTTTTGGTCGCGTTTAATACCTATGATGGCTGGATATGCGACTTGTCTTCCTCTTTTGATAGCGAATAGAATTGGCTTCATAATGAATCAATACATTATGTCGTTTTTGCGCCCATTACGAAATGCCTAGGTTTCGGGTCGTGTTTTCCTGCTTGGTCTAGCTTGATCTTTAAATCTTCGACTTCTCCTGGCTGGCGCATATGACCGTATGGGTCATTATTAACTAATGTATGCTTATGCATGTCTCTTCTAGCGCCAGCGCGATCTAAATAACCATTGCCTCTGACATATGATATGATATTATCATAACCATAGAACCTTTCTGCCCTTGATGCGCCGCAGCGTGGACATTTTAGGGCTTCAGATAATTCTTTACCAGCAGCTGACATGCTATGACTTGTCTCAAAAAGAACTTGAGCATCATACGTATCAGCATCGACACTAGAATTATCTTCAGCTAGCTTTTCTTCACATGGAACGCATCTATAAATGTATTCTGGCATTATACGAACCTGTGGATGATTGGATCTAATGTCATAATAATATTGCGTTCTGAAACGATGGTAATAGTCTTGCCTTCGTAGGGGTATTTTGTACCTTTAATCTCGGTGATTATATTACGCGGCATAAAAGCTACAACATCGCCTATTATAACTTGTGCATTTATAGTTGGAGGGACACCAGGCCCAACGCCAATAACCATACCTTCATTTTTAAGACGTTGATGATCGGGTATTTCGATTACCGATTCTTCTTCGAATCTCAATATAGCAACGAAATCATTAAGGCATTTGATTTCACGTATTTCTATTTCTTGGTAATTTTCTGGCTCGCTATCGCAGCATTTCTTGGCTTTTGAGCATACTTTAGGCTCATCGACGTTGGCCTTGGTGTTTGATGCGGTTTCTTCTTTTATTAGCTTAGCAGTCTTCGGTATCATCTTATCTCCTTTGTACTTGGTTCATCTGTAATCTCTGTAAAAATCTCTGTAAACGTTATTTTGCTTTTGCTCTTGGTGATCGCAGGACTATTTGGAATTCTTATCCCTAACCCAGTTCCCTCTGGAATAACATTAAAGCCATTCCTTTCCATCGTTTGCGCCAATGTTTTCGAAACATTGACATCAATTATGATGCGCATCTTCATCAGGCCATCTCCTTAACTACCATAGTGTCATAATTAATCTCACAGGTGATTAATTCATTTTTAGGACCATTTCTATTTTTAGCGACATAAAACCTAATCCTAGGCGGTTTTTCCAACTTATCCTCGATAGATTGGTTTAAACTAATTACATAGTCAAGTGCAAATTGCTTACCATAGCTTTCGGCGGTTTTTGATAGATCGATTGGTTCCGACCCTTCCCCACCGCTACGATTGGTTTGGGTAGCAGTAAAGACTAATACGTTTTCGTTTTTAGCTAAACCACGTAGCTCAGTAGCGATATGCTTCTGTCTGGTATAATCATCCTTGTTATATGCTGCATTACGACTGACCATTAAATCAAGATAATCAACCACAACAACGTCTGGTCGCCATCCTTCTTTTCGTTTAAGATTATCTATTAAAGCATATATATGATCCACGCTACATTCGTCAGGGGGAAATTCATATATTAATAGCTTTTTATTATAGGTGTCTTTGATAGTGTTAATGACTCTTCTAATGTAATCTTGATTATTAGCTACTTGATCTTGAGGTATACCTGTCGTAGCCGAAAGGCATCTTAGAGCGGTTTTAATAGTGTCTAGCTCAAAGGTAACAAGGAGTACGTCCTGACCATTTGTCCCATCATTATTAGCGCCTTTAAGAGATGAAATCGCATTATTAACCAACAATATCGATTTACCGGTGTTTGTCGGCGCTAACCAACATAACACTTCTTTTGGTGATGGTCCGCCATTATTAAGGATTCGATCAAGTCTCGGAAATCCCGTAGTTCTATGATCTATGGCGTCTGATTGGAATAATTTTTCAAACTGTTCTAGCAGCCAAAAGCCACCTTCACCTATGTCTGTTACCTTATTTGCCTCTGAGACTATTTTCTCTAATTCTTCAAAACGACCTGATTCATAAGCTTGTATAGCTTCTTCGCTATAAATTAAACCATATGCTCGATTTTTGGCCCACTTCATTAAAGTGTCTTTGATGATCGGAACTTCTCTGGGGTCTGATTTCCTATCAAGTAATTTGAACACTATCTCAAAAGGCTGATCAGACGTTAATTGTTTTTCGACTATATCTCTAAGCAGTGGCCTAGTGGGGATAATGTTAAATTTTTCGTAATAATTAAGAAGAACAGCCATAACATACTTGCATTCGGTTCGACCAAACATGTCTGGCTTAAGGTATCTTCCGACGTTGGAGAAGAATTCTGGGTGATCAAGAGCTAATGAAATTATCGCTTCTTCTTGGTATTTTCCAAATGGTTTTTCATCTTCATTATCATTTATGTTGCCAGCATCATAAGAAACGATTTGTGTCATTTATCAGCCCGTGACTCCGCAACTTGCGGCGATAAGTGTTTGAATCGCTGTTAATTGGCCAGTCAAGTATTTTTCAGCGACCCCTAAAGCTTCACAATACGTTTGGAATTCGTCCTCAGTGTAGTATACCTGTTGGGCCCCAAGGTTTCCGAAGTTTATTCTGTCGCCAAAAACTCTAGGCGCGCTAGGCTCAGCGGTCTTATATTTTAGACCATACACCCAAGTAGTATCGATTTTTGCAACGATACCTATTTTTACCGGTTCTATAAAGCCTCTAGCAGCAGAGGCTTTAAAATAAACTATGTCATTTACATCATACTTTGGACTATTTGCCATTTGGGTCTTCCTCATCATCAAGGTATTTGTCTTCTAAATCATCATCGACCTTTACTTGGCCGAAATCAGGGCCGAAGGCCTTTAAGTATATTTCATCTTTTATCTTTTTAAACAGAACGTCATCATTCCTTAAGGCTTTAGAAGCGTTTTGAGCACCATTGCCCAAACTTTTACCATCATAATTAAAGAATGATCCGCTCTTAGATATAACGCCGACATCAAGGCCGACATCTAAAAGGGACGAAACTGCATCAATACCTGCAATCGGGTATGATTTTGTGCCATAGAATATGTCGAACTCAGCGACTCTAAAAGGAGCTGCGACTTTGTTTTTAACTATTTTCATAGTAGTGTGATGTCCGATAACAGTGTCATCAGAAGATTTTATAGCGGTGCTGCGTTTGATTTCTGCTCTCACCGAAGCATAATATTTAAGTGCACGGCCGCCAGGTGTCACTTCTGGGTTTCCAAAAACCATACCGACCTTCTCTCTAAGCTGATTAACGAATACTAAAGTGGTGCCGCTATTATTGCATTTGCCCTTTAATTTGCTTAATGCTTTAGACATGAGTTGGGCTAGAGCACCCATGGTGGCTTTACCGATATCCTCTTCTAATATAGCCTTAGGTATAAGTGCAGCCACGGAATCAACCACGACTAGATCAACTTGGCCAGACTCTACCAACACTTCTATAAGTCGAAACGCATCTTCACCACTATCTGGTTGAGAAATACAAAGTGTTTCCGTATTGACTCCTAATCTTCTCGCCCATTCTATATCTAGGGCATGTTCAGCATCGATATATGCTACAACACCATCACGTTCCTTACCCTTGAAATAATGCTTCTGGAATGCAGAGGCGATGTGTAGGCATGTAGTTGTCTTTCCGCTACTTTCTGGCCCGAATATTTCCAAAGTACGGCCGATAGGCACACCACCAGCTCCTAATGCCTTGTCGATAGAGGGGATTCCAGTCGGGACTATGCTAACATTAACTATGCTGCTTCTGCCACGCATGATTGTCCCTGGGCCGAAGTCCTTATCAATCCTCTTCATCAGGTCTTGGAGGGTCTTCGGTGGGTCTTTCTTTTCTGCTTTCATAATTGTTAAACTTTCCTAAAGAGTCTAAGATGTTTGTAAATGTCCTATGATAATCTAATACTTTCTTAACATCTGCCGCAGGTATCCGTATTACTATTGATTCTTTAGTTAATAATAATTCATTTCCTATAGCTGCAGCTACCATCCACATACCATTCGGATTAAGCTGTTGACCCTCAGGTGCAGATAGATAACTTACTCTACGGGTAGTATTAATAGTAACCTGATCGAATCTGCTAATTCTTTCTTCGTTTTCCATCAGATAAATACCAATATATGACAATCAAATTTAAAATTTAAGTGAGGAATGAATATGAGCCTTAATAAGAAACAAAAGACTTTTTTAGAAGCACTTGATATTTACCTGAATCAAGATGCCCAATTAGGCCTCAAAGGTCATGATAAAGATGATCTTAATGATCTAGAGCGTGTAAATGGCTTAGAATTTATTCATAATGATATTTATTCCAAATATCGAGACAAATTGTTTAACGCTAAATTAATTTATATAGGGCCCATATTGCAGGCTTTTAATAAGGCGCATAGTTATAAGAATTTTGGATCAACTACATTTAATAGCGCTATGGAAAAAGAGCTTACAGCCCAAGCTATTGATTCCTCTGAAATCGCAAAAGCTCTAGATCTAGCAGACAAATTATTAGAAGAGTTAAGAGATGGTCGCGATGCTTGGGCAGAGCAGGACTCAGGATTAAATTCTGATATGGATGGTATTAAAGAGGTATCGCAGCCAGAACAAGCTTCTGAATTCGACATCATCAAGACCGACCTTAACAAGAAAAATGTAAAGGATATACACGATGAATTTGAATGAAGGCTTTCTAGGGCAAAAAATGCGTGAAGTCTTAAACAGCGAGAATTATTTTAATTCTGGGCGACAGCCTTCAGGGTTTAATCCTTCGTCTGGTTTTGATATGGGAAATAGTCAGAAGGGTGATACTTCATATTCAACAGGGGTGCCAGTAAGTGAAAGACACCGCCAATTCTTTGGTATGGGTAATAGACCTTATACTATTAGATAGATATCATACCACCGCCAGCGCATTTTGGACAACTTGATTCATTTTTACCGTTCCTAACCAACCCACTGCCCCTGCAAATCGGACAAGGTCTAGTCGTGTCTGCATATCCATTCTGGGAGAAGTTAGCGAATTTATCTGATTTGCTCTCCTGAGCCATCTTTTTAAATCGTGCTTGTAACTTATCATCGTTTTCTGCTTTATTTATCATGATATGCGTTTCGCCAAGCCCATCAACCCGCTTCTGTGGTATGGCGATGGGCTGGCCACCGCGCCCTTCGACCATAGCCATTTTTACTTTACCAATTCTAGCGTTTTCTGGCAGCTTGTCTCCGAGACTATTAAAATCATAAGATTGATGCGCCGACACATTACCCATTTCAGTATTACCACCGACTGACCGCATTACCTTTTTGTCTATAATTTCGGTCGGAATCATGTTTTCGTCGTCTTCCGTTATTATTTCTTGCCTAATTTGTACTTTAGCAGGCTGGGTAGCCGGTTTAATAGGAATCTGTAAAACTTCTGGTGCTACGTGTATCTCCGTGGCCGTCAGGATAGATCTGCTAGATGGATTCAAGAGACTGTCCAGATCTATACTATATCCTAGCTCTTTGGCTTGTTTTATTAAATTATCTAAATCTACTTTCTTTTGGACATAGGCTTCCTTAAGCTGTTTAATAGAGGATTCAGAATGTACTTCGCATAGATAGATATCGACTTTCTTGCCGTCTTCCATCTGTATTGTTAATTGAGAATTATCGAAAGCATCGCTGGTACATAAAAAACATTTCATAAAGGACCTCCATGACTAAGTACACTATCATCGACATTGATCTAAATATTAATATAGATGAATTAGCGACAGAAAATGCTTTACATCTAACCGGTAAAGCCGGCGAAATCCTAAAGGACACAATTCAAGACATTAAAGATTTAGCCGGCGCTGTTGAAGACAAGAAAAAAGAAAAAGATGTCGATAATGATTTCATTTATAAATTATTTAAAGATAATAATTGCAGATTATCAAAAACCGATCTTTCGCAATATATTCCTTCTAGATTCAAAACATTTTCGACGATGATTATGAGGTTCGGAAATTATCTAAGAAGGAAGGGCGAGTTTGAATATCTTCGCAAGGTCGAAAATAAGGATGAATTTGCTTATTATCTTGAAAGTATGCCGTCGGACAGCGATACGCTTACTTCTCAAGAGTAGCCTTAAAAGCTTCGATATTTTCTGGCGTGTCAATACCTATTGTCTCATAATTGATTCTAACCATTTTTATAGCGTAGCCGTTCTCTAACCAAGACAATTGTTCAAGATTTTCTGATTTTTGATAATTGCTACTGGTTGGTAAATCAGCAAGTACGTCTCTCTTGTAACCATATATGCCGATATGTTTGCATGCTGAAGTAAAACCACCGTGTGGTATTGATGATCTACTAAAATATAGCGCCATGTCGAATACGTTTAATACCACTTTTACGGTATTCGGATCATTATATTCAGCTTCACTCTTAATAAAGGAGTATGCGCTAGTCAAGACAATGTCATTGCTTATTTCACCAAACACGGCGTCGATACTATCTGCGTTAAACAATGGCTCATCAGCTTGAAGATTTACCACTCTAGCATAACCATTAAGTAATTCTTTTGATATGTGTCGCACTCGTTCCGTGCCGTTATTAAATTGGGGTGTCCGAACACAGTCGACATCATATCCGAGACTATCGACGAATCTTTTAATATCTAAATCCTCTGTCGCTACAATAATACGATTTTTCTTCTTACTCGCTAGAGCATTCTCAATAGTGTATTGGATAATTGGTTTGCCTTTAACTTCGATAAGTAATTTTTTCTTGAGCCTAGTCGATTTTAATCTTGCTGGAATTATTATAGCATTCGATTTAATCATTTTTTAAATCCGGTGTCAAGGGTATTTAATAATCTTAAAAAACAGCTCGCAACATCCAAGCAAGGGTCCCATATAGCATAGCTACCTATCGGATGTATATTCTCTTTCTTGAATACGCTTATATCTATCGTATTTCCTAGTGTTAAAGCCTGTTTAACCATAGTACCGTCTATAATTTCGAATTTCTTAAGAAAATTTTGCATATATATGCCAGGGTGTAACATGTCTTTTAAAAAATAAAACAAATATCGACTTGGAGCTATGTTCGATACTTTAAAAAATTCGATATCTCTATCAGCGACCATCATTTGATTAGCGCCTTCAAAATCTAATTCCTCGGTAAACAAATGCACATAATGCATATCCTTAGATTTTAATAAACTTGTACGTCCAGTAAGGTTATATAAAACATCGGCTGGGATTGTGCTAATTATATTATCATATGGCTTTCTTTCTTCGCCAAAATATATGTATCCATCTCTGATTGAAGTCGGCAAGCCGGCAGTAGCGTTCTGTTTTAGGACCGGTAAGTATAAGTCTAACAGTGCCTTGTAAATTTCGCTGATCCTGACATTATTATAAATCTGAAATATGTCTTTTTGCAAATAGTAAGGTAAACTTTGTCCTGGCACATCATTGCCATAAACTTTGTCGAGCCAATCATTAATAACTATCTTATCGCCGTTCGTTGATAATATGCCATTCATCGACCAAGATCTTTTATAAAATATAGAATTAACTATTTTACCTGGCAATAATTTATCAATAATATAGTCCAACCGCTCATGTCTACACAAGAAGTTATCATCTAATGGTGGATTGCTCGAAAAAAATCTGCTTTTATAAAATGGAACTACTTGCCAATCAGCTCCTAGGATGTGTCGAGCAGTTAGACCAACTATGCCTGACCCTAAAATGTAGTTCATATGCTTATTCTAATAGATCTTCGTCATTGAATGGTTCACTCGCCAATTTCATGATGTTATCTTCATTAGCGATGACATCATTATTCTTAGCTTTGATATCTACCTTACATAATTTTTTGGGCTTTACTTTTTTATCAGCTTTAATGGTTCCAGTTTTCACCGGTGTACTAGCTATCTGTGGGTATAGAAAGGATTCTAGATTCAGATCTTCTGAAAATGGATTCTGAAATGGGTCTTCATAATTTATTTCGTCTGTCTGCAGCTGATCTCTAGTCTTTTTATAACCTTTAAAACATTCGCAATAATAATAACCATTAAGATCATACATATCCAATATTTCGACTAAAGATGCACAATCAGGACATGTAAGGACGGCCTTTGTGGCTCTTACTTGATCGCCAAGCGCACTCTTGTTAGTATGCTGATCGACCATGTGAGAATTCCACTCTATCGGTCTCGCATGCATTAAGACGTTATTTAAGAGTATTTCATGCAAATCATATGGGTTAGCTGGTAACATTCCAATTACTTCCTTCTTGTTTATGCTTTTCTCTTCTAACGGCAAAGCTATTAAATATATCTGGTGTTATGAAGATTTCTATTAATTTTTTATCAGTATGTACGTCGGCTTTCCTAACATATTTAACCGACCCGCACTTACATACTGTTGTCGGGGTGTGCGCTTGAAGGCCGCACTGTTCACAAGTAAATGGTACACCTGTTTGTTTGACTGTAGCTCCAGTTATGGTAGCATAGTAATATGTTTTTAACTGCATCAGATCTTGTCCAGAAAGATCACAATATCTTGAGCCAGTTTTCTGAGATGTTTTTTGGTTTATTTCTACTATCTTGTCTTGGAGTTTCTCATAACACATACTGCAATAATCAAAAGTGTCGACCATTGGTGCTGAGTCTAGATCTCTCAATGATAAGTGTTGCCCAAATTTTGATTTAGCGCTTCTAAAATCTATCGAATAATAAGTAAAATCTTCATGAAACTGAAGCCCGCAGCCGTCGCATTTAATCCCGTCTTTCGTCGGCAGTTGCATTAGTTGGCTTTCTCTTCAGTATGTTTATCGAAGTATTGCGTCGTAATGAAAAACTATTTCGCTCGCCATCATAATCCACGATCACTCTAATTCCGGCGCCAATCATCAATTTGGTTTTATCTAACCCCGACAATTCTTTGGACCACACCATAATACTGGTTTTTAACATACCATCTGATGTCGATATTTTAGCGTACGGTTTATTATTCTTTGATGTAGCATATTCTATATTTACAATTATTCCTTCGATAGCTATGATGTCTTGGCCGGACTTAGCATTTGTCTTTGCTGCAGCAATCGTTAGATCACCCCTGCAACTAAATAATCCTAGAGGCGAGTCGATGTAATATCCTAAGTAATCGTTCTGAAATTGTAGTCTTTCTTCAAAACTAAAATCATCTCCGATAGCGCCAAGAACGGCATCAAAATCGATGATCGGTTCAGGGTTCCAATTAAGTAATTTTTTAGGTATAACTTTTTTCTTTGGATAGATCAATCTGTATTCACTGGCGAGTCTTTCCCTCTCAGCCGCAATAGAGCCATCATTCCATCCTTGTTTAGAAATAATGAGGTTGGAGATGAAGCTTTTAGTCTCTTTTGCATCTGGCCCATTGCCATACTTCGTTTGATAATAAACCCACAAAGCCTTGCTATTATTGTGTCTTTCAAGATTTCTAAAGGCCCCAAGTTTAATTAACCGTTCTAACACTGTTTTAGATTTTATCCCGGTCTTTAAAATAAAATCATCCATGTTTATATATTTGTGTGCAGTGATTAAGCACTCAGCTATTTTTTCGCCAAAGCCTTTTATGCTACTGACACCAACAAATATCGTGTTATCTTTTACTATAAACTTTAATGATAAATTGTTAATGTCGATAGCTTCAAAGCGCAATGGATCATCTGATCTGCTCGAACCGAGTTTAGTGATTGCTGTCGGTTTCCATTCTTCTGATCTTGCAACACCCATATAACGTACCAGCTTATCTGGATGGCAATCATTCATGACAGATGCCCAAAACTCAGGCGCAAAATGCGCTTTTAGGAACAAGCATCGTAGGGTTACCAAACAATAAGCTACAGAATGTGATTTATTAAATGCATAACGACCGAATGATACCATTTTGGACCAAATAGTGCGAGCTTCGTCTTCGCCGATGGTTTTAGAAGCACCAGCGACCCATTTCTGTTCTACGCTTCTTAATTTGTGTGTCCATTTCTTAGCAACGGCCTTCCTCGTTTCTTGAGCTTCAGGCGCAGTAAATCCAGCTAATCTCTGCCAAAGCTGCGTTAATTGCTCTTGATAAACCAGTTGTCCATAAGTTTCTTTAAGAATATTATAGACTTCTGGATGCATGCGTTTTTTCCATGCCATCGTGGGATCGTCACGATTTGCCATTGTCTCTGGTAGAGCGGCAATTGGCCCTGGGTGGCCCATCGCATTGATTAACATTAAGTCTTCGAAATTCCTAACGCCATGAGCCAGCAAAGACATGGCTAATTCAGTGTCGAACTGAAAAATACCATCGCATTTCTGCTTATTTGCTAGCTTTAGAGCCCCTTCGTCGTCGAGGCTGATAATGTGTTTAACACCAGAAGCATCGATAAAAAAGCCGGCTTTACGTTGCTTAGGATCGATGTCTTCCCAGCCAGACAAATTTTCGCCAAAATTGATGTCGCGGTTAAGTTTAACCATCTCGCAACACCTAAATATATATTCTAAGGTTTTAAGACCAAGCCAGTCCCATTTCACATACCCAAATTTTGAGAGCTGGGTGCTTCTACCTTCTGTCCACATGCTTACCCAATAGCCCTTATTACTGCTCTTGGCCATAGGTATATTGCCAAACAACGCTCTGTCTGTTATTAGTAAAGCACCGGCGTGCATGCCCATGTTTCTAATTCTGCCTACTAGTTTGATCGCTGATGCTATGATCTCAGGGTTTTTTATCGCGAATTCTTTGAGAACTGGTAGTTCTTCAATAAGCTGACCAATAGTCGGAGCATCCGTGATGGATTGCTTACAAGATGGGCAAGTAGCATCACCGTGAATAGTGCCACATTCTATCTCGACACCTTCCTTTAAATATTTACCTCTGCAGACTGATATACCATTTTCCGGCAAATCATCTGCGTGCTCTGGTAATTGTGTGGTCGTTCTTTCGGCATCAAATCTAGACATTATTCCAAGAGCCACAGAGACATCGATTATTGCAGATTTGAATTTATAAGTTTGCCATGTGCCAACGCTACATACAGATCCATAACTATCTTCTGAATTCTGGCCATATTTAGAAATTACGTATTCTTTTAAATGATCTCTGGCCCCAGGCAAGCAATCTATATCGATGTCCGGCATGTCAGAATCTCTGTAGATTCCTGTTGGCATTTTACCATTGTTATGGTCTTTGTATTTTAAAACATCATTGGCAGATATGCTTGTCATGATGCCGCTATGGTCTGTGGAGATTGGGTCGACAGAAACTAGATTTAAAAGGTATGGTAGTAATAGACGATTCGGGTTTGCATCGAAAGTCGTTCCATCAGTCACTAATTCTAACCAGTAGCGTTCTGCCCCTTGCTTTTCGATTTCATATATTTCGAATTTTAGTCTGTCTTTATAAATCTTCGGTTTATCGGTAACCAACTCTCCAGCCTTTTCGACAATTTCTTCCCAAGATTTAATGTTTTGCATTTAGATGGTTCGTTAGCCCAGAAGTAGAAGTAAAACTTTTGCCACATTTTTTGCAGCTAAGCTTCTTTATATCATTTTCAATACATTTTGATTCCTCAGCTGAAGGAACTGAATCAAAATCGACGACAAAGGGCCTTTTTATAGTGACCCTCTTGGTTTTTTCGTCTTGGTGCGTCATAGCGTAAAATAAATATTGCCCTTTAGAACGTATGCTTTTAATGGTTTTCAGTCTTTCTTCGTTCGACTTTAATCGTACTATGTTGACAATATTATCGGTTTGCGCTTCCATTATAATGAAAGCATATTTATCATATTCACCTTTATGATCCATAATTTTATATCTCAATATACATAAAAAGATCTAAGCTTGTGTTGTGCCAAACAGCCATAGTATTAAACCTTAGATTTATCGATTAAGACTGTACCGGTATCATGGTACTCTGATTGTGATACTAAATACTTTTTAATTATATTGACATAATCATTATCTAAAGCTATCATATTAGCATCAAAAAATACATTATTATGACGTTGGCATATTTTGATAATACGTCTTTTTAATTCGTCGAAATATAGCTGTTTATCGTTTGATGTACCATATAAATCATTCGATTCAAACCCCAACATGCTGATTCTTATCGATTGATTAACATCTTTTATCGCAGATAGACCAACTAGGATAGCTTGATACTTATATATGGTATCATCAGTCATTTTCAATTTAAAAGCGATATCACGCCGTTGGGTCTTCATTTTTTTGCCATTATTTTTTATTAAAGTAACGACGATTTTAGAATTAATCTTGGAATTATCTAATCTATTTATTTGCATCTCTAACATATCTGGTTCCCATTTACATCATTTATTTTAATTGCTTCAGAAAGACCACAAAGATTAAATAACCTCATCGCTTTAGCGATTTCAACTATAGCTTTGTTATATCTATCTTCTAGATTACTTACATCTACTAATTTTAAATTTATTGTATGAGAATAAATAGATTTTCTTGTATTAAGCATCGCCGATCCCAGTACTTTAGTAGAATCGGTAGCTTCTTTCTCTAGGCGGTCAATAGTTTCGACAATGCTAGAAATTATATTATTTTGAATATTTATTAACAAATCTAGTGATTCTTTCTCAGCTCTGACTTTATCGTCATCTATAAGAACATCGATGAATTTAAGCGAGAATACACATAATGTTTCAGTAGGCTTTTGCATGACTTTTAAATGTGTGTTCAAAGCGTGTAATAAATACTTCTGCAAGCTAATCTCCTTTAGTCATCTTGACATTAAGCATATAGCCACCGCGGCTCGGTGCAAGAAATCTATCAAAAGAAAGACCCCACGAAAGAGGGTCGACTGATGTAATATTTAATAAGTAGCAAATTAAGGAGCCTCCAGCGCTACCTCTAGCAGTGAACGGCCAACCTTGTTCTTTACCGTACTCTATAATATTCTTAGTAATGAGAAAATAGCTGGCGAAACCTTTTTCTATAAAACGATTTAATTCGATTTTAGCTTGGTCTAGATAGGTAACTTCTCTACCATCGATCAAGTGTTTTTGTTCATTTTTATGAAGTCCTAACGATATAAGCTTTGATGCGACCAAGCGCCGTAATTCATTATCAGCGTCTACGATGGTCGGTATTTTTGGATCCGTATCAAATTCGATATTTTCGCATTTGTCGGCTATTTCTAAAGTATGATCACACATTAGTTCGAATTCTCTAGCCGTATACCCTTTGGAATATTCAGTCTCATTATATCTACTCCATAATTCACTACGCTGTTTGAAGTATTGCTCGTCGCTGTTTGTATGAAATAAATCAGGAGAGTCAACAGTTACGTCTTGAGCTATCGCCATCATGATCTTTTGGATTTGAAAATCTTTTCTTTCCATGTAATGAGAATCATTAGCCAGCACGGTCTTAATCTTGAAATGGTCTGCCAGCATAATAGATGTCTGAAACACAAACATGTCGCCTTCAACACCAGGCATCTGTAGTTCTATGTAGTAGTCTTCTCCAAACGCTTCTTTAAATTTTTTTATATTGGCGATAGCGTTTTCAAGCCTTTCTTTTCGGCTTATTTCTCTGATGACATCGCCTGCTTTATTTACTATCGATTTAGTACGCAATTCATGACTTATAGGTCCATTTAGACATCCTGATAATATAATAAGTCCTTCGCGATATTCACATAACTTTTCAAACCATATGCGATTATACTGTTTAATAGATACGCCGAACAGGCCTGTCTCATATGCTTGAGTTGTTAACTTTAAGAGATTTTCAAATCCGGTCTTGTTTTTGCAAATTACTGTGAGATGTCTATTTCTGATAATTCTTCCTGCTAGCTCTGGATTCTCTTTTCTCCATTCTAGCGATCTGACATTTATTCCGCTTGCCAAAAGCTCTTGCCTTTTTAGTTCAAAATCATTATAGTATATTTCGCACCCAGGGATGTATTTGATACCATATTGTTTAAAAGCAGCGTAAGCTTCAGGAACACTGGCCATATGGCCGTGTTCGGTGATAGCCATCGCTTGGTACTTCCTTTTATAACAAGCTTCGGCATATTGGGCCGGAGAGGCCACACCATCAAGCATGCTATAAAGTGTGTGAGAGTGAAGATGAACAAAATCTGATGAACCTTGATATTCCATATTATCTCCTATACTATGAAGATAATACGGTTTCTAATCCATTTCTCTTACCTTTTGGAGCTTTAATTTTCTCAAAAGATTCGATGATATTGGGGTATCTTATGTTAGAAGTATAAACATCTTGCGTGCATAAAAAATTATTCGCTAGTTCTAAAAGGCCATCGGGTATAGCCATCTTTATATCGACATGCTGCTCTTTTAACCTACTTAGAAAGCTATCAATGACTCTGGTTTCGTTTGGATTTAATATAGCGATTCGGTCTCTTAGTCTTCTAAGGAACAATTCGAGACCTAATTCACCATTTTTTAGACGGTGTGCTTCAAAATTATCTCTAAGATTAGGTAAGACTACTCTGTCAATTGTTTCTAAATTTAGTAATTCAACATCATACATTTTCAACAATTGGCCGATCTGATCATTTTTAAAAAGGTGAGCGATAAATTCTGACAGTAAAACGCCTAAGTCTTTAATTACTATAGATTCACGTCCTTGTAAGAAGAAATTAACAAAAAGCTTTAAATTAAAAATGCCATGAGCCCATAAGGTGTTTTTAAATAACCAGTCATCAATGTTTTGGATAGCTAGCCGTGCACCAATCTGGTCATGGACCGTAAAATTATCCATGTCGATGATATATATAGTTTCTTTTATTAAAATAGCTACCAAACTACCATCGACATGAATTATATTCATTATTCGAACATCTCTGCTGCTGTCAAGCACCCTGCCGCAACGGTAAATAGTGGCTTTTCTGCCACAGATACTTTATTTAAAACAAAAGGTAATTCATTATTATTGAATATTAAAGCCACACGCTCAGCAAAGCCCTTCGGACTGCTAGTGCCGCCAGCCATATAAACATTAATGCCATTTTCGATTCTTGCCTGCGCCTCATTTTCCTTAAAACCGGCCACGATACCTGACACTACTTGATTAATAAGCACGTCATAGTGCAGCGATATATCTAACTGAAGCCTGTCGGCATACTGTATGCCGGGGGTAAGATCTATGTCCATTTTGACTTTTGATACTGTGGTTGGAGTTTCCTTACTGTTCTTTTTCATGCTTTTCATAGCATGTGCATCATAGCCATGTCTAATCGCTACATTCTCGTCTATCCAGTCACCAGCGCCAACCCAGCAGAAACTATAAACTTCTAAGCCATACTTAACATATGTCACCGTTACCGTGCCTGCTCCCCAGCTGATGCCGATCCCAGAGCCGTCTGGGCTTTGGTTTAGAACTATCGCATGACTTTCTTTTATCTTTTGAAGTTTTATAGCACTCTGTGAGTTATAACTCTTAAGGATGATATCGATAACTCTTTCGTGATATTCAATATTATTTGTTTTATTTAAAGCCGGTGCTGTCGTGCAATAACACAATGTCAAATTATTATCAAACTTACCAACATCGCGTTCTGCGGTCTCTAAGATCCCATGGATGATGCTGCTCAGCACCGTCATAGACATTTCATCTGGTGTAATTCCGCCTTCAGCCATTGGTCTTTTCATCGTATCATTCTTTGAATAGGCTAATTCTTCAGCATCTCGTCCAAGCACGATTAGTTGATTTGATTCTTCATGCTTAAAATAATGTGCTGGCCTACTGGTGCCGTCGGATCTAACTTTAGTTGGATCTTTAAGCATGTTTTCAATAAATGCTGTGGCTCTTTCGAAAGGCCAAAACCCATTAATTTCAGATATATAATTTATATCACCGTTCTTGTTCTTAAATGAAGCTACGATCGTTTTAGTGCCAATGTCAAGGCCAAGATGCGGCATGATAGGTTTCCTTTCGAGAGAAATTAAATCGCCCATTCTATATACTACACCATCTTTAGTTAAAGATTTGATCTTAGGAGGGGTCTCAAATGTGCCTAACACTAAGTCATCTTTTGTCTTAACTGCTTCATAATATTTCTTGTCATAAATGTTTTTATGATATTCGGCATATTTTTCATCGGGGATTATGTCGCCTGATAGCAAGTGCTTTGTTTTTTCCGGCTTTTCGGCTGGTTTATCGATGGGCACAATAGGAATCGGTTTTTGAATGGTTTTTTCATTCAATATTGTGGGCTTGGCTTCGATTTTGATCGGCGCAATGACAGGTATGATATGAACAGGTGCCTTAATAATTAACTCTGGAACTTTCGGTTTTTGAGTAATCAGCTTAGAATCATTTACCTGTTTTTTTATCGAAAAATCATGGATCATTTTGATCTGTTTTATTTCCAAAACCACCAGCTGATTTTGGTGGTTTTTTTAAATTAGGCGCTATAGAAAATGGATCCAAATCTGGCACTTTTAAAGTATCGAATTTTTTTACAGGTTCTTTTTCAAGCGATGATTGTTGATAGCCTATAATTTGTTGTTTATCAACAAGCTTCGGCTGCTTTTCCTCAGCATTAATAATCTTATTAAGTAATATGGTCGATTGTACTAGTAATATCATAATCAGTGACATCATAATCATCAGCATCGATATAATAATCATGATAGTTGGATCAGACATAATGATTCCTCATCAAAGCTACGCCAAGGTTCTCAGCCAAATTGCCGAGACTCTCTAATAATTTTAAAGAATTAGCATAGTCTTCGCGATGGTATTCATTTTCAGCAAGAGCATACCCATTATTATAGTAACTGCTGGCGATATGACTTTTACCTTTAGACCACTTGAAGTCAGCCCCCAATATTTGTATCTTCTTTGGCTTGGCTGATATTAACATATGGGTTAGGCAAATAAGTGGATTACTATCAAGAAAATACAGCCCAGTAGTCATGATACTATTTTTGTCAGTGGTAGTGTCAATAGCAGCGACTTTATTAGTCACATCTTTAAGCAATACGAATTTATTTTGCATCTTGTCATATATGTAATCAGGCGCTATTAAAGATTGCTTGCTATATGTGCTGAGAAGGTCAGAGAGTATATGTAGTTCTTGGGTAAAAACAAAATCACATTTAAAAATCCTGCCGGCGAAATCGATTCCTATGACATAATCATAATGATAAATATTAATCGGCGCTATATCTTCCAAGGAGACGCCTGGGTATAGAATCACGATATTTTTATTACGAAATTTTCGCTTTAAATCTCTATCAATAATAAAATTCGGGAAATGCCTTATATAATAATCATCCAAGTGCATGCTGTAATCAGCGCTGCGTTTTCTCTCGGCCATAGGATGTGATAATATCTCGCCAGCCATGTCAAAGCCATATTGTGATTTTAAATATTTTACGTTTTCTTCATTCTTAAAGAATGGTTTTGAGTCCGTTTTAATAGGCAAAGCATCGTAAAATGTAATCTCGTATCCTCTCCTAACAATGTCAATCGATAGTGCTATTGCGGTCTCTGCTCCTAGCTCTAAAGGTACATCGAAGCCTTCTGCTTCTCTAAAAACACTAATATCAAATATAAAAGCCGAAGGGTTAATAATGGTATGATTAGAATCTTTATTTTTTTCCCTAACTATCTTGAAATCAGGATCAAAAGTAAGCCTACCAGTTCTCGTGCCTTCAGTGTCGCAATTAAAGGCGATATCAATGATCGTGGAGTCGATAGAGACAATATCTGATTTATTAGTAGCTATGAAATTTAATATGTTTTCGTAAAAACCGGGCAAAAAATATGCTGAACCATTTATAAAAAGAATAAAATTAGCAGCTCGGCTATTAATAATGTGGTTTAACGATGCAGAATTTGTGGCGTCATGGTCCTTTATTTCTATGAACTGTATGCCTTTTAGAACTATCTTCGGTTTATGATCAGTTTTATGGACGATAATTATTTCTTGACGTTCTTCTTGACCAAACACAGATAATATGTTAAATATGCTTGTATAATCTATTTTACCATCGAAATATTGTATTATGGTTAGCACAGTTAAACCTAGTAGTAAGCTACTTTAAAAGTAATAGTCGGTATGGCAAAAGCGCCGGCGAAATCTAGACTATTTACCCCATTTGGATTATATCTTGACCATAATTTATAATCAAACACAACACCGACGCGATATTCACCATATATTCTTGGTATTTCTACTGTGCTAATCTGAGCCAGATCGGTGTTACAAGATTTATTTCTAGATCTAATGTAATCCAAACACTCTGTATTTCCATCCCAAGATGGCAAGACATTGTTCGACGAGTCTGCTCCGTAATCTCTACATTGTATTCCATTTTGTGAAAAATGAATCGTGTCAGAATTTTTTAAAGGCTGGACTTTACAGTATGTGCTCGTGTTTAAAACAAGAGCCCAGTTATAAAATGGATACGTTATATAGGCCCCAGCTATATGGCCAAAGTAGTTCCAAGAAGCTTTAATAGATGCTGAGACAGATAAGACTTTAATGATAGTTTTATTATGGCCGATGGCGGCTTTTATGCCTTCTTCGTTTAAACTGACAGTAGTCCAAAATTCAGCGTAATTCGATTTGTTATTGTATTGGTTTGTAGTCCATAGCGCTGAAGACAAAGATGTTGCTTCATTGGCCAGCGCAAATGCAGTATCGGATAGCGGCCCAGTAAGTGTCGGCGCCAAGGCATAGCTTATACCGCGGCCGGTGTAGTCGGATATTTTTTCAACAATAGCTTTAGGAGTATAATCGTAAACATCATACTGAAAATTAGCTATTCTAGCGATTTTTGTGTCTACAATCGATTTTATTTCTGCTTCTGTCTTAGCTTCACTTATATTATACATCGCGCAGCCTTTTGGAATGTCTGATAACATATAACCGACTTTCGCTTTACATGTCTGACCTTCTTCGATTTTATCAAATGAAAATATATAATCTAGATAACTATTTGAACCACTTATCGCCAATTCATAAAATGATTGACAGATTAATATTCTTCCATCTGGGCTAACGGTGGCCTTGAAAGGGATCGTGCCATTGGCTGTCGAACATGCTTGCGTAAAGTTTAACACGCCGTCGCAAGGAGATATTTCGCTTAGAGCAAGATTTATTGTGTCTACTATTTCTTGTGAAGTATATTTTTTATCCGTAAACTTTACTGCCAGAATGCCAGAGTAAATCGGTATCACTAAACCATTTGGAGCGTCTTTATTATAGGTAATGGTGTTATTATTATGCATCTTTATAAAGATGATTGGGTTTATCTGACCCCCTAAATCCCAAACGCCCCTTTGATGGATTGTATTAGGCGTATAACCATCGCAACATGTAATATAGCCCAAAGTGTTAGTTGTTTGCGATTGAGATGTACTGCTCGGAAAAATGCTTGGGCACACCACATTACCCAACACTGATGTAGAAAAACCAAACCCAGAATTACATATATTCTGGTTACCGACGTCTGTGTTACCAATTTTAGAAAGGGGAAAAACTGATGCGGACATGATAGCATTAGTTGATAAGTTCGATCTTTGGGCATCAAATTGTCTTGTATCCCCGCCCACCACTAGAAAATCTACAGTTGCTTCTTCATCTGGATTAGATGTACATCTATCAGCAGTAAGTACGAGCCTTGAATCAGAATCTACAGATGCTTTCACAAATACTAGCTTTGAATTTATAAAATCAGCTACTTGCGACACGGCCGTGACTTTACCAGCCATAAATGATAAATTTAATTCTTGCCAGCGACCATTTGCAGTATTTCCGAGCAAAGGGCCATTGCTTCTAGAAAATAATTTGACCGACATCTTAAAAAAAGGAATAGAAAAACCAGCGGAATAATTCGTAAAGTCAAATAAACCGGCTGTGGCTGTTATGATTGGATAATTATTCCCAGTATAAAATGAAGTTCTATATCCAAGTATCGATGCATAATATTTGTATGGGCCATATTTCATAGTTAAACTCTATTAAGGATAAGGGTTCTCAAAAGTAATTTCGATTTGCCCATTGCCATTATTACGACCAGGTGAACCTATAGCAGTGATAGTCCTGAAACCATATCCTACTGCCCCAGTGTTAGTATAAAATCGGTCGCTAGCTCTAAAGCCTGTTTGGTCGTTGGCTTGTGGTGATTCTGACCTATATGTTTTTAACAATGTCGTTCCGTCTGATGAATAAACATATATTACACCAGCTTGAAGCTTAGTGCCTTGATATGATGCTAAAGGCGCAGTGATGATGATGTTTTGGAGTCCGTCTCTGGTCGTTTTAATATCTTTACCAAAGCCAGAATCTTTGCCGTCTGGAGCCACTATAATGCCGGTTGGTTCGAATGGAGTAGTGCTAGGCCCAGTCTTAGCATACATTTTTACCAATCCAGTATCAGTACCTACAGCTAGAGTCATATATGTCGTGTCAGGGTTTATGTAAATCTTGACAGCAGTCCCGAAGCCTTCATTGGCATTCTCACCCATTAAAATATAAGTGTCGGGTGTCGTTTGGTCTCGCTCATCGACTCTCCATATCCACACCACGCCCTTGCCATCATAAGCTTTAGGAGCCCCAACAGCGATCCATCTGTTTCCAACAGTTCCTAGGATAGTTACAGAATAACCAAATAATGGGTATTTTAAATTAGCCTTATCAACTGTTACAGACAAGAAGTCAGCACCCTTAAAGACCGATGTACCAGCTGACCAAGCAGAGTAAAAAGTACCATCTTGCGCCACATCTCTAGTATAAAGCTCAATGGCTCCAGTGCCGTTATTAGAAAACAACGAACCAACCACAAAAGAAACGCCATCTTCGCTAATAGCGACACTATTCTTTCCAGTGACTGGCCCGTTCGTTCCTGTGGTATTAGAAGTAAACAAAAGACTCCTGTCTGCATTATTTGTAAGCCAATTCTTATTCCATGATGTCGTTGTTCGTTTCGACACACCTTCGTCTAAATCTCTAAAAATGCCTAATAAATTAGCGTCAGTTCCATAAACATTGGTTATCTGCTGGATGCACTTAGAGTCCGTAACATATGTGGTCGGCAATGCGAGATTTGTTAAAGGATAAACTGCGGCTGGGAAGTTATTATATATGATTCTATTTTCGAGCTGATTATAGAAACGTTGGCCCATTCTGACATAGGTACATTTACCATAGCTAATACTCTTATCGGTGTCAGAACGCTTTCCGTAAACACAAGTAAAGAAGGTACCATCTGGATTCATTTCGACTTGGTTACCAAACCACACCATGCCTGCCGGCGCTGTAATAATTTGTTTATCGCTTTGATGGAATAATATAGATCTCACGCCACCATCTTTATAAGATCTTACCAGCACATCACCATTCTTACTAACAGCTTTATCATCACCGATAAACATTGCAGAATAGTCGAGCGCTGAGCTTGGCGATATGTATGATTCATCTGGAACAGGTTCACCACCATAACCTAATGCATAACTGAATGTAGTATTTTTCTTAGCACCGTTGCTGCTTTGATCTGATATGATCTGGTACTTCTGCGGTGCGCCTTTGGCTAAATAGTTCGCGTTTCTAGCAAAATCCTCGACGCCATTATAAGTGATGTTTTTTAGTACCGCACTTGGTGTCGCTGTAATATAATCTGGGATAGGCAACGAGTCAAGATAATATAAAGCATAGTCTAGCATTGCCATTTTACCATCACCACTGATACCAAAGATACCGGCGTTATCGATAGGATAAGGGTCGATTAGAGCCAAAATGTTGGTTAACGCATAGCTCGATAATAGTGAAGGGCTTTTGAATACATATGAAATCAGCATTCCATAGCGCTTAACACTTGCTAATAATCTTAAACCGTCGTCGCTAAATGATAACGAGGCCTCAGAATATCCGGCAAAATCTGCCAACATGTAACCTTGTCTTACCCAAGACATACTAGACCCTGCATTCTGATAATTAAACACAGCAACATTGCCAGCGTATGAGCTCATAGGATCTGTAGTTGTTCTTATTCCGTTGCTTCCTAATGGGTAAATGTTCATGGTATAATAGATGCCGCTAGTAACCGCTGGCTGGGTCGTAGTGTAGAACCCAGTATATTCAGGGTGAATATCAGATATGTCCTGAATATAGACAGGTTCATTTTGTCTGAAATACCCTTTTATCGATACTTTGCTTTGATTTGCTGTCACCTCAATGCCGCCGCCGCTTCTTCTGATATAAGATATCCCATAATCATTCTTTGTCGAGCGCCATTCAGCACCACTGGATGGCTGATAGATACTGACAGTGAATACCGTAGGATTCGAGCCATTGTAAAATCCGGTTGGCCAATTATCTAATTGCTTAGTGTATTCGCCAGGAGCTATTGTGTTTGGAGAAATAGCAGCTACGGTTAGACCGTCAGGAGTGCAGCTCAAACGATATCCCCAATTAACCACCTCGGCATTAAATGTCGAATGTAATAGCATGTCTGATGTGATCGGCAAATCACTATCGTAGATGTATTCATTGCCGACTCTATTGTAAACCATAATGGCGCCAGAGTTAGCGTTTGGTTGGCCGACGAATATTCTTTGGCCATTATGTGATAATGCTAAACCTTCACCAAAACTTGCATTTGCTGTTGGATTGGGTGAGAATATTTTTTGTAAACCTACCCACACATTGTTAGCATTTCGTTCATAAATATAAACCGCTCCGCACTTAGTCATGGTCGTATTCTGAAATACTGTTGAGGCGATCGGAGCACTAACCAATAGGATCTTACCATCACCACTGACGGCTAGTGCTTTGCCATAATTCTCTTCTGCATATTTAACTTTATATTCACCACCATCAGAAGGGAATGATTGAATAATGCTTGGCGTCGGCGTGGATGTAGGTGTAGGTGTAGGCGTTGGTGTAGGCGTTGGTAAACATCTATTAAAGACTGAAACTGATCCGCCATAGCCCCCGGGAATCGCGCTAGAAAAAGACCCACTGAATAGCCCTGAGTATACATTTAAGCCATCTGGTGAAACCACCACATCAGTAGGCGCATTAAACAGACTTATAAGGCTGGTGCCTGTTTTAATCAAGGTGCCTGTGACCTTATTTCTACTATAGATGAACATTTCGTTCGGACCGTTTTTTGTCACATACACATTTAAGCCGTCTGGAGAGATATTAACACCCCAAGGCCAATTTCCTGTATCTATGTCGCCGGCATTTGTTAACGCCCCCGTGGTCGTGTTTCTATTAAAAATAGTTAATTTGCCGGGACTGCCGTCATGAAGCACATATACGTTTTTACCGTCGGGAGAAATACACATGCGCTTAGCGTTACTACCAGTTGGTACAGTGCCAGCACTTGTTAGTGCGCCAGTAGTTGTGTTTCTTTTATAGATCGATAATACACAACCATTTGTTGGCGGCATGGTATTAGTCACATATACATTCAAATTATCAGGAGAAACGATCACATCGTGTGGTTGACTGCCTGATATACCAACAGCGAGCTTAACTGCTGCATCTATGGTGCCGGCACTTGTCAACGCTCCTGTGATTATGTTTCTATTATAAATCGATACTGTACCAGACCCATAATTTGTAGTATATGCATTTAAATTATCTGGAGAAATGGCAATGCCAAGAGTAAAATCCCAATCTATGCCTGTGTATTGGGTACCAGCGCTTGTCAGTGCACCCGTAGCTTTGTCTCTCCTATAAATTGATATATATGGTCCGCTTTTTGTAAGGCCGTTACTACCGTTAGTGACATATACATATAAACCATCTGGAGATACGATTATATCTGCTGGGAGCGCAGCAACCATAGTTATGGTACTGTTTAATGTTAATGCGCCTGTAGTCTTAGACCTGTTATAAACTAATATCGTTGGATTTTGAAATATTGTTGCATATACATTTAAGCCATCGGGAGATACAGCTAAGTAATAAACAGTGCCGTTTCTTTCCGTTTCACAGGGGCCTGTCAATTCGCCTACGCACAGTGTTGACACTTCTGCAAGAGTGCATACAAGAGAGTGGATACCGCTTGTGATCTTAGAAATATAATAATAGCCATCATAGCCCCGCATCGGTGTAGAGTTCTGAGCTATTAGAACTTTATCTCCGACAGAAAATGGGGTGCAAGTCACCGGCTTACCGCTAGTAAAGTCCTTTTGATAAAATTCTCTATTGCTGTTTATTACTATATTAGAAGTTCCAAAGATTGGTTTTAAAACCATACCAGAATTAATACTAGTAATAGTCATATAATCAAATGAATAAGAGGTAGCTTGAGGCCAAGATAAAAAACAATTTGTGGGTGTCGGTGTTGCTGTGGGTGTAGCTGTGGGTGTAGCTGTCGGTGTAGCTGTCGGTGTTGCTGTGGGTGTAGCTGTGGGTGTAGCTGTCGGAGTAGCTGTCGGAGTAGCTGTCGGAGTAGCTGTCGGAGTAGCTGTCGGAGTAGCTGTCGGAGTAGCTGTCGGTGTTGGTGTAGCAACTTGAACCAAAGTAAAGCCAGCTTGATAATATACCGCACCATTCACTGTTATGGTCGCTTGCTTGGCTCTCGGATCGGTGTAGTCTATAGTAAAAGTATCAGGTACTGCAACGGTAGTCGTGTGAAAGCTTTTATACGATTCGATCTTCAGCTCTTGCGCAACTCTATCGATTCTGCAAGCGTATGCCGTGTCTGGACTACCAGCAAAAGCTATTCCTATTATTTTTTCGACACCGCCGATAACAGCTATCATTGGAGATCCAGAATCTCCACCAGCTATAGGCCAATAAGATGAATCAGCATTTTTAAATACTATGAGGTCACCCCAGCTATTAGCTGAATTTGCATTATTGTTGACCGTAACCGTAGCACCAATGCCCGTAATTATGAGCTTACATGATGCAGTCTGACTAAACCCTTTTGGCCCGGTTGTACGGCCGGTGCTGTATATTGGTGTGGTGCTAGCATTTGCCAATAGACTGTCAATCTCGCTGGTTGAAGCGAAAGGAGGTATTGGTTTAAATGCGTAATTATCGCTGCCAATAGGGTGCCAGGTGTTATAAGATGAAGCCACATCAATATAAGAATCGTTAGGAATGTAGAGAGCTGCGTCTACATAATTTATGCCTGAAGTCACAGGGATGTACCTCTTTAATCTACCGACCAGATTAAGGTTATTAAAAGTATTAAAGGCAGCCATACTGGGCGGATGCTTCTTTCCATCATAAACCCACGTCATGTCTTCGTAAATGTTATAAGGATCTTGCGTTTCTAATACTATATCTCTGTCTGTGGCTATATTTCTTCTGTCAATTGCAACGTGACTATTCGTAAGACCAACCACCCTAAAATCTAAACTATCGATACAAAACATGCATAATGTGCCCACATCGAAATTATAGCTCGTTTGGCCGTTGTTATTAACAGCTGTCCAATTAGTAGGAAATTGTACTAATTCTTGACCACCTTTCATCGGTGTTAGAAGGGCTGTATCATGCCCTTGCAATCGTGTGATATTTGTATCGGTGCCAATATAAGAAGTCAGCGGAGTAGAGCTCATGTTAGGATAGCAAGAGACTAACTTAATTGGCTTAGCCTCTATAACATCAGTAATAATATCAACGCCGTCTACAGTAATAGTAGATGGCAAGATATCTGATGGTTTTAACTCACTTCTACTTAGTTTTTTAAGAACGCTAAATACTATGCCTATCTCGCCAGTGTTAGCGCCGCTTTTATGCTTATATCCTAGGCTAACACCGTGAATATCTTCTGGTGTAAGATTATAGAGTTCCTCTATTTTAGCTTTTATATTATCAGTAAGCCTCATGGTTTTCCTTTTTTATTTCCACGCTGTGTATAGTACTTTTAATTTAGACGTAGTCGGCGTTGGCGTTGGTGTAGCCGGTGTCGGCGTTGGTGTAGCCGGTGTCGGCGTTGGTGTAGCCGGTGTCGGCGTTGGTGTTGTCGGTGTTGGTGTCGGGCTAGTTCCGCAGCTAGGATTGAAAGTAATAGTGTATACAGGCGATGTTCCGGCCGGAGCTGGAATAATTGAAGCGCCGCTGGTAGATGTTAGGCTTCTTAGATCTGGAAGCACAGCCGGAACCGTTAGCACCCCAGGGAACCCGCCAGCCAAACAATTACCAGATAAGCAAGTTAATCTCATCTGTTTGGTTATCTTAGTACCAACCGTAAATTTTTCAATGTTGGTGATCGTATACTTGCCATTGTAGGGGTTAGTTGTGACGTCTAGTTTTACTTCTATAGTGTCGCCAATATAGAATTGAATACCATTAGCGTCAGTTATTGTATCGGCATTTGCGATTTTATCGAATATAGTCATACACAGGCCCAAGCCAACCGGCAATTGCGGTTTTACAAAATCCTTTACTAAGACATATCCGTTTCGTTCTGGGGAGCCATGGGCTAGGACCAAAGCACCATTAATCGACCCAAATCCAACTTGGACAAAATCTGAAGAGAATGTATCAGGAGCATTGTTATTATCGATAATACTATAACCATAAGCGTACACATTGCCGCTCTTAAATACTACTAGGCATCCAGAAGTATTTGGCTGATAATCAATCACGCCAGATTCTGGCAAAGTCAATTTAGTAGGCTTGTATATGTTTGTAGGCAATCCGCTTTGTCCGACAAAACCGCCCCAAAACAATAAATCGCCGTCGCGTGTGATAGCCATAGCATTTGTTCTTGACGTGCGGACGCCAAACCCGACACCAACGCCTAAGCCTATTCCCTCCACACCAGGCCCAGCACCTGACCCTAAAGTTTGTACTGGGATAGGATTTAACATTGGGATTACTTTGTTAGTGGTATAACCTTCCTTTTGGTTTATCCCCAGCACTCCACATTTGTTCTCACCGATAACATGTAATCCGCCGGAAACATCAACAATGATCAGTGCAGAATCACACGCATAAATCTGTTTATATGTTGGACTACTGGCTATTAATGTTGGCTTATATAAATAGGCAACGCCATTATTATCTATTCTTTCGAAAGCAGTGTCAGATGTCCATTTTAGACTAACGCCCAAGTAGGCTTCCATACTGTTTTTGCCGACATAGTAAATCTCACCTTGCTTAGTTAAAAATGCTGTAAAACCGTTACCAGGGGCAATCTGATTATAACTCATTTTTGTAAGTTTTGGCATAAATTCATCGGTTACTCTGGTTGGCTCAGCTATTGTCTCACCCTTTCTATCCAAGCACGATTCACCAAATGTATCGATACCCCATGTGTAAAGATCGCTATTTGCATCGATTGCATAAGCCATGCTTCCGAATGTATTAACATATCTCCACTGACCAGGCGCAGCTACTACAGGATTTACTTTTCCATCTATTCTTTTCAGCTGTGTCGAAGTATTTGGCCTTCCAGCCCAATAACCAGAACCATATAAATAACCGTCGAAACTAACTCCACCTCTACTAGGAGGGTTAATTAGCAGCATGCCGCTTGAACCAGACACTAAATGACTAATACCAAAATATGAAAAAGTATCGCCATACAAGATATTGCATAAAACCCTTTGGGCTGGTGTCGGCGTTGGAGTAGGTGTAGGAGGTACTATTATTGGAGCAGCAGCGGGAGCACACTCAAACGTCCAAACTAAGAAAAGCGAATAAATCCCTAATATGCCTTGAAACACAGAAGCACCGTTAGCACCTGCATGCCCAGGTACAAGAGTAATGTCATTGAATGACATCGTGCCAAAATATTGCCCATTATTATATATAATAGCAGTGAGTGGCTTGCATCTTTCACCGCTGCCGCCTTGAGTGTGTGGTTCAAGAACATCCGAAAACTTTACTGAAGCTGTAACGAGTTTATTATTATTATTGACAGTCGGGTTAGCAACGGTATATGTTATCGTGCTTCCGCAAGTGGGTGGCGCTAGACCGCCTTGGGTTGTACTTCCAGACTCATTAAAATAAATCGTCATGAATGTACAAGCATTTTTGGGTGTTGGTGTTGGTGTTGGTGTTGGTGTTGGTGTTGGTGTTGGTGTTGGTGTTGGTGTTGGTGTTGGTGTTGGTGTTGGTGTTGGTGTTGGTGTTGGTGTTGGAGTCGGTGTTGGTGTTGGTGTTGGTGTTGGAGTCGGTGTTGGAGTCGGCGTCGTTGCTGGACCAAAAGTTTTAGGATAGATGCAGACTGACTGTGGATTAGTACTATTTGTTTTATTAGCTCCAGCATAAGTTAATAAGCCAGTAGAAGTATTTCTCCTGTACTCTCCTACATAGCCAGTGTTAAAAACCACATATACGCTAGTCCCGTCTGCTGAAACGCACATGTCGTATGAGGCTAAACTTTGTGGTGTGTTAATCTTTCCATTTTGTACTAATGCACCAGTTGAAACATTCCTGCTATATATCGAAACACCAGCGCCACTATTACTTGATACATAAACACTTATACCGTCTGCAGATATACATATCCCCCAAGGCTGGCTTGCGGGGGTTGGAACGGTGCCCCTTAACACTAAAGCTCCAGTGGTAGCATCTCTATCATACCAAAGAACATAATCTTTATAAAAAGCCGTCACATACACATTTTTACCATCTTTAGAAATACAGATTCCATGAGGATTAAAATTATCACCCTGTTTATAATCTCCTATTTGACCATTCGCCGTTAATACGCCAGTCGAAATATTTCTTGAATATATAGAAACTAATGCTGGCGAATTCAAATTAATAACATAAACGCTCTTATCATCTTCTGAAACGCAAAGTCCCTCCTGTAATCCCCAAGTTCTAATTTCACCCAATACAGCAAGCGCTCCAGATGTAGTATTTCTACTCAACATGTGAAGTTTACCTAATCGGCTAGCAGCATAAACGCTGGTGCCATCCTTAGAAATGCAGATCGAATACATTTGGTCAGCTATATTCGATAAGATAGTGCCATTATCTGTTAGTGTGCCTGTCGTTTTATCTCTTGAGTATATCTTTATTAATGAATTAGTACCGACATAAACACTAGTGCCATCTTCAGAGATGCAAATACCCTTTGAAGTATTTCCAGTAGCGGGACCGATAGCAATGATGCCTTTAGAAAGTAAAGAACCATTAGTAGAATTTCTATCAAAACATTCGACGTTTTGTGGGATTACATCATTTACAACATAAACATTTGAATCGCTTGGTGTAAGTATTGGCGCTGTTATTGGGGAATACATAGTACTGCAAGCGAAAGCAAGCCAATAGTCTGTACTTCCAGATGTTTTTATACCTCTTATTTCTGCGCCGCCAGACGAGATCACCGTAATCCCAGCATATACAGGAACATTAAAACTACCACTTGCCCATCCGTTAAAGCATCCTAAAGAAACACATTCTAAAATAATTTGGCGATTATTGACAGATAATATTTTATATGTGCCATTCACATTATCCCAGCAAATCGCCGGAGCAGGCGCAACACCTTGTATTATTATTGTTTCACCGGCACTAAAACTCTTGCCATTAGAGCCAGTTAAAGTGACTGTCTTAGTATTGTTAGGACCCAACGCCGTGATTGCGAGATAACCAAGACCAGCATTGCAACCGTGAGTACAATTTAAAGGTGGCGGTGTTGGGGTTGGTGTCGCCACTGGCGGCGGTGTCGGCGTCGCAACGGGCGGTGGTGTCGGCGTCGCCACTGGCGGTGTATTCGGCGAACTTACTGGAGTAATCTGACAACTAGAAGACAAGGCCCTCCAAAATAAGACCCCCCTGTTTTCCCAAGCAATATACTCGCATAAGCCATCACAGCCTGGCGAGCAAGGCCCAGTCTTTCTGTCTCCTAGCTGTACGTTAGGTTCAGTGACTTGCGTATAATCTAGAGCGCAAAGACAACTTACTGGTGAACCAGGAACCGGTATCGGTGTGGTTAAATAACTAGTGCCATCAAAAGTTATCGGATTTGCTATCAACACCAAATCAGGATCACTAACGAACAATTCCTTTGAACCCGTCCCCAACTGATACTCTAGACCATTATATCCCCATGCAAGTAATTTACCGCAAATTGATGGAGTTATAAATGTGGTCGGAGTTGGAGTCGGCGTAGGAGTCGGAGTCGGTGTTGGTGTAATCAAAGGACACGCCAGAGTCACTTCTACACCTTCCCAGAGCGGATTGACAGGCGAGCCTTTTCTAGGTGTTATGGCTGTTACTACATAATCAGCGGAATTCGATACACCACCTACAATATTAACAGTTTCATTTAATATAAAGTTACGGCCATTGGATAGGCCACCATAGAATGAATGTTTATAAGTTAAGTAAACAGTATAGACAATTACATTCTTTGGTTTACAGGTCGCTTCATAATAGGTAAAGCCGCCTAAGTCTCTTAATCCAACATACTTATATGTCCCATCCGAGATGCCGATTTTAGCACCTGGGTAAATAGAATTAGTACCATTAAAATTGTAAACGGTTAAGTCTTCGTTATTAAAATAATCATTTAGTTTAGGATCAGGCAGACCAGTGCGAAACAAGAAAGTCGATTCATCTATATAAACATATGTCATCTGATTGCCAAGGGTATTAGCAGTCGTAAATTTAGAGCTAACACCTGTTATACTTCCATTATTAAAAAAGGCAAATCGACCATAATACCAAACGGGTTTTTGTTGGGTTTTATTAGGATCAAGGAAATATAATCCTAAAACGCATGGCTCGCTAACAATCGTATTAATTTGCGTTGCGCCAGATGTCATGCCAGTTACCACTGTATTGACATAAGAGGCATCGCCGGAAGTAGCATTGCTTGGCCATTGTTTAAAACAGCTAATGTCAGGGTTACTGAAAGGGGGCGGTGTAGCATCGCAAATTGATATAGCAATGTTAGCAGGATTACCACGTTCAGGTATCGATGAAAACGCCACAAAACGATTATTACCAAAGGCTACGATGGCATCACTAATTGGGGACAGAGTACCAGCACTGCGAATAAACCAGCTAAACCCATCAGCAGATACTGCCTGTATAGTATCTGAAGAAGTTAAAAGAAAGATGCCAGCCCCATATGATATCCGCACCCATTTTACGGATGGCGTTATTCTTGGTGTTGGAAGCGATATCTTTGTCCATTTTTTGGCATCAGAAGAAACCGCGACGTAGTTCGCATCTAGTGCGCTAGGTATAGCCACAAAGACATCGCTTCCATAAACAATATCCACCCAAGGATCTGTCTTAACTGGCAGATTAAATATGCTCCAGTTAATACCATCAGTAGAGACCATCGCGTATCCAGCATTTACCAAAGCACCACTAGATAATTCTTTTGATGCTATAGCCACAAATTGGCCATTAGCGTAAATCAATTCAGACCATGCAGCGAATACAGGCAACGTCATCTGTGACCAAGTTGCACCATTGTCGACAGAATATGCACCTATGTTAGAATAACTTAACGCCACATATTTTCCAGCGCCGTAGCATGCTTGAAGCCAGTTTTTGCTTGCTGAACTAGGGAGTGTCGGTAAAGTCGAGTATATTTGCCAAATTCTTCCACCATCTACAGACTTAGCGACTGTTTTTTCCTCTGAAAGTATCAAGTATGTCGTATTCGGGCCAACAGCAATATCTTTCCAAACTGAGGTCCCAGGTGTCGAAGCACCATAGACATTAAAAGACGCCCAAGTTATACCATCATCAGATATCTTAAGGTCAGAAGTGGTTGCATTAAGCAACATAAAATTAGAACCATATGTAAAGAGCAAGTCGGAGTAATTCGGCAAACCGCCAAGCGGGCTGGTAAAGTCTGGCGCTCTGCTCGCTGTCCAAGATGTTAAACAAGATATTTCGTTACAGTATGATACGGCAGCCTTAGCGCCATCGGCGCCGCCGTTATAAATAACTAAAAAGGTGTTGTTTTCTTTAAAGAAATTTATAAAGCTAAGGCCTGGGGCTGCAGTATTAAAAGTTAATGTCGAGGTCGACCAATTTATACCATCTGTAGAATGGGCTATATCAGAATTGTTTACACCACTCGGGACTTTTACCGCTGCTAGAAACGCAGCGCCAAGATAAAAAGACGAGGCGGTTGATGAACTTCTAATAAAGCTAAAGGAAGAAACATTATTTGGTAAAACAATATTCTGCCATGCCGATGGTGTACCAGTCTTAACCGCCGCGCCATTGGCCAGCGTAATAGCGACAATCGTATTGCTATGACCCTCAATGCCTGTCCATTTATCAGAACGTGGGAATTTCTCTACGACCCAAGTAACACCATCTATTGATGTTAAATAAGTATCATATGAAGAGCCGTCTGCGTTCTTGCCAATCAGATAAAATTTATCACTAAAACTAACTGTTAGCCAGACATTATTCGGGATCGTAGGTAGATTTATTAGTGTAAATGTGAGCAGGGTTGGATCTGTAGAGTGAATCCCATGTTTATACACTTTGCCGTCTGAATGAATAGCAACTAGCACGCTGGCAGAAGTATTATAACTAATAGAAACGATAATCAGATCAATACCTACCTGAGCCGCGTCAAACGGTTTGGCCCAAGTTTTACCATCGTCGGTCGATAGCCGGACGACGCCTGGTGTGCTGTAGATCACAAACACTGGTGTACTTGCGCCAGCTAAAAAAGCTATCTTATTCCAGTATCCTGTTGACAACGAGGGTAATGTAAACGTAGTCCATGTCTTTCCGGAATTACTCTTATAACCTACATCTAGTGGTAAACTATTACCAAGGATATCATTGTGTGTGATGGCGTAATAATTAAGGCCGAAGGTCGCAGCATCGACAATTATCCTGTCAGATGGGATATCTGATCTTTCCCAGAGATATCCGCAAATGTTTGAAGCAGTAGTAACTGTGGTCGGAGTTGGTGTCGGAGTCGGTGTTGGAGTAGGTGTTGGTGTAAGAGAACAAACGATCGTGTGGATACCGTTAATAATCTTAGAGATAAAATAGTAACCATTAGTACCTTGTGATGCAGAATTTTCGTTAATTAATACTTTATCTCCGGCAGAAAATGGAGAAGCAATTATAATTGCGCCACTACTACTAGTGTATTGGTAAAATTCCCTGTAGTCGTTTTGTGGTGGTGTATAACTTAAATTACCTTTTACAACTATAGTATTTCCTAAGGTAGCTTGCATAACCGCACCAGTATTTATACTAGTAATAGTCATAGCAGCACTACTATTAGCAAAAAATGGCGGCCAAGTTAAAAAGGAACAAGCCGTAGCAGTCGGAGTTGGTGTAGGTGTTGGAGTAGTAACACATTGAGCGACAAGAACATTACCATAATTTAATGGCGCGCCGAGCGTGCCTTGAGTAGTCGTTATAGCACTAATAATGAATTTAGAAGATGATTTATCTTGTGAGGTATAACCAAACGCTATATTGTTGGCCCTTGGTTGAGCGTTAGGAGAAGTAGGATACGTAAAAAGACTACCGGTAACGATCCAATTAATACCATCTTGAGAAGTAAGCGCATATTGAAGTGTATCAGGAACGCTTTTTCTAAAAGGCATAATTACGAAAGTACCAGATCCAAAAGTAATGAAAGCGCTATCGCTATAACCAGTTGTAATAGTAGTTGGCAATGTAGCTTTAACCCAAGGACCAAGATTTGGTCCTTGGCTAGAGTAGACGCCTTTTTCAGAAGTCAAGACATATCTTCCGGCACCATAAACTAGATTACGAATATTGCCTGCTCCGACAGGTAAATCAAAAGGGATAAAAGCATTGGGACCGCCATCGGACATATACCCCTTTGTCGAAACTTGGCTGCCGGTCATAGTTCCTGCTGGAAATGTAAAAAATAAGCCGTTAGTAAACGTTACATTCCAATCAGGGCCGGGCAAAGAAAATCTATAAGTGGCAGAGCCAAAAGTTAAGCCATCATCAGAAAAATAAAAGTTAACACTCCTTCCAATCGCGGTGTATATGTCTTGTGTTACTAGAAGGAATTTATTGTTTCCGTAAGCTATACTCAGAGGAAACTCGAAACCATATTTTCCGTCGAATTTATATGAATTAAACGTGCTGCCAAAATCATCTGTATAAATAATATCGTAGTTAGGAGTATAAACATCATTGTTTGCCCAAAAGATTATTCTTTTGTCGCTAACTGCTATTTTAGAATAAAAGTAAGGATAAGCATTAAAGCCATTAAAAACATAATTTTTTGGTAATTTAGTATCTGTCCAATTAGTACCATCGATTGATGTCTGCAAGTAGCTGGGGACAGAAACAGTTCCACCATCTGCTATCTCAATTGATTCGGTGGTGATTAGATTTATGAAACGACCTTGACCGTAAGTTATATAGTAAGAGCTGCCGCCCGTGACTTTCGTCGGCACAGCGGACCAGTTCGTTACTATGCATGGATTGATTGGTGTTGGTGTTGGTGTTGGTGTTGGTGTTGGTGTTGGTGTAGGTGTAGGTGTAGGTGTCAACGAATTACCACCAACACTAGCAGCGGCAAGCCCGTATCTTTCAGTGCCGATGCCAGTTGTATCAGTGGCGACAACGCCGGTGCTACTAACAAGATTCGTTATGCTTACTGCTGCAGTAGAACTAGTTCTTCCATATCCAAAAATCGCTTTATCACCACCATATCCGGCAGCTGCATTAAGCATTCTGGCGGTACCAATGCCGGAAGTATCTGATGCAACAACACCGATACTACTGATAAGATTAGTCGAGGAGATATAAACATTCTGAAAGAAACCAAAGCCAAAAATCGCCTTATCTTTACCATATCCGGCTGCTGAAGAGCCTGATCGTCCGCTACCAACACCATTTGTGTCTGACGCGACTACTCCAGTGTTACTAACAAGGTTAGTCATCGAATATATTGAGGTATTGTTTTGCCCAAAGCCAAAAATTGCTTTATCACCACCATAACCGGCAGCAGCTAAAAAATTCCTAACCGAGCCGACCCCGGCAGTGTCAGACGCTACGAGACCAGTGTTATTAACAAGGTTAGTAATAGCGACATAACCTGTAGTATAGCCATAGCCAAATATGGCTTTATCAGTGCCATAGCCGGCTGCTGCTAAGCCCATTCTAGCGGTTCCCAAGCCAGATGTATCAGACGCGATAACTCCAATATTACTAACAAGATTCGTTAAATTTGTATTTATGCTGCCGCCAAATGTAATCCCATAACCAAATATAGCTTTATCTGTGCCGTAGCCAGCTGCAGCCAAATAATGTCTGGCCGTTCCAATACCGGCAGAATCGGTCGCGACAACACCAGTATTTGAAACTAGATTAGTAACGCTCGAAGTTGCAAGGCTGCCACTAACGCCAAATCCAAATACGGCTCGACCAGCGGTAACATATGAGGGTGTCGGAGTAGGAGTCGGTGTCGGCGATAGTGAGACGCACCTAAAAAATATAAAAACAGAAGGATCTAAGGCATTTCCCTGATAGATATATGAACCATCTGGCGAAATCGATAAACCTCGTGGCGTGACGCCAGTAGGTATTTCTCCTAAATATGTCAAGCTTCCGGTGGATATGTTTCTACGATATGTCGTAAGGGCGCCTAGGGAGCCTATAGCTACTATAATTGCGCTGCTAACATAGACGTTTGAACCATCCGGAGATATTATAATATCGGTAGGTACTGCGGCTGTAGCAATAGAACCGCTGAGTGTAAGACTACCTGTAGAAGTAGATCTCGAAAAAATAGTAACAGCATCAGCTCCAAGGGTATTGGAAGGATTTTTGGTGCCTAAAGTGTAAACGGTTTTTCCGTCCGGCGAAACAATACCTTCGTTATAAAATACTTCATTGCCTATTATTCTATCGACATAGGTTAGCAGTCCAGTCGATTGGCTTATGCTAAAATTAGATATTGAAGTACCTATGACCTGCCGGCCAGCATTAAAAGTCTCATCTTGAGAAACATATAAGTTTAAGCCATCCGGCGAGATATACAATCCACGAATATAAAAAGTGTTAGATGTAGGTATGGTTACGACGACATAACCAAGCGGGGCAAGAACACCTGTTGAAGCGTTCCTAGTATAAATAGAAATTATAGTATTGTAGGTCGCAGTATAGACAAATAGCCCATTTGGAGAAAATATTAATTTACCCATTTGACCGTTAGTAACCACTGGACCAACAGTTCCTATCGATGTTATACTGCCTGTGGCTGCATTTCTTGAATACATTGTGATCACATAGACTGAAGTAGGATCTGTGAGCGGACCAGTTATAGAAGAAATATAAACATATTTTGAATCAGGTGAAACACATATTCCATAAGGCGAGTATCCAGCGGCTGTTTCTTCTACAAAGGTTATAAGTCCAGTGCTTTTGTCTATTGAAAATATAGCCACTTTGGTGGGGGTATTACCAAGGCCACCACCTAAAACATATAATGTCCGTCCGTCTGGTGAGACGACATTGTCTTGTGGGTATACGACGTTTGATGGTGATTGCCCGACTTTTTCTAATAGGTCTAAGCATGGTGTCGGTGTCGGTGCTGGGTTACCACCATAATTAGTCGCTGCTAAATTATTTCTAGCAGTACCAACAATAGCTGTATCCGCCGAAACAACGCCAAAGCTTGAAACATAATTTGCGAGATTTAGATAAGTCTTACTAGCATTTCCGGACCCATATCCAAATACGGCTTTATTGCCACCATAGATGGTAGCGGAAGATTCCGTCTTTACAGAACCAGCAATTACAGTATTAGTTGAAACTATACCAAGATTATTAACAATATTCGTCTCAGCATAAGTGGAGCTATTTGTGGATCCATATCCAAATATGGCCTTATCACCACCGAAGCCTGCTGCCGCCAAATATGCCCTAGCAGTACCAACGCCAGCGGTATTAGACGCCATAACACCGGTGTTAGAAACAAGATTTGTAAAACTAATATATGCATAGGGATTTGTGTTCGAAAGCCCATATCCGAAAATAGCTTTATCACCACCATAACCAGCTGCCGCGCCAGAAGTTCTTGGAGTACTAGAAGCATTAGCCGTATCGGTCGCAACAACACCAGTATTAGATACAAGATTAGTTAAACTGGTAAAAGTAAAAGTAATTCCAGTATTCCCGAATGCAAATATGGCCTTATCTGTACCATAACCAGCAGCGGCCGGATCTATTCTTGGAGTACCAACGCCATTTGTGTCGGTCGCAACCACGCCAGTATTCGACACAAGATTTGTCGTACTGACCACAACATCAAGAGGGTCATTATAAATCCCAAATCCGAATAAAGCTTTATCACCACCATAACCCGCAGCAGCCAGACCCATTCTAGCGGTACCGACACCAGTAGTATCAGATGCGACAACACCGGTATTCGAAACATGGTTGGTTAAACTGACATAAACATTTCCTGTAGTAATACCAAAACCAAACAAGGCTCTACCTGACCCAGCTGGGGTAGGTGTTGGGGTAGGTGTTGGGGTAGGTGTTGGTGTTGGGGTAGGTGTTGGAGTGGGCGAAGCTGTAGGCGTCGGTGAAGCTGTTGGTGTTGGTGAAGCAGTGGGCGTAGATGGGGCCGGAGTCCCAGAACCGCCACCCACATCGCTGCAAGCACCCATCTGCACATTAGGGCAATAGAAGAAAGGCTCCTGGCAGCAATTTTCAACCTCAGGAGAAGCAGGTATTAAAATCTGCCATGGATACTGAGCATTCTTAGGGCCATCAGCACCATACCAAGTAACACCACCAATTTCACAAGGTTCCTTGCTAGTTAAAGGCACCCAATCAAAGACATTCTTCTCATAATTATGCTTACTAACACAGTTTGGTAGAGGCTGCCAGACAAAAAAATTAGTCTTAGGAGTCTCAGAACCAACGATACTGGTCTCATGAATTCTTAGAGATTTATATCTATTAGCAGTAGTTTCAACGCTCGCTAGAACACTATCAATTGGGCTTTCAAAAGCTAAATTTGTAGATCCTGGAACCAAAGAAATATTATCAACATTCGTCTCTATACTAAGATCACCAAATGACGATAATAAAGTAGATGAGCTTTTATCATATCTTAGACCAATAAGTGGCCTCTTAGCTAAGACCGTACTACCAGGCTCGATAACCACTTCGCTTATACTTAATTTAGAAGAACCAATGTCACCCCTAGCCCCGTCTGGACCACATTGTCTAGATTTTACAGCATAATTAGTGTTCCAAGAACCTACCTTAAGGATTATTTTTCCATAGGCTATATGATAATCCTTATCATAACCGATAAGCGCTGCTGATGCTCCCTCATCGATTAGTGCAGAAAGCTCGCCTGTAAAACGAACTGGAACAGCGCCGGTCGGGTCAATCTTGATTTCTAACACACTTTGGGCATTTATCGAATCTAAGTCAAGATTTTTAATAACGTCATTTAAACAGAAATAGAACAATCCGTTACCAGCCGCACATTTATTTCTTATATCGGCTTGAAGCCTCATGTATTCTTTGTATTCATTGCTTATTGTAAACAGATAAATTGGTAATTCGACATAGGATGGGAGGAGAGAGGGAGTGAAGGAGGGGTCAAGCTCATCCAATCTAACACTTATATCTGGTACGTGGCCATTCGGAAGAAAAATCTTTCCACCAGCCTCTAAAGGCTGAGGGGTGTAGACCGCAAAAGACATTATATTATTGTCAAATGTTGGATTAAATGAGAGTTCAGCGGGGGCTGCTAGACCATCGACTCCAGCCGCACCAATTAGTCCACGTTGACCGGTCGGGCCTTTGCATCTCTCATTATATAATAAACGATAAAGCCGCTGCATATTGACTTCTATACGCAGTTGGCTTTTAGATTCAGCCTTAAATTTAATCAGTCGATTATTAGATCTAAAGTAATAATAGTATGCTCCCCTACCTGGCAATATCTTTAAGGGCGCTTGATTAAGAGCTTCTTTAAAGTTTTTATAATATTGTATTCTTTTATAAATTTCGGGGGAGACAAAGCCATCATTCTTTTCATCGACAATAATTGGAGGCTGAAGATAACCGATTGATACCCAGGTGTCAGTGGAAGAATAATATCTCCAAACATTTCCATACTTATCTGCAACTTCTTGACCGTCAGTAGCGTTTCTAGGGAAACGAGGTGTAAATTTTGCCATTTGTTTTCCTGTCGGTGGACCTTTATCTTTTAATTTTTATTTTAAATGGCACATTTATTATATACCAAGCTCCTCCCCGCCCGCCCTAAAAGTCTTTAAAAAAAAAGACCAAAAGAATGGCCAGAGGTGCAAAATGTTACTAATGCCTCGGTTTTACTATTTAACACTACCAGTCCAGCTCACCAAGTCGCTTATGGTTTGCGGGGTTTAGAGCTAGCCGATAGTCAACAATAATAATGGGATCTGCCGCCGTCGGTGAGGTTCAGTCACCCGTACACTCTATCAGGTTTGGTGTCTCAGATCTTTGAGTTAGGAACTATATATGGGGCAACTGATGGCTCGCAGACATGCCGTCCTCTGTTAAGCCACGCCTTCTCTAGTGATATAGCTCATCGCCGGGTTGGGGAGTTACAGGCATTTATTTATACAAACCAGATCAATGGAGATAACTTGCCTGAAAAGACCGAATCTGGTTTCCCAACTGCTTAAAAAACCTACGACAAACGTGGTCGCTATGTTGTCAACACTAGACTGTTGACTGTGTGATAATACACTTATTCTATTTCTTGGGATTCTGATAGGTATTGTTCATCGCCGAGTTGTATGATTTCCTGATTTAGTTTTAATATCAGTTTATCATCAAGCTCTTTAAAATTTTTATCTTTTTTAATCCATCTGTCGAAGTAATCGCTGATGCCGTAAGTTTTTATTTCTTTTCTGCCAGCAGTTATCTTTTCGACCGGGGTGATGAACTTTATGCTTTTAGGATTGTAGTTTTCTAGTAGTAGTCTAATCGATTCTTTCTCATTCTCCGCGATGGTTTCACCCAACACGACACGAATGTGGTTATTCTTAATTACTTCTTCAGATGTCGAATTAACATCTGTGTGAATGATGGTATAAAAATTCGGTGGTGGAGCTTCAGTCGGGAAGAACTTCTGACCAGCTTTCTGGATGTTAACGAACTTCTGTTCTAAAGTGTCAGTATCTAATACCAAGAATCCATGGGGAATACCGCCTTCATCGTGTTTGAAAGGTATTGGGGACCCTGGATAATATACCCTATCCCCTATCGATTGCCTATTGTGATAATGCCCAGTGAAGATCTTCCTATATGGTGTGTCGTTAAATGTTATAGAAGAATTCGAAGCTTGGGTAAAGCAGGTGTTATAGGTGGCGCCATTTACACCAATGTGCGTTAGAAGTATAGTTTCGGCATCAGCTTTTTGTGAAAGTAATTCTAAGACTTTGCGATATGTGCTTTCTTTGGTCATATACGGCAAGATATGGAAATGTCTTCCTTCTATTACAAGATCTTTTATATCGTTAATAACCACTAATTTATCATTTATCGGATCTAAACTATTACATTTCCAGCTGTGCCTGAGATACATGTCGTGGTTGCCAGGAAATACGATCCATGTCTGCTTTAGCTCTCTGCATTCGTTAAAGAATTCTGTCGCTTTGTTTAAAACATCTATCTCTAGATATTTTCTATCATGGAAGAGGTCGCCGAGGATCAGGACGATGTCGATGTTAGCTACTTGACAATATGAACGTATTGTTTTTAGTGCATAAATGGTATCATTTAATCTGCCCGTGAGTCCTAAATGAATGTCTGCCGTTATTGCGATGTTTGCCATATTTTGTTCCTTAATGGTGATAAATGTATAATACGGATGATATAGATAAATTCTTTGTTAAATCTGCTTACCGCGATGGACAGAGGGAAGCTATCAAGTTCGTGCTTGATTCTTTTAATTCTGGTAAAAAGATCGTTATAATCGAAGCTCCCACTGGCTCTGGTAAGACTGCCATCGGGATGACGGTTGCTAAATTTTTCGATAATATGTATTGGCTAACTGCTACTAAGCAACTGCAAGACCAGTTAGTATCTGAATACGGCTCTATCGTGACGGAGCTTAAAGGCAGGAATGCTTATGAATGCGACGTCTGGGAAAGAATGAAAGGCAAAAAGAAATGGAGTCTTACCCTTGCCGCTTCGGATATTAACAAGCTCGACAATGGTTTTAGGAATTGCTCCGTTGGTGTCTGTAAGACCAATTTGCTTGGCTCTGGCGTTAAGTGCCGCTTTTGCTTCGAGAACGCAGAGGAGAATATTTTCTTGCCCCCTGGACGCACTTTCAGCGCCTGTGCCTATTATGAGCAACTTCATAAGGCGATCAATTCTAGATTTCTGTGTATGAATTTTAGCTCTTTCCTCTATCAGACCACTTTTACCAAAGATCGTTTCGTTGATCCCCGCAGTCTACTTATTACCGATGAGGCACATAATCTTGGTCAAGAAATACTTTCTTTTGTTAACGTTACGATTAGCGATATCGATTTAAAAGAACGTGGCTATGCCCTTCCGGTTTTCGATAGTCCTAATCAGTATAAGCAATGGTTTTTAAATGAGAATATTATTGGTGTTTTTAAGGAGCTTGAGGATATCGCAATTGCAGATGAGGACCATATAGCCGCTAGAGACTTTCTGGGTGTTGCCGGCAAGATCGAAATGTTTGTGGATAATGATTTCGATGATTGCGAATGGGTTATGGATCACGAAATTAAGTTTTCTCCTTCTGTCGGTGAATACCGTGTGCTTAACTTGAGACCAGTTATCGTTGGTGATTTTGCCGAGCGTTTCATTTTTAGGCATGGTAACAAGGTGCTTCTGATGAGTGCTACTATTCTTGATGTCGACACTTTTTGTAACACCGTTGGTGTCGATAGGTCTGACGTTGCTGCTCTTAGGATGAAGAATCGCTTTCCTGTCGAGAATAGGCCGATTTACTATTGGCCGGCTGCTCAAATGACCGGTGGTAAGGATAAGATGGTCGATTGGGGTCCACCTTTGGTTAGGTCAGTCGAAGCTATCGTTAATAAATTTGGCCACCAAAGGGGAATTATTCATACTCATAATAACGCTATTATGGAGTATCTTAGCCTGAATTGTGAATCTAGTGTTTCGAAGCGTTTTAGATCTTCTAAGGATTATCCTAATAGGTCTGACCTTTTAGACTCTCATGCTTTATCCCATGATAGCATCATTATTTCTCCTTCTCTTTATGAGGGCGTTGATCTTAAGGATGATTTGAGCCGTTTTCAGATCGTTTGCAAGATGCCTTTTGCTAATTTCTATGATGATAAGCAGTTGGCGGCGAGGATGAAATTAGATGATAAATATTATGACTGGATTACTGTTTTAAGGCTTGTGCAATCCGTTGGTAGAAGTGTTAGGTCTCACGCAGATCATGCCGACACATTTATTATAGATGGGTCTTTCGAGAGATTATTTAAAAAAGCCAAGGCGATGTTTCCGGCGTGGTTTAAAGAAGCGGTGGTCGATATTTCTAGTTTGAGGCAGGTTCATTTACACCAACCTTTAAATATATAATATACTTTATCTTATGAGGTTTACTATGACTAATTATTTTAACGATCTTGTTGGTGTTGGCGCTGCGCAAATGCCTGGTACTGATTTAGTATTCTCGGTGGTTATTAAAGATTTCGATCTTATTATAGAGATCGGAACTGATAACGGCGGATTTTCTGTATGGCTTTATAAAAATAAGCGGCCTGAGGCTTTATTTCTTACCTATGAACTAGAACCTTCGCATGTCAAAATCCCTAAAAACCATGAAGTAAATGATAATATCAGATATTGTGATTGCTTTTCTCCTGATATTATCGATTCTATTTCATCTTTAATTGCTTCGAGAGATAAAACTTTGATATTATGTGATGGTGGAGCAAAGACTAAAGAATTCGATATATTTTCGAAATTTCTTAAGATAGGCGATGTTATTATGTTACACGACTTCGCTGATTCGCCTAATGAATCTGAAAATTATTCAGCAGTTAAATCAAGATTATTATCGACTGGACTTTGGGATGGTATTGGGTTCGAAGTGCACGAGTCTTCTTTAAACATGGTTCAATCTAGCATAGATTCAGTAGGTCTTGAAAAGTATAAATATCTAGATTTTTTAAGTGTTTTATGGGGCTCTTTCATAAAACTTTAACACTGCATTTCTTGTGTTAATTCGCGGTTATCTGATTATTTTTTATAGTTATGTAGATATCGTGTCTAACTATAAAGGATAATAATGAAAGCCGTGATATGTGCCGCAGGCTTTGGGGCTAGATTAAAGCAAAATATTCCAAAAGCAATGGCCATGGTGAATGGCAAAAGAATTATAGATTACCAAATTAAAGCCCTAAAGAATTATGAAGAAATATATGTGGTAGTTGGATTCAGATCTAATCTCATAATAGCTCATTTAAAAAAGCTAGATAATATTAAATTTATATTAAACAATGATCCTGACCTAGGCATAATGCACACTATGCGGCTGATTTCTAAGGAAATAAACGAATTGGCTCTAATTTTAGATGGCGATATTATAATTAATGACGAAATTCCTTTGTTTAATCATGAATTTATAGGTATAAGTGCCCCGATCTACCATAATCAGGCCGACACTAAAGCCGATAAAAAGCATGTTTATGTTGGTACGAAAGAGTCCGAGCAAGACTCTGCAAATATTTTCTGTACTAACCCTAGTAAACACGATTGGAACACCTTATCCATTCATGAAACTTTATCAAGATCCTTACCTAAGCCGTTTTTGCGTTTTGATTCTTTTAAGATTAAAACGCCAGATGATAAGAACGCTGCATATACTTGGTTAACTAAATTCAGCAATAGTAACCTCAAAAATAATCAGTAATTATAATTTATTCCATTCATTTAGGTATCATTATGCTCCGATTAAAAAATGTTACATTGTTTATGGCTGATGGGCGCACGGATAAAAAATCTTTTGAAAGCTCGCTTTTTGCTGTTAGGCAATGCATTGATAAAGTCGATTTTGGTGAAGTGATATTTCAATCGGCTTACGATTCAGATATCACAGGTGTCGGCTATAAAAAAATAAAGCCAATGGTTATCGGTGAGTATAGTAAATTAATCAGTGGTAGTCTTACTGACCACATCAATACTAAATTTGTTCTTGTTGTTCAACATGATGGTTTTATTCTTAACACTGCTAATTGGAATCCTGATTTTTTAAATTATGATTATATAGGCGCACCGTGGCTTTTGGAAGCTACCAAAAGACCCAACTGCCGAGTAGGTAATGGAGGGTTTAGCCTGCGTAGTAAAAAGCTTTTAGATGTTTGTAAAAAGCATTACGGCGGTACCTGGGATAATGAGGATTGGCAAATTTGCCTTGTCAATAAGCCATTATTTGAATCACACGGTATAGTGTTTGCGCCTTTAGATGTAGCAACGTGGTTTTCGATAGAATCACACATACCTGAATATGATCATGATATTAAAAAGCGCTTTGGGTTTCATGGGCCGCGCCAATATGAGGCTGTGAATGCAGCTTATGGGTTTGATCTTAAATAAAAATACAGTATGAGAAAATTATTAGTCGGTATACCTGTAATTTATGACGTGGCTTGTGTTAAGAGATGCTTAGCCCATGTTATTGGTGCCGACGGTATCCTTATAATCGACAATAATGCCACACCTGACATAAAAAAATTAATAGAGCCTTACAATAAAATAATTAATGCTAAGAATGTTTATGTTAATCCAGCTTGGAATCAATTAATGGAGTATTTCTTAGCACATCCAGAGTTCGATACCTTAATTATCCTAAATAGCGATATTTATCTTAAAAATGACGTTTGTGCTAAGATAAAATTAATAGATCTTGATACTCAGAAGGTAATTCCGCTTGTGACTGGCGTTAGTGCCTTTTCCGATTCTCCCAACCCGACAACACAAGTAGTGCAGGATGGCGTCCCTGGCGTCTTCATCTGCTTGTCTCGCAAGATGGTTGAGTTAGTTTATCCGATACCTGGGGAGATAAAGTTATGGTTCGGCGATAATTGGATATTTGATAAACTTAAATTGTTAGATTATAAAATGACCGTTTATAGCGACCTTCAAGCCATCATGGACTGGAGTCGTAGTATAGGTCTGCTACCTGAAGCAAACACAATAATAGAGGAGGATAAAAAAGCATGGAGCCTAATTTCAAAGAAGATATAACTCACGTTGATATTATAAACCATCTGATCAGAGCATATAATTTTAAATCTTATTTAGAGATAGGTGTTCAAGGTAAAGTATGCTGGGATAAAATCGTATGCGCAGATAAAGTAGGTGTCGAGCCGGTCGGGGAAATGTTCGATGATAGGATCAAGTCGATGAATAGTGATCAATTCTTTGATCAGAATGGTCAGAATTTCGATTTGATTTTTATAGATGGTGACCATGATGAAGCGCAAGTCACAAAAGATATCTTAAATTCCTTGAAATATATAAACCCAAATGGCGCAATAGTTCTCCACGATGCCTATCCGCCTAGCGAGGATTTTGCTGTATCTTATAGGTGTGGAACAGTGTTTAGGTCGATATGGCACATTAGACATATAGCAAATATTGGGATTGTAACTTATACTGGCGATTTCGGGGTAGCTGTAATAAGAAAAAAACCTAGCATAAATAAGTACCACGCTAGCGTCGGATCTTATAAGGAATATATGGCTGCTTCTGACAATCTGATAAACAAGTGTGATTATTATTCTGAATTTAAAGAAAAGATAATCGCATTATTTAACAATGATTAATTAACTCGCTTTAGGTTTTAGTTATCGAATACCACGAGTCCAGTCCCAGACCAATGGCCTATATGAGATATGTCATACTTCTCTTCTGGCAATTTATTGAATAAAATTCTTAGTTCAGGGAATTCAGTAATATCATCCATTATTAGTAAACCTGCCCACTTGATTGACCTTAGATGGTTTATGAATAATTCTTCGTAGACTCCATCATGAAACGTGTCTAATAGAATAATTGAGGTATTCTTGAAATCTTCGAATTTTGTTGCTTCGCCGATTCTATATTCGGTGTTACTTGTATTTTCTTGTGTATGGTGCTTCTGGATGTCGTAAGAAATAATTTTATTATTTAGGTTATTGCTTAGTGCTATCGCTGAATACCCTCGATATGTTCCTACATCTAATATTTGGCTGCCGCTGACTTGCCTACTAATATATGATAATAATCTATAATGTTCTACCCCTGCTGGTGCTTGATACACCGCAGTGAATGAACCGTCGATTTTATCTAGATCTCTAGAGATGTCGGTATCAGACATTGCACTCTTAGTCATCGCTAATAGATTCTTTACGATTTGCTTCATTTCATTCCCTTATGAGTGTGCTGTTATAAAACTGTTAATATCTTCACTCATCAGCAGATGAGCATTGTCGATTATCTTTTGTTCATTCCAATTCCACCATTTAATATCTAATAGTCTATTTATCTGTTCGTCTGTAAATCTTTTCCTCGTTATATTGGCCGGCGATCCGACAACTATGCTATATGGCTGAATATCTTTTGTTACTATAGATCTAGCCCCGACCACGGCACCATCGCCTATTGTAACACCGCTCATTATCATGCATCCTTCGCCTATCCACACATCGTTTCCGATGTGTATATCTCCTCTACATACTGGGTGACCGGCTAGATGAGCACAATTCTTTAGCTTTTCATTTAATGGATAAGTCGTGATAAACTTAGTGTTATGGCCAAAACCACCATCGCAGATACAGCCATCGGCTATAGAGCTATAATTTCCTATCGTTATGCTATTAAGGGTCCCACGTCTAATAATGCTTTCATATGATCCTTGCCCTATTTTTAAATCGCCCACTTCTTTTCCCTATATTTATGATAAAGATAATTACTTGCAAAAATCTTCTTTCAATATATCGACTGTCGCTTTCCAGTCTTCGACTAAACCGAAATCTTCAATCACCGTATACCATTCGGCATCGACTTCTTTATTTAATAACCCAAAGCAGCCGACTAATTTTTTTACGTATTTGCTATATTTAAGGATGAATTCAAGTTTATTACTATCGTCATATTTTATTGCGTCTGCCAGTGCGCTTGGCGACCCCCACGTTTTAGCATGCTGCTTTAATTTCTTTGCCCATATCTGTGGCGATAAATAGCCTATATCATGGCACGCGATATTGTCATGGTGTTTATAATTCTCGTTGTTATGGGGGTCTGCAGACAAATAGGCACCATCCTGCACAAACCTTTCTTTACAATCCCTATTTAGCAAAACAGCACCAAAGTGGGAAATGCCGCATTTAATATATAGTTTAACGTGTTGGATTTTAAAACAGAGGCTGCTCGCCGTTGGATTAGAAATATATTCATGGATCTGTCTAATACCTTCAATACTAAACAAGATGTCGGCCTGTAATGATAGTATGAAATCTGGTTTGAGCATATTAAAAGTATTTTCCAGACATTTATTCTGGGCTGCTGCTATGTCTTGAGGATTCTTAATCTTTTTATCGATGTTTATAATTTGCACTTTAGGCGTATTACTTAGAGTATCTTTTAGAATATTGTAACTGATATCGTCACCACCATATACCATGAATTGGTCTACAAAAGTTAGATTACGCATAATATATGATACAGGGTATTCTATAACTTGTTGGTTGTCGACATAGATATTACATGCTAACATGTGATTGCCTTTTTTGCTGTTAGATCGGTATCGGTTATTGCAAGCTCATAGCCTAAGTTTTTTAAATATGCACAGACACCATCAAATTTAGGCCCACGCTTAAAAACACCGTCTGAATGTGCAATTTCGAAGTGGATATAATCAACAGGTGTTATAGCAAGATCTAGACTCATAAGAATATCGATGTCTTGTCCCTCAGCATCGATGAATAGATAATTTATGAATTTGATATTATGTTTAGATAATAAGTCTGTTAAAGTCATATTTGATACTTCATTTGACACTATTCTATCTTCCGGACATCCGTGATCGATTAAATGCTTACTGTTTAGTGTGCTAGTTTCATAATCATAGCCGTGATGAAAGTATATGGTTTCGGTCTTTTTTAGCGAGTTACTTATTATGCAGTTTTCGATAAAAACATTATTTAAGTCTTTATAGCAGTTTGCTAGTCTTTCTAAAACATATATGATAGGTTCGACTAATATTATTTTATCGAATGGCATTTCATGGTTTTTTATTAATACCGTAACATGGTCGTTACCGCGGTTTGCGCCAATTTGCACAAGATTCATAGTGATCTCTCTGTTTATTTATAAATAATGTTCGCTTTGTATATTTAAAAAAAAATCATAGTCATTTTATATCATGCTTAAAATTATATGCTAAGAGGTCTTCAGTCTCGTTGTTATTATGATGGTTAAAATAACTCATCGGCCTTATATATTCTGGGTGGTCTGGTGTTAGGTTTGGCATCCCTCTTGCGACCTTCTTCTCGAATTCTCCTATGGTCTTAACGAAATAGTGGTTTAATTGAGCGGCTTCAGCTGTACCACCTTCAGCACTACCTTTGTCTATTATTTCTATTCCATTTGTAAAGTATGTCGTACCCACTCTGTTATGAGCAGTCATAATCATATCTTTGTCTAATTTAACTATTGATTTAAAATATAGATCAAGACTTTCATTCCTCTTAGTGAATCTATCAATAACGCTGTAATTATCGTTTACTATGACTTCATGGCCGTTTGCGCCAAAAAAATACCAGCTTATGCCTATCGCTGGGTATTGTTTATACTCTTCCAGAAATTCATTAATATTAGAATGTCTTTTTAAGACTAAAAACTCATCGACATCAAAGAAAGCGGCCCATTCGAATTCATCATGATGTTTTTGTATAAATGTATTATAAACTTCAAATTGTTTACCGTAGCCGTCTAATTCATATTTTATAACATCCGGATGCTCATAACTACATCTCCAATCATTTTGGTATATGAATATTTTATCGAATCCAAGTTTAATATAGTATTCAACCCATTCTTGTATATAATTATCTTCATTCTTGGCTGTGCATACTAAGGCCGTATTAAACTTTTTCATTATAAATGCTTTCCTACTAAAAGATCTAATGGTGGCAGCTTTGCCTGTAATCAGCATCAAAAAACAAAGTAATATATTTACGAACCAAGAGATGTATTTACGGCTATGATCTCTGAGATTTCCTAGAGCGGTTTCATTCTTGTAGACGATAACTTATTGAAAATCGAGTGGTAATTACCATATGCCTGCGATAGTTAACGCTATTGTAGAATAAACACTGGTGTATTATAATTATAAGTTAGTTTTTTCCTCACGTCAAGGATCATCATGAAAATACTCGGCTTTGTACCACTTCACTATGGCGCAGAATATTTAGACTTATGTTTAGATTCTTTAAAACCTTTCTGTGATAAGGTTTATGTATCATATTCAAAGAAGGCATCACACGGTCACATTCCACTTTTTAATGGTAAATTGGTACAATGTCCAGACTCAAGAGACTCTATTTTTAATATAGCACACAAGAATCTTGGTGATAAACTGATATGGGAAGAAGCAGATTCTTATCCTAGGGAAGCATCTCATAGACACTCTGTTTATAATCATGTGGCCGGTTACGATATGATCGTTACTGCTGATTCTGATGAAGTCATAGATAAAGAAACCTTTATGGAAGGTGTCAAAATGGCTTATGATGGTCCACATAGACTTTATGGGACATCCAATTATATCAATTTTTGGAGATCATTTAACCACGTTGTTAAAGATGGTTTCAGCCCCATTAGGATGTTTAATCTTAGAAGATCAGGTGGCCAAGGACATGGCTTGCCGACTAAGATATATCATTTTGGCACTTGTCAGCGTAAAGAAGTGATGGAATACAAATATCTTTGTCATGGTCATAAGGACGAATTACGTACGAATTGGTTAAAAGATGTGTATTATGGTTGGACGCCAGAAAATCAGATACAAAATCTTCATCCAGTAGCAAATGGTATTTGGAATGCTGAAGCTATAGACAAGAATACTCTACCTGATTATATTAAATCACATCCGAATTTTATGAAAGAACTTGTATAAATGTTGGAAATCAAATCGGTAAAGTGGCGCAATTTTTTATCTTATGGTGATTATGAATCGGTGCTATCGCTTGAAGACCCTGGGAGTTGTCTGATTACAGGTGAAATAGATACTGGGAATTCGACTCAAGTCGGTTCAGAAGACATTCGCAAATCAAATGGTTCAGGTAAGAGCTCAATTCCAAATGTCGTGCTGTGGGGACTGTTTGGTCGAACTATGCACGCTTCATCGGCTGGTGATTCTATAATTAATCACTTTACCGGCAAGACCTGTGAAGTGATTATCGATTTTAAAAATGGTGATCAGATTATAAGGCGAAGACAAAAAGGTGGCACTACAGAAGTGTTATTTAGTAGAGATGGCGACGAGACAAGGATATCCGCCGACACTGTTTCTACATCTAAAGCTATGCAATCGCAGTTGAATAAGACTTTTAACCTCGATTATGACATATTTTGTGGCAGTGTTTTCTTTAATCAATATGGTCGGTCTTGGATGGAAATGAGCGAGGTGGCTAGGAAAAAAGCTCTTGAAAAAATACTAAGAGTCGATAGGTTTAGTTTTTACGCCAAGATAGCAAAAGCTAAATCCGATAATGCCCAATTCCTATTCACAAATATTAAATCTAAAATCACAGACCTTGAAGCCAATAGAGATAGAACGATAAGTGATATCGAGTCTTATCGTGAAGAAAGTGGCGCTTATGAGATCAAAAGAGCTAAAAGGATTTCTGATATTGATTCCATGATCGAAACTATAAATGGAAAAATCGGTAGTATAACTATTCCTGACATCGACAAATTAACTGAAAAATGGAGATTGATAGAAAAGATTAAAGCCGAGATAGACAGATTGAAGTCTGAAGATGCTGGGCACTTTAGGACGATTGCCACGATAGAATCTAATCTATCTGTTTTAAAAAAGCGGCGTGATGAGGTTAATAAGCTACAGGGTAAGAGTTGCGTTGCTTGCCAACAGTCTATACCTTCAAGTATGATAACTAACAATTTAGATAAGATAGAAAAAGAATTATCGATATTTAACACACAGCTGCTAGATGCTTCGGCTGCCAGAGAAGAAAGCAACAAGGTTATCAAAAAATATGAGGCGATGCTGGCCACAAAAATTCCTAACATAACGATCATGGAAGCTAATAATCTTTCGACAATAGTTCTAAATTATAAAGCTGAGATTAAAAGGTTAACATTATTAAGGACAGAAGCAGAAACGGATTGCGACCCAAATCAAACCATCATTGAGCGGTTGGATGGTAGACTTAAAGACATTCTAGCCAATATTGTAAAGCATAGTAGTGATTTAGAAGACATTACAGTTTTAGACAAGCATTATACCTATTTATACAAATCATATAATGATAGGAATAAGGTTAAAAGCTTTATGTGCGAAGAACACTTGCCATATATTAATTCAAGATTAGAACATTATTTGGGTATACTTGGTCTAGACATTAAGATAAAGATCGAAAATGACCTTAGGATAACAAGTAATATGTGGGGTTATGAATATCAGTCAGGCGGCGAAAGGAAAAGAACTGATCTTGCTTTCATGCTTGCATCTTATGATTTTTATGAAGTAATGTATGGTAGACAGTGTAATCTGATGGTACTAGATGAGGTCGATGGCAGGATGGATGAAGATGGTATCGAAGGCCTTATTAGCATTATTAGAAATGATTTGTCATCTAGGATCGACAATATATTAATTATTTCACACCGTAACCAAATGTTTGATGTTTTTGATAGGGAATTGAAGGTAAAAAGAATTAACAGATTTTCTATACTATCTGGGAATTAAATATAAATATATGGACACACAAGACATAGATCTGATCAAGCACTTTGCAAACACCGAAACGGTGAGGCGAAAACTGATTCGCTATTTTATCGGGAAAGGATTTGTCGATTCGTTTGATAGATTAGTATATCCTCCTCTTTTACAGGATTTACCCTTTGATCCTGACATTTGCCTAATAAATAAAGTCGAGGTGGTGCCATACGCCTCTGAGATTGATACATCATTAGGCAGAGCTATCATTGGCTGGAATTTATTTGTTCTTGGCAATAAGAGAATGTTTTTAGGTGAGACATTTCATAATAATTTAAATGATTTAGCTAGGCAAATTAAATCTGGTATTATCACGAAATCAGCAAATGGCATGTCTGGTGCTAGGCGTCAAACGACGGTATTTAAAATAATTAAATTCATAACGGATGTTCTCGCAGCGCATGAATCAGGCTACGTCGTGTTAGGAGCACCAAATAGGATGCCAAAGCAACCTGGTGAGCCATATGCCGCACGACAGACCATGATGGGTATGCCAAATCAGTTCTTTGGCCGCACGGCAATGGGTATTTAATTACTTTAAATATTTTAGTTTATAAATCGTCTTATACATTAAAGAGCCTATCTCTTGCATAATGTTTCCAAGATGACCGCATCCTTCCGGCATTTTTTCTGAAATTCTCGCTACTTCTGAGGCAAATGATTCAAGATACTCGATAATGTCAACATATTCTAAGAATAATTTATCGATAGGTTCAATCAGGCCAAATTGCCCTTGGTACGTTTCTATTAACTCATCTGTTAACCCTAATAATTCATCATACAATTCGTTAAGTGCGATATGCGCCGAGAACATGTCCGTTTTTAGATGTTCGACGTGTGCTATTTGCCTAGTAGAGAAAAGTTTTATAAACATTTTTTGCATTAAAGCCTTGTCCATCGCGATCTCCTAGTTAGAGGTAAATACTCTTATTTACCGAGGTTTTTATTTGATAAGCCATATTATTTTAGCGAATTGTTCAGTCGAGTATGATGGTAGGGGTTTGAGCAAATTATCGAACGGTGTTTATCTAATAATAATAAAGTCCGATGCATCGTTACAGATTCATACTTCTAGGCTTATTAAACCGATCAACTATATGTCTGCAGGATCTAGGATAGAGTTCGATAGTAATAACATAATTGCAAGAAATCGATCTGAAACCATCAAGATAACGATATGTGAAATGATTCATTCTTTTAGCCCTGCTGAGTGGCATGATAATAAAATACTAATGCTTAGGACTGAGGCCGAATTAGTTCAAAAGCTGATTTGTGAGTTAAAGGCTGATTTTCCAGACGATGAGTATATCGAAGAATATGACACAAAATCTTTGGGGTTAATAGATCTTGTAAGGATCGACGCTTCTGCAATTTATCATTCTTATGAGGTTAAAAGAAAAAAAGCTTCTATAGCTAATGTATCACAAGCTATTAGATACGTTGAATATTTATCAGCTATAAATAAGAAATGTGTAGGATATATAGTGGCTCCAAGTATTACTGAGAATGCTTTGGAATACGCCGAAAGTAAACATATAATAGTCAAGATAATTGACTTCTGAAGAACACGGTGAAGTCATGAAAGGCAAAAAAGTAAAATGTTTAGGATGGTGTAACGGGACACTCGTCAGTAATGACCCTGGCGTTAGATATTGTAAACAGTGCAGGAAAAAAAGAGACCACACCGAGTTATCAGCCAGAGACGAACGCAGATTCATCGGTGATGATAATATAATCATCCCTGATGGCCATGATGATCATTGGTTTAAATAAGGTATAAAAATATGGCTAGTTCAGGCGTATGTGCTGCCGCTAATTGTTACGAAAGTCCAACTACCACTCCAAAAGACTTCGAAAGAAAATATGGGTTTAAATTAGCTCTTTGCCAAACTCATTTTGACGAATTCTTTACGAAATTTTCCAAAAAGGGAAATAATTTTTTACCGACCGGTGCGACTAATAATTCTTTTGGTGGAAACCTGAACATATTTGGAATACTAGCAAATGCTTTGTCACACTTTACGACAGAGGATAAGTCGGAAAAACTAGTCTGCATTTTGTCAATGAAGTTCAATAAGAATTTAGGACCACAAATTAAGGCCCTTATCTCTAACGCTAGCCAATCGCAAGAGGATTTGGCTCCTGGTACCACGACTGTGCATTCTTCAGCTTCTCTTAATAGCCAGTGGTGGCAGGCCTTCTTCAAGACAGTTGGTATTACTCAGCCAAACAACCAGAAATGGATCATACAATATGCTGCAAACAATAGCAAGAGCATTAAAGAATCAATCAATGAAGCCACAGATGTGGATGAAGACGTAGATGAAGATGAAGCGGACCAAAAACCAAAGAGATCTTGGGCAGGCTGGGCAAAGGATAAAGCTAAAGGCGTAAAAGATTATATGGATGCAGGTCCTTCTGGCAAGTTCGGCCGAAGTAAGAATGATTTAGTTGCCAAATTAGCTATCGATGGTGCTGTGCAGATTTATGACAAGATAATTAATTCTATTTTAGGTGCTGTAGACCTCGAAGAAAAGGATATTCCAGCACTGTATAAAATATATAGTGATTATATATTACCCACTCTTCAAAAGAATAAAAAGTTTGGGAAAGCTGACGCCAATGCTTTGGCTGGAGGCGATAAAAAATTAGAGGCTGATATTATAAAATCTTATAAAGGCATTACCCAATTGGCTACTCATCTTAAATTAGAGCCTATCTAATACTATTTTATTATCCTTTTTTAGTCTATTCAAATTTACTTAAATAGGCCCTAAGAGGATATATCAATGGATATCACTTCGGTTTTCTCCATGGTCGATACAGATTGGGTTAGTATTATAGAGAAATTTGGCATTCCAATGGGTATTCTAGCAGCTTTTGCGTATTTCGTCGCGCAAGGCATAAGGTGGTTTGGTTGTAATGTAGTGCTGCCAATGAAGGATAGGCACATGAGCTTCTTGGATAACATGGAACATTGCTTAGACAAGATAACAGACTTGCAAACGAAGATATTCGGCGATACGTCTTCCATTAGAGCAGACATTGACAGAGTCGAACGAAAAACTTCTGCTCTTGCAAAGGACAGCGGTATTTTAAGAGAGAAAGTAGAAGGTCTAATCATTCAGACTATGGCACAAAATGGTAAATATGATAGTAAGATTGTTAATAGTTTACAATCTGACACAATCAAGGAGAAATAAAATGGCAATGACCCCGTTCCCTGTAGGTTTACCAACTGAAGCAATTATGATTATCATCGATAAATTGCGTGGTAGCGAAGTGCAGAACAATGATCTTATTTTAGCTGCTTGGAATTTAGCTGGATATTCACTCCAGCAGGTAGTTCCAATTACACCTAAAGCGATGGCTTTGTCTGACGTAAAATTAGAAGAACTGGCTTTTTCTAATGAAGAAGCAATTGCTAGTTTAGAATCGCTTTTACCTAAAGGCGATGGAGAGGAAGTTGGTAAATTACCATGGGGAAAAATCTTAAGAGTAGCGATAAAGGTAATTTTAGGTTTAATTATTTAAATAAACCAAGGCTTTTATTTGCGAAACCAGATTTTGCCTCTAAGCCTAGATCTTCTAAGTGGAAAAAAGCTAGAGCGGTTCATCTTGAATTAAATGGAATGTGTTTGGCGTGTGGTGGTAGAGTTTCGCTTGAAGTTCACCACCTCATGCCTTACCATCTAGCCCCTGAGCTAGAATTAGATCCGAATAATCTTATTACACTATGCGAATCTGCTAGTCATTGCCATTGGACTTTCGGCCATTTGCTTAATTGGCGTAGTTATAATCCTAACGCAAAAGCAGACGCAATTGCGTTTTTTGATAAAGTCTTAAACCGCCCAAAGATCCTAACCTAAACCATGGAAGAAACATTGCGTTTCGATTTCTTCTTTGCATCTCTTAACTATTCTTGTGCTTACGCCAAGATAATCGGCAAGATCGGTATTGTTAAGCTTTGCGCCTGGATATTTAGAAGTATATTCGTGAAAACGGTCGATTTCGCCGTCGATCATAAAGCCTGAACTCTGCACCTGCAAAATCCATACTATCCTACTTAAATCATTTAAGTTATCCGCGACCTTGTGGATTATCTCTTTTATTTCCACTTGAGTCTCGTGATCATCACCAAATCCAAGCATAGCCAATCCTCCCTGAACTAAGTTGTCCAATCCTTCAGAATCATCGCCGTTTGAGTTCACACCTGTTCTACCGGTAGTGAATTTGATTTTCTCTTTAAATGTCTTTTTCATACTGACACTTTGGTTTTCTCTACTGATTATGACTATCTTGTCATCATGCAATTCGTGTATTATACCACAATCCGCGTGGTTTTGCAATATTAGCATGATAGAGATAATATCGTCAGTCCCACAATAGAATGTATCAAACACTATATGATATTCATTATAATCTTGGCTGATATCTCTCATTATCCTGTTTAAGATATCTTCCTTATTATCAACATCATGGAATAGGTTAGTCGATATCAGCTGGCCGTTTGGTGCTTTATACTTGACTTCGAAATTAGTGCCTGATTTCATCAAGACCGCAGCGAAAGCGCTAATTATACTAAGTGTAGCTGGAACTTGTACAGTCTTTTCGGTAAGATACTTCTGTTGTTGATTCTCTTTGATTACTTGCTGCTGATAGTTCGATATGTGCTTACTGACAAACTTTATAAGGCTTTGGCGGTCGGCTAGTATCTCGTCGCTATACTTCCTTTCGCCCTTGTTAGCGAATATTGGAGACCTAGATGATTCTATAGTCTTCAATTCGCAGTCGTCAGGATTTTTAAATTCTTGGCCTACCAAGATTCTATTGCAGCATGGCGAAATGTGGTAGCATTGATTAAATTGTATAGTCAGACCTATTTTATTTTGGTAGCTGGTTGCTTTACAGTTCTGGCATGTGAAGCCATTGATTTTGCGACTTACCAGTAGATCTACTAATGCTCTCCATAATGCCACTAAGTAATCTTGCTCTGATGTAGTGACATCGTCTTTATAGTCAGCACGTATTGTTCTATTAAACCTTTTTATAAATTTGGTTTTTGAGCGTTCTAATTCTGGTTCGTTGATGAGATTAGAAAATGTTAATTCGACTAATTGCTTTTCCTGTGGGTCGATTTCTTTCATCGATACGTTCACTAAAGAACCTCGTAGGTAAAGCTTTGACAGTTGGCGTTCATAACTCATTTGTAAATTCCTTTCATTTTGACAAACTTTTTTAGGAGTCCTCTCTATGGCAAACTATTGTGATAGCGCCGTTTTGGAGAAAACCTGGTACCTTTGGATACTGGGTTCGTCACACCCAGATCTTGAACAATACAGGGCCTACAATTTATTGTATACAAAACCCTGCTCGCCGGCAATGGTTGACGGGAGAATTCTTAAAAAACATGGGAAGGAATTGCTTGATCCTAGATCTGAGTATAAAATACATTGTTTAGCCCTTCCTATCCCCGTTTTTTTCAAATCCCGTAATAACATTGTAACAGGTCGATATCGTCTTTGCAATATCTCTTCTAAAACTCCTTTCACACTAGATAGACGTTTGTTCACTATGGATAATATGTTTATGGGAAATGCGCTCAAAAACAACATGTTTAAGCAGAGGTTAGAAGTGATCCCTAAGCTTTTAGAAGAAGGGTATATCAAAGAACAACCTACTTCGGCATCATGGCATGACCTTCTTGCTGATATTGGTAAGATGTGCACAGGGATTAGTATGCGTTTTAATCTCTTGAATGATGACGAATATAGTGATCTTTCTAATGATGCACTATTGCAAGTAATAAATAAATTGGTTAATAATAGGTTGGTATATACTCCCGGAAGAGCACCGGTATTTAATTTGCTTACCACTACCATACATCGTTGCATGTTTAGTTTACTTAATAAGAAAAATAGTCAGAAAGCTGGTTTAAACAAATTATTGTCAGATTCCCAATACAATCTCATACCAAAAATTAATAGGAGTCTTAAGACCCTGACACATAACCCGAGAAAATGACATGAGATACAATAGGGCTATTTCGCCTAATGCTGTACACAGTTCCCATCTACTGACTAGACTAAAAGCTCAGGCAGTTAAAGTATCGATAGTAAATGGTCCTCAACCAGGCGTGCGTCACCAGCAGCGTTCTGCGCCTCTACCACCTAAGCCCGAAAAACCACCGACGAAAATTCAAGATAGTGCCAGAGTTGCGCCCAAGAAGGCAGGGGCGGTTGAAGTTCGCCAGCAGCAGGCGATGCAAAGACAGGATATAAAGAAAAAGCGGGAACCACGTGTTACTTATATTTCACGTACTGTAGACCCGATTTATTTAGAAAAGACTAGATCTTTGAAAGACACCGGCCGAGGGAAAACGCTTATCATCATAGGCAATGGCCCAACGCTGAATGAAGTCGATTTGAGAAGCCTCAAGCACAGGCCAGGAATAGAATTTTTATCTGTAAACTATCCTGACCCTAGGCTATGGCCTACTGATTACTGGGCTTTTTTTGATTCTTCCCAGATACAAAGGCACGCTGCTCTTTGGGATGAATTTAATGGGACAATTTTTAATTCATCGTCCATACAAAGACGAAAGACGGGCACTATTCAGTTTAGAAACATTGGCGTTAAATCTTTTAGCAAGGATTTAGTTGATGGTTTATGCATAGGCAGAAGTAGCGTATTCGCCAGCATGCAGATTGCGCTTTGGATGAATTTCGATAAGATTTACATCTTTGGCGTTGATATGAATCCATCGACGGATTTAAAGAAATTACATTTTTATGGAACAAATCCTGATGTATTGCCAGAAAACAGGGCGAAAAGATTCGAGAAGGAAGCAGAATATTATGTTACGGCTTTTGAATCGATGTCTGAGAAGGAAAGAGATAAATTCACCTTCTGTAGCTCTGTCAACCCATGGCCTTTTATGTCTATGTTCAACAAACTTGATCATAAGATGGCTGCGTCTGAAATTTTGCGTGATTATTTAAAACCCAAGGAGTAGAAGGTTAATGACTAAGATTTACGTTGCTTCTAGTTTATATAATAAAACCAATGTTAAAGCTTTATTTAAGTATCTTGCATATTTGCAATGCACTATTACTTATGATTGGACCACCCATGGTGGTGTAAACGATGAGGTTTCGCTTAAGGAGATCGGACTTAAAGAATATCAAGGTGTCGTCGATTGCGATGTTTTGGTTATGTTAATGCCAGCGAGGCTTGGTTCGCATGTCGAGCTTGGTATAGCTTTAGCGCTTTGTAAACCGGTCGTGATTATTACTAACGGTGAAGATTTCGAGAAGAAATCATTTTATTTCTTAGACCATGTAAATATTATCAGAGATATTGATGCTCTAAAAGGCGCACTTGATAAAATCACGGAACAAGAAAATGACTAATGGCGAACTGCTCACGAGAATCGAAATAGATGTTTTCCAAGGCAATGAGATCTTAGAATCTTTCGAATTAGCTCACAAGTATCGTTTGCCTGCGATTATAGTACATCCTTCATTAAGCTCTGATGCTTTGGTTTGCAGAGGCAGATCGAAAGGGAAGTATAAGATCATTACGCCAGTAGATTGGCCTAAGGGTGAAGTCTTTTCTACAGACAAGTTCAAGGGCTTAAGCTTAGATTCTTTAGAAACAGATGGTTTTGAAATATACATATCGCCAAAAAAGCAAAAGGGTGATATTAGAAAAGAAATTATTTCGTGCACTGAGTTTTTAAAGAAGTTTATCGGTGAGCTTTGCGAGATAAGATTCGTTATAGGCACGAGGACTAAGGATGAAGCAGATCTAGCCAGTGCCTATGAAGCCTTTCGTGATCTAAAGACGCCGACTTTAATTCGAGATGATATCACCTTAAAGACTCAGAATTATAAAGCCAATCCAGCTATACACAGCGCTTTTATCACCAACATGTCGCAATTCTTAAAGTGCCCGATAAAAGTGAGTGGTAATCTCGACTGTATTGAAGATTTACTGGCTTGCGAACCTGCAAAAAGGTTCGGTGCCAGTCTTCAGCAGACCAAGGGCATAATTAGAAGCATTAATACGGTGAAAAAATGAACATTATTGAAATATTAGACCAGCTTGATGATGATATCGGTCTTTTATTTAAGACCGAACAATGGTTACATTCTGAAAAATCGCGTATGTCAGCTGAAGCTTCTGATATACTAAACAGATTAAAAGCAATTGACAATGCTATAAATTTAAAAAAGGTATTAAATAATATAGACATCGGGGCTTTAAGGCATGCTTACGATGAAGGCTTTCATGGTAAAGAGAATCTTATGCTTGAACTGATAAAATCTTATCTGAATAATTCTTCGGCGGAGGCTCAAGATGCAACGCGGTAAGTTCAATGTGGTTACTGATGGTCAGTTCGGCAGCACTGGTAAAGGTCTGATAACTTCTTATCTCGCACAAAAATACAGACCCGAATTTTTATCAAATACAAACATGGCTAATGCTGGTCATACAGCTGTTAACGTAGACGGTACTGCATATATTGCAAAAGCGATGCCATCGGCTGCGATCTTGAGGAAATGGCTACCAAATTACAATCCTTGGATAATCATGGGTTCTTCTTCTGCATTTACTTTACTACAGCTGATGAAAGAAGTAGAATTAACAGGAAGTATAGATAGGCTTATTATTCACCAAAGAGCTATGGTAATCACGGAAGAGCACAGAGCAAGGGAAAATGAAGGCAAAGACAGCACTAAGCATCTAGCGAGCACAATGCAAGGTTGTGGTGCTGCCATAGCAGACAAGATACAAAGGCTGCCGGGGACGAAGCTAGCAGTGGATTATGAAGAGTTAAGCAGATTTGTATTTTGCAAAACGTGGACACGACCTTCTGCCATATTAGAGGACATGTCGCTTTTTGATCCATTTAATGTAATGTGTAAACACCATTGTGAAGCTCTTCACGAATATATTGACTGTGTGCTTAGAGCTACGTTCACATTTTTACATGAAGGCGCACAAGGATTCTCACTTGACATCAACCACGGTCATTCATACCCCACTTGCACTAGCCGTGGCACTTCTGCAGTTCAAAACTTAGCCGATATGGGGATTTCTCCAAAGTACCTTGGTGATGTTTACCTTGTACTTCGGCCTTATCCAATCAGAGTCGGTAATGTGATTGAAGAAGGCGTTCAGAAGGGATATTCTGGCGGAGGGTATGACGATCAGGTCGAAATTGATTGGGAAGAAATAGCTAGAAAATCAGAGATGCCATTAGAATATGCAACTATCTTAAGAGAAAAAGAGAAAACGACAGTTACAAAGAGGGTCAGAAGAGTATTTTCTTTTTCTAAAAGACAACTGCGTGAGGCTGTGATGGTTAATGGCGCTACCAAATTAGCTCTTAATTTTGCTAATTACATCGACTGGACTTGCTTTGCTTCATCATCAAGAGACAAACTTACCCCGAAGATCCTTGATTTCATAAAGATGCTTGAGGATGTTGCCGGAATACCTGTAACGCTTGTTGGAACTGGCCCACAATATGACCACGTCATTGACCTATCGTAATAATTTAGAAGTCTCGGCCTGCATCGACGAACATCATGATAACATCGATGAATCTATAGATCTTATCAGAGACAGCGGATTCAAATCAGCATCTATACTTAATATAAATGGATTATCACTAACTTCTTTGCCGGACATTACCATAGAAAGAATTAAGAAAAAATTGGCAGATATGCCTATCAATATCGTAAGGATAGAATTGGGACATGGAAAAACAATAGTACAAAAGGATATAGATAGAGAACTTTCGATCGCATCATATTTTAAAGCCAAAGCTATTCAGATCGGAATCGAAAAATCATCATTTATCGATATGACAAGTTTCAATGATTTCATTAGTAAACTATCGTCATTTGCTGTGTCGATGTCGCTTGTACCGGTGTTAGAAATGACTGATACGATGTTACTAGATAACACAGAAAGTCTTCAGAAGTTTTTATCGTCACACAAAAGGTTTAAATTATCATATGATCCTTGCCGTTTTATGGAGAAAAGCAATAAGAATCCTCACGATCGTTGGTTTGAGCCTCTTAAAACTTGTGTTTATAGCATAATTGCTAGGGATTTTAAAACTGGTTCCGGTTTTTATCCTGTCGGTCAAGGCGCTACAAATATTATTAAGGCTATAGATGAACATATTTTGAATGGTGGTAAATATGCTATATTTAGACCGTCGCTTGGAAGGCGTTTCGGCAGTACGATTGGAAAGAAAGAAACGTTTAAATTGGCTTTAGAAGTGTTTAATAATTTATTTAGGAGTATTTAGATGCTCAATGTCAATGAAGCAATCCAGAAAATAAAGTCTATCGGCGCAAGCAACGTTAGAATAGTGCCTATGGCTGGACAACCGATTAATAATGGTGACCACCAGATCGAGATCAAAACCGGAGCCAGTTGGGAATCTATCGTTTCTGGCGTAAAAAAGAAAATGGCGGAAGACATAGTAAATCAAGCTATAAACAAGGTTATCCTTGGTTAATGATCAAGAAAAAAATCAAATCTGTAATCGAATTATCTAAATATAAAATAGGAAATAAATTATATTTTATAGATTTATACACTAATTCCGATAAGGATCTAGTACCAAGCGAACTAAATTGGATGTTAGCTTGCCATCCAAAGATATTCTTCGTTAAAAAGATATATAAATACAATACAAAATCAAAATATATATGTCCTAGACTACCTAGCGCGGTTTTCAGCATATTATCATCACTTCTTGTCGGCCAATTCAATATAATATGTTTCGAAGTGTCGGCTATCAAACGCTGCGCTAATACCGGCGAATTCTATTATTTCGATGGTAGCGGAGATTGGCACCCAGAATCAATACTATTCACAACAGAGCGTAAAGCACTCAACGAGAAAAAACGGATATTATCGTTGGTTGATGATTGGGCATCGTACAATCGTGGCGATTAAATATATTATATGAAGACTACGAAGGTTAATATATCATTGCCAAGGGTTGCTCAAAAGCACGACTATGACTGCGGGGCGGCAGCTCTGAAGTCGATCTATGAATACGAACATCCCGAAGATAAAAACGACTTATCAAAATACACCAGGTTATTGGGTAGTACCAAAGGCAAAGGCACAAGCACACAAGAATTAGTTAGTGCTTGTAAATTACTAGGTCTTAATTTTCAAGAATACCACGGCATGTCTCTTTCTAGACTTCAAAAGGAAATTAAAATCGGAAATCCGATACTTTGCCTGATAAGATCAAATGATCATGGTCACTTTGTAGTGGCTATGGGGTGCGACGAAGATAATATCTTTTTTGAAGACCCATTCAAAAAGAAAAAAAATAATGGTTATTTGCCGAAAAAAGAATTTTTCAAAAGATGGACAGATGGCGATAATCATAGCGATTTAAAACGATTTGGATTGATTTTTAAAGTAACGCGTCCGAAATCGGATAAGAAAATTACAGCCTATAAGATTCTAGGAAATTAATATGGCAGATCAATCAGATATATCGAGATCCAATTATGTCGAATTAATCTCTGTAGATGTCGATTCATTACTAATGGTTTGTAATGATAAGTATAAAACTGTTGAAAGCAGTTTACCTAGGATTCTAAATGGTATCGATTATCAAGCCTGCGACACGCCCGCTGCTACAGCACCGCCCACCAACAAGTTTATAACTAATGTAGAGAAAATCCCAGGTTCTTTAAGGGAATTAATAAGACGACCGAATGTGATTTTGGCATCGTTTAATGCAGTGAGTTTCTTAGGGCAGGATATTAATTTAGACACAACAGCAAGTATACCAACTAACACATCGACTATCCCGAACCTACCTACAATAAATTTTCAAAAATTCGGTACGTCGGTTTCTTGTAGAAAGAATAGTGATAAGTGTTCTATCGACTTACATTTCATAGATGCATCTAGTTTAAACACAGGAGTCGCTCCAGGAAGGGCTTTGCTACAAACCAACAAAGCTTTACTTAGTGGTGGGTACGATTATAGGTTAGCAATATCGAAAGTCAGGGGTACGCCCGAATATATTGGGTTCTTTGCTGGTAAACAATATTATAAGCTTTCACTGAATACTTTAAAGGGATTTTGGGATAATTCTTGCGAAAACGATAGGATAATGGTTGATAAATATGCGGCCATGATTTCAGAGCCTGTCAATTCTTCGACTGTTAACATTATCGGTGTTTCGACTGCGAATGCGTTTACTTATGGGTTTAATAATCAATCATATGGCAGTCTTAGCAATATAGCAGTTTCATCTATAGTTAGATCTGTCGGGTTTAGGATGGAATTAGCTCTAACAAGCTCCGGCAAGGCTTTAGATGGAAGTTGGCGGTTTGATTTAGTACCAGCTAGTGGTCTAATGCTTAACCAGATGTTTCGAACTAGTGGTCATACTGGTCCTTTAAATTATCAGATATTAATCGATTCGACCAAGAATTTATCAGGTATGGCTGATAATGATTTTTCTTTAAACGGCGCTGACCTCAAGAAAGTAGAACCAGCTGATTATCTTAGATTTAGATCTTTAGCGACGAAGATTTTTTGCATTTATGTCGACCATCGTTCTACCGGATTGTCGTTAGACGATGATTTTAATTATGTCGACTCTGCTGTGGGTGGCTCTGATCAATTCGAAGCATTTCGGCAAGCCATACAATGTGGGCATAAATTTTTGTTTATATTAAATGATGAGACAATTAGCGCGTCTCAAGACTATTATAATTTCGTGGCATCGGTTGGTATCGCTAGTGCAGCGGTTGTGCTTATAGATAGCCAAACCGCAACCGGCGGTGAATATTTTGACCAAATATCTAGTTCTATTAATACTTTATGTGGTTATGTGGGCGCTAATACGACACCAGGCGTATCTGCCTTTGGTTCAGTTAAAGAATTATGGCAAGGTGGGTCTCTGTTTAAAGGTTCGAATTTAAAATCGCTGACCCATTTTAAGATAAACAGCAGTTACACATTACCAGACACATCCTCACGTGCACCAGAGATTTTAGCAAACAATGAATCTCTGATAAGTTATGATTCAGTGTTTGATAGAGTTTTTTATATAGAGCGGTCTGATGACGCTTCTTATAGGCTTTTTGCTATGAATATGAAAACGCGAGAGCGTTCTGCAATTGCTTTTTTACCTTTTTTATTTGATAATGTCATAGGATTCGACAATAATGCTCCTTCTGCTCAGGCGTATGATCCTGGGATGAGGTTATTGTTTATAGGCACGGGTTCTGGACATCTTTATTCTGTGGATGTGATTACAGGAAAATCATCAGAAATAGAAGTTAATAGTATAGATATAGTACCTAGGACAGAACGGAGATATCCTTCTATTACTGGTATTGGTATAGGATATGTGCCGTCTTATGATTATAATGGCGTTACGGAATTTGCCGGCCATCGCGCTCTATTCGTAGGGTTTAATGCGTCAGGCTCCCAAGACATTAAACGCTATAGTATCCTAAGATCTTATGTTTATGATGTGTCGATCTTCAATAAAACAGGCATTGTGACTAAAATTACTCCTATAGTCAGTCTTGATTTACCTATGGCTGGGATGGCAAATCTGCGTAGCTTTAGCTTTATGTGTGCGCCGATATTTAACTATCTTATAAAGAACTTGCCTGCTACCCCAATTTCAGAATTTGTCGCTAACCAAAAATTGCCAGGGCTTTTGTTGTGCTACGATATTTTAGACACTAATCAGAATTTAATTACGCCAGAGTCAGGCCGATGTATCTCTATAAACCCTTTGATTCTAAATAAAGTGTTTGCGAGTCAGGCAGGGATACAATATAATATGCTAGATACTTTTATTATACCAGCATATTATCCTGTCACCAATCGTGCAGACTGGGTAGCGATAGATGATTTTGGCGGTTCTGTTATTTGGGCATCGCTTGACACTTCGCCAACCAAAATAATGCTTGATTATTATTATGTGCCCGTACCATCCGCTGGTGTCGATAATAAAGGTATCGAGTTTTTTCCTTCTATAGCTGTTTTATTAAATAGTTATGAGGTAAGCGGTAATGTGAGCAGTATTTTCTTTAGGGACTCTTTAGAATGTTCAGTCGGTGTCAAGGGTGTTGAGAGGCATGATTTTGGGCCAAAAAATATGAATTGTTGGGATCTTAATAACAGTTCTGTTGCTACTGTTTCTGATTCTTTTGTTGGTAATGAATTGGTTCTTAGATATGGCGAATCTGTCAGCAAGAACTATAATCTTGAAGCAGGAAAATATTTTTTAACCATAACCACATCTGATTATCGCACAGGTGCTGACGATGCTGGGCAAAATCTTACTGGTTTGGTCGACATTATTACTTCTGGTGGTAGTAGGTTTCATTATTTGCCGGCGCGACTCGACTCGACACCATTAGAAAAACTAAAAGTGCAATCGGTCCCATTCCAAGGCGTTAATCCGACAGCAATTACCACTGCAGGGTCATTGACCTACTTGTTTGACATGCCAGCAGCATTTAATATTACGCTTAAGAATAATTTAAAACCTGGGGCGATTACTTCTGAATTTGATGGCTCTAAATTTATACCTAAGGGTGTTGGCGTTTATGGCATTAAGTTATGTAAGCTGTTGGATCAGACCGTGATTCTAGACGGTATTAAAGATGTAAAATTAAACATTTCTGTCACCGGTATCCCGCGCCAAGAAGTGAATATTTTTTCAGCTTTTGTTAAAGTAACTTATAGAGATTACGGCAGGCCTAATGTTAAGAAGATGGCTTATCGTCAAGTTATTACTGATGGGAGGTCATCGCCCTATGCTGGAAGTAATGTTCCAATTGACTGCGATTATAGTGATACATGCAATTATTGGAAGCAGAACGGTAATGGCGGCACTCCTTCTCAATATGTGCTAAACCAAATAAGGCAAAGTGATTCGCAGATGGAAGCTATCACCAATTTCAAAGTAACCGACGTTACATTATATAACAATTGTATTTGGTGTATACCTGCAGGTTCTAGCAGATATGACCAAGCTACAGGGAAATACGTTCCAACGGACATCGCAGATACCTATTCGATTTTCTTTGGTGATTTTAAAACAGACATGATTGTAGAATCGATAGAATATTTCTTTTTAATGAACAAGATAATTGATCGTAACAACACACCACCAAGTTGTGTTGATAATAAATCAAATTGCAAACCAGATCCTGCTACTGATATCGTTGTTCATCTTGACTATACCAATTGTAATAAAGATACAAAGAGATTAACTCGAACCATTAATATAGGTTCTATATTAGAAGTACCGCAAGATCTTAGTAGAATATTTCCTAGCAGTAGATGGGACTATATTAGGCCACCAAGCGCAAACGGCACTGCTTTGGGGCCGCCAATCGGTAATGCGATAAACGGGCAAGTAGGCGTATGGCTATCCTTCAAGGAAATATTAGATAATACGTCGGGAACAGGTGCTGATCAATGCTCCGCGCCGATTTCTAGCCAATTAATATATAATGGTACATCGTTAACTTCTGATCGTCCTTCTGGCTGCGATATCCCTAACCCAAAAATAGGAGCTATTAGTCTTTTTGCTAAGAAGGTAAAACCAAATTTTGTTATAGCTGACATATCAGAGACTTCAATTACTAATGAAGTGCAGTATATAACTGTCCCGCTGGCGGATGGTGGTACTTATAAACTTACGTTTGCGAAAAGCGGCGTGACGCAGACTGTGACTGTTCCTTATAATGCAACTGCTGCAGCCTTAAAAACTATATTAGAATCTAATACGCTTATCGGACCAAACAATGTTCTGGTAACAGCAGTCGAAACTAGAAGTTTTAGAATCGAGTTCGTCGGGTCATTGAAGGGTATGGCTATTCCTATCATGAAATCGGTTAGCAAAGGGCTTATTGGAACTTACTTTGCTTTTACAAATCGTTCTGTGGTCGGTACAAAGAATGAAAGACAAACTATAAGCAATGTTTCTGCTTCTAATAGAGCTTTTACGATTTTTTTTGATGGCGAGCAAACAGTTACTATTCCTTATGATGCTAGTCTTAATACTGTTAGAGCTGCCTTATTTGCCTTACCGTCCATAGGTATTGGAAATGTAACTGTTTCGGGCCAGACTACGAATTATGATGGACCATATACTGGACCTTGGCACATAGATTTCGTTGGTTCTATGGCTGGAAAAAATGTATCAAGGCTATCGACTTCCAATAAGGATTATGTGGTTTATGTCGATTGGATCGGCGGAATCGGCGTTAACGAAGTACAAAAATTTAGTTATAAAGCGAACTCAGGCAGGTATACTCTTTCATTATACAGCCCAGCCGGTGCTTTTTGTACTACAGCACCTATCGAAGCAGCAGCTACGAATAGTGACATAGTGAAAAGTATTATTGATAATTGTGATTTTTATGCTGCTGAAGATATAGGATTAACATTAGTCCAAAACGGCAATGTTTATGATTGGACTTTGGAATATAAGGGTAAAATGACAGCTCAGCCTATAAAGCAGTTGGGCATACAGTCGGTCGATCTAGTTGGCGATGAAGTCACGGTAGTTAGAATTCAAATAGGTGGAGGTAAGCCGCAAAAGATTAGATGGTCGTATAGTAATGCTACTGCAGGGTTTTATATATTAAAATTCGAATCTGTCGATAAAACCATTTACTTTTCAGATAGGATATATTATAACGCTTCAGCCGCAGATATACAGAGCGTCCTCGAAAGCATGACTTTATTTGCGCCCAATGATGTTGTAGTTGTTCAGAATGATATGGGTGTTGTGGGGTCGTATGAATACGTGCTTACTATTAAAAAGAGGATTAGTGCTCTTTTAGTAACAGCTATTTTTGAGACAACATTATTTGGTAGTCCAATTTCATATTATATCGTACCAGACGGGCCTTATCCATATCCATTACCATATTGTCCGACTCTGACACCCAAAATACATGGTGTAGATGGATTAGTCTGTGTACCATTTCCTCCAGAGGAAGGCGACCCGTTTGCTGGTGAGTTATGTTGCACCCCAGAGACTATCTCTATTGCTGCGAATAAATCGACATTTTTTAAGATCGAACGCGATTTATTTAGTCCAAGTTTTCAGATTAACGGCAAGTTGGCTACCGTCGGATCTTTGATGGCCGCCAGAAATTTCAAGAAAAGCATTTATAAACCATATTATTTGGTTTCAAACACCTGCGTAGATCTCGTTGAGGCTAATTATACCGATGAAATCAAGAGTCGCACTATTATAGTAATTATTAATAAAAAGGTAGATCTCGAAGTTCCTAAAATAAGGATAATAAACCGCATCAAGAGTAATTATCCTAAACTTGATTATTGTAGAGCTTTGTCCTTTGAAAAGAATAAAGGCGGACAGGATTTTCCAGATATATTGCCAGATAAAAACTACAATATATAAAATGGAGGACAGTGATATGTCTTTTGAAAGCATTAAGATTTACCGCGATTATCAGATCGTAAATGGTTTTGTCCAAGTACCACCTAACCTTGAAAAAGATCGTACCACTTTTACCACCAGCCAGGTGTTATCTGATATTTCAGGATCTGAAATATATGAATTAAATTCGGTCGGTTCTGGCGCCACAACCGGCTCTGGCTTTGGCCGCCCAAGTACTATTAGATTCGAAGTAACCTTTTAGGGAAATAATAATTTTTCTAATATCGGTCTATAATCCCTCGATTTAATTATTTTAGCAGACCCTGAACCAGGCAGATTTATCAATATACCATGGCTCAATTTGATGTTTAAATTGCGCTCCAATATTAGTCTATATAAACTTAACTGTATACTATAATGGTTTAATGAACAGTCTTCAAGTCCGTTGAATGGGCTCTTCATCTTTTCATATTTATTATCTAATTTTACGGTGCCGGTCTTCCAGTCTAATAAAGAAGTTACTAATTTGCCATTATATTCTAATTGTATAAGAGCGTCTATTCTGCCAGCAACTTTTGCGGTAGTGTCTCCGATAACCCATTCGGTTTTTAGAGTAGTAGCATTGTACTTCTGTTTTAAATCGTCCCAGAGTTTTTTGGCTACTTTAACTTCATGTGGTAAACCTGCGATGTCTATATCTTCGCCTTTTATTATCATTTCGGCGGCATTGTGGACTATAGTTCCTTTTTCTAAGCTTACTTTTCCTTTAGCATCCCAACGCTCTATGATCGTTTGTTGGCTTACGCCTTCTTTCTTTGCACTATGCTTGCTCCATCTGTCTGTATCGAAAGGTTGCTTGTATTTAGATAGATATTGAGTTACTGACACAAGTCTTTCGTCGCCGAACCAATAAGAATGATTCTCATCGATATATGTTATTTCGTCGAATTTAGTGGTTTCGAATATTTCTTTCATTATTTTGATGCTCTATGTATATATTGTATGGAAGAAGAGATAGATCTAACTATTACTGATAGCGAACCGGCCAAGCAGGCCAAAAAGGTCAAAGAGGTACCGCTTTATTATGAGGATGCTGACGAAGATGCTGGCGGGTTTATACAGGATCTTGATTACAAGTAACCTCATTTTCTAATTTTTCTATATAATCCGTTATTACGTGTTCATCGTCTATCAGATTAATATTACCTTTTGTGTCGCCTGAAACGATGTTTGGATTTATTGTTACGTAAATTAGTTCTTGGTGCAGACTAGCTATTGTTTGAAGCATTTCTATAAGGTGTTTTTTATTTGTGCAGAGATTTGCATGGATGCTTAAATCATCCTTGTAAGTAGCTTCAATCGCTGACTGAAAAGCATTTGCCATTTCGCTGTCTGTATAAATCGGAAGATAATATTTCGAATCTTTCTCATATGAAAAAATTTTATGATACTTTTCAAATAATCCACAGCTGAATATTATGTAATATTCTTTCATTGGTCTATCTCCTCTAGGTATATACTTTACGCTTAAAAGGAGTGCAAAATGGATAAGAAAACACCATATCCCGGTTTTAACCCCAGTTTTAAAAATGTTAAGAAGAGAAATGGGAATTTTAGGACTGTGCTCGTGCTGGAAGTGCTAAGCAAGAAGCAATTAACACAGACCATTAAGGCATTGATCGGTGAGCAGGTTGAAGCCAAGCTAGAACAGCTGATGGGCCGGAATGGCCTAGTCGATTATGATGTGGTTTCTGATGATCGTTTTGATGTATTGTTGCAAGATGGATTGCGTATGGTTTCAGAAGGGTATTGACAGAGCCATTAGAGTTTGTTACAGGAGTATCAGACGCATTAAAATTACTGGAGGATATATGGAAGGTAGATACAGAATATTAAACATTGATGGTTCGATAAGTTCAAAGCTATATGATCTAATCGAGGAAACTTCGACCCAAAGGGCGACTTTGCGGTCGGTTGGTGAAAGCAAAGAGATCTTAGTCCATAAAAATAGAATGATTCCAGTAGATAAAGTCGATAGTGCGGTGTGTATCGTGTCAGGCGGTGTTGAGTTAGCAATTTGCCCCAAATGTCTAACGATTAGCAAGAAGGCTCTTGGCCGCGACAATTTTTCATGTGAACGTGGGTGTGGTAATTATCCTTATCATAACCTAGGTTCCAATGGTCTAGCTTTAAGGAGTAGAAAGATAATGGAATTGAAGAATAAAAATGTTTTCAACATAGAAGATGTTAAAAAGTATCCTGATTTTCGTGTTTGGAGCAAATTGAACAAATTTAATCATCCAAACATCGATTCTAGATCTATTATAATCCTGCATTTTTCGGATAAGCCAAGAAAATTACAATTTAATACCTATAATGGCTCTCTAGGTAAAAAATCACCACCATTGCCTTTAGAAGCTTTTGATAAAAATGACGCTCCTCAGGGAAAATGCCCTTGGTCGATTATCGCCAGTGTCGAAGCTGAAGAAAATCGATTAAAAGAGTCAGGTTATGAGCGCTCTATCTAGGAGATCGCAATTTCTGAAGATGAATTATCAGAAATCAATAAGAAGTACACTGCTATCCTTGAAGACATAAAGATGTTAGAGGAAATGATTGCTTTATTGCCTTCTAAGACAGCACTCGAACTTAGAAGTGTTTTTAGCAAAATTATGCGCGATATTGCCGTTTGCCATAAAGGTTTAGCGATACTTGCTAAAGAAAAAGTGGATTCATTAGTATCTGATTTGAATTATATGTCGTTTGATCTTGAAGCCACAAGGAGAGAGCGTGATGAATATAAAAGAAAGCTTGGCGAATAATTTAAAGCGAGAATCGATTCTAATCACCGGTGGCGCCGGCTTTTTGGGCAATAAAGTTGCCCAATGCTTCATGGAAAATGGCTTTGGCTCTGAGTTCGTTAGAGGACAAAAAGCTAAACCTAATAATGTCTACATTAATCGCTCAGTATTATTTGATCTTACGATTGAATCTCATGTTTCTGAATTATTTAGCAGATTGTCTCCGACTGTCGTTATTCATCTTGCCGCAGCTGTCGGCGGGATTGGTGCAAATCAAAAAACGCCTGGGTCTTTTTTTTATAAAAATGCTATGATGGGCATACTGATGCAGGAGTATGCTAGAAGACATAATGTTAGAAAATTCGTTACTGTCGGCACTGTCTGCTCCTATCCTAAATTTACAGCATCTCCATTTAAAGAATCAGATATTTGGAATGGCTATCCAGAAGAGACAAATGCGGCTTACGGTATTGCAAAAAAGGCTTTGCTTGTACAAAGCCAAGCCTATCGCCAAGAGTATGGTTTTAATGGAATACATTTGTTACCAGCTAATCTATATGGTCCACTTGATAATTTCGATGATAGCACGTCGCATGTTATTCCAGCAATTATCAAAAAGGTTTATGAGGCTAAAATAAACAAAGCAGACCATGTCGTAGTATGGGGCGATGGCTCACCGACCAGAGAATTTTTATATGTGGATGATGCTGCAAAAGGCATAGTCCAAGCCACAGCGGTTTACGATGATCCAGAGCCGATAAATCTTGGGTCAGGAAAAGAAATAAGTATAAAAGATTTAACGATCAAGATAGCACAATTAATGGAGTACGAAGGTCTAATAAAATATGATACTTCTAGGCCAAACGGACAGCCCCGAAGAAGCTTAGATAGTACCCAAGCGGCGCTAAAATTTAATTTCGAAGCGACCACTGACTTTGACTCAGGTCTCAAGATAACTATTGATTGGTATATCAACCACATTACATCTATTGGAGCAGACAGAAAATAAATGAATAGTCGAATCGAACGCGTGTTTCCGACCGCTTATCTTATAGGCCAAACTACATTGGACTTAGATCAATTGACAAAGTATTTAGAAGATACTGATGCCAAGCCATTTGTTAGAGAGATCGAAGAAGCTAGATTTTCTGGTGTGTCTGATATGGAGATTATTTGTTCTGTATATGCTAAGTTATGTTACAAGTCATTCGTTGTTGGGACAAATAAAAACATCACTAGAACAAGATCCATAAAGGATAATATTAAAGGCTGTTTTGATGTCAAGCATGGTAGTATCTTTGAACATGTATTCTTTAATTTTATTATTAGAGACTGTTCAAGGATTTTTACCCATGAACTTGTTAGGCACAGAGTCGGTACTGCGTTTAGTCAAAATTCTGGTCGTTACATCAGAGAGGATGTTATACGTGTTGTTCTTAGCCCAGATATAGAGCATTCAAAAAAGATCGACGCTATCTTAGAGAATATCTGCGCCGGTTACGATGAATTAGATTATGAATTAGATATCGATTCTACTATAAGGTTCGACGAAAAGAAAAAATTAACCAGTTCTATCAGGCGAATCCTGCCTAATATGTGTGCTAATGACATAGGTTTTACTGTCAATGTCCGAGAATTAAGACACATACTTTTGATGCGTACTTCCCGCCATGCAGAATGGGAAATGCGGTATGTTTTTGACAAGATTTATAAATTATTACTGCCAAAATATGGCGCTTTTTTCCATGGTTTACATGTAGGGCCACATGAGGGATATGTAGAGATTACTGAGGAGCCTTATGTATAAAATAACTTTAGAAAGGCTAAATGGTAACGATTTGCCGCTGCCGAAATTCGAGACAAGCGGCTCAGCGTGTTTTGACATATCAGCATGTTTAACACGCCGGATGTCTGAATGCTTACTAAATGGAAGAAAAAAGCATTTTTTATATAATGCATATGCTACAAATTTAAGGAAGTATATCGAAGCACTAGACGATATTACTTCTGAAGAATCAGAAATGTCTCGGTTATATATTCATCCCACCGAAACCATTTTGATACCGACTGGATATAAAGCATCATTTGCTTCAGATTTAGTGTTAAAATTATATATCAGATCTTCTATCGGTTTAAATGGTCTCAATCTAGCTAACCAAGTAGGGATCGTTGATTCTGATTATCGTGGTGAGATCTTTATTTCTATAAAAAACAATTCCGATATCGCCCAAACTATAAACCACGGTGACCGTATCGCCCAAGCAATGCTCGAATGTATAGTTAAACCAGAGATCATTGCTGGTGTCGTTGATCACACAGCGCGCAATGATGGTGGTTTTGGCTCTACCGGAAGAAAATGATAATGAGGGGCGCATATAAAATAGCAAAGCCGGCCTACAATGCTCTACTTGAAGCAAACAATTTTACATTAAATCAATATTGTAATCTAAAACCCAAAAATATACAAGAGATCATAGAGAAAGTGCCTGGCACCGGCGATCGTACCGTTAGGCATATGCTAAATGTCGGCCCACGTAATGCTACTGAAACCGATATATTAAATTATTATGTTTGGAATGTCGCTACACCAAGAATAAGAGCAGAGAATGATTTGGCGAAGTTACATAGCACTAAAAAGAATTCTGTTTTTAAGACAAGAGATGAAGAAATTGATTGCGATTAGGATTTTTTAGGGCGTTTTGGCTTGGTTTTTTTATTACCTCCGTTTCGATGCCATTCATATGGGTCACCAATACTACTAATATCGTACTCGCTAGGATTTTGCCGATCCAAGAACGTAGTCGGGGATTTATATTGGATTTCATTGATTATTTCTTTAATCTTCATGGAGTATTTTTGATGATTGAAAATTTCGAAGCTTCTTTCTCCGTTTGGACACTGGATGGGAAAGACTATTTTGAGTTTAACAGCGATGGTATAATAATTCATAGATTGGATACTGAGCAGGCGGCTATTGATGTGGCTAAGGATAAAACAGCCCACCACTGGTTATTGCTAGATGATGATAAAGATAAATATACTGCAGGAGGCACCAATGACTCAAAAAAGATTTTCAAGCGTAGATGATATCCCTGACTTTATGACGGCGGCCAAGGATTTTAGGAGTGATATAGAACAAACCAATTCACCGCTTTCATTGTTTGACAATGAAGCGCCAGATTTAAAAATGGCAAGAAAATTAGTCGATGAGAGCATAAATATAGTCGGCGCAGAAGTTAACATTTTTTTAAGAACAAATAATGATGACGTTAGTGAAGTGTGGGAAGAAGACGCCGACCCTACATATTGGAATCCATTTAAGATCAAAGCATTTTTTAAGCCTTCTCCGATAGAGTTAGAACTAAAAAAATCTGGTGTAGATGTAGAAAATAAAATGGAAATATCTCTAAGCCACAGACAAATATATATGGTCTGCCGCGAAAGGATGTTGCGGGCTGGTGATGTGATTAGAATTCCTTACAATAGCGCTCAAGTAGACTTAGCACCTCGTTTCTTTAGAGTAACCAACGCTGCACCTTCCGGCAATTTCCGCTATAATTGGCTTTATCTTTCGTGTAAGTTAGAATCTATTACTGCTGATATCACTGTAAGACCTATAAAAGATATAGTGGGCGATATAGAAATAATTAAGACCAATGGAGCTTACCGTGAGTCTCTCTGATGATATAAGGAAAATGAAATTATTGGCTATGGCTAAAATAAAAGAGATTATACCAGCTGTATCTGAAGGTATAAAGGACGAATTTAAATCCAAAATGGATATTCAAGTAGAAATTTCGGATTCTACAGATAATGCTGGTATAGTAGAAAAGGTGTTGGTTGGTAAAAAAGAATATCCGACGGTCGATGAGCTTAAAGCCCAAAAAACCGACACTGAACATTATATAAGAGATTTAGATGCCACCAAAATCACAGAAATGGTAAAAACCTATGGCGCTCTATGATTTTAATCATGATACCACTATAAATCCGCAAACGCTGCAAAATGTTCCCTTCGGGCTTCCAAGGGATGCAGCAGTGAGCCAGCTTAGCGACAGTCAGGGCGGCAGACTGACATTAACGGGCGATGAATATAAAACTTATCCTCAATACGTTGAGGATTTTATTACGCCTGGGTTCAGGGCGCTTGACGAAGCAGTTAAGCAATATTGGACCGGTATAAGGGTTCCTACTAAAGATGCCTACAGATTCATGAAGGTTAGGATAGCTGGCGGTAGCAAATCGATTTTAGTCTGGCGAGGAGATTTAAAAGACGGTAGAACCAAATTACCTGTCGCTGCTATTAGCCGGACGTCGCACGAATTTAATAAAGATAAATTTAGTCCTACTTATTTATCAATGGGTAATAGGTATTTAAACACCTCTGGTTCTATGGTGGCAAAGCTTTATCGTCCAGTTCCCTACAATGTTACCTATGAAATGGGTGTCTGGGCTGAACACAAGAGAGATGCAGAGTACATATTATATCAAGTTTTGACGCGTTTTAATCCATTGGCAGAGCTGCGAATGTTCGACGGGAAGCTTGTCGGAAATGTGCAGATGAAGTTAAACAGTGCCGCTGATAATAGTGATAAAGAAATAGGCAATGATTCTATGGCCAAGGTTAAATATGATTTCAGTTTTACAGCGGAAGCTTGGTTGCCATTGCCTCAAGTGGTGGTACCAACCGTTGTCGGCCAAGTAACAGCATATTATACACCTACTTAAGAGAATAAATAATGGAAGACAGAAAGAAAAAACAAAAATCTAATAAAATAGTTAGACGTCCTTCTGTACAGGACGCTGTTATTGAGGACGTTAAATCTACAAGAATGGTTAGAGTTTTTAACAGTTGCAAACAGATGATTCCACTTCAAATGCGCCCCCCCGGCACGAGCTTTTATCGTTATGAACAACAAATTCGTCTAAATCCTGGACAGCATGCTTTATTGCCCCTCGACCATTTAAGAGAAGACCAGATGGAAAATCTTCAAAAAAAGGGATTTATTAAGATAATCTATGATTCTGGTTCGAAAAATTCTAAGCAAAATTAATGTAAGTTGGAACAGCATTAAAAAAAGAGGAGTTAAATATGGCAGTATATCTATCACCTGGTGTATATCCTCGTGAAATAGACCTTTCGCTTGTAGCTTCTAACGCTGGGCCGCTTCGCCCCGCTTTCATCGGTACTGCTCAACGAGGACCAATAAATACCCCCACGTTTATTTCTGGCGCTGAATCTGCAATCAATACTTTCGGCACACCGTTTGTAGAAAGTTATCTCATGTATGCGGTTCTTGCATACATGGAAGATGGCGATTCTTGTTATATAATGAGAGTTGGTGTAGAATATTCTACCGCTTTACCAACAAGATTGATAGACATTAGCATCGATAACACTCCTAACCGAACGTACGGCTGGGGTCGAATTCCAGTCTTCACTGGAATCGACTACGGTAGAATTAACTTACGTAGGCCAACAGTTGCTGATCCCGTTGTATTTCATAATGCCAGCATATCGACACCAATATTCCAAAATGCTACCTCAGAGTCTACTTCTCCCACAACAGAAGCTAGTCTTTCAGTCTCTGGGACTTATGCCGGTGTCTTGTCAGCTACTTATGTTTTAGAAGTTACTAGTAACACAGATATAAACCCTGCGACCAATTCACATTATAAGATAAACGGTGCCGACTATCGTGTTGTTGACACTTCTTATGACAGCTCAGATCCGAGCTATCTAGTCGCCGAAGGTACTCTGGTTGATGGTTCGAACACCGGCACTTCTAGCTCTTTTGTGGTGCAGGGTGCTATACTTTCAGGTATCATCACAGTTAGCGCTGGTCGAATTAGTGCTGGTGATATGTTCCAATTCGAACTAACTCCTAATAATAGAAAATTTAGGATCGCTGTCGAAGGCATAGCACATTCATATGATGATGTCATTGGTGCTGGGACTTATGATAATACTGCTGATCTAGTCGATGCTTTAAATAATGTGCTAGGTACCACTGGCGGCCACGACTTTGTGTTTGTTGCAGCGGTTGATGAATCGGGGGCAGTGGTGCCACAGATAAGATCGACAGCAAACGGCGATAGGATTCAAATAGTCAATGGCGAAGCTTGGTCTTTAACGCTTGGAGTCTCGTTGTATCAATATGATATACCACGAGCGCGAGTGATTTCAACCAAGACTGATCCTTATGACATAACCACCGACAATAACCAATTGGTTTTAAAGATAGTATCTCCTTCTTCGAGCTTTACTATTACCGCAAATCTGGTAGCTGGTTTAGCCCAGACAGCCGATAATATTGCTGGCCAATTAAATGTCTTTGGTACGGTGGCTGGATTGGATTATTATGAATCCTTTGCTATTAATGTACCGAACTCTTCCGGTATGGTAATTGTAATCGCTACTACGCCGAACAACGAATTAGATTCTTTGTTTTTACTAGCTAATTATACTAATATTAAATCTTTACGCTTTACTGAAGAAGTCGGTTTGCTTTACCCTTATGGTGGAGCATACCGCGGATTTTCAGACGAACGTGTTCTAATGCCTGTGGAAAGCGATGATCCTACAGTACCTCTATCATGTGTAACAGATCCTACTTCTGACGAATGTGCCCAAGATGCTGCGTATTATCAGAGCATTGTGGGTTGGTTTGTCGGTACTTCTGCTGGAACGTGGGTCGGAAAATATGACGCAGTTAGAGACACGTATTCTGGCTTTACGGTCGGTGTACAGCTTGTTAATACTAACAATGCTTCAACAAGCCAGAAATATATTATTACTGTTAAAGATTCGTCTGGTTATGCTGTCGATTCCATATCTGATGTTTCATTCGATCCTGCTGATGCTCGTTATATCGCCAATATCATTAACCCTGGTTCATCGATAGGTGGTAATAATGGCAATGGGACCATAAATTGGATCGAACGTCCTTCCTATGTTGGTGACGGCGAGATCAGGCAACCAGCCTCTTTTAGCAATAGACAGTTTAGAGGCATGGCTAATGGTATTCCAACCGACCCAGCAGATTCAGCGACATACCTTGATGCTGCAGTCATTGGAAATCCCGCCACAAGTTCTGGACTTTATGCTTTCCAAAACCCAGAAGCTTTTGATATTATGTTACTTGCTATTCCTGGGTTTAGCTCTGGTGCTGTGATCGGATCTGCGCTGCAGCTTTGCGAAAATCGAGGCGATGTTTTATTCTTAGTAGATCCTCCAATTGGACTAAGACCACAGCAGGCTATTGATTGGCATAATGGTCTTCTCTATGATGACCTTGATCATGCAATTAATAGTTCGTATGGTGCTTTGTATTGGAGTTGGCTAAGAATCTTTGACCAATTCAGCGCTGAAGAACGCTGGGTACCTCCTTCTGGCCATGTCGCAGGTATTTTCTCAAGGACTGCCCAGAATACTGAAGTTTGGTTTGCACCAGCCGGTCTACGACGTGGTAGGATTCAAACAGCCCTTGCTGTTGAATACAACCCCACCCAGTCCGAAAGGGATTTGTTATATGGATCTGGTAATAGTGTTAACCCAATTGTTAGCTTCGCTCAGGATGGCATAGTTGTCTGGGGCCAGCGAACACTTCAACGTTCACCAACTGCTCTCGATAGAGTTAATGTTAGAATGTTAATGATTTATATCAAGAAGAATTTGACCTCCATTTTACGACAGTTCATTTTCGAACCTAATGACCGCACTCTTTGGGCGCAGGTTTTTAGTGTAGTAAACCCTTTCCTTTCGGAGATTGCTTCAAGAAGGGGTCTAACTGGCTATAAAGTGGTCGTTGATGCATCAAACAATACTCCTGAAAGGATTGACAGGAATGAACTGTGGGTTTCGGTGTTCTTACAACCTACCAAGTCCGTCGAATTTATTGTTCTAAACATGGCTGTATTGAAGACTGGTGCTTCTTTTGCAGCAGAAGAGTCTTTGGCTGCTGCTGGCCTTGTAACTATCTAAAAACATTCTAAAGGAGATTCATAATGCCAGGATTTAATATTGGACAGATCGGTGGTGGGATGTTTGGAGCAAATTCGCCTTCAAACGTCATGGAAACTAGAAGGACATACCGATGGTACTTCGAAACCATCGGCCGAGGCGGGTCAGCTTGGACTCCCAAGGAGCTGTTGGTATTACAAAAAGCCAAGAGACCAACATTTAAATTCTCTGAACTAGACATGCAGCACCAACAGGAAAAGGCTTATTACGCTGGTAAGCAAGAATGGGAAGCATGTACTTTGACTTGGTATGATGTAGAACAAGATCCTAATATATCTCAGGGCTTGTATGTTTGGCTAGAGTCAGTTTGTCGCTTGGACACTATTGGCGTAAACCACCCTAAGAATTATAAAAAGACAGCAACCCTTAAATTGGTTGATGGGGCGGGTAATACCAATGAGCAATGGGATATGTATGGTACTTGGCCAACCAATTTTAATTGGCAAGAACTAGACTATACCGGCGATGCTATCTTGACTTGCGATGCGACCATGCGATACGATAGAGCTATCCGCAAGTGCGCTAATCCTCAAATTCCTGGTCCTTTGGGCTCGAATTGCTCACAGCCTAGCTAAAAGGCGTAATATTTTATGCCAGGATTTTATATTCCGATTGAAAAATCGAAGTGTAATGCTGATAAAAGTAATAAAAGTATTGATTATGCAGTTACCAACACGCCTAATCACTTATTAGAAACAGCCAGAACTTATCGCTGGCTGTTTGAGTTATTACCTGCTCTTGATGCTCGGGCTTTCAATGGTGCTTTGTCTTCTGATGCACCAGGAAATCTCTTAATTTATTTAAAAAAGTGTGATAGGCCCACGATGGATTTTGAAGAAATTTCAATCCATAATGGGCCTCGTACTATGTATAGGCCTGGTAAATTTAAACACAACCCTATTAAACTAGAATTTAACGAAATATTGGGACCAATATCTTGGACTGACGGTCCTGCTGTTAGAATATATGAATGGATGAGAAAATTAGTCTTTAAGTCAGAGCAAAGCATTTATTCTAAATTTAAAGACTATTCATTTGATGCTAAACTAGCGCTATTAGACGGTAAAGGGCGATACATACATATTTATGAGCTATTCCACTGCTTTCCTTTAAATGTGACACCATCAAATCTTGATTATGAAGCTGATTCTATAGGTAGCGTATCCGTTACTTTACGCTATTTAGATGTTAAAGAGACCAAAAGTCCAAATATGACAGGTTTTGATTAGCTAAAGCATGTTATCATAGGAGTAGTAAAATTGCCAGGATTTATTATCGGCGACACAAAGCAAAATAAAGCTCCTGTTAACTTTAATTTAAACACTGTTACTGATGAGTATTATACAAATTTCTTTTGGGATGTGTCGAAAATATTGGATCAGACATTAGAAAACAAGCCAGGCCCTAAATCTTTATTGGCACTTAAAGATTGCAAGCTACCTACGTTTACCGTAGAAGAAGAAAAGGTTTTAGGCTCTAGTGTCGAATATAAATTCGCCAAGAAAGTAAATTGGGACGATATTTCGATGACTTGGTATGATAACTTCGGCCTATTAAAGATAATGAAAATCTGGATGAATTCAGTCTTTACATTTAAATATGGTATGGCTTTGGCATCTTCTTACAAGAAGGAAAGTAAAATATTGGTTTATACGCCGTCTGTTTCTTCACGCCAGACTTACACTTTAAACCAAAGTTGGCCAAAATCTATAAAATTCGGTGATCTATCATATACTAGCAGTGATATAAAAGTAGTAGAAGCTACCATATCTTACGATTTTGCTCTTTATGCTGAAGATTAACGAGACAATTCTAGACTGTACATATAATAGTACAAATAGTTCTATCTTATTTTAGGGAAACCGACATGGCACAAGAAGAGGATATTCCACTTAGCGGCAGCGCCAAAAGTAAACCAAAACCTGAAAGAGAAGAAGGCGATCAAGATGTAAGGATGGAAGCCCATAATCCAGATCTTCAAAACCTACTAGGTGGCGGCAGCAATGAAGAATTTTTACGACAATTAATCGCATTGCCAGAAGATAAGTTAATACCTTGGGAAGAATGTACACTGCCCAGCAAAGGGATTTATTATAATTGGCCAGATGGCGTCGTGATGGTTAAAGCCATGGGCCAGACGGCCGAAAAAGTGTTGGCTACGCAACGTTTAGCGCAGAGCGGCCAGTCTATCGATTACCTCTTTAGAGAATGCTGTAAATTTCCGAACGGTTTCGATCCGGCTGATTTATTGCTTGGTGATAGAGTATTTCTTCTCTATTTCCTTAGAGGTATCACTCATGGTAATATGTATGAATTTATGATCGGTTGCCCTAGTTGCGATGCTTCATCAACGCATAAATATGACTTGAATGATTTAGCCAACACGATCGCTTGGGCTGATGCTTCTGTTGGCAGAGAGCCATTTAAGGTAATATTACCATACATGTCTAAAGTAACCAACCGAGAAGTATTCGTCGGCGTTAGGTTTTTAAGGGCATCCGATGCGAATGAAATTCTTTCGCAAAGAAAATTCAGAAAGCAGGCATATACTAAACCTGGTAATTCAGTTAGATCCGGAGGTACTCTACCTTCTCAGCGAAATAAACAGAAGATAGACAATAATAATCTTGACGATTCTATAACCGAAAATCTTGAAAAAATGATCACTAGTGTGATGGGCATCACAGATCAGATCGCAATTCGTTCTTTTGTACAAAAACTTCACTCTACAGACACGTCGACCATACGAGAATGGGTAAGAGAGCATTCACCCGGTATAGACACTACCGTTATCATCACTTGTCCACATTGTGATCACGAGTTTAAAGCGGAACTACCGATATCTGAAAGCTTTTTTCGCCCAGTTAAAGCCTGAGGAATACGATAAACAATATAGCAACTTGATGGAGCAGCAGTTTATTCTTAAGAGATATGGGAAGCTAACGCTGTTCGAGCAGGCTGCTATGTCTTCTGAAGATAGACATTGGTGGCTTAAAAGAATACAAGAAGAAAACGAAAAGCAAGCTGAAGCAGAGAAGAAGTCTTCTTCTGGCGCTTCTCGGCCTAGTATGCCATCTATGCCTTCAATGCCAAGTATGCCAAGGCGTTAATCTATCAAATATATGATATGAGCTGCTCATCACTATCAACTGCGTTTCCTAGAATAGCCGGAAGGCTTGGCCAATACTTAGACCTGAATGTTCAGTTCTATAACTCCGGTCAGCCTACTGAGCCATATCAGATTTCTAAAATAGAAATCTATAAATCAGAGGTATTAACTTCTAATCTAGCAGCAACAATAGATATTAGCCCAAGAGATTCGACCGAATATCCAGCTCCATTATGTGTTTCTACCGATGTTGTTGGAGAATACCATTATCCATTTTTGGTACCGGCAGATTTTATCGCACCAGATGTTTATTTCGATGTATGGTATTATACTCCAATAGGAGAATCTGTCACAGCTGGCACAGATCCGATGCCATTATCGAACCTGAGCTGCTGCCATAGATTCTGGGTATTCCCTGACGCATGGTACTGCAATGATAAGTTACAGACGATAAGATTTGGATTTGAACCCATAGACCAACAGTTCTATCAGCCAGAACTGCGTACTTTAGAAGTCGGATTGATGCCTCTGCCGTTATATGATTATAACTTTAATCTTGTAAATCCCTTAATGCCGTTTTTGAGTCCGACAATAACAATTCAGACTCAATTTTGTGAAACTCTGGTAGACAAAGCGGCTTGCCGGATAGGTTTAAGACAGGGAAGCTATCGCTCTAACCCTTATGTCGTCCAGTATGACGTGAACACTGCTGACTTTCTAAAAGGCACATATCAGTACCAAATCACTTTAAATCTTCCCGATGGCTCCTCTAGAGTGAGCAGAAAATTCATCCTAGTGATAAATTAGTATTATTTATCGGGGTGAATATGAAAAAATGGGACCTTCCAGCTGAAAAGATTATAGAATATATTAAAAAAAATCACGTCTATAAGGTAAGACGTGAAGGCGAAGAATATATAATATGCAATCCTCTGAACGATGATATCGGATTTCATTTTAACATAAATCCGAAAAAAGGTATATGTCATGACTGGCGTGGAGATGAAACTTGGGCAGGCCAAGCTAATCCTAAAAGCGGTAAACGAAACGTTTCTTTTTTGAATTTTATAAGACTTGTAAGACATTGCAGTTTTGAAGAAGCATATCGGCTGATTGCTGGGATTAGGCCCGGCTTATCAGTTGTAGAACCTTCTGGTCCTGAAATAATAGAAGACCAGATTCAATTACCAACCGGTTCATCGATTATAAATGAGCACGGCTCTACATTAATGACATCTATCTTGATGTGGCTGATTAGAAGAGGGTATAACCAAGAAGATGTCGAGCATCAAGCATTGCACCACTGCGGCAACGACGTGCTTTGGCCTTACTTCGAATTTGGCGAAATGGTATATTGGCAATCACGTTCCTTTATAAATAAAACATTTCGCTTCCCAGACCGCAATATTTATAAAGAAGGAAAATTGGTCGGCGTTAATAATGTTTCAAAGGGTGATTTTCTTTTTGGTTTTGATGATGTGGCTCATAATGGTCGATGCTTTATCACTGAATCGATTTTTGATAAAAATAGTATCGGCCTTGGCGCTATTGCTAGCGGCGGGGCAGCATTGACTGATAATCAATGCAAAAAGCTAAGGTTAACAGGGTCCAAGGAAGTAGTCTTGACGCCTGATAATGACAAGGCTGGCTTGCAAAGCATAATTCAGAATTATAATAAAATAAGACCATATGTGAATGATATATATTATGTGGTGCCGCCCAAGAATAGTAATGGAAAAAATATTAAGGACTGGAACGAGTTAATTACAGAGGCCGGTCTAGGGCGGGAAGACATTATAAAATATATTGACAATAATTTAGTGAAAATCGATGAAAACGCATTGATTAGACTAAAGATAAAGGCTCGATAATGGCATTTACACCGAAGATGACCGGTATTATAGTCCTCGATTTGACTATACCACCTTATGTAAATGAAAATATAGGTCCTGGAGTTACAGAAATATTTTTTTCCGGCGCATATAATGGTGGTCTGCAATTACGATTTTCTATGTATGATACCAATCTAGAGCGTTGGGACGCTTTTTATAAAAATGTTTGGTATCCAAAAAAGCTAAAAGAAGAGATTAAAGTCCATTTTAAAATAGCATATGCAAAGGGTGTTTATCCCGAAACTTCGACTAGGAAGATTCAATTATTATTGACTAAAGCTAATGTTAGAGCGCGAGGTGGTTTTGGCGGCATTATCATTGATTTTGAAGCGATAACCACTGCTGATTATCAACTAGCTTATGCTGGCGCAAGTGGGAAAGCTTATAAGGGAAAGATATCAAAAGCAATAGAAAAAGTAATTGCAGAAAATACTTCAATACCATACAAAGTAACACCGACGCTTGATAACGATGAAAATTATTGGTATATGATGCGACAGCGCCCGACCCGATTCATCAGGCAGTTGATGGAGATGGGCACGATGTTTACAAAGTCCAAGACTCAGATGGTATATGGGGTTAAAGAATACGCGCCTGTTGAAGGCATACCACCTCTAATCAATATCTGTCCTCAAGGCGAATTTAAGCCAAAGCCTTTAGGAATTTATAAGAACGCTGATATCTTTGAGATATATGCTATTGGTAACGAAGATTTTATAGCGATGATTAATAAGTTAGCAAGTAGTGGCATAAGTACTACTACTGGAGAATACATAGACATAAAGAGTGATCCTAAGGAATTATATTGTATTGTCAAAGACATTAATACTTCATCCAAAATAACTGCCGGCTATCCCACCCCGCATGGGCCAATCAAGCAAAATGATGCGGTTGGATTTCTGAAGGGTACTTCAGCCAGCAGAACACCACCAGAACTTTATAACGATGGTTCGACTGGTTTTATGTATAGGGATTATATAAGAAATAGAGCTACAAATCTTTACTTGAACGGTGCATATAATTTAATACACGCCAGATTTGATTTTCCCGGAGCAGGATTGATAGATAATACTATCGGCCTTGGCACTGATACCGTTTACATAGAATACGTGAGGCCAGCAAATTCTGCTGGCGTAGTACCAGCAGACCTTGTCTTAGATCAATCAGACGGTCCAGATCAATTCCACAATTGGACTGGTAATTGGACACTAATGGGTTTTGAGCACCGTTGGAATATCGACACCAAAGAGTGGAGAACTATCTTTGATGTCTGTCGATTCACCACAGACACGGCTTCAGTTAGATTCTCAGCTAAAGAATAATATTCCCCATCGAATATATAATACATCCGACCGGAGGCGTTATTAATGGCTGTAGATCCAAATGTGCTAGGTTTAAGCATAGAATTACAGATGAATACTGTATTGGCAGAAAAGGCCTTAGGATCATTATCTAATGATGTTCTCCAGCTTTCTGGTGATATCGACAAAAAGCTGAATGCGGCCTTAAATAGCACCAAATCAGTATTTGATGCGATCAGTAGCAGTAGTGCCGTTATAAAATCTGATTTTAAAGACATATTCACTAGTGCTCAGTCTTTCGCTGATGCTGTGGCGACCACTGCCGATAGTAATAAGGGGCTATCAGATACTTTTGATACCATCAATACTGCATATAATGATATATCATCTAACATTGGCGAGATCAATTCATTAACTGAAACGATGAAGTCGTCATTAGGAAGTGCGCTTTTATCTTCTACAAAATTGTCAGAGGATTTCGGTAATATCGAATCAAAATCCCAAAACCTAGGTAAAAATGTAGCTCTATTGTCTGATGCGTTGAATACGTCTATCGTCGGAAGTAAAGTTTTAGCTGACATAAATATAGCTTTCGATACTTTTATAAAAAATATTGATTCTATAAAAGAAAAATCAGATAAGATGTATACAGGGTTCGATGAATATTATATTAAATTCGATAAGTATAACAAAGAATTTAAACTGTATGAAGAAGCTGTAACAAAGATCGAACTTGCTACTAAGACTTCTGCGGATTCTTTTAAGCTCATATCCATAGCAATGGCGGCTATACAGAGACAATCTTTAAATATAAGAAATTCTACAAGCGCAACCGGACAGTATACTGAGGCTGAGTTGGGTCTCTTAGAAGACCACTTAAAGATCGTAAATCAAATTACTACTGCTATAGATACAAAGAATGAATCACATGCTGCAGAAGCTGCTGCGGTTGAATCTGAGGGCGAGCTTGTAAAACAGTTAAGAAGACAAGTAAAAGAACTTAACAAAGAGATCGAAGAGAACAAAACATCGACACAGATGTTAGCATACATCTGGGGGAAAGTAGTAAGCGAAGCCAAAAAGATAGATGGTATAGCAGACAATTTTAGAGAATCGACTTATCGTTCAGTGGGTTCGATGTATGAATTAGCAAATATATCAGCGCAAGTATCTTTATCGAGCGGTATAGCTGCAGAAGAGTCTGCAAAGATGGTCAAAGAGCTTATAAATGTAAAGACTGGAAAGAAGGATTTAGTAGAGTTGGCTACCACCATGGTTCAGCTGGAAAAGATGACGGGTTTATCGGGTAAGTCTTTGGCTGGTGCTTCAAGAACATTAAAAAACATGGGTTATAATGTAAAAGAGACCAAGGAAACAATGCTCGGACTTGCAGATTCGATGGCTAAGTTTGGCCTTGAAGGGCAAGACGTCCAAGTCATCGTCGATCTGATGCAGCAGAGATTTCTTCTGCTAGGCGATAAATTGAGTAAAGATGTTACAAACGCTGTTAATAAAACCACAGCTGCACAATTAGCTATGGCCAAATCTTTAGGCGTTAGCACTGACGCTGTAAAAAAGATGAATAGTACGACTTTTGAAGACCTTATAACGCTAGAAGCTTTATCTGGAATCGCTATCAGGACGCCTGAAGATATAGGCAAAGCGCATATATCGATGGCAACGAAAGTGGCGAGTGCATTTAACAGTATTGGCAATGATTTGCAGGCTAATTCTATTCTTATGGCACAGTATAAGAGCCAAGGTTTTTCAGAAGAACAAATAGCTATCTATAAGAAAATGGCCGACGAAATGAAGAAAGGAGGTATTGACCCGAATTCAATCGAAGCTGTAAAATTATTAAATAAAAGGATGGAAGATTCCAAATCGGTTGGCGACAAATTCAGTGCCTCTATGGGAACCTTGTCTAGTCAATTAAGCATACTAGCTAGTCGAGGCGGTGCATTGGTTATAATGTTTATAAAACCATTTTTCGAGTTCGTAACTTGGTTAGTAGAGTGGCTTAATTATGCTATAGATAAAATTATAGAATTTGGAGGATGGATTGCTAAATGGTCTGATTATTTCGGAAGTGTTATACCTGGCTGGAATCTGCTTGTCTCGGGATTGCAGTGGGGCGCTTATATAATAAGCGTATTAGTAGTAGGCCTTATAATTTTAGGTGCTACTTTACTGGCTTTAATAGGCCCTATCGTTTCTATAGTCATCTGGCTATGGCAGGCCTTTACTGTAACTAACTTCTTTACCAATGCTGTGTCTGCGGCTGTCACTAGATTGACGACTGCTATTCAGAGCATGGTTGGTTCGATGGGTTCTATCTTGTCATCTTTGGCCACTAGCGTCGGCCAAGCCTTCAATACTTTTATGGGGTATGTTTCAAGCGGCATTGATAAATTGGCTAGTGTCGCTAGAACAACAGCCGTTCCGATTCTTATCTTATCCGTCGCTTTGCTCATAACAGCTGGAGCTATGTGGGTAATGGCTCAAGCTTTAGTCGTTGTTGCAAGTGTAGATTATGGCAAGATCGTGGCTGGTGGTTTATTCTTTGCTTTAATGTTAGGTGTTTTGGGGGCTGTCCTTTATTTTGTGATTCCGGCATTAACTGTGGGCGCCCCTGTGCTGCTTGCTTTCGCTGCGGTAGTTCTTGCTTTTGGTGTCGCTGCTTTATTGGCAGCTGTTGGGATTTACATTATGGCACAAGCGTTTTTGCTGGTGGCTTCTGTGTTGACACCGACTTTAGCTCTTAGTGTTGCTCTTTTAGCAGTTTCCTTGTATCTTTTGGCTACGGCGATGGTAGTATTTATACCAGCCGCCATCCCGTTTGGGGTGGCGATCGTCGCTCTATCAGCAGCGTTTTTCGTGTTTGCCGTGGCTTGCGTAGTATTAGCTGCGGCCACGATTTTATTGGCCTACGGGCTTTCAATGATAGCTTCGGCGATGCAACCAGGCCTCGCCGCTCAGATGCAGGAATTTGGCGTTGGACTAGCTGCTTTTGCTTGGGAGATCGGGTTTACAGGTGCTTTAAGATTAGCAGCAATAGGCGTTGCTTTGCTGCCGCTGGCGTTGGGAGTAATGATAATCGGCGCTGCTTTTGCTCTAGGCGGCGCCAACATGGGTGATAACTTCAAAGCGCTAGCAGCAGGCATAAGTTCATTGTCTACAATCGACCCTAAAGCGATTAGTATTTTAAGTCTCTTGGCCGGCCCTCTAGTCATGTTCTCTATGGGTGTTGCAGCTATTTCGCAGGCTCTTAGTGGTGCGGGGGCTGATTTTGCGACTAATTTTACAAGCGTTGCTACTGGAATATCAGCTTTACTTAAAGCTATGGGTGCGATCGATCCAGCTTCGATCGACTTGTTATCAACGATTTCCATTCCGCTTCAAGAATTTGGCGCTGGGGTAGCAGGTTTGGTGGCATCTATGGCTGGAATAGATCCGGCAGCTTTGGCTGTTTTTGCAGCGACAGCTACCACTATAGCTGCTGGCGTTAATGCACTGGCAAGTATCGATACAGCTAAGGTAGTTGAGCTTGGCGAAATAGCTGATCCATTAGATGCGTTCTCGCAGGCAATACAATCGCTTAGTGATACTTTTTTGAGTTTAGATTTAACCTTCTTGGATACAGCAAAAGCTGCTGTTATAGGTTTAAAAGAAGTTGCCGAGATTTTAGCTACGGCTTCGCAGCCGCTTGTAACTGGCGCTTTCGGTTTGCTTATTGGTGCTATGATTCTAAACTATGCTGTGATGGTGGTCACTGCTGGAATAGATGCATTATCGGCTGCTACTACTGCTTTAGCCAGTATCTCTCCCATTTTGCTTCAAGCTTCTGGCGAGATTCTTTCATCTGGTATGAATTTATGGTATGGTGCTAATGCTTTACTACGTGGTGCTTATCTTCTTCTTGGCACAGCGCCTATCTTAATCTTCGCTTCTGCTCTGATCGCTGCATCCACAGGCGTTCTTCTTGCCGCATCATTTGTATTGGTCATATTCTCGACCGCTCTAATGTTTGCTGGGACAGCTGCTTTGATTGGGGCTACAGCCCTTTTGGCTGCATCTAGCATGTTGTTAAATTCCGCTGTTCTATTGCTTATAACTGGTCCTTTATTGCTGGCTGCGATTTTGCAGCTATGGGTTACGGTGCCAATCATAACTTGGATAGCATATGGGATGCTGGCTGCCGGCGCGATATTATTTTCAGGCGCTATGAGCATTTATTTCGCTTCTATGTTTTTAGGTGTTGCTGTTAACAAGATAGCAGAATACGCTAATACTTTAAATGATTTTGCAGATCCGTTAGATAGACTTTCAGCATCGTTTAGTAGTTTGGCAGCTTCGATGATGCTAATAAAAGATGCAGTGACTGGTCTTTCGGCTTTACCACTTGCCGCCATTATCGAATCGTTTCAGAAGTTTTCGCCGACTGATGAAGCATTAGAAAAGGTTAAAAGCCTATCTCTTGCTTTAGAAAAGATCGGCATGGAATATTCTAAGGCTATTAGCGATGAGACCAAGATAGCTTCCGAATTGACTTCTGGAAAACCAACGACTTTAACTAATCCTGCTGTAAACAACGAGGAAGACCCAGTTATAAAGACTAATGAACTTTTGGGCGAATCAAAAGATACTTTAGATAAAATACTCGAAGCATTAAAACCAGCTGACCAAAGAAACGCTACCAATTTCGGTCTTAGTCTCTTCGGTTCACCTAGAGGATTTGAAATATAATGGCATTTCAATTAACGGAATCAGATCAAATAATAGCTGAATCGTGCTCTTTGGTATTTTACGGCAAGAGAACACTTGTGGGTGATGCGAAAGCGCAGAGGGCTGCCAATATGCAGCGCGTCGGCAAATGCAGCGGGACGGCCGTAAATTTTCAATTTCCACCGCAGGTTACTTCTGACAATAAGTCTATGAACTGGGAATCTAAGGCTGTTGCGACATTACCGCCGATCGCTTATGTTAAGAGCATAGATGCAAGAAAGATATCGTTAACTTGGACATATATAGTGACTGACGCGTTGGGTAAAGGTTTGTGGAATGTTGATAAAGTAGCGAGTGAAGTCAAGAAGATAAGAGGTTATATTAACTCTGGTGTTGGTATCGGCGCAGCTGGCGCTTCGACCACCGATCTCAAGAGTGAAGACTTCATAATTTATTTTAAATATGGGTTATTTGGTGACACGGACGCAGCTTACGTCGGCAACCCAAATGGTGATTGTTACACCTTTTATTGTGCCGCTATTGATGTTAAGCATTCTGGGCCGATGATCTATGAAGGCAATGCCAGTAAAGTATTCCCGCTACGGTCAGACATTAGCTTGACACTTATCGAGTGGACAAATAATTTGACTGGAGATGCTACAGATGTTGCTGCGAATATTCCATTATTGGTAAAATATCCTACTAAAGGTTGGTTTTAGAAAGGGGTTAAGATGGCATTTCCTTTAAGCCAAACTTCGAGATATATTCACACACCATTAATTTCTTTCGATGGAAAAGAAACATATGGAAGATGGGTAGAGATGGCCGTGTTTAAGACTAGGCCTCCGGCCGATCAAATAACTAAGTACCAAGTCCCTGCCAATTATGCAGGGAGGATAGATCTAGTCGCCTTAGATGTATATAATGATGTTAATCTTGGGTGGGTCTTAGTGGCTTTTAATAATGCTAGAAATGTGTTTGGATGGCCAAGCCCTTTAGATGTAATAGAATGCCCTAATTTATCAACTGTATTTAAGGAACTCCTGTGACGACCTATTTCGAAAGAATTTCTCAGGAGTTCGTGAAAGAAGATCAAATCGATCAAGAGCATCGTTTTGTCGGACCTCATCGTGCTTTAGTAGTCGATACAGATGACCCCTTGGCAATGGGAAGAATTAAGTTCAAATGCCCAGACATCCATGATTATACTTTATTGCCAGTAGAGGCACCGTGGGCTATACCTGCCAACTTTATAGGTGGAAAGTCTAGCGGGCATTTCGAAGTCCCTTGTATCGGCGATTTCGTCTGGATAGAATTCGAAAAGAGTAACCCATATGCCCCTATCTGGCGTGGTTATGCAGCTCCGACCCGATTAAATTATTACCCGATACCTTTTGTGGCCCAGCGGACACCGCCAGCTAATTTGGTAGAGAATATCGTTAACAAAAAACCAAATACTGACAATAAGCTCCCAGACTTAATTGATTATGATATAAAATATCTGCCTAAAGACGGTCGCCCGATGTCCCAAGGTGTTCAATCAAGATATGGTAGTTTAAACATTGACAGCTCTGTCGGTTATTATCCTATTGAACATTTTATAGATCCAGCTCCCTTAGGTCTTGATCCGATTCAGCAAAGAAAATTTGATGCTCAAAATGCTATGCCACTAGTTAATGAGCCGGACAAAAAGTTCGTTGCTAATATTACTAAATATGGCAATATGTTAATAATGAGTGATGTGGGCTATTGGTGGAATAATGATCAGAAGATAATGCCGTACGTGTCAAGAGGGGCCACAGGAGAATTCAGTGGTGATTTTAAGCTCGATCGAAAGTATGAAGTAGAGCGCTGGTTATATAACCAGAAGCTAATAAATGAAGACAGACCAGTATCGTGGGGTAAGGGCGACAAAAATGTAGACTGGAACGCAGATTTTGGCGACACTAGGCGCATAGAAATGTTAACCAGATATGGTCACAAGATAGAAATGCGCGATGTTGGTTGGGCTCAGCCTGGTGAATTCGATGCACAACATAAATTCGCTAGGTCTTCAAAATCAAGACTCGGTGAATTTTCGAAGAATGAATCAGATAGACGCTTTTTGTCAGTCAGTAAATCATGGGATTTTAGATGGATTAAAATCAGAACGAAAGGTGGCATGTTATTTCAAGCTTATGATCGTGGAAATGATCCAGAAAATGATAAATTCGTAAAGAGACCGTTATTAGAAGAAGCTGGGCATCGCACAGAGCGTGAGGATCTGTGGTGGTGGGATCGAGACGCAAGATGGATGAGACTTGTTACAAGGCACGGTTTTAAAATAGTTCTCGATGATCGTGGTACTAGCGACACTGAAGCTGATAAGGTCGAATCGCCTAGAGGAAATGGGTTTTTAGTGAAGGGGAGAAGAACACCAGGTGCTAAAGGCAAAACGACAGAGAAGGATAACCAGCGCGGCTTCAATTTTGAATTTAATGAAAATGATTTATTGAATAGAACTATGTGGGGATCCCCAGCCGGCCAAGTTATGGAAATTAATGATCGCTATCAATATATCATGATGGCTTCGACACTAGGCTTAAACTTTCAAGAGAAGTATCGTGGTGTGGAAGAAAACGAATTTAATCGGAAGCCCATAGTTTTGGGTGATTCCGAGCTTCGCACACACCATCTGAAAATAGATTTAGAGAATGAGTATATTAGACTTAAGACTAGAGCTGGGAATGGCGAAGGCCCGATGTATTCTTCAGGGTCAGCGTCTGCAGGTAAACTTAATGCTGGTTTTGAAGCCAGAGACGGTAATTCTGGTGGCGATGGATCTTGGGTAGAACTTGTCGATTCTACTGACCGTGGTCTATGGTTATCAGATAAAAACAAACTAGCAGCTTTGAGAGCCAGCCTCGGCGCCCCAATGTATCAGTACGTCGATCAAAAAAACAATGTGGTTGCAGTTTTTAATGGTCAAGCATCTGGTATAACTCAGGTCTATGCTAAGGGTAGTGTTAATATTATCTCTGATGGTGATATTAACCTTACATCGGCTGGTAGTATAAATCTGTGCGCCACTGGCACAGATAGTTTTATATATGTCAATAAAGCAATTAAAGTTAAGGCTGATCTACAGCCTAAGGCTAGAGCTGCCATGCCTGCTAAATTCGCACCGACTGATCGCGGTAAAACTTACAATGGGCCGTTTGAAGAGTGCCCCAAAAAGGAAGTGGAGCACACTTACACAAAATGATTATAAGATTTCCAACAGGGTTTTACTCTAACGTACTACCAATTGATTTAGCGCAGCCCGGAAACATTACATTTACAGTTAGTGGTGGTAAACCGCCGCGTGCTAGTTTATTGTTTCCTCAAATTCCAACTGGTTTATTCTATAAAAAGAGAGCTGGGCTAAACACCAGAGACTATCTCACACAACCAGTTTATTTTGTAAGCACTGCAAATTCAGAAACGATTAACGACAATCGCTTGCAATACGAAATAGGTGAATATATTGAAGTAGGTGTGCCTATACCATTTGCTAGCGATGTTTCAGAGATCGATTCAATTTATTCTAGCGTTCATAATCTAAATCTTTTTGACTATATGGAGATGGGTCTAAACAAAGCCGAGATTGATTCGATCAATGCTAACAGTAAGCAGATATATTTAACGTTAAATAATCAATTTAACGACTTTAAAGCTTTATTGATCACCCAAGATGTTGAGATAAACCGATATCAAAAGACCATCAATGAGACAGAAAAAACGCTGTCTGCTGTCGAAACTATGATCAATAATTTATCGACTGGTTTTGCCAGAGATGAACTAATTAAAACCAAGGATAGTTTAATAAGTAGCCTTGACACTAATCGACAAGACCAAGAAAAAACGATTCTAGCTAGAGATGAGAATAGAAAAAACATGGGCACTATACTTGAAGAATTAAGAAACCTTGCTATGGTGGTTAAATAATGGCTATTAACCCCAAGATTAATTATTATGGATATAATCCTCCGTTTATAGGTGGGCCTTCTGGGATATTATCAAGACAGGAAGATGATAAATTAGTTAAAAATGATTTATTGCAATTATTGTTGACGCTCCCTGGCGAGCGGGTGATGATGCCTGATTTTGGCACTGACTTGAGAGCCACTATTTTTGATCAGCTTGATGACTCTACTATTGAAATGCTTAAGCGCGACGTGTCTCAAGCTATAGCGCAATATGAGCCTAGGATAAGCGTAAAAAGCATTTATTTTAGACCTGATTATGAACAACATGGTTTAGCTATCAGAATAGTATATGTTATGCTAACTGAGCCCGCTTTAATTCAAAATTTAGACACATTTATAAACAACGGTGGTCAAAATGGATAGTAAGATCGAGACAACGATAGATTTACCGAATTCACCGCAACAAATAGGTGTGCTGCTAACTCCAGCTAACTTACGTAATATAGATTTTAGTTCGTTGGATTTCAACACCGCTCGCAGAGCGATACTTGAATATATAAGAACATATTACCCGAATGATTTTAATGACTTTGTAGCGAGCAATGGCGTCATCATGTTGACGGAAATAATAGCTTCAACGATTTCTAAATTATCGTTGCGAGCAGATTTGTTATCCAATGAAGCAACCTTGCCGACATGTAAAACAATCGATGCTCTAATTAACCATCTTGCGTTAATTAACCAAAGAATGTTACCGCAAACGGCTTCTACGACCAATATTGAATTAACTTTAACAGGCGCATCATTGGGGTTCGATCTAAGAGTACCTGCCGGACAGATTTTTAATGTAACCGGACCAGATAATGGTCAGGTATCATATGAGGTCTATAGATCACCTGACGACCTATTAGGCGATATCATCATTCCTTCTGGCAAGAAAGGTATTATAGCATTTGGTATCGAAGGCACCACGGTTGTTAATGATTCTATTACTACTACTGGCGGTGCATCCCAGACCTATACGATTATAGATTCTAATGTTTTAGAGTCGCCTTTAAAAGTCATACTTAAAAGTGGAACGATAGAGGAGTACTACCAAACCACGACCGAACCTATCGAATCATATGGTCCAAATGATAAGGTGGTCGAAGTTAGATTCTATTCTAGCTCTGTAGTCTTAAGATTCGGCGATAATATTAATGGTTTTCAGCCAAGCGCTGGGAGTGCGTTAACATTTATCTATAGAAAAGGTGGTGGCATTAGAGGAAGAATAGGTGCTAATATTATAGATCAGCTTCGGCCGATTTCTAGTGACGCATATGCTGCGACAGCAGTAGTAAGATTCAGAAACATCGTGCCATCATCGGGGGGCACCGATAGAGAGACTTTAGATCAAGCCAAAAAAAGAGCGCCGAGAGAATACGCTGTTAGAAATAATATAGTAACAGCTGAAGATTATGCCCAAGCTGCTTTATCCTTTAAACACCCCACTTATGGTGCTATCAAAAAAGCCGTTTCAGCTTTATATTCTAACATTAATGCTAATCAAGTTAGATTATATGTTTTAGCTGAAGGTGCGAGTTCTAAGCCTGTTACGGCAAGCTTAGGGTTAAAATTGGCTCTTAAATCATATATGGAACAATTTAATGTTTTAACAGACGAAGTAGTAATCGCTGATGGTGCCATAAAAACAGTCGATATTGAGCTAAATGTAGTAGTCAGTCGTGGCGCAGATGCTTCAGTGGTCAAAGAGAAAGTAGAAGCATTTATCACCGATTTTTTTAATATAGATAAATGGGATATGGGTCAATCTTTGTTTATCAGTAATTTAGTCAAAGTGCTTGAAAACATTGATGGTGTAGCATATATTGATTTATTTAACCCTGTTAATAATATACTACCTAATAATCAAGTGATTGGTCATGACTCTACTGGCGGTATAGAAGGTATAGGGATTAATCAAGTAATAGCCGAAGGTAAAAGAATAACTGGCTACTATTATGAAAAGCTCGTGTCGACTCCTAATATCAGTTAAAAATTTCCGTTTAAATCTTCTATGATCTTATAACGCATCTGGTTTAATATCCTAGATGTGTGTTTAGTTATCTCAAACAATTCGCCTCGAAAAAACACTTTTGGCTTGAATTTATCGTTTTCATCAAAGAGAACACAGAATGCTTTATTAATTCCAGTCTGTTCTAATGATGCACCAAATGATTCAATTACATGATTCGATTTCTCGTCAAAGATTCCTTGTGGTGCCTCGGAAGGCATGTCGAGTTCGGATTCGCTCGATAACGTCATATGATTTTCCTTAATTATAAGCTATGTATTAACGCAGTATGAACACAGATCTTAACACTCATGACCCAATGCAAGTATTCAGCATTTGCCAAGATATTTACAAAAGCTTTGGTATTAATCTTAAGTTTCCCAAAGCTCGGGATATTACTAAGACCTATCAATATCGTTACCTAACCGCGATTTGCGATAAGTTTAAGCAGTGGGAACTTGATTTTAATGAAGTAAAAAGATTTTTAGTAATTGCGATTCTGAATTCATTTAAGCATAAAACGATTAATAAAGGGTTATCTGCTTTACACCAAAAGAATCTTCTACAGATTTCTTATGAACAGCTGATCAGTAGTAACAATACCTTATCTCAGATAGATAAGACATCTCAATCGTCTTATCAATTTCTAGAGAAATTATGTGAAGGTAAATGCGCTTCGTTAGTATTAAGTAAGCGTGATGGACCACGATCTAATATGTTGTTAACTAATCTTTTTCAGGCCGGTAAAATAAATATCGAGTTTTTAGCAATTAACAATATTTGTAGAAGAATTGCCATGGATGCGATTTCTAAAGATTTACAAGATGCAATGTTTTTACCGACTCTTGGAAAGCTCTATAAAGTTAATTTAGATCTTTCTGCGAACAAAGCTGATTTTACTAATTTTCAAACCATAAAGGAATGGGGTTCACTTACATGACCAAATTGACAACTGGCTTTAGAACTTATCTTAATGACGGCACAGCGAATGATACTGTTGGCCATTTTAAATTAAGTGCTGATTTTTTAAAGGGTTATGCTGGTACTAAACCAAAATTTGGATTTAATGGCTTGGGAGAATTTGTCTTCTATAGGACGTATTCAAGAGTCAAGAATGATGGCTCGAAGGAGACGTTTTTAGATATGGCTATAAGAGTCATAGAGGGATGTTATGAAATCCAGAGATTACATTGTAAAAAGTTTCATATCCCATTCGATCTAGATAAAGCACAGAAATCAGCACAAGAGATGTTTCAGAGAATGTGGGATTTTAAATTTTTACCGCCAGGGCGAGGCCTCTGGATGATGGGTACTGATTTTATGTGGGAAAAAGGATCAGCATCATTAAACAATTGTGGGTTTGTTTCTACGGATGACAAGGTTGAAGCTGATCCTGCTGAACCATTTTGCTTTTTAATGGACATGAGTCTTCTTGGTGTTGGTATCGGGTTTGACACTAAGGGAGCCGGCAAGGTTAAGATTAATAGGCCAAGTGATATTATTAAGCCATACTTGATATCAGATTCGAGAGAGGGGTGGGTTGATAGTGTAAGGTCATTGATTCATAGCTATACTACTACTAATAATGAAGGGTCGTTACAATTCGATTATTCCCTTATTAGACCAGTGAACGCTCCGATAAAAGGCTTTGGCGGTAAGGCCGCAGGCCCTGGGATATTACAAGAACTGCATGAACTTATTAGAAATCACTTAACTAGGCGAATTGGCAGCACTTTGTCTAGCGTTGATATTACTGATATCATGAATTATATCGGAAGATGCGTAGTGGCAGGCAATGTAAGACGATGTTTACCTAAGGGTACGTTGGTCCATCTTAAACGCGGTTTAGTACCTATCGAGCAAGTGCAGGTCGGTGATCTAGTTCTCACCGCTGACGGTTATTATCCCGTTGCTGAGAATGTAGCTCAAGGCATCCAAAGGGTTATTACTATTAATAGCCAAACTGGGCCGTTCCGCTGCACCGATCGACACAGAATAGCTGTTATGACAGGTGTCGGTGTTTATGAGTGGAAACGAGCACATCAGCTTAAAGCCGGCGATCGGATGGTATTTGTAGATGCTATTATACCCGGCACGTCAACTGTCATGCCTGGATACAGTGATTTGTCGACACGTGGTAATAATTTAGTAGTGCCTGGTCTTACCGCAGAAGTAGCTTGGTTTCTAGGAGCGATTCAGGGTGATGGTTACGTTTATCTTGGTAGACAATATAAAGCCCGCAAGAATCATGGCGCATCAGTCTCTATTCCGATCAACCGCGACGAATACCATGATTTAATTACTGAAAAGGCGATTGCAGGTTTTGCTGCCTTTGGGTTTACACCTAAAGAACAGCCTTCTCAAGACAATAGTCGTAAAATTAGAGTAACATCTAGACGGTTTGCCCAATATCTTCATACTAATCTCAAACAAGCAAAGACCCCTTTGAATGTGCCAGAATACATCAGACTTGGTCTACCAGAGATTAGGGCAGCTTATTTGGCTGGTTTATTAGATTCTGATGGTTCCACTAAGAATCGTCCAGCCACTATGATTTCGAGCATTTACCGAGATTTTTTAAGACAGGTTCAGGCCGTTTATTCGAGTCTTGGAATTCCGACCAAGCTAAGACTTCGCAAAGAAGCTGATAATAAGGGCCAAGCTAAGTGGGATATTTCGCTTGTAGGTGATTTTGCCATTGCACGGTTTAGGGATTTAATACAACCGCATGCCGTCAAGACGCTGCGAGAAACTGCCCATTCTAGCGGCCATGATTATGGATATCCAGCAGCATGGATAAATCGCGACAATGTCAATTATGGCAGATCTTGGTCTCCTCAGCAGGATCAAATGACCTACAATCGCGCTTTACTGTGCGACGCAGAGACTGCTTGCTTGGTGCCTATTGAAGTAGAATCAGTCGTTGACGAAGGCATTATGGTAGAGACTTTTGATCTTTCGGTTCCAGACCGTAGCGAATTCGTGGCAGAAGGCCGACTGGTTCACAACACTGCTGAAATTGCCTTTGGCAATGCCGATGATTTTGCCTACAGCAGCATGAAAAACCCGATCGCTACCTTGGATAAAGATGAAGTTGGCAAGTTCTATGAATGCACACAGAAGATATATTCTTCGATGCGTAGCGAAGCCACTCTTGAAGACTTTAATGGGTCTGGCATTCCAGAAGAAAGACTTGTACCTGCTATAGAGACATGGAATGCATTAAACCATCACAGATGGGCTTCGAATAATTCTGTCTTCGCCCATGTGGGTATGAATTATGATAAGATAGGCGAACAGATAGCTGCCAATGGAGAGCCAGGCCTAATTTGGCTAGATAATATTAGGGATTATGGTAGAATGATAGATGGCAGACAGCCGGGTATTGACGGTAGGGTGATGGGTACTAACCCATGCTGTGAGCAGTCGTTAGAATCGTACGAACTATGTTGCCTCTGCGAGACTTTTCCTGCCAATCACGATAATGTCGATGATTACATGAGGACTTTAAAATTCGCATATCTTTATGCTAAGACTGTCACTTTACTTCCTACCCACAATGCCCGCACCAATCATGTTATGCTTAGGAATAGGCGTATTGGTTTATCGCAGTCAGGCATAGTTCAAGCGTTCGCTAAATTCGGCAGGCGTAAGATGCTTACTGAATTCTGTGATGCCGGATTCCAAGAGATTAAGCGATGGGATTCGATATATGCTGATTGGTTGTGTATTCAAAAGTCTATCAAAGTCACAAGTGTCAAGCCTTCTGGATCGGTATCCTTGCTTGCTGGCGCGACCCCAGGCATTCATTATCCTGAGGCTGGCACTTACTGGCGTACTGTTAGGGTGGCTAAAGATAGTGTGCTAGTTAAAATCTTATCTGATGCCGGCTACAGAATCGAGCCATCTATCACTGATAAAGATAGGACCGTTGTGGTGTACTTCGGTGTTACCGACGAGAGGGTGAAAGCAGTTGACGAGGCAGGTATTTGGCAGCAGATGGCCAATGCTACCGATTATCAGCGTTATTGGGCAGACAATCAGGTTAGCTGCACTATCAAGTTTAAGCAAAATGAGGCGAAGGAGATCAGTAAGGTGCTCGAGGTTTACGAAGACCAAACCAAGGGCATTAGCTTCCTCCCACATACTGGCCATAATTATCCACAGGCCCCCTATATCCCTTGTACCAAAGAAGAAGTCGACGAATATAATAAGGGCATTAGAGACGCCGACTATTCCGAGTTTATCAATGAGGCCCTTGGTAGTAAATTCTGTGACGGTGACAGTTGCGAATTGAGCTAGATCAAACATAGCTTATTATGTTACGACGATACACAGACATAGCTTAAATAGATATTATGTCAACACTAAACGATAAATGTTGTAGAATAGACAATATCCATACCCATTGTGCGTGCTGCGATAGGATCATATCTGAGAGTAACCAAGAGATAAGCTTTTGTTCTATAGAGTGTGCTTGCTTTTCTGGCCGATACTCTATAAGGGACGGCTGGATAAATAGTGACCAGCCTATACAAAAAACGACGCCTAAGATACCATGGTACCTGCCAGAAGAAAAGCACCAAGAACACATTAAAACTATAACCGGAAAATAATTATCGATGTATTATTAAGCTATGAATGCAATCATACGCGACAATAATTTTGTTTATTTTGAAAACATCACCCAGCATGAAGATAATGTTCTATGGGAGGCTTTCAGCGTCTCAAGGCCTGGGACCTACATAGATCCTAACCAGCGAGGGCAATGGGATGGTGTCTATAGAAAATATAATCGTTCAAGAAAGAAAATCGCTAGGCCATTGTTGGCTCTAGTGATCGAAGTGTGTAAGAAGCATAATTTACCGCTTTCTATAACCGATGCAAGAGATGCTTGGAGATACCCTGTACCGACTGTTGATATCGTCACGCCTGACATGTTACCAGATATTACCCTTGAAGAATACCAGCTGACTTCGATAAAAGAAGCGATTACCAATGAATGTGGGATCATTGCTTTACCAACTGGCGCCGGTAAGACAGAAGTGGCGTGTGCGATTTGCAAGATCTTCGACTGCCCTACGGTCATTCTGGCTGATCAGACAATTGTTGTAGAACAGGCGCGATCACGTTTATTGTTACGAGATATTAAGGACGAAGTAGGGATGTTTTATGCTGGGCATAAGCCGAATGGTCAGACTATTGTCGTAGGTTCGATACAGTCTCTTACACCGCCTAAAGCGGCACCGGTACCGCCCAAGCATCTTAAAGGCGAGGATGAACACCAATATACCAAGCGTTACAATAGGTTCGAGAATCAGCTTAAAGCATTCGAGACCCGCAAGGCGAATGCTAATGAATTATTAGATTATATTCATAAAGCTGAAATGTTACTAGTCGATGAATGCGACAAGGCTTGCAGTGAATCATATAAAAATCTTTTTAGGAATCACTTTCATGGCCGTAGAAGATATGGTTTTAGTGGTACTCCTACTGATCCTTCTAAGCCGGTTGAAGCTTTGGTGGTGCAGGAGCATCTAGGGTCGATTATTCACAGAGTCGACAGGGCTTTATTAACCAGCCTTGGAAGGATTATTCCTTGTGAGTACAAGATGTTTTGTGTCGGCGGTCTGGGCGATATCAAGGAGTCGACGGCCTATGATATAGCTATAAATGATTTTATGGTTGAAAACGCCGATTTTCATTCCTTAATATATCGTATAGCTACTAATAAATTACCAGAAGGTGATGGAGTACTAATTTTAGTAGATAGAGAGGTTCTTGGCCGTAGTTTGCTCGAATTGTTTAATAGTGCTGGTTATCCAGCACATTTTATTTTCGGTAAGACTGATAAGAATACACGCAGGGAAGTAATTAGGGACTTTGAGGATAGGAAGTTCCAGATTCTTATCGGTGGAAAAATAATCAATCGGGGTTTGGATTTAAAAGGCGGATGCGAGAGGTTGATTGTGGCTACTGGTGGTAAATTACAATCGGATTTCGAGCAAAAAATAGGTCGAGCCTTGCGGCTAAATAAACGCGGAAAGAGTGTTATATATGATTTTTATTTTCGAAATAACAAATACCTATATAACCACTCTAAAGCAAGGTTGAAGATAATAGATCACATAGGCTATCCGTCTACCGTGATCTTTCCGAATGGTGTACTAGATGGAAGCGAACTCATCAGATCCAGATTTAAAGTGCCCAGCGCATTATTTGGTAAGTGATGCCTCTGAAGTACCTAAACGCTTATATTTTATAAATGAAATAGTAGAATGGAATTTAACCAAGTACATTTGGACAGGATGTACTGATGTTAGTCTACGCGATGCTATTATGTCCAACGCCTCAGAATTAATCAGGCAGATCATCAGGAAGCAAGGCCTCCATATGATCTATCCAGGCCAGGAAGACTCCTCCATGGGAGATCTTGTCAACACCGCTTGGTGCCAAGTCGAAAAAGTACTATATAAATATAAAGCTAGGCCGCATTGCCGTAGATGCTACAATCCGGACAGACCAAGCGATTCAATTTTGTATTCGCCAAGCCAATTAGAATATGGTATACTTAGATTAGAAGAAACAGTTAAGCTCATCAAAAAGTGTAAAGTATGCAGCTCGACCTTTTCAGAAGCACCGATCATTGAGCCGAAGCAAGGATTATTTGGTGGCTCTACCACTATATTATATAAAGGCGCAAGTAAAGTATTCAATATGTGGTCGCAAGTAGCGAGAACAGTCATATTGGCATACATCAAAAAAGAGGGACGTGATAGGAAGAATAGTGATGCCTATTTGAATCATGTCGGCACCAAGACTAAAACTCAAAACGACGTTATGGCTAGATTTCTCGGAGAAGCCAAGAACATATGCCAATATAATGAAGAACATATAATTATTATCGAAGCTTTGGATCTATTGATACGGACTGATGATAAACCACATGATGGTTTAGTCGGAAAATTGATAGAAAAAACTAAATTATCGAGATTTATAATTACTGGTTTTTTAAAATTACTCAAATTAAGAAGCACAGAATTTACCGATTCGCCAATAAACCGAGGGTCCACCAATAACTCCCTTGAGCGCAAAAAAGTAATACTCGACGAAGAGGAAGAGTAAAATGAAATACGATCTAATAGTAGAAAAAATCGCTGATCAGTCATTAACCTTGGAAGAATTTAATAGTTTTATAGCTGAATCTATGGGCGGCTCAGTTATAGAAAGAGTACGCAGACGAACTAGAGTCGGCAAAAAGAACAGGATCGATAATCCGACTGGACATAGCAGGGTAAAGCCATTTGATCTTGCTGGAAGAGTGCACCCCAAAAAAAAGCCCATTGACCAAATGAGTCATGGAGCTACCAAGCAAGCACATAAAAAGAGCACAAGGACACAACGCAAAAAAGCCAATACTGTCCATACTGAAGGTAAACTCGATAAATTGTTAAAATTGATAGATGACCAGAAGATTACTGTGACAGAATTGCATGAAAAGTTAGCATCTTCTAATTTATCAGTGTCGTTGATAGATAAAAACGCCGAGGAAAAATCGGATGACAGAACTAAATGATTTATTTAGAGATTTAGACAAGGCCAGCGACCAAGTTCCCTCTACACTAGACTTAGCCAATGTAGCCCCACATGTTATATCTACATTAAATCCTAATAACGCAAGCGTTGAACCAGAAGCTGTCGATATAACCAAATACTTGCGTAGGTTAGATGATGTTACTGATGATGTTTTAAAGGCATGCAAGGCAGATCGGGCTGAAACTCAAGATCTTATAAACATGTTGCGCGATCAAGTAGAAAGTGCTATCGGAACAGGCTCTAAATTGTCTACTGGTATAATTGAATCGCTTGTAAAGGCGATCGAAGTAAAGTCGAATATTAATACTACGGCCGTTAAAATGATCGAAGCTAACGCTAAAACTTTGGCCGCTACCAAGTCTAGCATCAATATTCAGCAAAATACTGTTAGCGCTGGAATTGATTCGAACATGCTAGAAAGAATTTTAAGCCAACCACTAGGCGAAAATGATGACATATGACGCCAGAACAAGCTAAATTAGAAGTTATTAAACGTTGCCAAAAATCCGTAGCTTGGTTTTTGCGTAATTTCGGAAAGATTAAGCATCCCTCGGCTGGTGTTATTCCTTTCGATCCATTTAAATACCAGTTACATGCTCTGACATGCTTTAGAAAAAACCGACTTAACATATTCAGAAAATGTCGCCAAGCGGGTGTCTCAAAGATATCCGGAGCTTTCGCTCTCTGGTTTGCCATGTTTAATGCTCATAAGACCATTTTGATAGTCTCAAGACGTAATGAAGATGCAATGTCCTTCTTGCGCGAGCATATTTATTTTTTGTTTAACAACTTACCTCCTTGGATGCGCGAGATCTGGACTCCTACGAAGCAAAATGAGCATGAAGTATTCTTTCCTAACGGCTCCAAGATTCAGTCTCTTACTTCGCATCCAGAAGTGTTAAGATCCCATGCGGCATCCTTAAATATTATCGATGAGGCCGCGTTTATCCCTAATATGGATGTCCTATGGGCAGCAGGTTGGCCGACCTTGCAGCACGGGGGTTCGGTTATTTGCATTAGCACTAGCAATGGTGTTGGTAATTGGTACTGGAGCGCATGGACAGATGCAGAAGCTGGAGTTAGTCCATTTAATCCGATTATTATAAATTGGTGGGATATGGACTGGTCTATAGAATATACTGACCCGCTATCATTAGATAAGAAGCGTATAGCTCCGAGGGACAATCTACGTCAATGTTCAGGGAAAGCCGAAATATCAAAATATGGTCCATATTGGTCACCTTGGCTCGAAGAACAATGGCAAGCTTTGCAAGAGCAGGGGGAAGGCTGGAAATTTGAACAGGAAGTATTGGCGGCCTTTATCGGCTCAGGTAACACCGTGCTTGATAAAAACGCTCTTGCTGCAGTTGCTCTAACGATTAAACCGCCTGTAGAAAAAGTCAATGGTCTTCAGACCTTCACACATCCGACCAATAATGTCGTTAGCGAGCTTGATTTTTCTTTCATCGACCCTGATCAGGGTTTTTGGATATGGCATAAACCAATAAACCGGTCTCCTGAGAGACGAAGAGGCAAGATCATACTGGAAGAAAGCAAACCAGCTCATCGATATGTAATGGGTGTCGATATAGCAACTGGTAAAGGCAGGGATTATAGTACCATAGAGGTGTTCGATCTCGACACCAGGGAGCAAGCTGCTGAATTTATGGCAAGAGTATTACCGAGGGAATTAGCAAAATATATCGACAGGATTGGACGATATTATAACAACGCCCTAGCGGTTATAGAGCGAAATAATGGTGGAGATATTATCATCGATGCATTGCGTCATGATTTTATGTATCCCAGATTATGGCGCCGTAAAGACATTAATGATAAGCCACAAGCAGGTGGTAAAAAGCGCCGGCCTAGAGCCTTAAAAGTGGCGCCATATGGTTATGCGACAACTGCTTCTAGTAAGCCAACAATGAATAAATTTCTGATCGATTATATTAGAGAGGATGACTCAGGATATAGGGTTTATTCTCAGAGGTTACTGAAGCAATTTCAGACGTATGTTCGAAAAAGAGACAAGTCAGGGCGGGATACATCTAAAACTGAGGCAGAAGACGGTGCAGGCAACTTCGACGATCTAGTAATTGCAACAGCTCTTGCCTTCATCGGTACTAGCGACGCTTTTATCGACGATGGTGGAATCGTCTCACCAGCTAATCACAATACTGATTTTAGATCGATGGTTGGCCCGACCATATTGACTGATGAACAACGTGTAGTCGACCAGCAGTCGTTTATTGAAAAAGGCGGATCGAGCTTGTTAATACCAATGAGCATGGAGCCAATCGATTTGCCAGAAATAGCAGCTCAGCGTGTTCTTGATCAATTTACATATCAGCTTGGAGCTATACCTTCCGTAGGAGGTAGACCTTTGGTTACGCCTCCTAAATTTTATAGACAAAAGAGAAAATAATATTATTGGTTTAATTGTATTATATAGAACGATTTAAAATTATTTAAGCCGTTATTAATTCGGCTTTAAGGTTATTTGGCTATTGTAAATATATTTATTTTAGGGCTTGGAGCGGCATATGGCTAGCAATTGGTTAATTTTCGATAGATTACGAGCCCTGACAAGGCAGAATAGAATATATCAGTCGGAAAGGATCTTTCAAGATCAGACTAACCTCGATAGATTGACATCCGGTGGTGATTTTTTAGATTTTAACCAGCAAGCCGCTATTTTAGACCAAACAAATCTTCAGATAAATCGCCTAGAGAGATATAAAGACTATGAGCAGATGGATCAAACCGGCGAAATAAGCTTAGCTCTCGATCTATATGCAGATGAAGCCTGTTTAGTGGGTAGTACTCCAATATTATTAGTTAATGGATCTACGATCACGATAGAAAAATTGGCTCAGGCCGGTAGCGAGCATGAGTTCATCGTCATAGCGTATGATATCGCCAACCAGAAATTCGTTCCAGCTGTCGCTAAGGGCGCCAGAGTCACTGGCATTGATGTTGATACTATTAGAGTTATCTTCGAAGATGGCACCATCATAACGAATACTGCTGAGCATCTTTACTTAACTGAGACAGATGAATATGTTAGAGCATCTGAATTAAAGGCGGGGCAGCGGATACGTTCTTTTACTATAATTAATGCAGATATAACCGGTACACCCATCGATGCACCGACCGAAGAAGATGGTGAGAAGGTAGTGAAAGCCGTAGAAGTTGCTGGGAAGGCAGATAAAGTATACGATATAGAGGTTCCTGAGCATCATAACTTTGCTGTCGGGACAGGCCCTAATTTTCTGATAGTACATAATAGCTTGGTAGACCCTGAGCGTAAACACACTTTAATTATTAGAGCACGTTCGATCCGCCTAAAGCGGGAACTCGAAAGCCTGTTTTATAATACCTTAAATTGGGATACTCTTTGCCGGCCTACAATTAGGTATCTGTGCAAGTACGGTGATATGCCGTTTGAGATAACGCTTGACGCTGACCGCACATCGGTAGCGGCTCTTAAGTTTATGAATGTGTATAACTTCACAAGGATCGAGACCCGTTATGGTGATCTAATTGGATTCTTTCACATGGATAGCATGTGGCCAAAGCCCATATTCTTGCATCCTTGGCAAGTTATGCATCTCCGATTAACTAATTTTGAAAACTTTTATGCCCCCTACGGCAAGTCAATACTAGATGGCGGTAGGAAGGCGTTTAAGCAATTGCGGTTGATGGAAGATGCCGCTTTGATTTATAGGATCACAAGAGCACCGGAACGACGCAAGTTTATAATACCTGTTGGAATGATACCGCCCAAAGAAGTTCCAGAATATATGCAGATGATTGCTAGGAATTTTAAGAGGCAGAGGTTTTATAACCCTACCACCGGCTCTTTTGATGAACGATATAGTCCTCTAATTCAAGAAGATGATTATTTTCTGCCTAGACGTAGCGACGGCACTGGCCCTGATGTTGAAATACTACAAGGCGGTGAAAATGTCGATAAAATAGCAGATATCGAATATTTTAAAAAGAAGATGGTAGCGCCTATGAAAATACCATTTGCTAGGGTAGGTATCGGGGAAGGTGCTGGAGAGTCAAGCGAAAAATCCTTATCACAGAGCCATAGCGAGTTCGCTAAAGCCGTTCAGTATATTCAGAGAGAAGTGGCAAACGGCTTAACAAAGGTGGCTATTGTCCATTTAGCACTTAAAGGTTTTTCTGTTGAAGATCTTAAAGGCTTCGAAATAGCACTTACCGCTACTAGTGCCATGGAAGAATTATATAGGATCGAATCTTGGAGAACAAGAGTAGGTGTAATGTCTGATCTTAAAGATCTTGGCTGGTTCCCAAAAGAATGGATCGTTACCCATTTTACCGATCTAACTCCTGACGAAATTCAAGAATTAAAAGATTTAGAAATGCTTAGTAAGTCTCCTGAAAGCGAAGAAGGTGGTGAAGAAGGCGGAGGTGGCGGTGGCGGTGGCGGTGGCGGCGGCGGCGGTGCTATGGGTGGTTTAGAAGGCGCTGGTGATGCTCCTCCAGAAGGCGGTGCGCCACCAGAAGGTGCTGAAGGTGGCGCTCCTCCTGTTGGTGGTGCTGACGCAGGTGCTCCTCCTGGTGGTGCTGACGCAGGTGCTCCTCCTGGTGGTGCTGACGCTGGAGGTTTACCGCCGCTTGGTGAGGGCGGCTTTGACGCCAAGGCTCATAAAAAGCTGATTAACGAAATGAAGCGCAAAGAAGTGTCAGGAAGGGTTAGAACATATTTAGAAAAGATACATGAGAGGCGCGGATTTAGTTATGACGATACAAAGACTTTGAACACTAAATATGAATATTTAATAGAATCAAAGGAATTGGATGGTCTTTCTAGAAACCAACCAAAACCAATGACTAATATAATTCATGATCCAAACCAAGATAATGATTTATTAGTAGAATGGTCAGTGCCTAAAGCTATCAGGGATGAAGTCATTAAGGAAAATTATGACATATTGATGAGAGCTAAAGGGCATCCGATCACTGAATCACAAGGTGCTGATATCACAGAGCATGATTTACCAAAATCATGAGCATATACTTTTTAGCAAAAATTAATTATAACTTTTCACTGTTTTAATGGGAGTATTATTATGGCTCAGAACCAGAACAAAGCGCTTAGTCCAATCCGAATGGATAGCCGAAAGTTCTTGGGAGCCCTTAACGATTCAGCTCAGGCTAAAGTAGCTTTTTTTGAATCTAAAGTTAAGGAACTAGGCAAGGCAACAAATAAAAACTGGCGCTTGGCTGCGCTTTATTCGAAAGATCTTTACATCGAAGATGTAGGATCTAACACCTTTTATATCGCTAAACACCATAAGTCACATGGTGCAATAAATATCACCGATATTCAACCTATCTCTATAGTAGAAAGTCAAAAAGCTGGTCTTTTCGAAGAATCATGCTTGCGTTTGATTAACGCTATTGAACGGAATGACCAAAAGGGTATGCAATCTACTTTTGGACGTATGAAGGCTCAACGCTTTACCGGCCGCGTTATCCCAGAATCTGGGATGGTTTGCAGTAAAGACGGCGTTGTGCGCCGTATTAAGGTAAGAACTCCAGAACAAATTAACGAAGACATCAAGAAAAAAATCGTTGCTTGTGTGGTAGAATCGATTTCTACCAGAGTGATTGTTGAAGATAATCACGCTATTGGTGGCCATTTCATTGATGGCGAACAGTTTAATCTGCCCGTTTCAAAATGGGCTACTAAGAAGTTAACAGCAAAGACTATGCGTAAAGTAGCGATGGAAGCATATCTTAGCCAAGGTTTTCAAGGGCGCATTTATGATGTTGCCTCTTTGATATCCGAAGGTAATGTAGACAAAGCGGTTAATTTGGTTGCACCATTTTTAGAAGAGTACGAAGAATTTACTCTCTTGAATAGATCGCAAACCAAAGAACTCGTTTCTAACGCACTTGCAGCAAAGGCGATCTTTAACCCACAATTATGTGAAGATGTGGCGACATTATTCCATAAGACGAACCTGCGAGTAAATCGCAGCAAGATCGTTAAAGAATGGAAGAATATTGCAAGCGCTGTTGAAAATTATAATCTTGCACAGAATGTTGCTATATTATCTGAAGCTCAGGAATTCGAACCAGTTTATAATAAATTCTTGGACCTTATTTTTGAAACCATCGGAAACAGAGAAATAGCTGCGGAAGCGCTTGCGACTACTTTAAGCCAGCTAAGAGATAAGACTCCTAGAATCATGGAAAACCATGAATTAAAGAGTAAGCTCGACGGCTTAATAAACAAGCTGAAAGATAAGGCTGTTGATGATGCAACGATTTATGAAGCGGAAGATTTGATAGCCACTATCCAAGAGGAAGTGACTTCGAATGAAAATCTTGCGGATTTCGATCAAATGCCAAATACCACTGATTCTGGGCTGCCAGAAGTCGATACCGAAGAGGAAGAAGCTCCTTCGGGCGCACCAGTTATAAATATTAATTCTCCTCTGATTCAAATCGGCGGGAAGAGTTCAGCAGCAAGTGAAGAAGGTGAAGACGATCTTGGCATGCCAGACGAAGCCGGCGGCGAAGATGATTTATCTGCACTACTCGACGAGCCACCTACAGCCGGCGCACCACCAGCCCCTGGTGCAGCTCCCGCTCCCGGCGCAGCACCAGCTCCAGGCGCAGCCCCAGGTGCAGCACCAGCTCCAGGCGCAGCCCCAGGTGGCCCCCCAAGACTAGAAAGCCGTAATAAAAATAAACGACCGATAAACGAATCTACTGATCAGTATGCCTACAATGTTTCCAAAGGCGATAGAGCTATAATGGGTCAATATGGTAAGACTGCGATTAATGATAATTCAAAGATCCAAATGATAGTTAAGATGGTCGACAGGCATGTAATAGCTAATAATTTGACCAATGAACAATTGGTAAAAGGACTTCCCAAGATCGTTGAATCTTGCATTCGAAAGGTCGTTTTGAATCTAAATCAATCTATGCTTCCTCTAGCTGTTAATCAAATAGTCGACACTTACCAAAACACTCGGGCTGCAGTCAAGGAAAGCCAGAGGAAATCCCCGATAATGCGAAAACGCGGGCTAAGCAGAAATTCATTTGGCAAGGCTGGTAAGAAAAATGAAGAGGCTGCAAAGCCAGTAAGCGAAAACGCTATCCGCTGGACTTCTAAAAACGGCGATGTCCTTTATGGGGTCTTCAATGGCGCCAAGTTTGCTCTTGACCATGGTAATGCAGAATTACCTGCAGTCGTTATGTCAGAAGACGGAACAGTCGAAATACCCGTTCCTAAAAAAGTTCAAAATAGTGCTTTAGCTGCTGCTAGGGTAATCAAAGGAAATTCTTCATTATTTCGTGAGTGGTTAGCAGGTAGTATCGACCAGCTTTCACCAATCTCCGAATCTGAACGAAACTTTTTAAATGAAGAATTCGAAGAAGAAATTGATGCAATGAAACCTGTAGAAGCTACTGAGCCTTCCATATCATCGCCTTCGGAGGAAGAAGATATGCCTGATTTTTCGGCTGTCGACGACGAAGAAGGAGTCGACATGGGCGATGTAGATCAAGATCTTGAAGGCGAAGGCGACCTTGATGACGCCGACGAAATTGGTGGCGAAGATGAGTTTGAAAGCACTGATGACATGGCCGGCGAAGAAGATGGCCTCGAAGATGGCTCCGATGGCGACATGAGTTCATTAGATCTCGAACTAGGCGGAGACGAATACGGCGATGAAGGTGGATCAGACCATGAAATGAGAGCTGAAATTGATAGCATTCATGATGAAATCGACGAGATTAAGGATGAATTGGGTCTTGAAAGCGATGATGAAATGAATATGGATGCTTCAGACATCGAAGATGACGACATGGAAATGTCCGGAATGGAAGAAGAAGATCTCGATGATGAATTTGGTGATGAGGAACTAATTGATGGCGGTGAGTCAATGGATGACGAAGCCATCGAGGACGGTGATGAACTCGCTGACGGTGAAGAATATGCGGATGATGAATCGGCCGATGATGAAGAGTATGAAGACGAGTCGGACGATGACAACATCGATACTGAGGACGAAGACGAAGATTTCGACGGTCTTAATGAAGATAATGATATTACGGACCCTAGCAAGCCCAAGTATCATAAACAAGCCGAAGAAGACCCACGCACAGATGTAAAACCGAAGGTCAACAAGCGTAAGAACGACGAATCAGTCGAGGGAATCGGCGATCGCGACGATCTTGACAATATTGACCTTTAAGGAGCAAATAATGATACCTAGTCGAAGAACATCGTGTTTTCAGAATCGAAGAGTAATCGCAGAAACAGGAGTAATCCCTGCCGGCATGAAGCTGATCAGGGATACTCATGAATTTAAAATCTTAGATAAGAAGAATGCTATCAGGGAAGATCGCAATGGAAATGGTACTCCAGTTCTACGAGTGACAGGTCTTATCCAGATGGGCGATCAACCTAACGGCAATGGTCGCTATTATTCGACCAATGAAGTCTTAGCGCCAGCTATCAAGCAAATCCAAGAAGATATCAAGGCTAGAGCAGTACTTGGCGAATTCGATCATCCTAGTGATGCTAAAATTCACCTTGATAGAGTTAGCCATCTAATGACGAATGTCTGGATGGAAGGACGAAAGGTTTTTGGTGAAGCAGAGATACTTCATAAATTACCTTGCGGTGCTTGCTTGCGTGGCCTATTCGAACATAAAGTGAGAGTCGGCATCAGCTCTCGTGGTGTTGGCGATATGGAAGTAGTTAGCGAAAGCAATGGCCAAGAGACTTATAGGGTTTTACCAGGCTACACATTCGTGACTTGGGATGCTGTGGCTGAGCCTAGCGTTAATGGTGCTATTCTTAATATCCAAGAGGATCTTAAAAAAAGAATGACTCCATTAAAGGCTATGAAAAAGAAATTTTCGCCGTCTGTTTACCAAAACATGGTGGTTGAAGAGATTAATAAATTTTTCGGTCTTTCGTAAATTGCGTTTTTTGTCAAAAATAATTTCAGATCAACGTTTAGGAGTATAAAGATGGAAGCTATCGCTGAATTAAAAGATTTGTTGCAAAAAGCTGGAGTTCAACCAGAATTTACTGGTAGGATCATCGAATCCTTAGAATCTTACAAATCAACTATCAAAGAATCTTTGGAGGCAGAATTTGTCACCAAGATTAGCAAGGCCAAAAAGATTTGCGTTGAAGAAACCGAAACGTACAAACGTGATTTGGCTCGACGCGTACAAATATTCTGTGAAACCAAGGGTGCCGCTATCGAAGCTCAGCTTCGAAAGCAGTCAGTATCTTCAGAGTCCAAAAGTACCAGCAAGCTCAATAAAATTGCCGCTCTAGTAGAAGGCATCGAGCTGAATGTTGGAAACGATGGCAAGCTGAAGACTAGTTTTGAAGCTGCAAAAGCCAAAATTAGGCAACTTGTTGAATCCTGCGATAAGGCCAATGAACTAGCGAACAAGCAGACTTCTATTGCTCGCAAAATTCTAGCTGAATCACAGGGACTTGAATCTGAGAATATCAGACTCAAACGTATGTTGGTTGGTACTAAGACGGTTACTGAGAATAGAGCTCCCAAAGCAAGCAGGCCTAACCTGTTGCCAAGGAAGAGTCTTTCCCAAAACCCTACTACCACCAGGCCAACATTAGTAGAAAGCCAAGACCCATCCACTCCACCTAAGCAACCAGCTATTGTTGCCGGTGGTTATAATATCAATAGCATTGCGGCTAATCTTGACGAGAACCTAATCTAATTCTGAGGAGAATTTTTTAATGTTGAATAAGTCTAATGGCCAACACTTGGCCGGCGGCCAAAACCGTTTTATCACCGAATCTGCCGATCTTCACCGAGCAGCAGTGCTCAACGAAGGTCGTAAAAACACCTTGGTAAAGAAATGGACTCCAGTTCTTTCCAAGTGCCGTGAAGTTGCGAAGAGCAAATTCGGCCTTATGGCGTCTATCCTCGAAAATCAATTCAATGCTTGGAACCCAGGCAACCGATCGATGATTCTCGAAGATCAAACCACCACTGCAAACATTGCGGACTTTACTCGCTTTGCATTGCCCCTCATCCGAAAATCCTATCCTAAACTTATCGCTGATAACCTTGTTGGTGTTCAGCCCATGAGTCAACCAGCTAGTTTGATTTTCTACATCAGGTATCGTTATGCTCTTACTAAAGGCCAAACGGTAGCTGGCACCCAGATCATGCGCCAAAACACAGCTCAAAATTTCTCACGAAATAATGGCTGGGCACTTGATCCTTATTATTCTTCCCAAGAAGTTAAGGGTGAAGACGCGACCATCAATGGTTCGCTTACTGGTGTTAGCGGTACTTTGAGTCATCGTCCAGTTCTTGCTGGCACCGTGGTTGTAGAAGTCTTCCCTAGCGAAGCAGCAGCAAACCCTAATTGTGATGATCCAACACCTTGCCTCCGAGTTGGTTTTGACTCTACTGGCGCGGTTGATGTGGTTTTGATCGGCGATTGCACCGATTTCACCAGCATTCTTGCTGTTGATACCGGCAATTCCTCTTTCAATCACAGCACCGGAGTTGTAACCGTATCATTGCAATCCGGCTCGTTCCCAACTGGGTCCGTAGCACGCGTTAATTATGAGTACGATCTCGAAGCTAACCCATTCCAGCCAGAAGTAACCTTGAGCATTGACAGTGATAGCGTTGCTGCTGTTACCCGCAAGCTTAAGACCAGCTGGTCATTAGAAGCTGCTCAAGATCTCAAATCAGTGCATAACATTGATGCTGAGAGCACCTTGACTGATTTAATGGCTGACGAAATGGTTGCAGAAATCGACCGCGAAATTATCAATGACTTGATTATCGCTTCTTCGATTCGTGCTACCCATAACTTCGCCACTGCAGCTGGAGCTTCAGTTAACTTTACTGATCGTAACATCGCGTTGCTTTATAAGACACTCGAAGTTGCGAACATTATCCACAGAACCACTCTTCGTGGTCCTGCTAACTGGGCTGTTATGAGTTCCGATATCGCTTCCAAGTTTGAGCAGCTTAACGATTTCCGTGCAAGCGATGCTCTTACAACCGATGGCATTGATATCGGTATCATGAACATTGGTACCATCCAAGGCAAGATCAGGCTCTATAAAGATCCTCTCTTCCCTAATTGCAAGATCTTGCTCGGCTTCAAGGGTAATAGTGTATTGGATGCGGGTTATTTCTATGCTCCTTACATTCCTTTGCTTAGCACTCCTACTGTTCTTGATCCTAATAGCTTCACACCTAACAAGGGCATCATGACCCGATATGGTAAGAAGTTGATCGAAGACGGTGGCTTGTACTACGGTGTGATCAACGTTTCTAACCTCTAAGACTTGGTTCTTTAACAAGAATCGGTTAAAAAAAGAACCCGAGCCGCAAAGCTCGGGTTTTTTTGTATACTAGTATCTGCTTGCGTTAATTAACTACAAGAAAAGATAAATAAGTAGTGAAATTTCATTTGTTTTATCGGATCTTTATAATGAATATATCGTCTATTTTGCATGAAAAAAAGCTACTTTCGGAAACGATAGATATCGAGTCTCTTAAATTTCCACCACTAGCCTACGGTGCTTTTGGCAAGTATTTCATCGGACCTGACGGAGAGATCCAATATCAAATAATTAGTCAACAAGGCAACCAGAATGGTGTTGCTCATGTCAATAATTTTCTACCAATATACCAGAAATTCTTTTTACCGCATATTAACTCCGAAATGGTCAAGCAATTTAAAGAAAAATATTTAAAAAATATGTCGTGGGATAAAGACGAAATTAAAGAGACAAAGTTATCATTTCCTGAGATTTTTAATTCGCCGTCCGCGAAGTGGGTCGCAGATGATGAAGGAGTCACTTATAGAATAAAAACAGCGCAGGGAGAGCAACAAGGCATTTGTTCTATCGAGGAATTTGAAGCGTATTACCAACAAAATATGGCTAGCTTTGGTAGCAATCAAGCGGCAGCTATGCATCCGAATGAATCTAATAAAGAAGCTATGGCGCGAAGATTAGGTCTATCAGACGTAAAGTAATGTGCGTCAGGTCACGCAGTATCGTGATAAAATAGCCAAAAAGGTTTTGAAAGAAGGATATAAACATGAATTTGTCGATAATATTAGAAAGCCAATTTAATTATTTAAACAAAAAATATGGCGAACAAGTAGGCGAAGCTAATATTAATGCCGCTATAAACATAGATGCTAAAAACGCCGAAAAATTACTATTCGGTCTTGCTACAAATGTAATCACAGAAATCACGCCTGAAGCCATTTCTTTAGTCCAAGACTTAGATCCTTTTGCTAAGCAAACCCAGAAGTCCGAAGGCCACATTAGATATGAACAGATGCAAAAGAGAGCCCAAGAACTAAGCCGGAGATACTATCAGTGGATTTTAAAGGTATGGAAAGAAGCTCAAGATGAAGTCCCAATAGAAAATGGAATATTTGATTATTTCGAAGCGAATGAGATGGACTTAGAGGATGTAAAGGATCTATCATTAGAAAGAGCCATGGCTAGCTCTCAGGAATGGCATGAAAGAATACAAAATATTTCAGCCAATTACGGTGTTCATAAACATGGTATCGAAACAGAGGGTACAGTCCAGATTGGTCAGTGGTTCTTTGTACCGCTCCATAGGGATGATGCAGAGTTAGAAGGAAAACTAATGCAGAATTGTATCAGATCATATATATTCGATACCAAGGGCCAGTCGGTGATGAGTATGAGAAATGCTAGTAATAGACCATTTGTCGATATAAGAATTATCGATTATAATAAAATATCTGAAATAAAAGGTAGACAAAATAGACAGCCAGTTCCAAAATATCAGAAAGCTGTTCTCGATTGGTTGGTTACTACTGATTATAAGGTGACAGGAGATGATTTTTTAAAGATTTTAGAAGAGAACACGAAATATGTCGCAAAATTCGTAGACCGAATTGATTGGGATAAAGAATATTTTAACCGATTTTCAAAATTCATGTCTGAAGATAAAGCTGATGAAATCTTACTAAAGTTAATCGGTGACAATATGTCTCAAATATTAGAAATGGACATAAGTAATCTGAGGTATACCACATTAAAGAGCATTTACACTAGGTTGACTGGTACTGGGTATCAGCTTAAACTTTATAATAAAATGATTAGTAATTATGCCGCATTTGAATCTAAAGGGATAGGGCAAGGCCAATGGTTAGAGCTGGCTGGTACTGACAATGCATGCTTAGCATCATATCGTAGTGTTTATGACCCAGAATCATTTCTAGAGACGATTTTAAAACTACCAATTTCTGAGTTTCATCTTTTATACAGAAGATACGTTTTAGCGCTTTCAAATTTTAATGCTGTGAGCAGTGCTTTAACGCCCTATGCCGAGCACATATGTAAAGCTGCAGCCGATGGTTCTGTCGGCGATGCGAGAGATGGCCTATATCCTGAGACGATTCTATATTGCATTCCTATAAATGATTTATATAAGTTATACTCGGATATGTGTTTTAGTGAGACATATAATGAAGAGGTATTCTCTAATATGGCGATGAAGTTCATAGAATATTATTATAAAATCGCGCAAAATAATAGCATTATTGCTTCAAAACAAAACTCTATCGATATGGCAAGAATAATAGCGCCATGTTTAAACAGCAGGCATATGAGATCTGGTGAAAATTTATTTTCGAATGCCTTAAACAATGTCCTTAAAATTATACTTAGCCTCGAACATGAGCAACTGAGATATATTTATGATAATTTGCCTGCAGTCAATAGCAGCAGGTTTGCTGATCAAAAGACAGTAAGGGCAGTAAGAATATTAATTCAGACTATTTTAAATATAAATTCATACGATGAAATCACGCAAATCGATATAGCGCGAGAGACAAGAGATAAAGAGACATTATTACAGCTATCCCAAAGCACGCATCAAGACACTCGGCAAATCGCGACAAGGCGATTGAGACGGATTCAACGTTTGGAGGCTTTAGTCTAAAGAATTAACTATGAAAATAAAACAAATCATTACAGAAGCTACGATAAGCAGGCATGACTTGGACCGCCTTAAAGCCGGTATGGCCCAAATGCTAGATAAGTTAGAGAGGGCGATAGATTTTAGAGATACCGGAAACCATAGCTTGGCGGACGAGAATATTAGCTCACTAATAAACTCTATATTATGGGAAAAGGAAGCTATTCTAAAATATGCTCGGACTCAAGAAGATCTCGATGCGGCTTTAGAAGCGGAACAGAAACTAGCTCGTGAAGTACAAGAGCATGAGCAAAAGAGGTTACTAAGTATAGATCAAGCTAAAGCCAAAATGGCAGCTACAAAAGGTTCGACCGATTGGGCAAGTTTTAAAAAATTCGTGTTGAGTGATAAGTTAAAACTACCTGTTAATGGCGCCCAAAAAGGAGATCCTAAACGAATCATTACAGTCACCCCTAAAAACATCGATGTATTAAGGCCGAATGGTTTCATAGTGCGAACAGCCATAGAAGACTTAACCACACCACAAAACCTCGATGAATTCGCGAAAAGGACCACTAACGAGGTGACGGTAGATTATCCGAAATATGCAAATTACATTAATGGTATGAGATTTTTAAACGATGAGGCTATATCTTATAGGTGGCGAGACTTTGGAGGCGGGTTTAAATTGCAGATCGATGACAATGAATTTAATAGGGTTTATAATGTAGCGGTCTTTGAAACCGGTGGCGGAGGTATCCAATTTACAGAAGATAGCATTAGATTCTATAATAACTATAGGCAGGAAATAATAATGGAGTTTAGTTTAGATCAGATGTCAGAGATCAAACACATTGGTGAGATGTATTCTTATTTGGCTGATAAGCAAATTATTGATGGTTATCGAAGCATCAAAGATGTGAGGCCAGTAGGCACTGGCTCGATATTATTTAACATATATGGGCTAGCGGCTGATATAAATTCAGCCGACATACATAGTGCTGGAGATTTAGCAAGGGAAATCTTGGTCCAGTCATCTAAGCAAAAAAAGGATAGAGATTACTAAAATGGTAAATCATAATGAAAATTAGTATGTTATTAGAAACTAGTATCGCCAAGCCGACCATGATCTATTGGGATGGCACAGGAAAAGTAAAGATCGCTTTTCCTAACGGTAACATTTATCAGTATTTAACAGGCGATGGGCGTGTTGGTGAAATAAAACGACGATATGCTAGAAACGCTGGGCAAATGGTCAAAAAAATAGAGCAGTTAGCCTCTGCTAATAGCAAGACACCTACGTTGATAAATAGATAATATCTTTTGGCAGGAGATCATAATGTCAGAAATTCCTTACTATTTATATGATGGGTATGAAAACAACAAGATATGGGGAAACACGGATGTAGTTTTTACCTGTCAGAGATATAGTAAGCATCTATTAAATATTGAAAAAGGTGGTTATTGTTCTTTGCACTATCATACTCACCGATCGAATGAATTCGTAGTAAAGACAGGTAATTTAGAAATCATCGAATTTTATGGTCCGGAAAAGAAGCATCACATTTTAACCGATGGCAATAAGCTGGTTGTGCCGTCTCTCGTTCCCCACCTTTTTTATGCCCATGAAGAAACCGTGGCTTGTGAGGAATACTTCCCAGACCGAGGCGGGATTGTAGATGATTCAGACATCGTCCGTCTGACACTTGGTGGAAAAGATACCTATATGGCTATGATGGATAAATTATATAAGAGGTTTAATAATACCATAAGGTCTTAATAATTTAACCATTAGCAACGGAGTATGATATGAAGAATGATAAGTATGACGTTAATGACATCGCTAAATTTTTAACTGAAGATCCAAATGTCTTTGCAGATCCTACAAAAAAGCATGAAGATGATGATGAAGCAATGGGCTCTTCTGGCCCAGCAACAGCACCGGTCATAGTGCCTAAAGCTCCGCCAAGTGAGAGTCCTACCAAAAACCCTTTTAAAAATCCTGCACCAGACGTTAAACCAAAGCCAAAAGCCTTTAAAAAGACCATTATTAATGAAGCATATCGTGAGTTCACACATCCAAGAACACAAGAAATGTGGGAAAAGGGCCACCCAGGCGTATCATTTACAGACCATGAAATGGTTAAAAAGCATGGTTCTAAATTAGCAGAACAAGGTTATAATGACAGTAATAGCACTTTGTTTAAAACATTTCCAGAATTAAAAGATTTACCTCCAGATCGCCGGCGCCAGCAATTAGGTCAGCTAACTGGTCGAGCACTACAGAAAATGATGTCATTAGAACAGCCATTTAAAAAACAGTTAGAAAAGATAGCAGTAAGAGCAGTTGCTAAATTATACGGATGTCCCGAAGAGACTCTAAAAGCATTTCTAAGGCAGCCACAGCCTGAACCAGATGATAATGATGATGACAATGAGAGCGGCGATGAGAAGGTTCAAATGACTCCGGAGCTTCAAGAGCAAGTTGGTAAACGTCATATGATGAATCTGCTGTCCCAAGGATCCGCTATTCATAACATGCACAATGGACATTTTGAAGAAGAAGTGATGGATGCGGTTGGCCGCCTATCGCCAGAGCTGCAACAATTATATTCGGCTTTTGGCAGAGGTGCATCTCATCATTATTGGATTTATGATCTGAATATGATGCTCGGCGCATCTTTAGGACAGGCGATGGGAACAGCTAAGGTGAAAGGCGATACCGTTCAAGCTGAAGCTGCTTGCTTTCCTGTTCTCTTACAAGAATTAGTTAAAGGCTTAATGACCTTATTGGCCCAGCATCAGTTTACTGATGTCGATAAAAAGATTTCTAAAGAAGCTATAAGATTGGCAGATACTTTGGCGAACGAATTTCCGCAAATCCAGATCGGACCTAAAATCTGGAAGGAATTATTGTCTATTATTCCTGCTCAGCATAAATCAAAGCTAGCACATGTGGTTATGCACATGGCGTCAGCCCATCCTAAGGAATTACATGTCATTATGATGGGTCTAGCTGATAATATGGCCGAAGGTCGTCCATCTAAAGGGACGACTACAGAACAGGCTCTTATAGAATTGCTCGAAAGATCAATGCGAGAAGAGGATAATGACGAAAATGAAGCAGGATATCAGGAAGACTATAATGATGGCGACGAAGAATTAGGCGATGATGAACGCCATCTTGGGGACGACGACGAAGAAGAAGGAAATGAAAGCTGGAGGTAGAAATGGATAAGCCTGAAGACGATTCAGAGTATCAGGAATATGAAATCGAAGCCACCACAAATTTATACGGTATACATTATAAATTATATGGAAGAAATGGTAAAATACTTGTAGAGATGGAAAATAACTTAGTAGGCAAGGATGTCACTGAAATTATAGAAGAATTAAAATATAAATTATTAGGTGTCGAATTAAACGGAAAGAGCGACAACGGCAAGGATGTCTTTGAAGTCGCTGAGCGCCTAGAAATATGCAATGCTGAATTTATAGCTCCTATCCATGGCCTCACCGGCATGGCCTTGAAGGCCTTCGCTGAGTATTATAAAGATATGAGGCAGGAGTCTGATGATCAGGATAGTGATTCCTGACAATCCTGCCTAATAGCAGGAGGTCGGTATTATGTATGGAGTTATTTTTCTGGCTGTAACGGCAGCAGTTTCGCAGGATTTTTTCTACGATCAGATCAAAGCAAAGCAAATCATATTGGGGTTACCAAAAATAGAGTCTGAAAGCCTTTCTAAGATACTCTTCTCTGATCAGATTAGATTCTATGATACTGAAACGTTACCTATGGCGTACCAAGACTTCCGTGGCTCTTTGAGGGGTATTCACAGCCCTATCTATAACATAAGTGCCAATCGCTCAGAGCCGCATGGCAATGGAAATAAAGAATTCCCATGGGGTAAGCCTGCTGGGACGCACCGCACAGACGGCGTCTCGACTATTAAATTTATGAGCCTTCCTAAATTAGATGGTAAAACCATTCCAATAGCATACGAATACATAGCCAATGATGGTTATAATTGGATATATCCTAGGGGGACTGTGTTCGGAGAAATACTATACCAAATTGGTGATTGCTTCGAAATAAGGACACGTACCAAGAGCAAAGAGACATGGATTATTGACACTTTGCGGCCTTATAATAGCGCTTCGGAATTACGCGAACAAATTGTTAAGAATTTTACCGATTATAGGAAGGATGATGAGTTAGTAAGGCTTTATGTTGGTGCAGATATGCTGAATAAAGACGCAATGATCCTTGAAGATTCTCAGCCAAATCGACGGGTTTTTAGTTCTAAAATACAGAGGATTATTCTTCCCGGCATATCAAAAGAAAAGGCTGCTAGTCTACTAAAGAGTAGGCCATTTCGCTCTGCAGTCGGTACATCATGGAATGGCAAATCAGACGGGCCGACAACAGTCACGATCGAAGAAGGCTTTGGTATAGTGCCGGTTAAGTATGATGCCGATTTTATAGAGGTAACCAGCAAGTCGTGTGCAAGATGTCACGATTCTACTAATAAACATGTTGATAATTTTGATTTTGCTAGAGATTGGTACGGTAAAATCAGAGGTAGCGATGGAATTTTTTCATTTCATATCTTCGATAAAAATTGCATAAGCTACAACGGAATAGGCGCTGGTGTAACGATAAATAGTTATTTAGAGGATAACGGTTACATTATTCATAGGTCTAAAGTGACCGATGGTGATCTCTATTTTGATGTTAATAGGCGATAAGATCAAACCATTTCGTTTCGCCTTCTCTAGGGGGCAGGAGCCAATTCAAAATCTCTTGCTCCTCTTTTTCCAGATTAAAAAACAAGTCGGTTTTTATACCATTACACAGCCAAAAATATGCTTTGTTATCTTCGGTTGTCATGAAGAAACGTCTTCCCCGTATGTTGTTTATCTTTGTAACCGGTTCATCAATATTAGCGATGTCACGCATGATGATTTCTATCGGGCCGTCGACGATTTCTCTCTTTTTAAAAAGCGTTTTTAATCCTATGACACAAAGATTATTAAAACTTAATGGTATAGGGCTTCCATCTAGCCACGAAAATTTAACATCAGTCTTTACTATGCCGTTATCGGTTTTGGGTTTGTTTGAAACCGATAGAAGCACTTCTAATGTTCTCATTTTGATCTCCGTCACTTAAATATAATCAGAGGATCTATTAATGCATTCTAAATTGAATACAGACATATGGGTTAATAATCGGTTGCGCCGAGAAGTTAGAGATGCTCTATTAAAATTATCACACCGCATACTTAGGGACTCAAAAATTCCGAAGGATAAAGTAAACGACATAATATTTACTGGCAGTCTAGCCGGATATAATTATACCAGTCATTCTGATCTTGACCTTCACTTCATAGTGAAATTCGATGAATTAGATATTGGGCAGACATATGTAGAGGATTTTCTTAACCAAATAAAGACCATTTGGAATGACAGGCATCAAGTCGATGTTCTTAATTATGACGTAGAAGTTTATTTTCAAGATATAGATGCTGAATTAGTAGCAAACGCCGTGTATAGTCTAATAGATGATACTTGGATAAAAAGCCCTAGCCCTCAAAAAAGAGTCGAAAAACCTTCAAAGTATAAATATTATAAAATCAAAAAGATTATCGATGATCTTTATAAGTTGGAACCCAGCCAAGATAATATGGCGCACATAGAGCGTGTACAAGAAAAAGTAGCAAGATATAGGCTATGTGGTTTAGAAAACTCTGGCGAAATGGGCACCGAAAATCTTACATATAAAAAACTAAGGGCTAATGGATACATAACAAAAATGTATGAGATTGGTGATAAATTATATGATAAATATTATTCCGTCGGAAAAACCAGACATAAGATATGAAGACACACCGAAATACCTATATCCGTTGGCAGAAAAGCTATCAGAAATCGACAGAAATTGGCCTATAAAAACTATTTATGAAACTCTAGTTAATATTGTTAAATATCTCATCCAATACCATGATATGGATGATGCTTGTGATTTCTATGATGCTTTACGAAGAAGTACGTTTGAACAAAACATTCACGGAACATATTTTAGAAGATATAAAAGACTAATTCGACATAAGGTTTATATTAATATGACTAGAAAAAGAGTACTAGTCGATAGGAGAATATTGGAGCAAATTCCGCTGCTGATAATAGGATATTTCATCGAAAATAAATTGTCGGATCGTGTAATAACAGAGAATAAATAGAACGGAGGGATTATGCCAATACCACAAAGAGATGATGAAGAAGATTTCGAATTCTTTGGTGATGACGAGAATCCCGAAGATGACTATTCTGACTTCGAAGAGATAGACGAAGACGATCTTGAAGATGAAGACGAGGTGGATGATGATTATTTAGATGAATTAGATGAAGAATACGAATAAACAAGAGAATTTAAATGGTTGATAATTTATTACCACAATACCCGTATGATGGTCAAGTATTTATTGACTATTCTAGAGATACTAGATGGGTTTATAATAAATCAAATGATCTATGGGAACGTCAAGGTGTCGCTCAGTCGCCTGAAGTAGCTTCGTCTGAAATAATCGGCTATCTCAACAAAATTGACAAAGCCTTTATAGATACTATACAAACCGATACGCCTGGTAGTTTTTCGATCATAGTAGATCCAAAAGCGGGTCTAACTGGCATTGGCGCCGACGGCACAATATCTGGGAATATAACATTAGTTAGTGATTCTATCGATATAACATGTTCAGTTTTTACACCAGTCGGCAGGACACCAGACACTGCGAACTGTTCGCCATCAAAAGCTATACTGGTTCCTGATGGACCGACACCGCCGGCATTAAACTTTTCGTTAAGCGATAATTTTCTAAACTCTTTGACGATTGATCTACCAGGGTCTAAAGGCGACACCGGACCCAAAGGCCTAGAGGGGCCACCAGGGAAACACGGTTTTGATTACCTAGGTCCGCTAGGGGTAGATGGAAGAATAGGACTCAACGGGAAGACTATTTATAATCTCAATGGCATATTATATCATGACTTACCTAATGAATTATCTGATAGTGCTATTGTTGACTTGAATCTGCTTGGGTTTGAAGGCGGCGGGCACCAGATGATCTTTACAAAGAGTGAACTAGATATCCAAAATGGAGCCGCGAATAGGCTGTCAGCCTCTTTATTACAAAGGTATCTGCGTTATCCTGCGGATGCTAGAGATTGTAATGAAGTTAAACTAAGCGATTGGCAGCTTCAGCAACCAGCGGGAGATTTTACAAGGCTTGATTTAACTGTACTACGATTACCAACTGGATCTACAGATTCTAGTGATGTACCTGTCCAATTCGATTCTAGTTTAACATTATCAGATTATATCAAAGCGGTGGTTAGCGAATATCAGGCGAGTTTAAATAAAATTGATGCAGAATTAGGTGCCAGAGCTAAGGAATATATAACTAGCATTGATAATCAGGCTCGCAAGATCTTAGCAGATCTATCGCAGAAACTGAGCGATGCTGAATTTGCTTTACCAGCACAAGATTTTTGTTTAACTTTTGCTTGCGGTTCTGCTACGCAGTTTCCAGACCCTCCGCCAGTACCGCCAAAACCAACGCCTACACCTACTTCTACTGGCACACCAACGCCGCTTCAACCACCAGAGCCGCCGACGACACCGACGCCTATATTTCCTCCAGCCCCACCGCCTACACCCGTAGTACCGCCGCCCTATGTTCCGACGCCTACACCCACGCCATTGACACCTACACCGGTTGTAGATCCGCCGCCGCCGCCGCCATCACCACGCGGGACGCGTGGGGCCGTGCCACCAACGCAGGGTGGAAGTAGTATTGCTGTTACTAATTCAAGAGTGGTTACACTAAATAATAAGAATTGGTTTTATTTAACATGAACAATAACAAATTTCCAGACAATCCCACCAACGGGCAGATATATGAGCTCGAGCCAGGCATTATTTATCAATATGATTCTAGAATGCGGACTTGGAACGAGCTGTTGTCTGAAACGAAGATTTTAGAATTAGCTACGATCTATAGAGATGGGGCTATGTCGGCTTTAGATTTTAAAAAGCTTAATAGGTTGGTATACCCATTCCCAAGATCTACAATCATCGGTCAGCATTGTACTTCTTCCTTTTCGAGCGGTTTTCTAGAATTGCGCTCAGATAGATTTATCGAAATACATGGTGATGTGTCATATGTTACGCCTCTCCTAGACAGCACCTCAGAACCATATAAAATACAAGAAAATACTTATGGCTTTGACTTTGAATTCAGAAAGGACATTTTATTAGCTTATCTTCAGAGTTATGGTAGGTTAAATCTGACAGGCAAAGTCGGTGATCGTGGTGAACAGGGTGAATCTGGTATCCCTGGCGAAAATTCGATTTTATCTGGCCCACAAGGCACCAAGGGTGCTAAAGGTGCTGCTCCATTAACGAAATTAGCTTTGTCATCAGAGAGATTTGTAGTATCTCAAAACCCTAACTCTAAGCTTATAATTACAGATTTAGAAGTCGTTGATGATCCTACTAAACCAAATGATTATAGCGTCTTGCTAACTCGTAAGAGTCTAGGTAAACTCGATTCATCAGCCAGCGATTTTTTTGTAACCAGAAATGAAAGCCCACTTATTTTGGTGACTGACGGCGTTGCTGTCGGCGTTGCTGCAAATGTCGCCACCAATGTCCCTGCGAATAATAGCATCGAATTCACCGGTTGCTTAAATGGTGGCAGTAATGCTATGCAGCCAGCCTATTATGTAAATTTAAATCTGATCACAGATCCGATTAAAAATTTATATGATCGTAAAGTCGAATATCTTCGTAGCAGCTATGAATCAGTAGTAGAGTTTTGGCTTGTGACGATGTCTAATCTCTTTGAAAAGCAAAAGCAAGCTCTATGTTGTGCCCTGCAATATGTAGAATCGGCTACACGTAACATTGATACTAGGAAGCATATTGAAAGTGTTGCAGCGGCAGCAACAGCCGGCGGCGCTAAGGTCATTATGCATGGGCGTGACAGTAATGAAGCTGCTTTTGCCTCCGGTACCACTTTATTAAGCACTTTAGATGCACCTAATCACACCGCGGCTGGTGCTCCGGACATCTGCTCAGATGGAAAGCCTTTTCCACAGTATCCAGCGCCAACACCTGGGAACTCGACCCCTACGCCGACGACACCAACGCCAGCTACCCCTACGCCGACGACGCCAACGCCAGCTACGACTCTTAATTGTTTTACCGATTGGCCAGCAGGTACCGAACTAATCGGCAGTGGCTGTATCGTTAGAGGCATGACATCCAAGGCAGTTACGAATGCTTCAAATACCGTTTTTTGGCTTTCTGGTAAGACCGGTATACCGCAGACAAAGTCTGTGTTTTATGAAGTCGGTGCCGTCACCTCTAGCTTTAAGGTCGGTGAATATGTTACTATCAGCGGCGGCTTATCTAGTTTACAAGGGATGTATGTTTTAGTCGGTAAGACGACAAGCGGACTAAACACATACCATGAAATAATATGCTTGCCAGTCGCTACTCCGACACCGTCAGTTACCCCTGCTGCTACACCAACGGCCACACCAACGGCCACACCAACCGCCACACCCACAGCATCATTCAAATGCCCAACAACAGCCAGCGCTATCGATTTTAAAATCAAATTACCACTTGATGAAGAATTCCAAAGAACTTTATCAGAATTTAGATATGAAGGTGGTAAATTTTGGGTGGCCATCAAGACAATTAATACGAAATATCCTGGAGATTTATCATTTGCAAAAGCATATGTCGCTAGCAGTGCTGATGGTAAAAATTGGCTATTGAGTAAGCCTCTAGATGGGTTTCCGATACAGACTAACAGTCCTGATGTGATTGGGACAGCTTTTTCTTCGTTAATAGCTGTAAGCCCAACTCACCTCGGCCAAAAATTAGAGGTCATGGTAGTATTTAATAATAGTTATGATTTTGGTAAAAATAATAATAATACATCACCTTGGGCGCGGAAAAAAGCGGCTTTTTATTATTCGAGCGATGGCGGAGCTACTTTTGGGCAGTTATACCCCCAAGGCGACGTTGATACGCAGAATATATTTGATGCGTTCTCTCTGACTTGTTCAGATTATGTTCAATTAGGCTCATCCGTCAATGGTGTCTTGACTTTTACTGCTAGCGTTAGGTATCCTCCTTATTACTCAGGTAAAATGCCGCAACCACCGTTACAGTCTGACGGTACCCCATGCGGCAAGGGTGCTATGAACTTTCCTTGGGGTGTGCATGCAATTATTCAATTTTCGAGGTTTGATTCTACGGACCCGAAAATACCAACAAAGTTTATATCAAGATACGTAAATTCGAGCGGAAAGCCAATAGCGTACGACTCTTCAGAGTTTTGTAAATTTGGTCAACAACCTTCATATTTAGATTCTATGCTAGGATGGAATGGAATATCTGGTTGGTCACCTTTTTCGGACCTATCATTTTCTACTAAATATGACTATGCAAAATTTGTCAAACCTGGCAATTCGATGCTAGAAGCTAAAACAGCTTCTGGCGTTATGGTAAATCTTAGCGTTATTGGAGTAGAACAAGGCGGGTGCAATCCCCAGACTAATGGCATGGGCATTTGCGCTTTGTGTGTAGGCACAGATGCGGCATATATCGTTTATCTAGCTAACTACACTCCACCTAGCACTCTAACAGCTATACCTTTTCCGTCGGTTAATGCTTCCCTCGCGACTGGCAGTCAATATCTCGGTTTTACTGGTCTATTTGATAGAGGACAGCGATTTCCGAGCGCTAGCTGGGTCATTGGTTATTTAGCCCCAGACGGTACAGGCTTATTAGTATATTCTGATTCTGATTATGCTAGTAAAAAGCTAAAAACTTCTGCGTTAGGCCTTTCTACATCTACAAGCACCCAACTCTCCATATCGAGTACTTTTAATAGTACATCTGGTGCTTTGCCTATCGGGATGTCTGTTCAGACAGCAAACCTTGGAAGCCTAGTTCCCTCTATACCAATCACTTGCGGCAGCAAGTGGGACACTTATCGGATGCCGAGGCTATTCAATTATGTAGATTTAGCCTACGGGCAGAATAAGTTTTTTGCGATAGGTGTCGGAGACACGAAAGAGCAATATGTAGTTAGTTCGTCTGACGCCATAAATTGGGTTGGAGCGTCAAGTCAGCGATATTCACTCAGACCGAGGCCTAACGGCAAAATCGGTTTGGTAGTCGGTCCAGATAGAGTGTTATATTTTGGTTATTCGATGAAAGTGATCAACAGTGTCGAGCAATTAGACACATTTGGTGTTATATATTCTTTAGATAGCGGTGCTAATTTTACCTTCCGAAAACTAGATGGTATAGATGATAATGCTGAATTAATACAGGATGCCAAATACGGAAATAAAATTTATGTCGCTGCTGCTTATTCTTATAATCCTACCAAAGAAGTACCACCGAGAACTAGAATTCTTACATCAAACGATGGTATAACATACCTTGATAATGACTCTGCTATCTTTAATTTCGATTGTCGATTGAACTTTTGTAACGGTGAGTTCTTAATAATTCCTACGAAGACAATAACTGGTGTAAAATCTGTTGGCTATAGATCTGGAAATGGGGTTAATTATATAGAATTTAAACTTCCATCAGACTCTATACCACCTTATGGTAAAGGTGAGTTCTACGATATAGTCTGTGGAGATGGGGTTTATTTATTGTTGGCTTCAAATGGCGCATATATTAGTAAAGATTTAAATAGTTGGAGCTTATCACTAGCATTTGCCTTTGATGTGTATGAGCGTGTTAAGCTAAATCTGTCTTATGGTAATGGCGTGTTTATTATCGTGGGTGATATCGATGTTATAGTATCACCAGATGGTGGTGGCTCTTGGGAAAGATTCTTCTTACCAGATTTCGCACAAACCATCGCTTATGGGGTCGATACCAACAATGTAGGCAAATTCCTTATCACCGCATATTCAAAAACTGGAACTTATGATATTTATGTAAATGCTTGCTCGCTAAGAAGCGTTCAAGTCGCTGCGGGAAATACGATGACAATGGCCCCGATGTTATCTTCTAGCTCTTCAGTAACGTTAAATAAAGTAACTATTGCTGCTCCGCCATCTTCTGGGCTTTTTCTAACATATCCACTTTATAGTGGTCAAAATATCAATGCTTATTTAGATGAGCCTTTCACACTCGGGCCGTTTAATTTACTAGCTGTTGGATATCCAAACGGTACCGTACTGGTTGGTATTATCGATGATGTCGGTAAGACTCTATCTACAGCCTTTCCTACTTCTTCTTTGGCTGTTACATTCGTGACCCCAAATACATTTTCATTTAATCTAACACCAACAGTAGCTGGCGATTTTGTGCTAAATGTGTTTGTAACCAATGATGCTGATGGTTCATTATCACAGATATTACCCATTAAGGTATCGATTACAAGGTCTACGGTACCGAAAATATTAGAGGCTCTTCCGAGTGTACCGAAGTATTCTAAGAATGCTCGATTACCTCATAATGATCCAGTATTCGAATTAGTTTCTAACAGGTCTACTTTTGATCTTACTGGTATTTTTGGAGATGTTCAGACTAAACCATCATGGCCACCAGCTGATAATGATCCTAGATTAGTGGCCCCAGGGAAGTATACTTTCGATATTGGGTTTACAGGCAATGTTCCAGAGAATCTAACTGGTCGTCAATTAACGTTTGATCTTGCTTATGCGATTTTTCCTCAGATGGATGGATTGGAGAGGTACTGGATAGATTTAAGAGACAGATGCAAAGCTGATGGCGGCCAATTCAATATGTATCAGGATGCACGAACCGGAAGCCAAGAATATAGGAGTAATTTCCCTAACGCTAATTCAAGCAATATCGTAAGCTGTGCTGAACTATTAAAGCTAAAGGGTAAATTATTGTCGCGTGAACTATATAGAATTGTGGATGACAATGATGCCGTGCGTTATCCGTTTAACGGTAATGAAGGCTATTATTTTAATGAAGAAACCATATCTGTTTCTAATATAAGAGAAGCAGTCAAAAAATCGATTGGTAAGTCTTTCCCTGACACTTCTCCCATATCTTATATAGAATTTCAGCCGACCATGGATCTTAAAACAGGGAAGCAAAACCCAGGACTGCCGAGTATCGTGGTGCCGGGCTTTAGATTAAACGTTGCTGGCCAATTATTTCCGACTAATGATTTAGGTCTTAAGCTAATCGTCAATAAAGTCAGTAGTGCTCTAGGTTTCAGCAGCGCTAAAGATCAGACTGGCTCTTTCTTTAGCGCTGAAAGGATGATTATCGGTTGTAATAGTAGTTATAGTCCAAATCCTGTTAACCAACCGGCCGCCGGTGTTTATTATACGGCCAGATATCTAGATAGTTCTCTGAATCCGCCTAATTACATAAATGATAATATCGATGCGACTTTGGAGACTAGCATGGTGACGGCTGTCGCGCCGTTTGACACAGGAACTAGGTCGGCTCAGACCAAAATTTCGGCATTAGCTAAGCCCAATGAGTGTTCGCCAGGTGTTATGGGTCGAGCAACTATGGCTATCAGTGATTTGGTGGATTTATTAAACAGTCCGACTTGTAATTCGCCATTGTTTAAAGCTACTGCAGATATTCTTCCGGTTTATTTCTTTAGTGCCAATGGCGCTCTGGGTGGCGTTATAAACACCGCCAATGCCGGCCGAAAAGCCGCTCTCGATAGTTCATATTTATCAGCTCAATTAAACGCCGCAATAAGTATGAGCTCAACTAGTGCAAGTTTTAACAATTGTTTTGGTCTTAATTTTAATAAACTGTCTGCTACGAATGCGACATTGGCATGCGCTGACGGTACAATTCCAATAGCTAAGTTTTATGCGTCTTTGTTATCGACTGATTCATTAAACAGGTGGGGTTATTCTTTTAAATATTCTACCAATGCTTTTATACCGGCCTATAAGAACATAACTGTAGCTAGTTCGACTAATAATTTTAGAGCGATTGCTACTAATAAACTTATTAGCGGTGTGACTATTAAGGATGCTAATTATGAAACGGTATCGTCGATCGAAGTAAATGTTAAGACCAATGCCAATGAAGATACGGCCATAACGCTAAATTTGCCGACAAATCAGTATAGAGTTAAAATCGATAACATGTCATCAAGGATCGATGGTTATTATAGAGCAGATATAAGAGTGCTCTACCAATATAATTCAAAAGCGATAGTAAAGTCATTACTTTCTGAGGGTTCTTTCAAATCGTTGGCGGATGCTGCCAATAGGTATAAGAATAAGTATGTCGAATTTATGCATGACGGTGGCGATATAAGGGTTTGGATACCTTCTAAAAATCCAAAAAATTCGAGCGGTAAAATCAGCATTTCGATTGAACGAGCCGATTCATATAAGGACAAGGTAATAATCCTTGCCGCTGTCGACCTTCAAAAGCTAGATCTTAGCAAGTCGACTAAAATAGAAAATGAAATAGGAGATGTTTATCTGATTATAGACGCTGAAAAAGCGACTGGTATAACTGGTACTTTAATTGCTATGCCTAGCATAGATGGAAAAACTGTGATGCTGCCGAGCGTAAGTAGTTTTAGATTTATGATGAAGGATTTTTATCTAGGACAAGTTGGTGTGTACTGGCTGATTCTATGAAAATAAAAACTGAGCTATATTGTTCTTTAGCATCTCATCCACTCTGGCAGCAATGGTTAAAAGAAACCGACGAAAATCTCTACGGTGTCTTTATCGAAAAATTCAGAGCATCTAAGAGCTGCAGTAATAATGCAAGGATAATGGTAGAATTATTGCCCGATATAGAAGTTGCTGGTTTAAAAGAAAAGCTGATGGAATTTTTAGTTATTAATTTTCCCAGCGCTGTCATAAGGGATGAAAATACAGAATATATTGCATCGATCGAACGATATTTCACAGGAAATACTTTAACCTATCCGCGAAGAACGATTTTGTTGGCTGACAATGCCGATATTAACAATTTGTTGCTAAAGTTTCTCGACGGAAAAATACAATACGAATATATGCTTGCCGAAGGCAAAGCCTATATAGAATATTTAAATGTTGAAGATATAGAGGTTCAGGGTAAAATTCCTGAGACAAAATGGCTATTAAAAAGAATACCAAAAAAGCCCATAAGAGATTAAATCGGACAGGCGGCGTAGAATTAGTGAGAGCTAATGGAGAAGGTACATTAGTCGAAGCTATAGCTGGCCTTATGGATCAGATTACTTATTCCATTAGCGCTGAAGAGCCGATGATCAGCCGTGCAAAGAATGTTGCTCCCCAAGATCCTCAGTTAATTGGATCTCCTGGGGATACGGTAAGAGATAATAATGAAACTATTACAAATATGGCATCATCAATGCCGCTTGTGACTAATTTATCAGATGTACGATTATCTGACGACGTAAGAACGGATCTTGAAAAGGATGGTTCAGAATTATATTCCCCAATTAACGTCGAGATGTATAATGAAACCATGTGCGGCACCGGTGCTATTTCTACCGGCGCATTACCAATGCTTTTTCAGCCCGATTATGATGGTAATGGTAAAGGTAGTAAGAAAAAGAGGAGATTAAAGAATAAGAAGCATGATGGTATTCGTGCAATGTTTACAGACGATCTCGATAGATCGATCCAATTGATGATAGAACAAATGCGGGTCACTAGACAAATATAAATATAATTGTCATTTAAGGAGATATCATGGCTAGTAATAATGACCGAAGAAGAATTAGTGAAAATTATGAACCACCTTTTGACGCTGCTGGTTACAAGCCAGGATCTCCTAAGATGAAGAGAGTAGAAGGCTCAGGCGCAGGCGTTGTGGGTGGTGAGAGACGCCAACTTAAGGGCGGCCACGGCGGCACCGAACAAACGCATCCTAAAAATAAAAACAGAGTTAATGATAAAGGTGTGGTTGCTGGTTCTGAAACCAGCAGCTCCCACGGCGAAGCTTCGGACGGCTTCCAAGAAAAGGTCGGACACGATTGGCCAGACGGCCCAACCAACGATGGTGCTTCTGGCGAATTCGCAACAGGCTATGATTACACTGGCGCTGCTCCTGAACCTAAATTAGAAGGCTGGAATCCAGATTCAATCGGCAGTATGATTGGAGAAGAATATAATCTCCAAGACATGTTTAACCAATATGCTGGTACCCGTCGTTCGGTCAATATGCTAGAATTTAAAAATGTCTGCCGAGCCAACGGCTTTGATTATCCGTTATCTGAAGACATGTTTCGCCAATTGATCGAGAATAATAAAGAATTCGTTTTTACCGAGCATCATGACGGCATCCACAGATTCTACATCTCAGAATCCGACATGGGTATGGGAATGGGCGAAGAATGGACTCCCGCTGACATCGATACAAAAAAGTATCACAAAAATCCAGGCCATGAGTTATATGAGAAGCCTGCGGAAAAGCCAGAAATGCCATTTGATCCAGCAAATCCTTCTAAGTTAAATCCCGACGATAATCCATCAAATCATGGCTATGGCATCGGCGGCGAAGATGAATTCGAAGATGAGTCTCCAGAGGGTAATTGTGGTATGGGGGATGGCTGGGGCCTTGGCGAAGACGGCACTCCGTTAGACCCCGAAGATAACCCTATGACTGGCACCAATTTCCGCGAAAATCCTTACCCCGAACCTGCTAGGAGAGATTTCTCTACGACTAGACCAGAAGCGCCAGAAGCGCCATATGACCCAAATGACCCTTCTAGACTCGATCCAAGCAAGAGGCCATCGACCGGTGAAGGCTGGGGCTACGGTGGCGACGAAGATAGTGGTTGTGAATGTGCTAAAGGTGGAGAATGCAAGTGCCCACCATTCTGCAAGTGCAAAGAAGCTCACGGTTCATGTGGTAGCGGAAAGTGTGGTGGTGGCAAAAAGGATGATATGGCTGAAGGATTACAGCGTAAACTCACTAGATTTTTCACCGAAGCACGAAACATTATTAAAGAGAATGCACGTTATGGTCGAAGGATTATTGGCGCAAAATTAAACGAATCTTGGGATTGCAACGCCGGTTATTGCAAAATCACCAGCAGCAAGCAGAAAGTCGGCCAAGCGCTAACTATGCTCAAGAATCGATATCCAAGCTTTAATCCTCTTTTTGAGAACACTCAAGAAGTCATGAAGACCGGATATATGATCGATAAAGCTGAAGGAAAGAAGACAGAAGAAGGCAGTAAAGAGCCTTCAATGTCCGATTTCAAGGAAGTCACCGCCAAAGGTTTAAACAACCGCCAGCCTAAGAATGGTCTCACTGGCAAACCAAAAGAATATCCTAAATAATTAGTAAAAAGGATTCTTTAAGATGGTCGCTAGAAATAGCGGCCATCTTCGTATATATATTTATCATGAATACTTCTTATATCGCAGTCATAGATGTCTTCCACCATGTTCGAGATAAATACTTAAAGCTTTTATACGATGAGATAAAGGTCGATGGTGATGAATTAATCATTGTTAACAAGATATCTGATTATCGTCAATTGAGCGAAAGCGATAGGAGTACCAAGAAAGATATTAAAGTTCTAGACTTATTCCATTCGACTAATGAAATTCAGGCTTACGTGACTGCTTTGGAAAATTCGAGTAATGATTTAATCTTCACACTAACTCCTGATTCTGTCCTTAACAGGGCGTCTGTGGAAAAATTAAAAGCGAAAGTGCAAAACGATGATTATACTGGATCAGCCTTTGGTAATGGGATAAAAATCAATCCTGAAAATGGGACGTTTTATAGGACTCAATATTCTGGAAATATAATGCTAGATAGCTTGCTATTTAAAAAAAGCCACAATATATTAAGTGATCTCGCTGGCAATAATTTTAAAATATTTATGCTTAACAAGCTAAAGTCTGCTGGTCAATTATTGATATTAAAGAACAACATAGATTATATGGAATTTTTAACATATTTATCTGAGCCAGTCGGTAAAGTAACCAACGCTATCGGAGAGGCTGAGAAGAAAGATATTAATGCTGTGTCTAAGGCACTACGCAAATTAAAGAAAATATGGATTAGTTAAATATATTATATAACTAATAGGAGCATTGCATGTCTTTTTTAAATAAATTATCGCATAAGCTGGCGAAGGTTCTAAAAGAGGCCGCTGTGGCTGGTGATAAATCCCAAGCGCAATGGAAGGATCCGTACTCTTCTAATTATAATAGAGAATTTGCTGAGGACTGTCTTTATCATACTGTCGGCCCAATGACTGTGAATTCACGGTGGGTTAATAAGCCTTGGACATCACGTGTTGGTTATGAAGCACCAGAAGACTTCGTTCCTGGTGGTAAAGCCCCTAGATGGACTGATTCTGAAGTATACATTGCCTTTGCTGGGTTAAGTGATGGTTCGAATTTTCATCAGAGAGGCGGTAATAAAGGACCGGCTTCTGGTAAATTTGGATCACCTCTATATAGAATTGCAAAGAGGGCTGCAAAAAAAGTAGCATCATCTACAGGAAAGTATATGGATGAGAATTTGGTAGAGGATTGCTATCAAAATGGCTCTGTGGCATTAGTTAAATTATTACAGCCTGGTGCCGATAGATCTCTTAGTCCATTTATATCTTGGGCGGCTACTCAAGTAGAAGGTGCTATGGTCGGTGGTGTAGGAAGCGATACAAGGATCGATATGTTGTTGAGTGATAAATCCGTCTATTACGTGACGCCTGCCGGTCAAGTAAAAGTGCGCCTGCCTGTAACGGCTAAAACACCCAATGCTGGCGAATCGCAGGAGGCTTTCCAAGCACGCCAAGAGAGAGCGATAAAACTTAGAGCAGAAGCCGAGAGCAGTTGGATTAGAAAAGAAGTATATGGTATACCGTCATTGTTACAGATGACTAATCCAGAAGAGATTTACAGAGCTATTGATGTAGTATCTGAAGAATATAGATATGAATCAAAAACAGACCGTGCTAGCGGAAATCCATTTGGACATTATAGCAGCGAATATTATATGTTTGGAAGCGAACTAGCAGCTGCTTACGAAGAAGGAGACCAAGAAAGAATAGAATTAGCTAAACAAGATCTAGAAAAGCTCGAATCACGTGCCGAAGGGGCATCGGCTATGATTTTGGGCACAAAGACAGGATTAAAACCTGGCCATACAATAACCACACCTGACAGAAAGACAAGGACCAAAATAGCTAGCATTAGTGGTGGTAGACCATCAGCCGAAACAGGCGAAGCAGAAGAAATGCAACTTGCAGATACTAGGGTCGAAGAGGATTCTGAAGCTCCAAAACCTAAAGAACTTTTCAACCATGTCTTAAAAATGTGTTTAAATTATGATTTGCGTGATATACTAAGAGGTACTAAATTTTTAGATGTCGATGCAAAAAAGTTAGATAATATCAAAGGGTATATGACATCTAACCAATTTAGATTCTTAATTAGATCCTATGGCCAGATCGCCTCAGATTATCCAGGTAGAGGCGACATGCGTGAAAATTTAAAAATCCCCCGAGAGATGCCTGGTTGGTGGTCGCCTTATGAAGACCCAGAAATCGAATTAGTACCAGGTACTGATGAAACATGGGAAAGTATATGGCTGAGGGAAGGATGCCAAGCTCTGAGGGTCCCAGGCATAGTCGAAGAAATGGCTGCAGAGGCTAAAGAATTCGAGGAAGGCTTCATAATTGGTGAAGGGGATGAAGAGAGAATAGTAAAGATCCCTATTAATCCTTCTAGAATGGCAAAAGCGAACGGTCAATCAATATCTAGGCAAAAAGTAACGGGTGATCTAGCTAGCGCGACTCAAAAGTTCGAGATGGTCGTTTTAGCTGAACGAAAATCACTTGCTCAAGATGATTCACTAAGTGAAAGCATTAATGGCAAATTGGTGCCTCTGATCATCGAAGATAAAATAGATAGAAAAATAATGATGGAGCAATTAAATGAATTGCTTAGATATAATACAATGATTCGGCATAACTTGATTATAGAATGCATAAAAGATAGAAGAAACATTATCATATGATTTTGAACTCTTTGACCATTCCAGGCCATATAATATTCGAAGCTGGCGAAGGGCATCGTTGGCAGTTCGATTACGAAAATTATCATACCGACCCTAAGCCTGATGTGCTTGTCTTAGGAACATATAAGCACCCCAGTACCGGAAATCAACTAGTTGGCGGCATAAACCTACATTATATAAGTAAAAGGGATCAATTAGATCTAAGAAAATTATTACCAGAATTAAGTAATATTAGGGGATTAAAGCGAAGGTACAGGTTTGGGGCGAGAGCGCTGCCGCACATATTTTCTGATCAAGCTTATAGAACATATGACTCTGACCATATAGCTGATCTCAAGACTGGCGTCTTATTTCCTGTATATGGTGTTCTTAGTAAGGACGCTGAGAAGGCATCGAAAGCTAGGGTTCATAGGGCTGCGCAGCTTAAAGCCGCGCCGCAAGCAGTAGATGCTAACAAAGACATCAGAAATGTAGAAAGAGCCTACGATATAGAGACTGTAAAGCTAGCTAAAGAGGTACCGAGCGATAAAACGCTTGCGACACCGCAAGACAAAGAGGTCAAAGACAGATACGCACAGATTAAAGACAAGGCTGAAAATCTTAAAAATAAAGAGACACAGCAATTAAAAGCAGAAAAGGAATATGCTGACACCATAGATAATGAAGTCATCCAAGCTGCTCCGTCTGTTGCCCCCGTACCTGTTTTACCAACGCCAGTTAAGCCAGTGCCGCCTGTGCCAGCACCAGTTAAGCCTGTTGCACCAGCACCAGTTAAGCCTGTTGCACCAGCACAAGTTAAGCCTGTTGCACCAGCACAAGTCGCATCTAAAGCACCTAACATCGATTATACAAAGGCGTCTAATTATGACGATCGCATAGAAATGGCGCCGCTAAAGTCAGAATATGACGACCTGCCGATAGTTGACGATATGGTAGCTGAACAAGATGAAATGATAGCTGAAGCTGGCAAAAAAACCATAACATATTACAGCCCGAGACTCAGAAGATACATTATTGAGGCCTTATGATACCATTAACCTTTGCTAATTCTAGGAAGAAGATCGCTATTATAAGTGGTTCTCCTAGAAATGAAAACAGTTGTTCTGGCGGTAAGTCTAAAACTAGCAAGATCGTGAGCCACATTATAAACGATGGCCCAGAAGCTGACTATATACTATATGATCTTACAGTGATAGACGATGAGCCGCGTATACAGCCATGCAAAGGATGTATATCTACTGCCAATGGATTTCAGTGCCATTTCCCATGCAGCTGTTACTCTTTAAAAGACGACGTTAAAGATTACATGTATGAGAAGGATGTCTATAATGGTTTAATGTCTGCAGACATCATATTAACATTCACCCCGATCCATTGGTATACTGTCACCTCGGTCGTAAAGTCCTTTTTTGATCGGTTGGTTTGTATTAATTTGACTCTGCCGGTAGAAAAGGCTAAGGAAATATTCGGTGACGACATAAAAAATTCAAAATTGACCGCTAAGCATGAATTATCTGGGAAATATAAAAATGATTTAAAGAACCATTATGCCGGAAAAATTTTCGGTGTGTTTGCTCATGGCGATGAAGGTGCGAACGATTACACTGAGGCTACTAAGCCGGCTAGCTTAAAAGTCGATAATAAAGAAGCAAGTTTTAACCAATTAATTGGATTATTACCATTGGCATTTCAAATGAGATACGGTGGGTTAATAGTACCTGATGATCTAGTTGAATACCATAAGTTCGGTAAAAATATACCGTACGCTAGAAACAATGCTACATTTGAAAGTAGACATTGGATTTTGGATAAAGCCACTGACTTCGTTAAGCGTGCGATACAGCATCAAGAGAACCAGCAGGCAGAAAGCAAAGAGGAGACCGATAAATCGGTAAAGTAATATGGCACTATATCAGATACCGAATCATTCCCAATTAAAAGATGCACAATTTATCCAGGTTCTAGGACCAAATGGTATAACCACTGGATACCAATATGATGCAGAGTTAAGAACCCTCTATTACCGTGACAGCCAAGTTGTTTATCCTAGTTTTCACGGCCCAACACATATTGCTGAAGATCCAGTACCTGTTGCTACATGTGATTCGCCTGGTTTGATGTCTGCCGATGATAAATGTAAAGTCGATGCTATTTTGCAGACAAGACTGGGCGTACTTGGATTCCAAGGCGCCGGATTTCCAAACGACGGCGGTTGGATGCAGGGCGATATAATATTGGCCGCTGGTACTGAATTCATCAGTCTAGAACGTATCGGAAACGTGGTCAGGTTTACAGTCGATAGCCCGATCCCATTGAATTGCGCTTGTGAATCATGCAATCAGATTTTTTGGGTGCAGGATGAGACTGAAGTGGCCGCGATCAGACCACCAACATGCGCCGGCAAGCTAGTTGGCACCGATGTTTATGGTGAAATGAAAGTATATCTATTCCCAGAATCAACTATTGTTGATACCACAAACCCCGCTAAGACCTTGGGCAACAAAGGCATTTATCCAGCGCTTATCTTTAAGAGATATGATGACGCTATTACTCCTGGTTTGGCTGAATTCGAATTAATCTTAAAGAGGAATTCTTTAAATAGTTCTGTGACGGAAATCGGCTGGGCATTTACTCCAGGCGCTAGAGGCATTCCAGAGGTGATTTGGTATACTGGTCTTGATCTGAACGGCAATGCCATAACATTTAAGATGGATCCAAATATCAATGCGGACGGCTTGGGAGCACTCTTATATAAGGGTATTTTAATAACCAAAAAACCTGCAGTAATTGTAGATTATACAAACGAAGTATTAAGTACAAATGTCTACATGGTTAGAGAATGGAACCTCGATAAATCTCTTGCAACTGGCGACTGTTACTCGGCTAGAAACGTCTGGCAGATCATAAATCCGCAAAATCCACAATCAGGTGTTAATCCTCAAGTCTTAGTGTTAGATCAGACTATCGACTTACTACCAGTTGGTACATTAATTGACCTCTATGCTTATCAGGTCGGTGAAATCGCTGGGCAAACCCAATATCGTTATTTCTTTTCTAAGAAACCAAGTTTAAATCCGAACTATGTATGGACCAACATAGGTTCAGTTCAATTTGGTGATATTGTAGTAGCGAGGGAAGAAATCGAACCAGCGGGCACATTTGATCCTCGAACTAGTGCTATAACCGAAACAGCTTCAAGAGATTTTGAACCGAGCCAGTGGGGTCTCACCGGATTAGATGACCCATTGCTAATGTTCGACGAAATCGTAGCTGGCGGCACAGCGCCAGACGGCGACTATAATCAGCAACATAGAGCTGTTATAGACACTTTAATGCCAGGCATGAAGATCGTCAAGAGCATTTACTCTGGCGGTAATTTTTCGGAGAGGCCCGTTTATTTATGGCATAGAGAAAGCATGACTAATGCACTTATAAGAGCAGATATAGGAAGACCAGAGATTATTGATTATGTCGGCGTGTTTCCTCCAATCGACATATTACTTAGAGCCAAAATCGACAGCACTACTGAAAAGTATATGAAGGTTGTTTCCATCGGAAATATTAATGGTTTAAATTATGTTATGGTTTGTGGCGCCGATTTTACAGAATTACCTCCCTTCGGCACCATAAGAATATTAAATCCAGGCGCTGATGAGAATCTGGTATACAACTATAATAAAAAATTCGTATTTCCTTCTGAAATTCTTAATCCTGTGTTAGGTGTTCCTTCGTCGCTGACGATAAGCGGTTGTGATGTGTTGGTGCTAGCTAACGGTTATCCTGACAATAAGCCATATGAGGGTAATATTGGTGATGTTGTAGAATTATTACATCAAGACTATGACAATCCAGTTGTGCGATTACAATATGGCTTCGACCAAACCACTAATTTGGTTACATTGCAATTTATGGTCGGACAATTAGACATGAGTCTCCCATACCAGTTCGACTCTCCAACTGATGAGGTAGATGATTTTGTGCGTGGCCTAGCGCCAGGCTATGCTGTTAGTGCGGTATATTCGCAGTCTGGCGTATGGTCAGGCGTCGGTACGCAGCCCGCAGCGACACCGCGTGGATTTAAGTTTTACGATGGTGGCGCAGTTAGTGGCGGAGATTCGGGTGAATATTGGAACAAGATAGAGGTAATGTTGCGTGACGGGCAAGTTTGGATTTGGTGGAATGGATTATTAATCCCACCTAGTCCTGCGTTAAATTCTTTATTAACGACGCCGGTATCGATCAATACACCATATTACCCAATCGATTTTAACCCTACAAATCAACCATTTGGAAAATGTGGTCTCAAACTCTGGCCTGGTGCTAAGATCCGTCGGATGGATATTAAATCGCAGGTTATATTGTTTAGTGAATTCTCCTATGGTCAGATTACCATAGCAACATAATTCTCAAGGTCACAGGATACATCTTTTTTGCGAGCATTTTAATCTGTTAATATTCCGAGCCACAGTTTGCCATTTGATTAAAAGGAATGGCTTTCTGTGTCCTTCATCTCATTGTTTATAGTAAATTTCTTAAAATTAATTAAACCAAATTTGATGCTCGAATAAGTTTTGATATATTTAGACAGCATTAATTGATATCTATCGTATATCTCTTCTGCTGTAGGAGATGAGGTGGAAATCGTCCTAACTATATGGGAATAAACTATATATTCTATAGTATTACCTTCGGTATCCGTGATAGCTAATATTATCTTGGAATTATGTGTCTTAGGATCTTCACTATCATTAAGACCAATAATCTTGGCGCTCATACCAAATGGCATGAGAGGTATTTCTATTTCTTGTGAGAACCATTTTTGGATCATTTCTTCTTCTTTTTAAAATTAGAAAATCTGTCATGCATTTCACGCATCTGCAATAATATTTTTTGGAATTTCTCCGATGCATCATACATCATGTCAATCAAAGACATATCGTCGTTGAAACTTAGAATCTTTGGGATAATAGTACCATTCTTGAGATTTAAAGAGCAGGCTCGTGCTAGGACTTCGGCCTCTTCTTTAGTTTCTACCAAGCCAGCGAAATAAAGAGAGAAATCCGTGTAACTGTCTTGATTCTCGATTTGTACGTGAACATAAGATACCAAGTAAAGCTGATCAGGTTCCATATTACCCTCATTTACCGCTACTACCAAAGCCGTTTACACCACGGACATTGTATTCTGGGCTAAAATCCGCAACGACATCGAAATAAGCTGAATGCTGTTCATGGATCAGTATCTGGGCTATTCGGTCCCCGATATTTACTATATAGTCTTCGCTATTGACATTTATAAGTGATACAACGATCTCGCCCGTGAACGTTGCGTCGATAACGCCGCGGTTGGGAAAAACGCCTTTACTCCACAGGCTACTGCGGCCTTCGATCGTATAGTAATAACCTGGCGGTGCACTTATCTTAACACCGGTCCGTATAATAGTAGCGACCTGAGGTGGCAGAATCATCTTTTCGATGCTATAGAGATCATATCCGGCATCGGTGACTCGACCACGGCTCGGTATTTTGGCGTCAGGATGCAACAATTGCATTTCAAGTCTAATCATTTTCAACCCCCATATTGGCGATCACCCTTTCTATGCTAGGAATCATTTCATTAAAAATCATATCTGCGTCTCTATCCGCATCGATGGTTTTTAGATTATTTAATGAAACAATCTGATTTATCAATACTGACTGCTCTAAGGAGGAAGTGGTTAGGGTTTTATATGCTGTTGATACCGAATCAAAGAAGTCGTCTTTTTGGTTGTCGTAGAAGTCTTCTTGGTCTCTACCGATCATCCTTTCTTTTGCGGTTCGCCAAGGACAATCGAACACGAATACAAGATCTGCCTTCCTCGGCGGGTATACCATAAACAGTTTTGAAATGTCGTTAACAGTGAGGCCGGTCGCCTTGCCGTAGATGATCGAACTGATATAGGTGCTTCTATCTGCTATTACGATGCTACCACGATTCAATTCTGGTTCTAGTATCGTTTTATTAAATGCGATTGTGTCGACGAAATGTAATAATTGTCTTGACAGATTGTCTATTTTGATATTGCGGTCGAATTGTGCTGGATTTTTTACCAGTTTGCGGAGGTGATTGCCTAGTGCTGTGCTACCGGGGTGGTATGTCGTGACGATATTATTTTTGGGGTGCCTCTCGACAAGATACTCATTTAGTTTGTTGGCTAATGTTGATTTGCCTGATCCATCGATACCCTCTAAAACAATATATATCCCTCTATTCTTCATCTACCTCGTCCTTCATTCTTGGATTTTTTGATATACACAATAAACGGTGACTATCCCATTCAGTCTCTAAAAAGCAGTTAGTTCCCCTGAATTTTCTTAATAAGGTCAAAAGAATCTTAGCCTCTTTTTTGCATGTGCCGACAAAATCATAATACGTTTTGTAAGGTAGTAGAGCCTTAGGCAGCTTTTGCCCGCTTTTAAGATGTGCCAATGCTTCTGGTTTTTTGCCTTTTATAGAGCCCATAATTGATTTCAGGATGATATTTAATAGCTGTGTAAGTTTAAAGTCAATATCTATAAGCATAAACTTCATTTTTTCTATCGCTTCGCCTGATGTTACAAAGTAATATTTTGGGTCAAAAACCACAGATCGATCCATATCTTTTGGAACGTTAGGAGATTTAGGGAAAAAATGGCAAAGATCTAGTTCTATAATTAGCGTCTTGCTGTTGAATTCTTCTAATTCATGAATAAGAGGCACGTTGTTTCGCATCATGATACTCCAATAGCGTTGGATTATAGGATATTATAATATGGAAAAGGCGCATTGTTTCGAATGCGCCTTTCTTATAGTTTTAGATTGTCCAATCAAGTTTTTGGGCTGGGAAGCCTTCGAATTGACTGAATGCGAAGGAGTCGCCTTGCTTGGCGATTCTATCCATATCGCTTTCATTTACCCAAAAACCACCAGGTGGTTCGCCGTAACCGCCCTCTGGTGGTTGGCCATGAGCATCAACTCCCCAACTATTTAGGATATAATATATCCAGCCAAGCGTAGGATGATTTACAGTGCCGATGACGCACATTTGGTGCATCCAAGTATCGGCTCTTTTATTGAGTCTTACCGGAGGCGATCCTTGGACAGCCGGCGTCATATGACCACCCCAATCGCTGGCAATAGTGCAAGGATAATAATTCAGCAATGCTTCACGAACTTGAACAGCTGATTTTACCTGAGCTGTGGACTTAAGCAAGTGTTTCCTGCTCAAATCGAGCCATTTTTGATCAATCTTTCCACCATCGCTCCAATTCATTTCAGCGGTTTTACCCCATGTCAGACCACCTTGGTCGGTACACTGCGGCAGGCCTTCACGGTTTGCTTCGAGAACGCCATCCTTACGCATAGCCTCAGCAAACGCCGATCCGAACGAGCCTTCGCCTTTTCCTCGGCTACCAGCGTAATATCGACTTCGGCCGTATGGCAAGAGCCAAAATGGCATTAGTACTTGCTCTGGGTCCCTTAGTCTTACTACTTCTACCGCTGACAAATACCAAAGCGCTTGGCCACCACCATTTCCGACGCATGAACCAGTCTGTTGGTAAAACGTCCGAAAATTATTTCCGCCATTGGCTACTTTTGCGCATTCCCAGAGAAAAGCCCTGTCACTAGGCTCTTGGGCGCCAGTGATTTGGAAGTCTATCATTTTGGACTTTACTTCGGTGTCGAATTCTTTTTCTTCGTCGGTACGATCCTCTGGCATGATGTAGCCAAAAGACCATATACTCTCAGATGAATCGCCTTTCATAAGGCGTCTTCCGCCGACATCAGCTAAGTTAAATTCACTCATTTGATTGTCTCCAAGATTTTAATAATTCTTGTAAATTGTTTTTGACATAACTCTACAGTAGCTTTGTCTAATTTTACATTAGGATCGGTAGGCAAAATATTATTTAGCTCTTCACCGATAGTTGTCCTCATTGCCTTCAAGGCTGTAGGGGCCAAATATTGAGCAGCTATGATATGGGTCTGTGCGATGAAGTCAGAAGCCGAGCCAAACTCATATTTCTGAAGAACGACAATCGCTTGTTGATAAATTATAATTAATTTATTCTTTTGGTCCAACTTGTTAGCATCACCGCTAGCAGCATAAATTGGTGCTAGCCTTTGGTACAGTGGGTCCTTCTTTATCTCTTCTGCAGAGTTAGGATCAGGTATAGGTGTCGGGGTCGGAGGGTTCACCGGATCTGGATTTGGTGTTGGTTCTGGCGAGCCAGTCACTGTTACCGTAATAATAGCTGGTTCACTGGGCACATCACCTAAAGCCGTGTAAACCGCTACTTGAAATACACCGGGTTTAAGAGATTGAAATACTGCCCATTTTCCGCTTTCGGAAACTATAAGATCGACACTCGCAGGTGCTATCCATTTTATCTGCTTTCCGTTAGTTTCAGCAGATAGCTTTAACAATCGGCAGGCTTGCACCGATACAGCCGGTGTAACTGTCACTTTTGGCTCTGGCGCTTGGGCCACCAGCATAAGAAAAGTTAATAAGATCTGGTTCATGTGAATTTTCCTTTACGGCCTCAGCCGATGGTAGTCCTTTGCTACCGATTCTTAAATAATTTATGTACCATTTGAGGAAAAAGATAAATATATGAACATAAATGAAAATGATCAATTAATAACTGGTGGATCAATGGCACAAGAAACGAGATCTATAGACCCACTTCATATGTTCGGCAGTAACGAGAATGTTGCCGCCGGCGGCCAAAATCAGTCATATCCGTTCTCTGCGAAGGACATAAAATATGCTGAAGCGCTTTTAAAATATCTAGGTAGTTTCGATAGGGTTTTTAAAATATATGATTATCTTAAGCGTAAAGAAGATGAATATATTAATATTGCTAACGATCAAAGCGGAACGATAGATGGTATTGCATCTCAGATGGATTCAGATTCACCACTGGACCTTCAGAATTACATGAATAAAACCACAAACCCAGGTGCAGATGGACCTTATTGATCTCATAAAAGCTTGGTGTGCAGAGAATGGTATTAGCACAAGTCAAATGATAACTGACCTTGACGCTACCACTTTAAATATAAACAGTGATATACCACATGTAAAATCTGTAATTAGAAGATTAGATAAATCGAAAGATAAGCAAGTAACGATAAAAAAGGTTAGAAATGGCTGCAGTCTTAGAGTGAATACCAAGGGCATTAACGACGAAAAGCAAACGGAGAGCAAAATGAACTTTAGAGATAAAATTGAAGCTGTATTCGAAGCACAATATAAAACCAATCTGTCACCAGTTCATCGTAATAAAAAGCGTAATCGACGAGGGCCCGATAAAGTAGCGCCTGTGAAAGAAGAACAATATAAAACTTATATGAGCCCCACAGATGGCTATAAGAAAAGAAGTACACTAGCGTCTAAGGATCCTAAGGTATCATCTGCTCCTAAGATTAACAAAATAAGCGCCATTATAAAGACTACCGAAGAGCCGAGCAATGAAGATGAAGGTTTTATTCAAAAAATTACGAGATTTAAATTAAAGCTCCAAGAAGCGTTGGAGGGCATTGCTACTGAAACGAATGTCCAACCACAAGCATATTTCGACCAATTTATAGAAGCTCTTGATGCTGGCTCTACACGAACTAAATTGAAAGCCCGTGGATTCGAATTGTCGCGTACCAAGGACGGTCAGTCTCTAGTAATACACGTAATTAATGCTACTACCGGCGCAAAGCAAGAGATAAAACTGATACCTCTCTCGTCGCTAGAAAACGGAAACAGTTTTAAGGAGGAGCTCTTTGATTGCATAGATCTTTCAAACGGCGAAGCACCAGGATCATTTAAACAAAGACAAGAATCTCTGAGAACACAAGAAGGCGCTGTGAATGATATTGTATCAAAAGTCGGGCCTGACTCACTAAAAGTAGATAATGAAGAAACCGGCGCTAAGATTGCTAGGAACACCTAAATGACATTACCTGACTATAGAATAAGATTTCCAGCCCCTCTCATAGATTTCGCGGCTGATGTGGGTCTTACAGGGCAAGCGCATGATGGGTACCCAGCCCCTGGAACTCAAGCAAGGTATGACCATTTAAGGCTTTATCTGATAGGGTTATTAACCCACCAAGCTTCATTTCAATCGCCTTCGGAATACAGCGAAGGTACCGTTTGGTTTGATCTTAATGAAAACGCCTTAAAAGCATATTTTAATAATGAATGGCAAGATATTGCTAATACTATTTTATTGACTTCTGAAGGCCAGAGCATTACTCTAGCTGATTGGTACACTAATCAAGCGACTATTATTTTAAAATCGTTAGCACCCGAAGTCGTCTTTGGGGGTAGATCTACAATTAGCGGTATCTTCAGAATCCCTATCCCATCTAATATGTATCCGTACATTTTTTCAGATAGTAGAATATTTATGACCGTTAATGTGACGCATAATTTAGATCCAAGAGAAGTGTCTATCGTCACTGTCGGTAGCCAAAAATTTATTGATATTAGTCCTAATGAGTTAGATGCGAACGATTTATTTTATGTCTCCATCAGACGCATACCGAACGCGACATTTAGCACTGAGAACGTTATTATATAGGTGAAATAATGAATACGATGAATTTTTCTGAACAATATGGCGAACACCCCATTAAAGGTCCTTACCGAACTTACCGTGGTGAATTAGAATTCGAGATCAGAGACGTACGCGGTAGAACAATCGAAAAGATAAAGCAGCCAAATATTGTAAAGATCTTTGCAAAAGAAATCCTGTCGCACAGACTATGCTATTCTAAAGTATGGGACCCTACTGGTGGTACCGGCAGCGGAGAATGGGTAACTCATAGCATAGACATCGACGAATCAGCTGTTAAATACATCTGTTTTGGGGCTTCATTTGACACCAACGGTACCCCGCTAGATCAAGCTGACGCAAGGTATTATGCATATGATTCGATCACAGGAGCATATGTTCCGGTGGCATTAAATTCAGGAACTGATAATAGTTCGATAGGTAATGCGCAGACTCAATTATTAAGAAATGGAAGTCTAATTAATCCGATTCCTGTATCTGAACCATCAAGGCCGTTAAAAAGAATAGAGAGAATTTATTTTCAGCCATCCTACCAGCCAGCAGGGTCTCCCTTGGTCGAGAATGATGGGCCTAATGTCCGAGCTATAAATAACATTGTCGTGTTCGAAACGACCCTTGAAAAAGACGAATATAATGGTTTTGGTACTACCGCCAGTGATTATTTCACGCTTACTGAAGTCTCTCTAGTCGGAGCAGCAGAAATCGGTAGCATTGGAACATGTGACTGTGATCCTAGGATGCTGTTTTTAACAGGCAGCGTTGATGGTAATCCAATTAAGGCAATTTTTAATGATAGTGCTACGATAAGTCTGGACCCATCGGTATTAAACCCTGATGTTATCAAAGAAGGTGATCAGATCCAGCTTCAATCTTATGATTCCACTAAAAATAACCCTGATTTTCTGGGTCAATTAAACCCATTCTATTTGGTTGTCAATAAGCAAATAGGCGGAAGAGACATAACTCTGGACAGGACGCCTACGAATTCTGATGGTACCATTTTGATGCCAAACTCTGGAAATACCATCGGGATATATAGAGATGGCTTTAAAATGTTTTCGCAAAGAATATTGACGACACCGATTAAAAAAAGCTCGGATTTCGTTATAATAGTAAGATGGTCGATCATCCTAAACTAAATTATGGATACATTACAGATTTTAATCGCTGCTATAAAATCACTACCAGGCTTGTCTGGTGGTTTTGACATAACCGATTCAAATCATGATTGTCCAGACATATATTCAGAGCTTTGGCCTCGTGGATCTTCAGAGTTTGACCAAATGGCTTCTGTAGTCAGTGGCGCCAAGATAATAAGGGGCATCGAACAGGTTTCTATGCTGCCGGCCGCTGCGTTAGATGTAAAGATGCTAGATTATGGCTGCGGAGATGGTGATTTAATAGCTGCACTAAATAGTACCGGCAGGAAGGCTGTAGGATATGACAAAGCTAAAACAAAAACCGCTAATTGTTATGATGATTGGGCCAAGATTGTAGATTTAGCACCTTTTAAATTGGCGATACTTTATGATGTATTAGATCATACCGATTTGTCAGGCTTTATCGAAATATTAGAAGAAATAAAAACCGTAATCCACAGCGATGGTAGGATCTTTATAAGAACGCATCCATTTTCAGCGGTTAATGGTACACATGATTTTTCACCAATTAATTTAGCATTCGCTCATTTATCTCTAACACCAAGCGAATCAATGAAATTGGGGATAAAGCCTTGGGATAATATAAAAGTAGTATTGCCACTAGAGTTTTATGAAAGAGTGTTTGGATTATTGGGATTTTCTGTAATTTCAAGAAAGATACATCATTCTCAAGTTAACCCATTCGTTTCAGCAAATTTAATGACTCGCATTAAGAGATTACATTATTCAGAATCAATGTCAGTAGAACACATCGAAAAGTCACTATCGATTAATTATATCGATTTTCTTTTAGCGCCTGTATAAAGCTTGCCTGCCATAATTTCTTCAAAAGTCATCGCTTCTATAAGGTCAACATCTAAATCATGAATATCTATATAATTTTTAAGATGGCGCGGCAATGGTAAATCGAATTTCTTAAAATGAGCGATACCATTTTTTAGATTTAAAGAGGTGAAGGCTCCGGAAGATATTGTATACTCATGTTTTAAATGTGTCGCTACGCTTTTAATTGGATTAAATGATATTTTAGCTCTCCGTGCAGTCTCTGTAAAATCTAAATCTGTATAGCCCCAAGACATTTGTTGCTCGTCTATCTTTCTATTAATATGATTATAAGTTCTAGAGGTTAAAGCCATATTACCAGAAGCTGGGTTTCTACCGGTTTGCCAAGCATATCGATGTGATATAGATTGTGCTTTTATTCTAATATTCATGTCATAAGCTTCGATATCTTCTATTGGTTCTGTTAAATTTTTGAGCTGCCTTGGATAACATATTTGATAATCTAATACCTTCTTAGAGGCATTTAAAAAGCTTTTATCGACTAATCTGTCTGAATCAATCAGTAGAAGCCTTTCTTGGCTTGCAGCTCTAACGCCCATATCCCATGCTAATTTAAAGTTGAATGGTTTACCTTCTCTATCATATTTAATGACTTTGGCTTTTATCGAAGATGGAATCTCATCGCCGTCAAGCACAATAATCCTTTCGCACTTGCGCCAGTCTTCGTATCTAATCATAAAGGTTTCTTGTTGCTGGAGCTGGTGAGCTCGGTCAGAAGAATACAAAGTAATAATAGAGATCATTATGGATACCAAAGCTAGTTTTGTAAGTGCTATATCTACAAGATTCTTAGAAGATTTTTTAATATTATATAAATCTATCAGAAGATATCATGATAATCATTTTATACTTTTTGTTTATGATTTAAATCCGGATGATTATGATACCTTGATCAGGCACATAGACATTGATATTCGAGTCTTAGATTTTACGAATATGCCGGCTTTTGAATCAGGTCAGATCATTTGGTGTAAGGAATTCATTTTTGATGAGTTAGATCCTAATGAAACATATATCTGGCTCGATGCCGATATTGTTGTAATCTCCGATATCAGTCAGATCATCCGAGCCGCAGAAAAGAATTTTACACTATTTGCTGATAAATTCAGTCCTGAAGCTTGCTTTAATAAAAAAGAATTATATTCGAAATTAGAAATCGATGTAGCATTTGCTCGTGAAAAGGTAGCCGTCAATGCTGGCGTTATAGGGTTTAATCCTAATCGGGATGTTGTAATTTTAAACACGATTAAAGAATATGTCTGGATGGCCTCTAAGGATCCAAAGATCCGATCGTTAATCTCGTGTTTTGACCAAGGATGCGTTTTAGCTGCAATTCATAAGCTACGTTTATATTATAATGTTATAGATTGCGATGTTATGAACGTTAAACCAAGACATGTACTAAGTAATATGATCCCAAGCGGATATGAAGGACTTATAAAGCATATTGAGCATGTTAACTTTGGCAAGGGTCTACTGCATTATGCCGGTCCTTTCAAGGCTTCTAACTATAGAGTTAATCAATCGGTTTTAAAAATCTTGACCGATCATCATCGACATAAATTACATCTTATTGTGACAGGATTATGCGAGGATCACGTAAAGCTCGTTTCAACCGCCGTAGCATTTTCGACAAACGCAACAAGTAGTATCTATGAGTTTAACTCTACAGATTTAACCATCGATGCTTTTTATAAGAAATATAGCCACCACTTTAGTGATCGCCAAGCAATCTCTTTAGAAGCAGTTTGCAAGGCATCCTCTGACGACACAGCATCTTTGAATGTAATCTTTGGGCACCGGCTAATTAATAGATTAGATGAATTTTGTGCCTTAAAAGACGTAAAAGTGGTATGCTTGGTGCCGAGTCTTCATGAATTTATATTATATTCTTTAAATAGTTTTTACTTATATGGTGATTCTCTAATAAACTATGGTGAAGAATATTTAAAACAGTATAGGCTTGATGACAAAGAACACATCGATAATTTATTTAACATCTATGACATCCAAACAGACCACGTCTTCGATTGCTATGTAAAGGAGTATGCTGCGCGCATCAAAAAAATGAGTAAAACCAATGCCGAAATAATCATGATCGATGAATTCAGAAGTTTTTACAAGATACCAAGCTTGATAGGTGCTGATAAACATATCGATATTAAGTCTTACAATCGCATAATACGCGAAGGCGAGATAAAGATAAAGAAGTGTGCAGCGGATGAATACTTACGCCTGATGAGTAGCTATACAAGATTGCCAAAGCATATAAATGATTTTAACTTACCATTATATAAGATGCTCTAAAACATCGTATTGTCTTAGCTTTCTAAGGCCAGATTTTAATGAGACTTTATAAGCATTCCTGTTTAAATTTAACTTTTTGCGTATTGCGCCGTGGCCATTCCTTATATCTGTGTTATTAAGATAAAAATCAATAATTATTGTCTTTTCAGTCTGTGTAAGCCCATTAAGAGCTTCAGAGATGTATTCTGATGATTCGGAATCATAGGCGTTTTGTTCAGGTCTCAGTTCTGTGCTCTCTATCGTATTCAAGCCTCTATAGGTCGTCCCATTTTCTGAGTATAATCGCCTTTTGTCGACATGCATGGGGTTCAAGCCGACCGCACTACAGTTAGAGTGTTTTCTAATATTTCGATCTGTAGTTTTAAAATGATTAAAAGCAACGGTCATAAAATATGTGCTTAATTTATATCCTTTGGTGTAATCGAACTTGCAGACCGATAGAAAAAGCGCATAGTAAGCATCTGATTCATAAAGCACCTCGTTAGACCCTACATTTCTTTTCTTTAGATAGTATTTCATAGCAATGTACACTAACCTAGTGTTATGTCTACAAATATGCTCTTGTTGCTTTAAAGCCGTTAGAAATAGTGCTTTGTCGTCTTCTGTAGGAAGCTCATCGTCATTTTTTTGAAGTCTAGTCGACACAGTTTTAAGAAGCTTTTTAAGAACGTCGTATCTCTTGAAGGCTTTAAATTCCCCCTTCCTTGTAAAAACATATTCATTATGGGTCGGCTTGTATCCTTTATAATTAGAACTATATTTAGCTTCTTGATAATCGCCTTCCTCGGCGGTCTCACTTGATTCTAAGATTTCACTTATTTGTTCATCGTTATATTCTGCGTTAGTCGTTTTTTTGTCGAATTTTAATATTAGTTCTTTATATTTAATACTATCCATGTCTAATCCTTTCCTACCTTGGTTGTAAATATATTATACGTGTGGAGAATAATACGTAGAATATTGGTAATAGGTGCTTCCCATATGAATGAATTCTTAGCAGATTTATATAATAGGCGGCTAAATAATGATGTTGGCGGCCCGAGCATGAGAATTGTGGAACCATACGGCGGCACGATTGTCGAACCAACGGCTTTCGAACCGGACCCTTGCACCTGCAGAGATGATTACTATTATAATGCTATTTCGAACACGCTATTTAAAAGGATAGTAGTGCGCCGTGAGTACGCTATATTGTCTGCTTTTTGGCAAAGGATCTCTTCATGACATTAAAATTATCGTTAATTTCTAGAAATTCTATAGGTAATGTTCTAAACGACTTATTAGATAGTGGATCAAGACTACCTGCTGCTTATTTAGAAATAAGAACCGGAAAAATTCCTGATTTTCCAGATATATCGCCTACCGGTGTGTTGCTGGTCACTATAAACCTTCCAATTGGCGGTTTTGGTAATTTTAATAATGCCACCGGCATAGTACCATCGATTAAAGCTGATATGGCAGTCCTAAACGATGGCACAGCTGGTTATTTTAGATTATATAATCGAGATCAGATAACTATTTTAGACGGAACAGTTGGTCTCACTAACACTGGCGCCGATCTGACATTCGATAGGATCGATTTCATAACGGGCGGGTCTGTGGCTATAACCAATTTTGTCCTAACCATACCGTTAACTAATTAGACCAAACATCTTCGTAAACCAGATTCAACACGTTTGGAACGACGTCTCCATTGTTATCGAGCTCTGGCCAAATGGTGAAGGATTCGCCGAGAATTGGTACATCATTGGTAAAATGGCTTCCTTCTAAACAGTAACATTCGACCATATCCTGAGCTTCATAGTCTATGATATACTTAAAAGGATTATCTTTTTTTAAAGCATTGGGTGAAACTGGAACATAAATGTCTTCGTCTAAAAGCACCTGCTGATTAATCGGAGTATCTTGACCAGTTTTTAATAATTGAACTACCTTTGTTCTGCGTCCTAGGGCGTAAAAAGTTAGATTGGGTGATTGTCCGGTTGCTATGTGTTTAGCCTTTTTGCCATATTTAAAGGGTGTATCAGTGACTGTAATAATTTGAAAATCAGTGTTTATCTTTTCCCAATCGACGCGATATATAGTTCCAAAGGTGTCGACGAATTCAATATTACCCTTATCTGTGATCATATGTTATCCCTAAAAAATATTTTACGTACAAGGGAGTTTTCATGATAATTTCTGACATTAATGAATTTCAACCGTCGTTTGCGCTTTTCCCGGTTAACGACAACACGACAGGATATCGTCCTATATCACTTCCGATGATTCTTGTTATACCTAAGAGATTTGACGCGGCAGGCGTATTTATTCCTAATTCTGAAGTGTTCTTGACGAGAACAGATCCCACTACGGGTGTGGATTACACCGTAGAAGGAATAAGGATAAAAATTGAAAACGTACCTTCAGAAGCAAGGATCGTTGGTCATCAATATATCACACCAAATGGCAATCGTCGATTCCCAGACAAAGAATTATATGCTATAGATATCATAGGAGAAACATTTAATTCAAGAATAATAAATCTCAGATCTGATAAAGTGAAATTTTTTAAAGATAATGAAGAAGGGATTACTGATGTAAATGGTATCGCCAACGCTAAAACCGGTGATTTTTTTACATACCGAACGTTAAGTGGTGTCGAAGCTAGCATACTTTATTTAGAAGGCGCAGCTTATTATGACTTTTCTGTCGATCAGCTGACGGATATCGTTTTACTGCCAGATGGTTATTATAATGTTGTTTATGAGACAAAATACTATAAAAGAAATTTGTTAAATGCCGGATCTTTTTCACAGTATATCTGTATCGATACATTATTGATAGACTTGGCATTTAATACTTTTAGGATGAATCACCCTGGCCATATCCTTAGTGAATTTAAACGGCTTACACCACAGCCGTACCTTACGGATAGTTCGCCAGAAGTCGATAAAACAATCGCATTCTATCGTTCATTTACAACAGCCATTCAAGATGTATATGATGAGCAAGACCTCTTAGAAATTGTGAATTGGATCTATGAGGCCCCAGCTGAATTATTACCATATTTATCTTATCAGCTAGGGTGGGATATACCCTTTTTCCCAAAGAGTCTAGATAGGCAGAGAAGAGCTGTACTCCAAAAGACAACGTCTTTCCAGCAACTCAAGGGCTCAAAGCAAGCTATTGTGTCGATTTTTAATCTGTTCGGTTTCGACATCCTTTTATCTAATTTGTGGTATTCATTAGATAATAAGAGACTTATAAGGCCTAACGAAAAACTACCGGCTATCTATGCAGGGCAGGAGGTTATAGAATCGAAAGTCATTCAGTTCGAAACTGTGGTTGGATCAGTAAGTTCTGACACCAGCGATCTCCCAGGACAGGTCATCTTCTACCGATTTGATACATCGGCCAACGAAAAATTTTTAGCTTATTATTCTTATCCATTGTTTAGACCTAAAAAACAGATCGACGCCGAAGATCAAGTGATATTAAACGATGGCGGCGACATTAGTCTCTATGCTATTAAAGTTTTAAAAAATTCTTTAGCCGATCAGGCTTTAAAAGAAATATGTGTGGACATATACGATGACCCAGCGAATTATGCGAAGCGCTGGACATCAAATGACCAGAAAGAAATATACGAAGCTGTCGATGGTTCGATTTATCCAAAATTCTTATTTGACATCTTATCATCATATCCGATCCGAGGCATAAGTTCCGTTCTTTTAACTGGCCAAGAAACGCCAGAAGTTAGAATCCGCAATCAAGGCCAAAGCCCTCCTTTCTCGGCGACTCAAGATATCATAAAGAATCTTAATGGTTACCTAGAAGCTAATAAGTCAAGCTCTAACACTCAGACTTATACGCAAATCGATGAATATGCTGCCATACCTCAAGATTTAACCTCTGTTAGATATGAACGGCCTAAGAACAAGCTTTATTTTTCATTTGATTCGCCGATAGATTCAACAGAGGCGGTTTACATGTATGCTGCTTACCATAAGGCAGAATATGATGTTCCAGCTGACTTAGTCAACAGACGTAGTAATTATTTCGATTTAGAATTATTTCTAAGCGGTACAACCGAGCAAATAGACCCCACGACGCTTAATTTCGCCATAGATTTTTTAAATAAAGTAAAGGCTCTACATAGTCTATTAAGGACGATCAGGCAAAGGGTTAATCTTTTTGAAGATTATGAAGTAACCGACTTGGGGGTTGGTGGCGATGTCATACAGCGTTATGACACTGATATCGGAAAGCTACAAGTACCGCCGGCGATTAATCCTCGTTTTCCCACCGGTGTCAGTGAATGTTTTGATTATTCGCCTGAAAATTTAGGTTATAAACCGGAAGATATAGCCCTAAGACAAGTCAAGCTTGATAGATTATCTGCAGAATTCGCAGTAACAGAATTACTTGATAGGATTCCGTTTCGACCGACCACTGAAAGGATCATGCCAAATGTTCCTCAAGAAGAAAATAAGTTTATTTATGCGCCTTTTGCTCAAAATCGAATTATAACAGGTTCCAAATTTACCATCGACGATAAAATAGTTTCACCTGACCCAAACGCAAATCAGTTGGCTGGTCAACCGTCGGACAGCAAGGCAAATCCAAGCTATGATGTAGAGTTGGGGTTAAACAAAAAATATGTGGATCTAACAACTAACAATCGTTCAGACCTGCTTTATAAAATGAATAGACAGTCGACGAGTTCTGGGAAGACTCTCATAACTCCCGATAATAAGACTGACTATTCATACCGCGGAAGGGTGGATGACTCTGTTCTTTACGTGCAGGATCTTGGCATACCAGAAGAATTTCGGTCGATTATGTGTGGCTTGAGATTAGGGTCTGGAGTATATTATACTTATCCATTCACCACAAGGCCCTCGAATTTTGGCACAAGAAAGCCAGCGCAGAACTCCTTTTCTAATTATTTGGTCTTCTCTGGTAAGAGCCCAGAAGAGGGTCTAGAATATTATAAGGATAGACTGGCTGGCACTTATTTTAATCAGCCTATTGATCAACCGACATTTCTAGAATTTAATGACCTGCTGGGAAAGTTATACAAAAACTATCCTGATAAGAATAAACAACACACTCTACATTATTTCGACAGTTGTTATGCCTTTGATCCTGATCAGCGTAGAAATCAGGCATTAACTAGAAGAGCCATAAGCATAGATAAGCCAATTATGCATTTTCCTGGGACCAGATTTGCGACTTTAAACAGACTTAAAGTCGATTTTTTAAGCACATCTTTTAGAGCCAGACCTTGGGATGATGCTTATAGCACATATTGTGGCCCAAAAGGAGCATGCGGCCCCGTCGAGCCTTCTTTTTTAAATGTTAAGCAGGTGTATGATGAGGATGGTAATTCAAGCATATTATTCGATGATGTGGCATATACGATTTATGGCAACAACATTGAGGCAGACATACAAAACTTAGGACCTTATATCGGCCTTCAGAATAATAGCATCATCCATAAGGTTTATATGGAAGATGCGTCTAGCAATCCAGCTATTACCTTTGATCAAGTTTGCGATTTTGATTCGAGTGTTGATTATGATGGTAAGATAAATGTAGATGTTCCGATCTTTCCATATGTTTATGACGGTCTCGATTATGCTAATGGTTACCCGTGCGTCAGAGGCGTCCAGCTTATAGATGCAACCGTATCATATGATTATCTTGAGGCTTTGGAAGACCTAGGCTTACCAGCTGGTTTTACATCAGATGTTGAAGTCTTATTCTTATTAGGGTCTGGAATTCTTATCGAGCAGGGTTATCGTTTATCCTGTCCGATACTTAATTCCGAATATAATAATGATTTTAGATTGTACATAAATGAGGATGGAAGTTTACAGACTGATTACGATATGTTAAAGATTGAATCGTATCTGAATTTATCTGTTAATCTTGGTATTCGTTCGATGGGACTTGATGGGTCAATACCATCATTATTGGAGATAAGGTAGTGAAACAGCAGAAGATAAATAATAAAAAACCGATCATAAAAGAAGTTTCTATAGTCAATGAAAAAGTCGATAGAATGGTCGCTGATACGAATGAGCGGATAAGAGTAGCGGTCTATGTCGAAACCGCTGGCATGGATAACGCAAGGCTAATTCATTACGTTAAGAAGATTAACGAAGTTTATAAGGACGCGGTTGGTACACATTATATCGTCCCTGTGAGAAATGGAAAGCTTTCTACTGAAATTCAATTCGAACAGGAATTCCTTAAGACTATTAGGGAAATCTGTGTTGTAGATAATAATGGTCAGATAAATTTTAAAGAAAATTTTGGTGATGTCATAGTCATCAGGGAGCATGTGTGATGAAGATTGAACGAGGTCTGGATGGTATAAGACAAGCTAATAAACGCGCCGCGTCAGCTGAGGCTATAAAAGCCAAACAATGGCGTGATCTTAAAAATAAGATCGATTCATTGTTAAAATCCGGCAATAAGCCGACTGACGAACTTAAAGGCTACTGCGTGCAATTAGAAGATATGAATCATGAAGACAGATGTAAGCTTATTGTAGAGTATTGGGGCATCCAATACCTTAATAAAGTAACGCCTCTGCTTCAGCAGCTATTGTGCTTAGAATCGAAAGCTCAATAATAAGTAATTAAGACGATGATTGATCTAAGGCTGATTTGACATACTGGCTTTATAGGATAGACACCAGTTATCGAGTAAGTCTTATCATATTTCTTAAATTCACTTTTACGGATGGCTTTAATTTTTATATTATCATTCAGCATCCCAAAAGGTGCGTTTATTAATATATCTTGATCGTTAAAAGATTTTACAGTTTCTGGCTTTTTACCCATCATAGAATATAAACCAGCGCACATGCCTACATCAAAATGTTTATTGTTGATATATGTATAGGTCAAACCTGCTAGGTCGAAAGCCAACGCATATTCTACACTTGGATACAAGTCGACAAAGCGACTACTATATTTCGTTAAGCTAAAGAAAATCGCTAGATGCGCTGGACAAAAAGGGTCGGTAGGCAGGTTATCGTAATTAAAAATCTGGCCGCCATGTGTTAAATATGTTCTTAGGTAGCCATGATAATCGACATTTAACTGATGCCGCTTTTTTAGCCTTAACAATATCTTAAATGTGTCTTTTTCTTTAATAGTTAATATGTTTAAATATCTTGGTCTCAAAAAATGCAGTGAGAGGACATAAATAGGGTGTTCAACGCATAAATCTGTATATCTTGCTTCGCTATTGATCTTTAATTCTTCATAGAAAAGAGCGAGCATCTTTTTAGCTCTATCGACCATTTCTTGTGGATATCTATAGCTAGCGAATCTATGTTTATTTATATGTTTAGCCAGCTCCATGATAGCTAAATGCTGCTCTACTTGCCCAGCATCATTGAAAGTAGCCCTAGAAAATCCTGAATGTAACCCAGTTAATTTTACAAAGCCTACTTCAGTGAATGTTGGAAGTATCCTAGGTATACGAGTTGGTTTAAATCTCGATTTTTGAATAATCATATCGCCAGGGCTTAGACTCATCCCTTTAGGTCTTTTAAATAATAATTGAATAACCTTATTATTCTTTAGGGTAATCCTTATCTTATGTTTATAAAGCACCACATATTTAAAATAGTCAGAGTTCTTAAGATCGTTCCAATATTTCTCTAGCCATATTAGCCTCTGAGGTAATCTAAATATTGCTTTTCGGTTGGCGATTTTGAATTGAGCAAACCAGTCATTCATCGTTCTATAGCTTACATTGGCTAATAAAGCACATCGTTTTTTACTATAATGCAAAATATTATAATGATGATGAAGCCATGCATGATTTTTAAATTGATGTCTAGGTAGGTCTCGGATTTTTGCGTTGCCTTGTAAGCCATATTGTTTTATCACCATACTGACACGCTGAAAAGACACATTTACTAGCCTTGCTATTTTTCTGGCCCCCATTACCAATGTAGCCCTATTAAGCCATTCTCGATCGAGCCAGTTGGTAGGATAATCGATGTCTGGTATTCTTGTGGTTATACCTTGGTCTCTTTGTTTACTTTTTCTATTATGCTTGTTAAGATTTATGCCAAGGTCACGCATATATGTTCTAATTAATTTAGGATCATGTCCGGTTATAATGCTTAGGTCTAGCACTGATAATTGGGGATTATCCTTGATATAGTCGAATATATAATGACTATTATTTATCTTTTTAAGATTATATTCTTCGATTAATTCATGAAAATCAGATTCAAACATTTCTATCCCCGACAAAACATACATTAAATACTGTTTTATTCCCGAATAAGTGGGCCAGTAAATATATTGTATACATTTTGGAGGATGGTCCGATTCCTACGATTAATCCGATAGTGGTTCCGACGAAAGCTCCTGGCACATTATTCACAGCATTAACTGGCGGTGATATAACTTTAAATATTAGGTGGCTGACTGCTACCGACCCAGCATTTTATGAAGTTTTAAACCGTCCACTAGCTGATATAACAGTTAGGCAATTGGTAATAGCAAAAGCTGTTGATAATCTTCAGTATCGGCTAGGAAGTCAGACACTATTCCCATTTATTATACAGCCAAAAGTAACATCCGGTGCCCTTCAGACAGATGTGCCGATAGGCTGGATCTGGGATTTAACGATTTCTATGCCGTCCAAATGGGAAAAAGTAAGACTGGCAAGACTAATTAGAGAGAATGGTACTAATGATACCACAGCTGGCTACACGGGCACTATTAGAGCATTATTTACCGCTTCAATAGCTGGTTCACCAGAAGAAACATATATATTGATGGCCGAATACCAAATCAACAGCGATCTTACATATCAGATATCGAGACTAGAATATGTGCCTGATTCAGAGGTACCAGGCGAGGCTATAAATCAGAATGAAAGCCAAACTGTTACTGGCTTCATAACTTTTAGAACACTTGATACGGATCTTGAAGTCAACAGAGCATTCCTTGATCTGCTAGCCCCTTCTGAGTTAACCTCTGGTGGTTCGATGCTATCTGCGACTTATGATATTGTCGATAGTCAGGGTGGTAGTGTGACCGCTACAGATGACTATAGTCCGATTGCTGTTACCCATGGTACTGGCATGCTTACAGAGTCATCCTATTCCCTTATACCACAGCTTGACAGTAATATCGATACTTGGCTTGACACATTTAACTATCCTTTCGATTCTAGTTCTACCAGAATGTCGGCAGACGGTATTCAAATCCCTAAAAACATCTTTAAAGAATTCAATATTATCGCTCCAGGTAGTGATGAGCCGACTGGTGATATTACTGGCCTCAATTACCCTGTCTGGATTAATAAAGTACAACTCGTTGGGGCTTCACAAAACACCCTTAGATTTCACTTTTCTACCTATAATGTAACTGATGATGCGGCGAGCACTACACCTGTTGAATTTGGGGTTTTAGATCTATCTAGAGATTTCAGCTATAACGATATTGTAGCAATTCAGACTGTTAATAATTTATTGATGGCTGATGGTACAGACCAAGTACTATTTAATCAGCAATTTGGACGTGGTCATGTAGCTTTGGCGTCTGTTTGGAACGCTCCGACTTCCGAAATCGATAATTTTTTCACGCAATTTCAGACTTTGCCGATCGCCAATAACTTTTCTACTGTATTTAGTATAGGCGCCACAAGAATAAGCAGCTTTGGCGTGTCGCGCATGTCAAAATATAGTCCGACCATTGGACAATCTGAAGCAATGCGCGGTAGCACCGGCTCTGGGCTTACAGGTCTGCATAAATATCGGATAAATGCTTTAAATCCTTCAGACACCAACAGATTTATTACTGAAGCTGACCAAGGTCTTGGCTTGCAAATCGATCTAGAAAGCATTCAAGGAATTACTCCTATATCGGCTATCGAGAGATTCGGTTCTACTGGGAGTCTTACTCATCGTATTTGTAAGCTGATTGTTAATACTACCGAATTAGGGAATGATCCGAATGTTTACACAAACCAAATCGAACCTAGATTAAAGATCTTACTCGGAAGAGATCCGATATTTGGTGATTTCTGGTACAACGGCACCAGATTGTTCTTCTATAACGGCGATACTTGGGTAGGTTAAAAAACGCGGAATTCTTTAATGGTTTCCAAGACTTTAGGCGCGAGTTTAAGACTCTTAATGCCTGCCTTATCGAAGAAGCCCATGGCTTTAAATTCAGAATTATGTTTTAGTTTAAGCGAGCTATATCTTGGAGTAGCTAGCATAAACATGACATTACCAACTATCTTGCTCTCATTACTAATTTTAATTTCTAAGCCACATTCTTCTTTAGCTTCTCTAAGAGCGGCTTGGAACGGGTTTTCACTATTTTTTATAGTGCCGCCAATGAAGGTCCATTTATCCTTTCTAAAATCATTGTGCTTGCTAAGTCCGAGCAATATATGGCGCTTGTGCGCCAAGAGTATTACGACATTCTTTATTTTATCAAGCGCTTCTAGAATCGGCTGTAATTTATTGTCAAACATGGTATCCTGCAAAATTAAAATATCGATAGAGTAAATTTGAAAGAATAAGGGACTAATAATGTTAAATAAATATGTAGCACTTCCGGCTGGTATAACTGGCGCATTATTAACTAAAGACGGCCGCGTAATTAGCCGTCAAGGTGTCGTTTTAAGCCGTAGCCAAATAAATGGTAAAAATTTTTATATGGTCGAGTCTATGGATATAAAATCATTCTTTAAAAGCGAGCGAGCTGCAATCCTTGAATTCATCTTTAAAAATGAGAGGCCAGTGGTGGGTGACGCAGAGATGAACATGGAAGAAGACAATGAAGGTTTAGGTATGGGTGGCTTCGAAGCCTCAGGCATGGGTAAAAAGAAAAAAAAGAAGAAAAAGAAGAAAAATAATACTAAAGAAAATGAAGGCATATTTTCTAAGATTAATTCAGATACAGTTGACAGATCTAACTTAGAGATGGCTATGGATCGAAAAGATATGACTGTAACTGAGTTAGCGGCACTTGCTAATGTTGATCCTTCCACTGTCAGTAGAAATTTGCGTAAACCCAAAGCTAGCTCTGGTGGTGCAGATCCAGGTGGCCGAAATCCTAGTATCTCATTAGCAGCTGATATCTCCCAAATCTTGGGCATACCAATTGAAACTGGATTCCCAGATTTATTTAGAAAAGGTTCAAAAAGGAAAAAGCGAAAAGGTAATGTTAAAAGCGGTCGTTCATCTAATTTAAAAAATAAGGGTGTACTTGAAGATTCTATCGATAGACTTACAGAGGATTTATTTGAGACTGATTCATTAATATCTGAGGGCATAACTGCCGTTATAATGGCAAGACCAGATCTTCATATTATGATATTGGAATCTTTACGAAATTTAAAATCGATGGTTGGTCCTGCCCAGATTCGCTCTGCTATCTTCAATCATTTCCTCGAGAATAGGCGTTATATTAAGCCAGCTAGAGCGCGTTCATTGTCTGAATCCTTTCAAAGACGTCTTTATGCCAGTAAAGTAAATGCTGTCGAATCATTTAGAAATTTATTTCTTGACCATTTTGTGCCGTGCGTGGGCGTATTAAAGCGAATATTAGCTGAAGGTATGTCAATAATTTCAGAGGAAGCTATGCCAGGCGCGGCCGGAACTGCCGGCGCGGTCCCAGCGGCAGGCGCTTCACAGCAAAATCTGGCTGGCGGATCCGCAGTCGACCCTAAATCGCAATCTGCCTCAGCAGTCGCTGGCGAGGATATCACTTCCAATGCTGATGCTAGCCCCGAAGAGCTCATGAAGGACATTCAGAAAGCTAATGAAGGAAAACAGGAAGAACAAAACAAGCAACGCGAGGATGCTATCGCTACCTTAGGTGAACTACAGAAACACACAGACCAGATTCAAGCAGGCCTAGAAGCAAATGTTAAAGCCAACCAAGAGTATAGCACGGATTCGACTAAACAAATTGCTCAGCTAGGAAAAGAGCTTGCAGTATTTACCGATGAAAGCCAGTCTCAGGGTGAAATTTAGGCTTTTTCTTTTTCTTGAAAAAATTAACGCGGTCGTCTGGGTTTACTAAAAAGCTGAGCCGACCGCGTTTCTTTGTCGGCGCTAGCGAGTTAGGATAATCCATCGGCGGGACTTCCCAATGACCTTCGATGATACTAATAAGTTTCATTGCATATTCTCAGATAAAAATCGTCAAAACCATCACCAAGTAATAATTTACAGTATCTTAATTCCTTGCCCATGTCAGTGTTGAAGACAGTTGGGTCATCAGTTCCTAATGTAATCCGAAGCCCATGCTTTATTAATCTCTTAAGTGGATGGTCCAATAATTTCTTTACATTACTGGTTAGAAAATTACTAGATATACAGATATCTAGAGGTATGTTTTTATCCTTTATCTCACTAATAAGATTCGGATCATTTACGCAGATACCATGAGCGATCCTATTTATTTTTAGCGTTTTTACAGCATATCCTATATGTTCTTCATCACCATATTCACCGACGTGTGCTCTAATGATTTTATCTTTGTTACGCCATGGCTCTATGAATCCTGTAAGATCATTCTTTAACATTTCTTTTTCGTTACCGACCAAGTCTATTCCTTTAAATATTTCGAAGATATCATCGTATTGTTCTATGTGGTCGCTAAGAATTTTAGCCATCGCTGGTGAGCAATCATATCTTAATGATAATAAATAGTCGATTGGAGCATAAGCATCGCTCCTAGCTTGTTGTAGAGTTTTTAATATCTGTTTTATATCCATACCGGACAAGTAATATTTATCTATAGAGACGGATAATAAGGCTCCGCTGCAGGCGTCGGCTTTAATCTCTGATGTGACATCTAAAATCGAGTTGTATAATTTATCTTCATCCCATTCGATACTATAAAGGATATCGAACTTTTTAAAAAATGCTTCGTATGATACCGGTTGTATAATTGTGTGTCTTTTATAAATCTCAGTTAAACTTAAGCCAGTGTGGCGACTGATGGTTTTGACAGGGAGGCTACCACCAAGTCAGAGATGCCGGTGCGTATCAACTGGTAGCACCGGCATCGTTAAGCTCCTAAGATCTGTGTTGTAAGTGTTTTATATTTGAGGGACGATAAAAGATACTTATATAATACTGGGGTGTTTAATGAAGCTATCGATTTTATATGAATCACGTAATCCTAAGCAGCCTACTGATTTAACTCTAGTCGCTACGCAAACGACAAAAGATGGTGCAATGCGTGGCAAATACCCTGTAAATTTCTATTCTGGTAAGATAGGCTATAAGAGCAGTGGAAAAGTGGTATTGGGTTATCATGATAAAGATGATAAATTTAAGACGACTGGCCCGATTGTTGGCATCGTACAGAGTAAAAAAGCACCAGACAGATGGCTGATAAAAACTATAAATGATAACAGACCAGCTTATTATAGCTTGCAAATGCCAGAAGCTACGGTCATGTCGACTTATAATAGATATCTTAAAGGCACTGCATCGACGCCGATTCCGATTTATACGTACGACCAAAATTCCAAAAAGCATATAAATAAAAAAGATACGAGACGAAGAGCTAATGAAGGCTGGTCTTATTATAATGGCACTACCATCAGCAAAAGTAATATGCCAACTCGTAAACCTAAGACCAGTGTAGAAGCCTATGATTATTTAATGTATTGGGCATTCCATAATAATCAATTACAATCAGCAGCAGATGCAATACCTTACTACAGCTTGATCGCATACTTATTAGGTGGTAAAAGATTATCTAAAGGCATAAGAGACGTCGTCGCAGCCTTTCCTAACGCCAGATATGCCGTTTCTAAGAGGTTAAAGTTTTTAGAAGAAGAGGAGATGGAAGATAAGGAATTCGAATTAAATCTCGATGATGATACTGAGACTGATGAAAAGCCTGAGGCTACGCCTGCGCCAGAGCCAGAACCAGAGCCAAAACCAGAACCAGAACCAGAACCAGAACCAGACAACGCTAGTTCATATTTACAAGCCGAAGAGGATGCAGTACAGAACACAACTGCCGACGATTCATCAGCACTAGATCAGGATACGCATCAGGGCCAGGTATCAGATTCTGGGTCAGTCGAGATGCCGGCTTCTGAGATTCAGCGAGCAGATCACGAAGAAACACAAGCTTCTCCAGAAGTTAAAAAAGCTAATTCCGATAAATTTATTAAATTAATAAAACAGTTATTTTCGCTGGATCCAATTGACAAGCCTAAAAGAACGCTCAAAGCAGCTACTGAGTTTATGGGATTTTTAGGTATGCCTGCTCTTTGGGGCAAATGTTATGAAGGTGGGCCAGGGCAGTGGTTAGACGGTTACATAGAAGATTATGCAAGAATGTGTAAAGTGAAGGCCTTTTGGGTTGGAGATAGCAAGCGAGATCAAAATCGGCGCGACGCAGAATGGCTTAATATGACTAAGAATGATAGATCTTATATGTCTTATCATCGAGATTCCATCGATCAAAAGGTAACTGACGCAAAAACTTCATTAGCTTCTGAGCTAGCTAAACATATAACTAAGATACGCTCCATTTACCCTGATTTTTCGCTAGAATAATAAGTCTTAGATGAAGCTAAAAAGGTCTTTGCTGTTGGCGGCATCACGCATTTCAAATGGCTGTCGGTGTTTAATATCAGACATATTAGAGTTACCGGGAGTATAGTAAGCACATCCATCAAAAAGATAATGTGTTACTTGGGATAATCTAGTGGTGTTTTCTTTGGCCATAATTGAGCCATGGATCAGATTTGAAGCCCAAATAATCGCTTCGCCCTTTTTAGCAAGAAAGATATCCTTCTGAAGCTCAAAACTGGATAGCATTTTGTCTAGATATTGGCTATACTTAGTAACATTTTCCGCCCAAGAATCATTATTATCGCTGAGAGCTAATCCGACCTCTGCCGGGCTAACAGGCGGAAGCTTGTGCGATCCTTTATAATAATACAGGGGCCCATTGTCCATAGTGACATCTTCTAGAGCCACCCAAACACCGCACATAAAACCAGCCGGCATAGTTCCGAAATGCCACTCATCGCTATGCACACCAAAGTGTGGACCCTTTATAAAGTTAAGCGTTTGGAAAGGGAATGGCGCTCTATTATAGAGAGATTCTAGCAAAACCAAGATATATTTATTACAACTCAATTCCATAACAGAATCATATTTCTTCCATTTGTCTTGGCCGCCGTCAAGACCTACTTCTTCTATAACATTATCAAGATTTGGCATGAAATCTGCTAATGAAATCTTAACGTAACCGTCCTCGATAAAGCTTTCACGAAGCGAGGCAATAGATAACATTGATATACTTCTTTCTTTTAGAATTAGAATAGCACATTAATTGTAAAACAGGACTTAAGCCAATCACAATAAGTAGCACAATGCAAAAAATAGTTATATGTGTTAATATGAAGGAAAAATTCATTATATTCATAAATATTTTTATCATTTCTAGTGTTTTAATAAGTTATTTATCCCTTGTGAGATCGAGTAATAACCTTTTAATCGGTAAAAGCTTTTGAGCGATAATTTCATCATCTCCGTCGATGATAATATTTAAGACCTCTATGCAGTCATACGCACGTGATTTATATGACTCAGGTTTCTTGCGTTTAAAAATTCTCTTTGAAAAATCAGACAGAAGCTCTAGCATTTTCCCTAACCGCCTTATTCCATGATTTTAGAGTTTTATTCCTTTTCAATAGCCAATCTATTTCGTCATCTGATAATAGATCTAATATTAGAGCGCTATCTATATCTAACACCCTGTCCTCGATAGGATTATTGGTGCTTATAATCTCAAGCAGTGGTGACGCATTCGGATCATTAAATAATAGTATTGTCAGCCTGTCACCATTTGTAATAATTCTGTCTGCAGTGGCCATATTATGATCCTTTGTTAATTAACTTTAACCTATCACCAATCGATTTAACAGAAGTCACTTCGATCGCAATATCGCCGTGCCTTCTAACCACCTCTTCAAATCCATCGCCGACATTCCAATCACCACCGACTAATTTTAATACTGGCCTGCCAATATCATCATATAAGATGTCCAGATCACCGACTGTTTTAACATTGGCTTGGCCGGCCTTTGGCTCTTTAAGACGAAGATGGCATAATTCATGGTCTATCAAAGCAAGTCGGCGGTCTTCTGATGTCGATTTCCAGAAGTTAGCGTCGATCATCATTTCTGCGTCATAATTTTTAGAAATTCGGTCCTTAAGAGGCACGACCTTTATCGTGGCTAGTGCAGGGTAGCCACCATGCTTTAATGCTGGAACGTCTTCTTTATCAGAGGCGCACATTATCACACCAATTTTGACTTCGGCTGTGATAAACATCTGATGCCAGGTGCTCATGACTTTTTGCACATACCCCTGAACCTCAACATCGCCCATCCAGTAAGTCGTTGCCATTACTATCTCCATATGTTAATATAAATTATATACTTTCCTAATACTTTGACATTTTTTGCATAAATGGTTGAAGATCGAGCAAAATGTGCTGTCATTTACATATGACTTTTCCAATAATTTGCGAACTGTGGAACGCTTTGAAGATATTGTTTATAAAGTGTATAATTCATCGTTTTTAAATATTCTTCGATATCGTAGAAACGTCCCTCAAGGACTCTTTCACAATATGGTATTATGAGGCTTGTATCTTCTAGAAAATCGTCGAAATCAAACATAGAAAACATTTTTTCATATCGTGCTTTGCTTTTTAGATATAAGTTACAAGCATCAATAAAATTTATTTTAAATCCAGCGTTATAAAGTCTATTTCCTTGAAAATAGTATAGCTTTTTAGTTACAGCCCAGTCGAAAATCATTGAAGCACCAGTAAGCTTCTGATCCCTACCAGCATCGATCGTATCCCATAGATGTGTTATGGTTGTTATGCTTTCTGGTCCAAATATTTGTGTTACTGTTATAGCTGCTTCTTCTATATAAGGAGTGAACCAACTAGATAGACTATTTTCAATGTTTTTGGAAGATATTGGCGAATATTTAACCATATGAAGAATAATAGATAAAGGTTTTACGGCTCCTTTGTCAGACGTGGCGCTACTTTTAAGATTATCTATTAGCCAATCTATATTATTAACTCTATCATGGTAAGGCTTAATTAAATTATAGAATGCGTCTTTTTTTGTATAATTATACCCAGTTATTAGCCATTCAGTGATTGCCGTTTCTAAAGCCGGCCACGGCGAATCGCCATAAAATATATCCATATATTCGAAAATTAGATGGCTATTTCTAAAGCTTGTTAAAAGTATGGCCAATAAGCTTTCGTCGCTTTTTGAAAGTTTTTGGTTTGATTCGATCGCTTCATGAGCGTCTATAAGTATACTCGCTTCGTTCGCAGATGCGCCGTGTACATGGTGAAGGTATTCGGAATTTTTATTCATTTTAGTCACGCTTTTAAAATTGTTCTTAATAAGTTATTGGTACATATTTTATATTTGGCACGGCTCTATTAGCTACATAACTGGTGTCTTTTTATCATTAGATATGTATCATGATTTTAATAAAATATAAAAATATAATACTTGCCAGATATGAGAAAATATCGTATGAAGTTATCCTTAATTCTCGAAAATACTGATATCCAAAAAGTCTTATCGAAACTAGACCCAAAAAGAATACAGTTTATGTGCGGAGATAAGATGCCATCGATTGATCCTAAATCATCTGGTATTGAATCACAAGACCTGGGTAAGGCAGCAGAATTGGTAAAAATTATATCTGACTGTGATCCGACACCGACGAAAAAGTGGGTGGTCGGTACCGAATTCCTAAAAAAGCCGTGGATATCAGCACAATTCAATGATGGTAAAATCGCTATCGACGGATTCCGGAATATGCCAAGCGATAATCCACAGATTAAACTGCCTGAAGATACAGCAAGTATGGTCGAACTTATCCAATTTTTTAGTAATCCAGGACGAAAAGACCAACTAAAAAAGAATTTTCCCGAAGTACCTACAGACTTACTTAAACATGATATAAGAAGCGCACTGATTGCCTCCCAAAATCTTATGGACAAGTTAAGAAATAAGAAGGCCACAGCTTTCAATCCCATTGTCACAAGCGGTGCTGTAAAGATGCTAGACCAAAATGGGTATGAGGTCTACATGTATCCTCGATTGGACTTGGCTAAAAATTTTGGCTTAGAACCAGAAACCGTAATCACGTCTTTAGCAGAGGCTGGTATGGGGTCGAAATGGTGCACTAGGACTGATTATCCTAACGGCAGCAGAGCTGAGAATTATCTTAAAAATGATTCTATCTATACAATGTTTAAGGATAAAGTGGCTACCTACCAAACAGTAGTGAAGGGGAAAGACGAGCAGTTCATGGATCGCTCTGGCGCAGAGGTCGGAAATAAAGTGGATACGAACATTAATAAGATGTTTTTGACTGCGATGATGGCGGCTAAGACGATGTTATCTTATAGCCCACCAGAGGGCGCTACTCAGGATGAAACGATAGGTTACATCAAAAACTATCAGGAAGTTCAAGCTGAAAATATCGCTGGGATAGTCAGGTTTGGTGGTGTTGAACAGGTAACAAATAATCCACAGTTAAGATCACAAATAGTCGATAGCCTTCAACTCGCTAGGAATCCTAAATTTATCTCTATAGCAGTTAAACCTCTTATCGACAATGCAAGGAACGAAGTGAAATACAAATTAAACGATGCTGGCGCAGATTTCGATACCTCATCTTTAATGCAAACCTTGCAAATATTAGGCTTATCCGAACTCTATTTGGCTGGTACCGGTTCAGCTAGCGGCTACGGATTAGCTAGTGACTCCGAATTAGAGATCTCTGATAGTACAAAAGAAATCGTTAGCCTATTTGTGAGAAAACCAACGATATACGGCTCAGTCATTTACCACGCAGCGGGCCATCTGGTTATAGGCAAAACAGCGACCAAGGAACTATTTTTAGGGCTAAGAAGGCCTGTGTCAGATAGAAAAACCTTCCCTGCGCCAATGGTTCAGTTTTTAAGCTCTGGTGCTGGGGCCGAAGATATTATGGGCGATCCAAGGGTGGTGGTATGCTTGTGCGGCGATATTCGTTCTTTAGTAACGCTGATAAGATTTAATAAGTTCACAGCCAAGATGGTCGAATTGGTACCTCTAGAAATATGGCAGGCACTCTCGACTATAGTCGATCAAAATGATCCTAAGAAAAAAGGTCAATTGTTATATGCTGATGTTATAAAAAAGTTACAGGATCTCAAGATAGATGTGCCGACCTTAGGCGCTCAAGAAGCTTCCTACGTGTAATAATAGAGATATTTAATGCTTAATCATGCTGTTAAAAAGAGCATTACCCAAAAAATAAAATCGCCGGCGGAATGTTATAAATCAGCTGTTTTAACAGGTCTTAGGATTTTCGAAAATGAAAATATAATTAAAACTGACCCTTACTTATCATATCTGTATGCCAAAAATGTAATAAATAAAAATAACCACGGTATTCCTATAAGATGGCCTGATGCAGAAGACACTATAGCTAAAGACCCGACCTCTGCTGTTAGGTATGCTCAGGATATAATGCACGAACGCTGGAAAAACCAGAGAGCCAATAAAACCATAGCCGAATCTATGGTTTGGGCACCTATTTATTGTAAATCATTTAATTTAAAGATCGAGGATCTGTTATCAAGCGATGGTCTTGATTCAATGTTAAACGAAAAACTCGAAAACGCTATAGATTCGCTCATGGAAAAGAGATCAATCATTGAAGCGTGGGTCGGGCCTTACGAGATACCCGAATTTAAATTATGGAGGCCGATACAAGTTGTACAATTCCTTAATTCATATAAAGTAAGTCCTGAATATAGGGATGAGATATTCGAATTAGCTAAACCATATGTGCTAAAAAGTGCGTATGCTTGCTATTTATACGCTAAAGACATCATGGGTGAGCCTTGGCCAGAAGGCGAACCAGTTATCTTAACAAACCCTAGAGCGATATGTGAATATTGTATTCATGTTAAAGGCTCTTGGCCTGATGGCGAAGACGCACTCTTAGAATTAAAAAATGCCGAATGCTGTGTAGATTATGCTAACGAGATTCTAGAAGAGCGTTGGAGAGAGGCTGAGGGTATAATTAAGACAGACACTAGACAAGCTCTTAATTATGCTGTTGGCTCGTTGACGACTTATTTTTGGGACGATCCGGCATTAGAACGCGAGATGATAAAGCTTAAAGAATTAAGTGGTCATGCTAGAAGTCAGCTTAAATTTTATGCGACGGTATTGGCTGGCTTTGAAGATTTAGAATCTTTCATAGAAAACAATAATTTCATAGTATCAGAGCTTCTCAAAGATGATGGTCTTGACCTTTCAGATCTTGAGCAAGAATAAATCGGATAAATTATCCATGTATTGTATTCTTAGCTTCGATAACCATAACCAAGCTTAGGAGGCAATAATGGCTTCACTTCAAAAGTCTCATAACCGTCAGAGTAGCAGTATCAGCACGCGCGTTTTAGAAAGTCTTACTAACACGCCAGGATTGAGCGATAACGAAATCTGTCGCCGAATTGGTGTCGATGTTCAAAAAGGGACACAGAGTCGATACAAGCTTTATCGTGATGGTAAAATAATACCTGCAGGTTCAAGGAGTCGTTACGGTCGTATCGTCAAGACTTGGAAGATCGCAGACGATCAAGCTCAAGGTTTAGAGCGAAAGCCGAGAACAAATGCATTTAAGGCTCAAGGCAATAATTTAGAACCTATTGCTCAGACTAGTAATACTTCCAATCTAGGCGCCAAATTAGAATGGCTTAGCAAGATTTATAATAAATATCCTGACCTTGTAGACACAATCGTCCCGATTACTAATCGTGATAGTCTTTTGTCTGCAGCCCAAGAGGTGGAAAGCATATTATCTCATCCTTTTAATTTTTTACTTGGTTCTAACGAGTAATTCTTTTCATCTCCTCGGAGGTGCTGTGGCTGAGTAGATTTTGGGCGATCTTTACTCAGCCACATAATTTACAAAGATTAGCATATTTGCTACATGTATTAGTGTCGTACTGGGACTATCACTAATCATGGAGAAATGCAATGGCCAAAGAACTGATGACTGTCGCCACAAGATCAAAGCTCCTAACGAAGAGCGGTTTTAAAAACTACGACGTATGTCTAAACACCTACGTTGGTTGTAAATTTGGTTGCACTTACTGTTATGTAAGATTCTTCGTGAAAGATGAAGATCGAGAATGGGGTGATTTCGTAAGAGTGCGAGCGCACGTTTCTGAAAAGCTCCCTAAGGAGATTTCGAAAGGCTACGTTAGGTTAGATGCAAATACAACGATATTTATTCAAGATGCAAGGCTAGTAATCGGCACAATGACTGACCCCTACCAGCCAGCCGAATTAAAATATCGGATTACCAGATCCGCGTTGGAGGCTATTTTGGCCGACGGAGTCCCACGTTTCAAAAAAGTAGGCATTTTCACCAGATCACCTCTCGTTCTCCAAGACATCGAATTAATTAAAAGACTCCCGCAAGCTAGAGTACATTTTACAATCACACCCTTCCCAGCTAAGCTTCTGAGGGCTATCGAGCCATTTAGTCCTACGACAGAAAGAAGGTGGGAAGTTATTAAGCAGCTCAAGGCTGCGGGTATCAGGACGCATGTCAATGTTAGCCCAATAATGCCAGGGATGAGTGAAGATTTAATAGAAGAATTCGCTACCAAGCTTGCTGAGATAGGGGTTGATGAATACTTTGTTGATCCGATGCAGCCTTATAAGGAATCTTTTGAGGCATTCCGTAGGGCTTGCCTTGAGATCCCTGAGCTTGATTGGCCTAAGATCGAGGCTACAATGCTAGTAAAGGCTGACTATCTCGCGTGGAAGGAGGCCTATTACAAGAGATGGCAGGATGCTAGAATTAAAGTAGCACATTTAGCTCCTAATCAATTACCTATCTGGAGCGACCACGAACGCAAAGTCTGGCTTGATATGAGATCGGGTCAACAGATGGTAGCTAAAGCATACGGAGATGAAATAGGTGTCTAGTCGATGATCCTATCACGCCAGTGTAAGTGGCGTGATCATTTTTAAAGGCGCACTATGATCGCATTAGTCTGCATTGCAAAAAATGAAGACAATTATATTGATGAATGGATCGATTATCATAAAAAATTAGGTTTCGATGAAATCTTTGTTTACCAAAATGATTGGGAATCTAAGACTAAGAACGAAAAAGCAAGATTTCTCACAGCCAATGGACAGTGTAAGCAAACCATTTGTTATAATCTTTTTCTAGATAACAATCGAAATAATTTCGATTGGGCGGCATTTCTCGATGTTGATGAATTCATGGTTTTAAAAAAACACAATAATATCGGTGATTTTTTAAAGGAATATGAAGATCTACCGGCTTTAGGTATAAATTGGTACCTTTTTGGGGACAATGGGCACAAAGGGAAGATCATAGACTACAGTACGATCAAGAGATTTACAAAGCGTGGTGCTCATGTGGATCAGCATATAAAATCGATATTAAATCTAAGACTATCAAGGGATGCAATCATGGATATTCACAATCCAAATTGTGTTATCGGAGATACTAATAAAAAGCTGTTTAATGGGCCTTATAACCCAGACGGTCCTGCAGACATTGCCCAGATTAATCATTATTTATGTAAGACTAAAACGGAATTTATCGCAAAGTGTCAGCGTGGTGTGGCCTGTTTAGCGAAAATGGATCCGCCATTCTTTCGTAGTATCACAGAATTCGATACCCATAACTTAAATGAAATCGAAGATATGACAGCTTATCATTTCATGTATGGTTCTAGATAGAATTGCAACCGGATATTTAATCTGTTACAAAGGGTCATGGCTGGCGCACTGGCACTATCTCTCGTTGAGGTAGTGTGAACAATCCTTGCGCCAGTCAGTTTATTTTAGCGGTATGATTTAGAAAGTAGACAGATAATGGAAGAGCTGGATGAAGTAGAATTGGCGTTAATAGACGTGATGGATGATTTACATGGTTACGGATTTAAAGAACTAGCTGCTAGAACCGACATTTACGACCTCGCTGCAATCAGGAAAGCGATTCACAGGTTAACACGTAAAGGCTATGTGCATAATAAAAAGAACGATAAATCCTATGTGGGAACATGCGAGAAATATGGCTCTCCTGGGTTATATGTGTTAAATAATGTCGACAAGGTCTGGCTATGTAAAGAACGTAATCTTAATAATGGGGTATAAGATGCTTAAAAAAGTTATTTCAGGCGGGCAAACAGGTGCAGATAGAGCAGGTCTTATAGCTGCTAAGGCTGCTGGCTTTATTACTGGAGGCTATATGCCTTCAGGTTTTTTAGCTCACGACGGCTATCGATCTGAATTCGCTTCTGTCTACGGGATGAGAGAACACAACAGCCCTAACTATCCACCACGCACTAAAGCAAATGTGCAGACTTCAGATGGTACTGTTAGGTTTTCGACCAAATGGAATTCTCCAGGCGAAAAACTGACATACAAGGAGATCATGCTGGCCGGCAAGCCATATATGGATATAAATCCTTTTGAACTTGACATAATGCCAGAAGAACTGGCCCAATGGATTAAAGACAAAGACATAAAAGTTCTTAATATAGCTGGGAATTCTGAGAAGACCTCTCCAGGTATATGTGAAAAAACGATCGAATTTTTAAGTAGAACGTTTATATTCTACATGAACTTGTAAATTGTGGCAGCTGTGATATCTTCAGCGCCAGCCTTGAGTAGACTTGTGGCGATATTAATAAGGGTCATCCCAAATGTAACGACGTCATCTGCTAGTAAGACCTTAGTACCCGCAAGCGACTCGACATCTAGATTCGCTGGCGGAACATATAGATTCAATAAATTACCGCGTCTTATATGTGGATCAAGATTTTTCGTGGCCTTATTACCTAAAACCCACTCAGTAGCTTGCTTTTTCCATGACATATTTATTTTATTTAGATATTCCTCAAGCTGATCATTAGTAATCGCACCGCTTCGTAGAGCATCAAAGACTAGTCTTTCGTTATCGCTTTTAACTTCTTTCTTTGAACGGGTGTTTGAAGTAAGTTTAAAGTCTCTTACTAAGTTACCATATGCAACTTGTTTAACGCCTTCTTGATTAACGATGACGCTTTGTGGGTCTTTATTTTTAGTCCACACATAAATGCTGTCACTAGGAATGCCTAATTCGTCCTGGAGCACAGAAGCGAAATTAATCGCCACTTCTGACCCAGAAGCCGGAATGTGGATCGAACCAAATGGCCCTGCTTTTTTCAAGAAATTATCTGAAAGGCATACAGCGGCTCTTTCTACAAATTCATTTAGAGCATATTCAGCGTGTTCTGGGTCAGGGCTCGAAGGATTAGGATCTTTCTCTTTCTTTAATAAGCCGAACAGATATTGTTCAGCTTTGTTATCAGTAGAATAAGGTGAAAATACTGACATCTTCTTAGATTCACCGCTCTCAGTCCTTAGCGCGATTTTATCAATAAAGACGCGATAGTTTCTAAGAACACCGTCTTCTTCGTCTTTTATCTGGAATTGGCCTGTTTGAGATAATTTTCGATCTTCACGAGAAAAATCAGTAGTAAACATCCCTTCTTTTTCGACATCTATTTTGGCTGACATCGGACCTGGGGGAGCTTTAAGGCTCCGAATGGCGAAGGTAGGTTTATTAGCATCGTATAGAATACCAACACCCTGCGATTCTTGCCATCCTCTAATATTATCGATATTTCTATCGACTAATATATCGCTCGCGCCTACACCCTTTGGTTTACTAAACAGGATATTAGCCTGAGGTATCTGAGGATAATTATCGTGCGCCCAATCAATGATCGCTTGCTGAAGCACAGTAGGGTTAATTCTTAAATCCCTAGGTATCGAATAGGCGGCAATGTATAAGTTACCTTTTTTGCCGGTGTCCTGCGAATTAACGCTTTTAATTAAGTTAGCAGCTGTATCGATCAATTTCTGGTTTTTTATAACCCTAGCATAGAATGCTTTAAGGTTTTTATCGGTCTTATATCTGTGTGCCATTTCGCCCCAATCAGGCTCCGAAAGAACACCGTCAAGAGCCAGATAAACATTCACCGGCTCTGAATAAGGACCGTGTAATTTAATGTTATGGGGCCAAATACCCTCTAGAATCGATAATAAACGCATCTCTGTGGCTCCATTCGCAAAACGATATATAAATATATTTTTTTTAAGCGGTTTCCCACCAGTTAGGTCTATCGCGTCTTGTCCAGACATGTGAGAAGTAGGCCTTGCCATGACGATAAAAATTTCGATAGGCTTCAACCGGATTGTTATGTTTATACTCATCTGGCATGGCTTGGGCGAATTGCGTTAAAGCACCTTCGGTTATAGAATTCAAGTGGGAAGCACAATAATTAATCACAGAGGCACATTTGTGGATTTTCCCATATCTATGAGTATATTCTTCAGACAAAGCGTGACCTAAATCACATAACCATTGATAATTACATCTGCAAGACGCAGCCCAGATAGTGCAGGGATGCTTTGGATGAGCCGGTTTATACGGTATATCAGGTAAACTGGAATGTGAATGCAATGCCGTACAGAGCATTTGGCTTGTCTCAAGCACCATCTTAGTGACATGTTTATCAAAATGATATAAAGCCGCCTTCTTAGGGTCTAAATCTAACACGAAAATGTTCATAAATCCTCCTTTACCCACTGTATCAAAATTATGTATTTCTGTAAATATAAAGTATAAGGCATAAAATCTTTACCGACAAACGCATGAAAAACCCGCAAAATCATAATACTGGCCGCTTTAAAAAAATGCCGTTGGGTATGGATAGTATGCGTCTGTTAGAAGAAGTAAGCGTTTCGGTAAATGCCAAGCGTTCGTTTTATGATGCCGCCGGATTTTTTACAGAGGCGATGAATATATCTATGCTAGAAGAGAAGAGTGGTGAACCAGATCCTGCTGAGATGTCTTTAAAACAGATAATCGACTATGCTGATATAATTGGGGAGAGATGGCCGGCTGGTGAAAGAGAACTACTGGAACGACGGGACCCTAAAAATCTAATCGATTATGCTTCTATAATAATCGAAAGCAATAGCCATAATAAATCAGGGAGATGGAGAACAGCGGAATCAATTATCATCGAAACACCACAGGGCGCTTTAGCATATGTTATGACGATTCTTAAGGAAGAATGGGAATTAGGCGAAAGCATAATAGGGTCAGATCCCGAAACTGCCGCCCTCTATGCTCTGAAGATTTTAAGGAAGAGATGGACAGGAAGAAAAAACGGCGCTATCGTCGATCACCAGATAATATCTAAGGCTAAGAAAGATATACAAGACCATAAAACTACTAACTGCAGTTCATATGCTAAAATATTCTTGAGTAATATGGCCCAGATCAACAGCGAATTGAGAAGTTTTTTACTTGAGGGCGAATCTGACCAAGACGAGAAGAACTGGCGACATTATTATGAAACATCAGATTTAAGCAGATTATCATCGAAACAAATTGATGACCTGGTAGATTCGAAAGTTATTAAACCAGCGGATTTAGTTATTTTCGCTAGAGATAAAGGCTACGAAAGCTGGCCAGAGGCTGAAAATGCAATATCAAGACATGCTGATAGTAGCTATGTCTATGCAAATCAGATACTCAAGGCGCCATGGCCAAAAGGCGAACCGGCCATTCTTAGAGTCGATTACCTCGCTAGTGAATACGCAAGGAATGTTTTAGAGCGCCCTTGGCCAGCGGCCGAGCAAATCATACAGTCTAGTATTCACGAAGCAATGAATTACGCAAGACATTTCGGAAAACTATGGGATGATCCGGTTACTAACATCTTAATAATTAGCAAATATCCTTACTTTCTAACAAGCTTCGAAAAAATGACATCAGACGAGATCAGGGAGAAGGTAATATATGATTTCGATATTGAAACGGCTCTTAATAATATTCCTATCATAAATATGTTTTGTACTGATGTTTTGGGGCATCGATGGCTAGAAATAGAAGGCATACTAAAGGCAGTAGACCCATCCAGATATAAGATGTATATTAGAGATATAGGGCCATTGGGTGTAGGTTGAAAAAACATTAAGGCATCTATTTATGACGACGACGGCTAAAGTAATTTCTGGTCAATTCATAAAAATTCATGAATTAAATCAATTCTTTAGTCACGTAACAAGTATGATGCTGGAACATTTCGATAATCCAAAGCATGAAAATACTACATTTCTACTCGGAACATACATACTTGAGTCAGTGAAAGAAATCAAAAAGAAATTCCCCGGTCAGAAGATCATAGTATATCAGTTAGAACAATTGATGGCAGGAAGCAACTGGCACGAAGTAAAAAAGACTATATCCAATATAGACGGTGCGGACGAGATCTGGGATTTTGATTTTTTAAATAGTGCTTTTCTCGCAGAAAACGGTATCAAGGTTAATCGTTTAGTTCCTATCTTGCATACTAATACTTTACAAAAAATCGAAATGAAAAACGAGCCATATTTCGATGTTCTATTCTATGGGTATATGAATGAACGCAGATTTAAGATATTTCACAGTCTTCAAAAAAGCCTTTATAATGATATTAAGTTACAATGGATTTATGGTTCTTTTGAGTTAGATAAGTACATCCAAGATAGTAAAACTATCCTCAATCTTCACGCTTTTGAGCCTTATAATAGACAAGAGCAAGTAAGAATGTTCTATCCCATTATTAACTCTAGGACAGTTATCAGCGAGATAAGTCAGCTGAATAATTTGTCAGGCAGTATAATCGAGTCTTCCATAGATGATCTTGCTAACACGATTAAATGTGTCTGTCGTAGCGATGTTTGGAGAGAATTCGGCAAGCAAGCGGAGATAAATTTTAGACTAAAGACTGATCTTTTTATGGCTGAGGAAGAAGCAGATTATCCTATCATCGTCTCGCCAAAATAAATATAATCACTACAGATCGTTTTAATCCGTATGTTATTAAAATATATAATATATTAATATTATGTAGCACGGCAATATCTTTATGAGTAATAAAAAGCACCAAGTCGGTATCGATCTTCTAATTTCTATCGATGCTATAAAACATATGCTTATAGAAAATCGGAATATCTCAGAGCCATCGTTTCAAAACCGACCCAAATCACATAAAGACCCTGTGCCTAATGATCCTTATTGGACGCCATTTAATTGCTATTTATTTGCGCAAAATCGCCTTTATCGAGAATGGCCTAACGGTGAAGTCGTCATTAAAGAAGACCCTAAGGCTGCAGCGTATTATGCAATAAATGTCTTAGATGGTCCTTGGCCTGACAGTGAAATAGGGCGTTATGCCGAAGATAAGATTAGTACCGATCCAAATCTTGCTCTACATTACGCTAAATTGGTTAAGGGCAAGTGGCCTTTGATAGAACGAGTTATGGCCTCTAGACCAGACTGGGCTTACGAATATGCTAAAAGCGCCCTTGAGCATCAGTGGGATGGTCCACATGCTGAAGATGCCGAGGCAGTAATCTCTAATGATCCTTATATAGCCACGTTATATTGTATGGATCTTAAACATCCTAAAAGATATGATAATCCGCAGACTGAGAGAAGAATTCTGGATAGTATCTATGGCTCCCTTTATGCTCGCACAGTTGCACCGGAGCTTACGATCAAAGAATTAAACGATGAAGTAAACTATCGTCTAGAGGTGCTACATACAGGCCAAGACATAGATTTTACGAACGTGGTTGAAGAATCAAAGTGGGATCCGAACCTTAAACACCCCGAACCAGACGTTAGAACTAGCAGCGCTCGAGTAATGGTGCATTATGCCATAGATCATCTTAAACGTCGATGGCCTGAAGCCGAACCATATATTCTAAAAAATATAGGCATTGAACATAACGATAGAGATTACCTCTATTATTATGCCTTGCTTGTAATACGGCCGTATGATAAAGAAAATCCAGATTACGATAGAGGTAGATGGTTAGAAGCTGAACCATTCATAGTGGTTGATCCACATCTAGCGTATGGATACGCTAGAGACATATTAATGGAACGTTGGAAGAGTCCCGAAATAGAGCTAGGTATAATTAATAGTGGTTCGGCAAAATACTATGCAGAGCACGTGGCAAAGACTTCAGAAGATGAATTACGTGAAGATATCGAAAATAAATTAAACGATCTTCATTATCATGACTCAATCGACTTAAAAGACACTATTGAAGAAGCCATTGATAATTTATTGCCGCTCATTGTTGAGGCTGTAGTCGAACGCGATTATTCAACTATGACACCAACTACGGTTTATACTTATGCCATAACCGATTACAAGACTAAACAACTACATGGCGAAGACTATGAGCCAGACCCCAAGGCTGAAGCAGTTATGATGCGAGACCCGGGGGCAGCCTACTATTATGCTCGCGATGTTATTAATGATGGCAAATGCCTAGGCAAAAGATGGGAGGAAGCCGAGCCTACGATTATGTCTGAACCATACTGGGCCTATGCATATGCCAAAGATGTCCTAGGTAGGCGATGGAAGACAGCCGAAAACGTTATAAAGAACAATACCTATATCGCTTATTTATATGCACGTTATATCATAAAACCCTCTAACCAAGCTGACTATGATCACGATAATGGAAGATGGGATATAGAGACTGAGTCAAGAATCTTAGAAGACCACGACCCTGTCATACCCGAAAATGACTCAGAAAAAGAAAGCGAAATATGCGAACTCTACGCCAATAATGTTGCTGAGATGTCGATAGAAGCTTTAAAATCGGATATAGAAAGAAAGTTAAATGGTCTGAATGCAGCTGATGATCTAGATCTATCTAAAACCACCGAAGAAGGATTAAAAAGCACCACGCAGATAATCGTGGAAAGTAGTGAAGATAATCGTCGCGCAATGGCGCTCTTTCATATAGCATTAGATAAGAAGAATGCTAAAGAAGAAGGACTTACACCCAAGCAGGAAAGCGAAATCCTAAAATCACCTGAGTATGCTTATAAGTATGCTCAATACATCATAGAAGGTGAATGGGTCGAAGCCGAACCCATAATATTAACAGATCAATACTGGGCGTTCAATTATGCTAAGAACGTTATAAAGGGCACTTGGAAAGCTGCTGAACCGCTTATTTTAGGAGGAAAGGATCTTCGATTTGCCCTGTCCTATGCCACCGATATAAGTAAAATCAGATTAGCTCCAATGGTCGAATTACGAATAATAGAGCATTTCGAAGATGATGATGTTGATGATTATGGTTATTACCTATATGCTTATTGTACAGAGGTAGCCAAAATGTCAATTGAAGATCTTAAGGCAGACGCAGAGATGAAGATATCGGAATTAACTAGCGGGGATGATTTGGATTTATCCAACACCGTCGAAGAGTCGATCGATAAACTGATGCCACTTATCAGCGAAAACAAAAAAGAGCCAGACCCAAGCAAAATGACTCAGTATGAAATCTACCGTTATATGAACAAAGGTAAAAACCGCGGTAAGAGGTGGCCAGAGGCCGAACCATATATAATGAAAGACCCAAGATATGCTTTCTTTTATACGTTAGATGCCATTAACAAAGGTAAAAACCTCGGTAAAAGGTGGCCAGAGGCCGAACCATCTATAAAGACATCACCTGAATATGCTTGCAAATATGCCGTTTATGTTATCAACAAAGAGAAAGGACTCGGTATAAGGTGGCCAGAGGCAGAGCCATCTATAAAGACATCACCAGAATATGCTTGCAGATATGCTGATTATGTTATCAACAAACGCAAAAATCTTGGCAAAAGGTGGCCAGAGGCAGAGCCATATATAATAACATCACCAGAATATGTTTACGAATATGTCGATTATGTAATAAACAGACGTAAAAACCTCGGTATAAGGTGGCCAGAGGCCGAACCTTACATAATACGAGATAAACGCTGGGCCGAAAGGTATGCTAGAAATATAGCACAGATGCCGTATGAGCAATTTTTAGCAGAAGTCGAAGCTATTCGAAGAGACTTACACCCACAAGAAGACAAAGACTTAACTGGTATTGATGAGTCAATCGACAGACTGGTGCCGCTCATTATCGAAGGGCTTCTGCCAGATCCTAAAAAGCTGACACCACAAGAATGTTATAATTATGCATATAATTTCATTCTAAAAATGGACCAAGATGGCAAGTGTGAACAATGGTTAAGTGACGCAGAAGAAATCATAAAACATGACCCAGAATATGCTTCAGCGTACGCTAAGAATGTCTTAAACCATGAGCCGATTAGAAAAGCCGATCGAAAGAAAAGATTCATTAATGCTGAAGAATATATTATGAAAAGTCCAAAGTGGGCTTATATTTATGCCAGAGATATCTATAGTAAATCAGGCCAGAGGGATAAATTAAGGTGGGAAGATGCTGAGCCATTCATATTGCAAGATCCAAAGTATGCCTACTTTTACGCCCAATATGTTGCGCACATGCCACTAGAGGTTATTCAAGCTGATGTCGATATAAGAATGGGTCAAATGTTCCCAGACGAAAACAGGAATCTTACTGACACAACCGAAGAAGCGATCGATAGATTAATGCCACTTATTATGGAGAATGCTGAAGAGCTACCAGATTTTGAAAGGATGAGTCCTATTAATGCATTTAATTATGTTTATTTTAGGAGTTTAGATAAGGATAATGTCAATAAAATGAGATGTCCTGAGGCCGAGCGTACCATTATTAAAGATCCGCATGTAGCATCGCTTTATGCTCAATTTGTACTAGGTGAAAGGTGGTATATAGCAGAACCAATAATAATTAAAGACCTGGGGCGCGCAAAAGTTTACGCTGATAGACTAGTAAAAATACCATTTAAAGACTTCTTAGATGAAGTAAAATCAACATCTCAGTTTTTCATAAAAAATGACGAGACCGATCTGTCTGGAACCGCAGAAGAAGCGATCGATAGATTTATGCCGCTTATAGCTGAGAATAAAGTCGATCCAGAAGATTATGATATTAACCGCCGAGACGCTCTTGAATGTTACACCACGGCAAGATTCGTTATAAAAAAAAGATGGCCCAAAGCTGAACCTAAGATACTAACTCACCCCTATGCTTCCTACCTCTATGCGAATTACGTCCTTGATAGACCTTGGAAGCAAGCTGAACCAATCATCTCTACGGATGCAAAATCATCATTATTTTATGCCCAGTATGTTTTAAAAAGAAGATGGCCAGAAGGAGAAATGGCCATTAAACAGGACCCTGAATATGCATACTACTATGCTGAAGATGTAATCAAGCCGTTCGATAAAGACAATCCCAGATATGATAACGGTAGATGGGAAGATCCTAAAACCGAGTTATTAATCTTAAACGCTCCTTGGGAAATGCCGTATGCCGAACATGTGGCGGTTATGACTAGGGAAGATCTTTTAGCTGAAATCGAGTTAAAGATAAAGGATATAGTGCCACACGATGATATTAATTTGACAGATACTACCGACGAAGCTATAGACAGATTAATGCCACTTATATATGAAGCTAGTAGAAAAGACTATTGGGGGCGTAGAAGGGAATTTAAAGAATATTACCCTATCAGCAATTGGCTAGATAAAGCGATAAATAAAATAAGAGCCAGATTTTTTGGAAGCTACCCACCCAAGTTTCAGCAATCTATTATAGCGCTCAAAGCAAAAGCGGACGAATATAAGGAAAAAGGAGCCGAAAACTTCAAAATCGGAGCAGATTTATTTTCATATAAAGAACCCTATCCGCCAAAAGAGATATTAGATGATCGAACCATACCCAGCTCCATTAAGAGTTTATTAATAGGAGCGTTTCATGATGAAGAAAAAAAACTTAATAAAGATTATGAAAACTCGCTAAAAGACGCTTGGGAACACGAGTGGCCAGCGCCAGAACATAAAAAACAAAAAAACATTCAATATGATTTACGAAGACGCCTCAGAGGTGAAGCCATAGCCGCAAGAGAGCATCTTAAAAATTTCAAAGATACCACCGCAGACGACGACATTAACTTATCCGACATAGACGAAGAATAAGTATATATAACATAACAAATACGCCAAGAACATCGAGTCCTTATGCTCTATATAATCACACCATGCTCAAGATCATATAACCTACCTGAGATGTATAACTCCATACCAAAACAAGCACATTGGATAATATGCCATGATAATCCAGAGGGAGTCCCAAGGTATCCTAACACAACTACCCTAATGTGTAGTAAAAATGGAATTGCTGGCACAAAGGCTATAAATCATGTATATGATAACTTCCCATTTAAAAATGAAGACTGGCTATATGTCTTAGATGACGATAATATTATTCACGAAAAATGGTTTCAATCGGTAGAATTCGCTCTCGCATTAGATGACTTCGCTGTCGTAACTTGGGGACAGCTGGATCAAAGCGGACGTAGTAGACTAAAGGCGACCGCAACACCTAAAGTAGAACACATAGACACAGCCAGCTTTATGGTGAAATATAAATATGCAAAAGGCGTTAGAAGACTAGAGACATATTCTCAAGATGGTTTATATGCCGAAGAATGCGCTAAAAGAGGACCAGTTCTAGCTATTGGCAAATACTTATGCTATTATAATAAATTAGAATTCATACAAAAAACAATAGTCTAACCAACGGCATGATCAAAATTAAAGTATGAGATTATATCAGCTTATAAATGAAGTGGTGGGAAGCACCCAGCAGGTTATACCTCTTAAAGACCGATCCGCAGATGAAGTATACTCATTTATACCGGCGAAAAACCAAATCAGTTTTACAGATAGGAACGGCCAGACTAAACAAATTGGCCCTGTATCTCAGATCGTGCAGTCTAGAAAAAACCAAAAATATGTAAATGTGGTAATAGATTACCACTATCGCCATGTTAATCTGGGTCTAGATTTAAAAAAGTCACCTAGCTTCTTAAGTAAACTTCCTAGCGCCGCACTACCTATAAAAATAGCGACATTTGACACCAAGCGTAACAAATACATCATTAAATCTAATGAACAGAGACTAAAGCGCCCAGCCAACGCTGACGTTACAGACCCTGCGGCTTTATCGAAATATTTCTTAGCCAAAGTTCTGCCCACTCTAAAAGCTAACTGTAAAGATCTCTTTCTTAAAATCGAACCAGATGTCAGTAGTCTAATAAGAGGCTTAAAAGAATTTATAGCTCTCGAACACAAAAAGAAAAATAAAAAGCCAATAACCGAAGAAACATATGAATATATAGCTAATGATCCTAATACCGGCATACGCAAACACGGACACATCGAAGCCGATAGTGAGGAGAAAGCTTTAAGACTTTTAACTAATAGGAAATATAAAAACATAGAGATAACCTCTGAGAAAGACACAGGCTATTATAAAAAACCAGGTTATTTTGGGCAATTAGTTAATAAGTTTAGACCAGAAGCAGCCAAAAAAGCCAGAGAGCATAGTCTTAAATTAGGTAGACTACAATCTGCTATAATCACACAAGCTAAAAACATCCTAATGGTCATTAAATCTAAACTAGATATAGGCTCATTAGATAAATTATATCTAAAATATAAGAACACGAATGTACAGCGAGAATATCTAGGTGACCTATACGACTTCATCCGTAACTTATCTAATTTCGAAGAAATCCTTACAGAAATAGCCTTTCTTGGTCAAACAGAGGATAAGCTCAAAAACACCTTAAGCAAAGCTGGTAATACTGAATCCGAAAAGCAGAGATTTAAAAAAGTAATCGACCATTCCAGATTCCTCGCTAAACTCTATGACAAGCTCAGAGACTACGCAGAATATTGATATTTAATTTATTAATTTTAATAAAAGATAATAATATAGGAGAATAAAATGTCAGCATATAATATCGATAGTGTATCAAGACTAATGAACGAAGATCTCGAGACGCCGACCAAAAAGCAAAAAGAAACCGGCGACGCTATGGGAGCAAAACCAGAGTTTTTACGCAAAAAAGCTAAAACTCCTAAAGAAAACCCATTCGCCAAAAAAGAAGAAAAAGAAGGGAATCCCTTCGCCAAAAAAGAACCAGTCGAAGAAAGCATAGACAGATTATTACATCTCCTAGAAGTTTTAGATCCATCTAGTTTAAGAAGTAAAAATAAAGCGTATCGACTAGCACCTAGAAAACCAGGGGCACCAAAGCTAACAGTTGGTCACGATCCGATGCCTTATGTCGACGGCAAGCCAAAGCCAAGAACTCGCACACTACCGGATGGAAATAAGATATGGCAAAACCAACGCGCTCTACAGCGCAAGGGATCTGACTTTCAACAGGACAAGGGGCCAGTAAAGAAAAACATTGGCACTAAAGACCCATACGCAGACTCTGCAGCAAAAATGGCAAGGATGGGCATTGGACCAGCCGCTTCAAAATAAAGACAACGAAGACGAACAGCGTCAGTAATAATAAAGTGTGACAACGGCTCAAGTTAGAATTTTTGCTGTTTCTTTCTAATTCAGTATGCCAACAAGTTAAAAAAACCCGTCACGCTAGTTATTAGTCTTTCATAACAATTAAAATATTACAACGCTCTGCCACGGCTCTAATAACCTGACTTTAACAAATTCAACCGCGGCCCGAATATTTGAGAGACCTATGTGGGATGGTTATTTAAATAAAAGACTTTATTTTATTCCAACATTGTTTTGTTATGTCTTTTTGAATATCATTTGGTTTCGGAAATAAAGAGGGTAACCAAGTTTCTGGGCAAGTGACATTGTCCTTTCCACTTAAATAAGCACCCATCCATGAGAAGCTACTATTCGCGATAATATGTCTTTCGCACTTGGTCATCATGCACAAAGAAACGTATTCATCTTCGTCAATAATATTAAAATTTTTATTAGTTTTAAAATAATCTTTAATAAAATCGATATCATCTGAAAACACTAAAACCTCTTCGCTATCATTTATATCTTCTATAGCTTTTTCATAATATCCTTCTTTAATTAGATCTCCCCATTGCGGGTGATCTATATAATCACCTCTTCTAACGTGAATGCTTATAAGTGGGCCTTTAAAACCTGACAATATATTATCGCTTTTTTCGATTATATCATTATGAAAATTTAAGCAGTCGATTAATTCGGATCTATACCTGTCAAAATAAAGATATGATTGAAAATAACCATAAAATTCAGTATTATCCGGTTGCTGTAAAACACAATCATCGTAATTGTTATAACCCAATGTTTCTTTAAAAGTATTGACGTCATCTCTTATAAGATAATCATATAATTTTATATTTTTTATATCGAAACATTTCCAAAATTCACATCCATTATTTAAAGGAAGATGTATCTCATATCCATGTAATTTATGTAAACCGAACAACAATGCGAATTGAAAAATTTGATTACCTAATCGACCAGATGGGCCAAAATTATTAACGGTTATCATAAGCTTTTGCCTCTTTTAATAAATAGCCCATCTCCCCATGTGCCTCCAGCCCAATTACTCTCTACCAACTCGAACCCATAAATACTCAAAAATTCTACGAGCTGATCGATCCTAGCACAGTTTTCATAAAGTTCATCTCTATTTATCTCCGAAATAATATAATCGATATTTTTTAGTGAATTCTGAGCACCTTTAAAGACTTCGAGCTCATATCCTTGAACATCGATTACCATAAGATTAAATTCAGTTAAATCTTTTTCAAAGGAATCTAATTTTATCATTTCGACTACTTCTGTTTCATCGAAGACAATATGCGGATATTGTGTAATGTGTAACTTCGGTTTTAAGATCGAACTTGACATTCCAGAATTCTGCTTCTCCACATACATGTTCACCTTTTTATTATCATTTCCCAATGCTTTTTTGACCAAGGTGTGTGTTGGCTCTATATTATTTTTTAAAACAGAAAAATTAGAATCTAGAGGCTCAAAAAAAATCCTATTTTTAACATTAATTAAATTATAAAGATTATTTTCTTGCCCATGGTGTGACCCGACATGTATCACTCCTCTTATTTTCATATCATACTTTTTTATTAATCCTATAAAATCAAGAAGCATATATTATCCTTTAGAAGAAAATGATTAATGGAAATACTTATTATAAATACCTTCATTTATTATAGAAGAATTGTTTTTAAAAATTCAAATAGCCCAAACCATACCCCAATCACATTTTAATTCTTTGGTGAGCAAATACTCAATAATATTTAAATCATCCGTATATTCTTCTTCATTTGGAACATAGCTATATTTATCCTCAAACTGAACATAAAATTTAGTAAATCCGATGCTTAGAAGATGATCAATACATTGTGTGGTGACAGAATTAGATTCTCGCGCCCATTCAAAGCAAAGAGTCTTAACCTTCTTTGATAAAGATAGAATTACTAAATCTTCTGCTCCCTCTACATCAATTTTAATAAGATCAGGTGTTCCATACAATTCTACAAGCCTATCTAAGGTGGTAGATTTACAGGTGGTTAAAGAGTGTTTAAGACCAAAAAATCTTGATTCTTTCGAGCATAACCAGTTCTTATTTATCGAAGATATATCAGAAGCCTCATCGGCTTCATAAAAATCGATCTGTTCTCTAATATCATTACTTATAGCATAATTTAAACAAATGATGTTGTGTTTAGCACAATTTTTCACTAATATATCAAAAGTCTTAGTAGATGGCTCTAACGCAATTATTTTATTAAAATTATTTATATTTTGCAAAGACCAATTACCTATATGTGCCCCTATATCAAAACATAAAGAACATCTCGTAAAATCATCGGGATCGCACGGATTAATTTTGAAATTTTCATCGATCATAGTGATTTTAGCCCTAAAAAATTAATCTTATAAACATTATATATTTAAGTCAATTATTTTAAAATAATCAATTTTTATAAATGTCCGACAGACACTAACATTTTTAATAAATAAGACCCCGTATGCTGCAAGGCCACCACATATATCATCCTTGCGTCCAACGTAGAATCAAAAAAAAATAGATAAACCGGCACCGCCATGGCGCAGGTTAATCACCTCGACTTTAAGAAAGAAAAAAACAATGGATGTAACACCCCTATGCAAAATAATGACAAAAAACGGTAGCGATAAAGGAAACGGTATACATAATTATACAATAGAATACTTTAAACAATTTAATGACCAAAAGCTCGAAATAAAAAACGTATTCGAACTGGGAATAGGCACAACCAATCCAAAAATACCGGCTAACATGGGGCAAGGAGGGACACCAAGCGCATCACTAAGAGGCTGGAGAGAATACTTCCCCAACGCCACCATCTATGGCGCAGACATCGATGAAACTATATTAAAAGACGAAGAAAGAATAAAAACATTCTACGTCGACCAGAGAGATAAAATATCCATCGAAGAAATGTGGAACCAAGAATCACTAAAAAATATAACCTTCGACCTCATCATAGACGACGGAGAACACAATTCAGAAGCCAACATATCATTCCTAACCTCCTCCTTAGATAAATTAAACAAAAACGGCGTTTATTATATCGAAGACATACATAATAACCACATCACAATTACAAAGTATATTAAAGGACTAGATATACTAAGAGAAACTATAGACTTAAATTATGAAATAATAAATTGGCCGCTTTCCAAAAACAAAAGCAACAATTGCCTAATAAAAATAACACATATCACGGCTAAATAATAACATTCAAGCCCAATGAAGATATCTCCCTTGCATCAGAGTGCAAAAGCTAACCCAAAAGCCCGCCAAGACAAAAAAAAACAAAAAGTATATAAAGAAAACGCCAAAAAAAGGAAAGAAAATGGAACACATCCTAGCCAGATACAGAATAACAGAAAACCACTCAGACGAATACTATAACGCCCAAATGCCAGCCATCAACAGACTACACGGCCTAAAAGACCTACTAGACCACTTTAAAATAGACAAAACCTGGACAGCTCTAGAAATAGGATCATACGCAGGAGCATCAGCAGAACTCATAGCCCAATACGTAGGAGAAATAACCTGCTGCGACATCTGGGAAGAATTTATAAAACCACCACAAAGAGCCCAGACAGTATACAAAGACTTCCTAGAAACGAAAAAAAGAAACCCGAACATCATAGAAAGAAAAGTAAACTCAAACCAACTTGCAAAAGAAACACCAAACCGCTCCTACCATCTAATATATATAGATGCAGACCACGACTACCGATCAGTAAAAAACGACATAAAGAACTGGAAAGAAAAAGTAAAAGCCGGAGGAATAATAAGCGGACATGACTACCACAGCGGAGTAAAACAAGCCGTAGATGAAATATTCGGAGAAAAAAACGTAAAAGCGTTTAAAGACAGCTCATGGGCCGTCCAAATACCATTATAAATCCTCATCAACACCATAAAAATAATCAATAATAATAGGAACACCCACCTGAATCATAAAAATCAAAGAAATAACAAGAAACATCACATAATATTCATTAGACACAATTAAACTCCAAACGTAACAAAAACGATAAAAATAATCGAACAAAAAGAATAATAAAAATAGCTCATAAAATAAATTTTAACTAATAAAATCAAGGAACGATTAAATCTAACCCTGTCGCCTTGGCGATAACAGCGCGAGCTAAAATGATAGCTTCACTCTGCCTAACCCTATCATGCTTATACTTAGGATAAGCCATCATCAAAGCTCCTAAAGAGAGCTCCAGCGCCCTAAGCAAATCCGGAGCCGCCGCTATAAGATTAACATTAGCCAAAGCCGTCACATTATCAAGATCATTATCAATAAACCAATTAGGATTACCAATAGATTCTTTAGGTCTCATAGGAGAACCAGTCTTTACGATCTGAGCAATCAAATCACCATCGCTTTTTATAGAAAAACAGACCGTTGGATCAAGAGAAGTAGTAACCTCCCAAGGGCCAGAAGAATAACTCATTAATCCCCCCTAACTTTACTAATAATAGCCCGAATATCACTAATACATAAATCAAAAGACTCGGACTATAAAAACCCCATAAAAACCCAAAAAAAAGAAACCATAAAAACTATACATCCGGATCATTGGTAAAAAAGAAAAAAAAGGATATCGTTCGTTGAACGCCCACTATAAATTATTTCGAAAAAAACGTTTGGGAAATAAGAAAAGAAGATGAAAATTTAGAAATGGGCGAGAAGCAGAGTGTTGAGTCAGTCCACTATTTCTCTTTTTTCTCTTTTTTACGCGACGCAATTTACGCATGCTTGCAATTTTCGTCTTTTTTCCTTCTTTTTTAGGCTATGTCTTTGGTTTTTTTTTTGGACTTTTTTGTGCGTTGGGGTTCTTTTTGCAATTGCAAATGGGTGTGGTGCAATTGCAACTTGGGGCGCATTTTGTTACAAGGGATTATGGGGAGGTGAATGGTTTCCTAGGAGGAAACGGGTCTTTTTAGGAGGTGGGTCCGGAGAGGGTGAGGAGTAGGTTGATGTTACTTTGAGCGTATCCGGTATTCCCTAGGAGGGGTATGTTATATCCTTGGCTGGTTAATAGGTCGTGTGTTTCTTTGTTGATGGGTTGTCCTTTGTAGAACCAGATGGCGGTGATGCCGTTTGTGGTTTTGGCTGTGTTTGTCGTGGTAAAGGTGATGGTAGTGTTTTTTAGGTTTGGGGTGGTCGTTTTATTTTCTCCGGCGAGGGCGCCGTTGTAGGGTATTATGTTGGTTGTTCCTTTTGGGGTGGCATTTAGGTAACCGGTCCAGTTACAGATTTGCATTTGGAGGTATGGGCTTATATCTGGGCCGCTGGGTTGGTTTAGGGTGTAGATGGTTTTGGAGATGGCGTCGAAGGTTAGGATGATGCTGGTTGATATGCTTATGTCAGTTGCTTGGGGCTCTGTGGGGTTGGTGGGGTTGGTGGGGTTTGTTGGTTGGGTCGGGTTTGTTGGGTTGGTGGCGCTTAGAATGTTTTGGGTTGGGTTGTTGTTGTTTGGGTTGTATGTTGGGTAGGCGGTGATGGTTATGGCGCGGATTGTTTGGATTATGGTGCCGGTGTTGCTTGTGCTTATTATTTTGGCTGGGTAGGTTGCGCTTGTGTTGGTTTGGTTGTTTATGGTTGGGTGTTGTCTGTAGCCGCCGTTGGTCCCCAGGTTGGCGGCTGTGCTTGTGTCTAGTTCGACGGTGGTGGTGATTGGTGTCATTTGGGGATTTATTTATTGATGGTTTATTTAATGGTTTCCTAGAAGGAAATGCGTTAGAAGTCGTAGGTTGGGATTGGGCAGTTCCCGTTGGCGCAACTTTTGCTGGTGAGCCTGATGGTGGTTTGGGCGTCCATTTCTACATAATTTATTTTATTTCTTCTAGTTTCTATCCTGGTCAGGGCTCTGTTTATTAGGCCGCGGTTGGATTCTTTTCGTTTTTCAAGGAGGTTTTTAATCGGCGTGAATTTTCTTTCGCGTGCGTCGGCGATATTGGTTGCGCTGAGGAGAAGGGTGATGGCCAGGAGGGCGGTTAGAGTCTTTTTCATGTTTCTTTCCTTTATTTGGGTTTGGGTTCTACTCCCTTTATATTTACCTGTAGGTCTTTGGGTTTGTTTATGTTGGCTATGTTTTCAGGTTTTAGGGCACGGTGCCATAGTTCCCACATTGTTTGTGATGTGCTAGCCTGGGTGCTGTTGTCTGTTGCCATTGGTCCGAAGTCGATTGGTTCTTTGGGCCCGGTCATGGTTTGGACGGGGGTGGTTATGTTGTAGGCTTTTCTGGCTAGGCGTACCAGGCTTTGGCGTGCGGTTTGTTGGACGGCTATGTCTTCGTCGGTGATGTTTTTGATCAGGTCTGGCAGGAATTCTGTCCCGTAGTCGGTGGCGACTAGGTTGGCGGCGGCGCGGAGTCTGGCGTCTTTGCATGTTAGTGCATATTCTAGGGGGGTTTTACTCCCGGTGCTTATGCAGGTTCTGAGGCTGTGAACTTGTTGGTCAATATACTTGAAATCGAGCCGGCTGGCGCCGATGGTGTCGTCCCGTGCCCGGAGTGGGAGGTTTATTTGTTGGTTATTTTGGTTATTGTTTTGTATTGGGCAGTTACCGTTGACGCATGGAGCGTTGCGTGGGTCTTGGGCGGCCAGAGCGATTATGATTATTAGTGTATGGTTCATACTTTTTTAATACTTGTAATTAATCTATTGGTTGGTTCGTTTATTGTTCAAAGATTTTTTGGGGGAAGGGTGTGGGGCTGGTCGTGTTGGTCGGCCCCTGTTTAGGTGGGCGCTTTTCCCCTACAATATTGCTGGTGCTCTATTCCTTGTTACAAAGTATCATGTGATTAACATGTTCCTTTAATTATGGGAGGCATTTGGTGATGAAAACAATTAAGGCGGGTGAAACTGTGGTTAAGAAGCCAAAGTCCGAGAAATCTAACCTTGACCATGTTACTAGCGCTGTCCATAGGTTGATGCGGCAGTCTGGGACCTATCCTGATAATCATTATCAGACTGACGCTCATAATGTGTTTGGTGATCATTGGCGGGTTAATGTGTGGACAGTTACTGATCCTGATAGACTTGTGCCTACCCATAGGATTGAGTTTTCATATTTCCTGAAGCTGGATAAGGAAATGCTGACTGTTGATTTATTATAATTAATTATTAATTTTATTCCCTCGGCGATGCTGTTGCCGAGGGAATTTTTGTATATATATGTATTGTTTTTTTAAAGGGCTAAAATTATGCGTGTACTTGTCGCGTGCGAATACAGTGGAACGGTCCGGCGTGCCTTCGCGTCTAAGGGGCATGATGCTTGGTCTTGTGATTTACTTCCCGCGGATGATGGGTCTCCTAATCATATAATGGGGGATGTGATGCACCTTATCAACGGGCCAGGGGCTCAAACCTGGGACCTGATGGTCGCGCATCCACCGTGCACGTATATGACGAACGCGGGTGTGTGTTGGCTTCATAAGGATCCTTCGCGCTGGGATCGGTTGGCGGAGGCGGCGGAATTCTTTAAATTGTTGTATCACGCGGATGTTAAGAGGGTTTGTGTTGAGAACCCTATTATGCATAAGTATGCGCGGGTTTTAGTGGGGGTTAGTTATGCGCAGGTGATTCAGCCTTGGATGTTTGGTCACACTGAGCAGAAGGCGACTTGTTTATGGTTGAAGGGCCTGCCGGCGCTGGTGGGGACTAATAATGTGAAGGCGGAGATGATGGCGTTGCCGCACCGGGAGAGGAATAGGATGCATTATTTGCCACCGTCGAAGGATCGGTGGAAGTTGAGGTCTAAGACCTATGATGGGATCGCGGCGGCGATGGCTGAGCAATGGGGTTAATTATCGTCTCTACAAATCCAAACGGCTATGATTATAAGTGTCAATACGAATAAGAATATGCCGAGTAAGAGCATTGGGGACGCGGGTGGGGAGTCGGGATTTATTCTACGGTAAAAGGTAATAAATTGATACATTATTCTTCTTCTTTAAGTTTAACGTTGGCTATTTTTTCTAGGACCATCCATCCGTAGGTGTCGACTAATTTATTAAATTTATCTCGATCTAATTCCCCGTCGTCGTTGAGTATGTCTTCGATGTTGACGAAGCCGATACTTAGTGTCTGTACGTCGGTGTAGAGGTTTTTGTTTAGCGCTTGGTTTAGTTCGATGACGGAGGTGTCGGTTTCCTGAGTGGAAATGATGGGTACGCTGTATACTTTGTAGCTGTTGTCGTCTGGGAGTTCTGGTTTGGCGTTGAAGATTTCATGTGCGATTTTGAATCTGTCGATGCTTTGTTGGGGGTCAGCTATTATTCCTAGGGAGTATTTTGATGGGGATGTATAGTTATTATGTTCTCTTTCGATGAACCATGAGAATCTTGTTGATTTACCGTCGGCCCAAGTTAGCATGTGTTCCTGTAGTTCTTTGGCGCTGTGTTCGAGGATGATCATGGCGGCGGTGGTGTTGCTTTCGTTGTCGTTGCACCATAGTACTCCTCTTGAGAGTGGCATTTTGTCTTGCGCGTCCATGATGCTTTTTTCGATGGTTGCTGTTAGTTTGTCTTTGTCGGTGGTGTTTTCATTTAGTTTTCCCATATATTGGTTTATTTCGCTGAGGTCGACGAATGGGATGTAGCTGAAGACGACGCAGGTTTGCTCTTTAGCTGGTTCAGTTGCTTTCATGTGTATTCTCCTTTATGGTATAGGTTAGTTACTTATTTTCTGTTGATGATTTCTAGGTATTCGGCGCGGGTGTCTGTGCAGAAATCCCCGTAGAGGTTTTCTTTTATGAGTTCGCTTATGCCTTTACGCGTTGCCTTGAGGCGCTGGCTCATGTACTCTTCGAGCGTGGGCTCGTCGTGGCGGAGGTAACGGGTGCCTTTGGCCGTGCCGCTTCTGATTTCGATGACTTCATGGGTGTGCCCGGAGTTGTCGTAATCGAGTAGGTGTTTTTTGACTACTAGGATTTCTTCTGGCACGATGCTATCGACAGCTATGACATCGCCGTTGTTCTCAAAGATGAATTTTATGGTGTTTTCATCTAGGGACCATGGGAAGATGTAGCCTTCCTTTGTGGTTTCGGGTTCGGTCGACTGGCCTGGGTTGAGTAGTTTACTGAATACTTTGCCAGGGATGAGGACCATCGGCCCAGCGAGTGGGTCGTTGTGTCGGATGTTGCTGATGATGTCTTCTCTTATGTCTTTTTTGCTGTCCATACTTAGCTCCTTGGTTGTGGGTTGTTTTGTTCTGTAGCAGGGTTATATGTTCTGCGCAATAGGCTTTCCACCGAGGCAATGGGTGGATATAATAAATCCCCCCAGAGTATTTCATCTGGGGGAACTTACTAGTGGTTAGTTCGCTCCGACCTTGTCTGTGATCATGTTCATCTGTGATCTGAGGAAGGTGTCGGTGAAGTCCTTGTTCTCGTCCATCGTGTTCTCCATGTCGAACTCGTTGGCGATCATATCACCAACCCAGCCGTTCAGCTTGCGGGCACCATCACCATTTGCATAGTGGGTGGCGACTTCTGTGGCGAAGTTGATGAGATCGTAAGCTGAGCACTTCACTGGCAATGCTCGCTGTCTCTTGCTGGAGAGAGCGTCGAGATTCGACAGGCCGTAGAGCATTCCTGCGTCTCCGGTCATCGTGTGGAAGGCCTTGAACAGCGGGTTGCCGATCTTGCGATAGGACTCGAGTTCAACTCCTGAGGGGAACAGCTCGTGGAGCTTGGTGCCTTCGGGGGGCACGTCGGTCTCGATGGACTTGAGGCTGTTCTGTGCGAAGGTCTTGTAGAGCAGCTGGTGAAGGCTGTTCGCTTCGTACATCGAGGCCCAAGACTTTGTGGACGATTCGACGCGCTGCTGGAGTGCAGCGTAGCCTTCGTCGTTGTTGAAGCTGTCGAGTGCTCGGATGATCGCTGGCATCACGTTGTCTTCGCCCTTCCCGAGGGAGAGGTCGGAGCGGAATGCTTTGCTGAGGGCGACCATGCCATTTGCACACACTTGGCGGAGAAGCCCGAGGTAGATCGATGGGGCGCCATAGCCGTCGATCGGGGTGTTAAGGAAGAACTTGGCGGAGAAGGCATCGCCAGCGGTGATGAAGCCGTTGTTCACACGTGGGGTGTGCTGGCTAGAGATCACCCCATTGGAGTAGGTGATACCTTCTGCCTTGAACTTGTCAAGCGTGCTGATCAGCTGCTCGTGGCGAGCGACTGGCTTGGATGGGCTGGACACACCTAGGAGCCTGTTGAGGCCATCATCGTTCCGCTCGATCGTGAGGCCGAGCTGGCCACCATGCTGCTTCTCGGAGATGCGGGTGAACACTTCTTCGTGCTCGAAGTATTTGAACACGCTGGGGTTAAAGCCGAATCGTGAGCAGACGCTCGTCCAGAAGCGTTCGGTCGGCTTGATCACTTCGCCATCGACCTCGATGCCGGTGACCTTGTTGCGGTGCTTGTCCACAGTAGACACGCATTTCAGATCTTTAATCGACGCATTTCGGTAATCAATCTTCATCTTATTCCCCTTTCGAAGGAAACCATTGTTATTAAAACCACATATCCTTGTAACAGACTTTTCTACTTTTGCAATACTCCCCCATAATTCCTTAGATACTATGGGGGAGGTAAGACCTATATTACACGCTCCGTAGCACTTGGCTTTCTTCTGCCTTTCGCCTGCTTATTCAGAATGTAAACTGGGATGTCGACCACGGCCGAAGCGATGGCTCGTCGGGAGTTGTGGGTCATCTCATCGATCTTGGGATTGATGGTCAAACTCATCCACTCGCCATTCTCGTAGCTGTACTGGATCTTCGGCATGGCGGTCTTGAGGCAGGGCCATCGGGTGACCTTGGACTGCACCACCTGCTTCACAGGTAGGTCGGGATGGATGCGGAAGACGCGCCCAGCCATCTGTGTCGTGGTGCCTTTGCCTGAGTCACGGACCCACACTGTCTTGATGTCGGGGCAATCGAAGCCCTCGGTGAGCTTCATGCAGTTGATGAGGATATTCACCTTTCCTTCTTGGAAATCATCGATCTGCTGCTCGGCATCGCTGGCACCTGTGACGACCTCGGACTTGTATCCTTGAGCGTCGAGTAGGGCCTTGGTGACGAAGCATTCTTCGAGATTCTTGAAGAACATCACGCTTTTGCCCCATCGTTCTGGCTCAGCTGTGAACCGCTCGACGACTGTCTCTGGCTTCCAATCTGTGATCGTGAAGTGGTCGTAGGGGCTTAGGTATCCTGCAGCGATTAGCTGGTGGATCCCACAGTCCTTGATCACCTTCTCGAAGCACAAGTTCGCTTTGTCGGTCCTGTAAGGGGTGGCGCTTAGGCCGAGGACAAAGTCGGGCACGAGCAAGTTATGCAGGTGGACCATCGAGCTGGCGGTGTCGTGATGGCACTCGTCAACCACGAAGAGGATCTTCTTGCCAGCTTTCTTGAGGGCAACTAGCTCATCGGGGAGCTTGTTAAACATGCTGGTGAAGTGGATATTCTTGATATTAAAGCCTTTGGAGATGTTCTCTCTTTCGGCTTGGGTGAGCAGGTTCCTTCGCATGGCGATCCAAGCGACTGCGAGGTCATCGGGGTCGATGCCTAGCTCTTCGCTGAGGGCGCTGGCGGTGAGGAATCCGATGACTGTCTTGCCTGAGCCTGTGGGTGATTCAACCATCACGCTTTTGAATGGCGGGTTGCTGGCTCCGCTTCGGCTGATGTACTTGCCGGTGAACATGTCGAGGGCTTGCCGAACGATCCTTCGCTGGTAGTCTCTCGGGTCGACCTTGAACTTGCTGATGATACTGTCCGATAACATCTGAACCTCCTTTGTTAGTGTAACCACGACAGTCTGTAGCAAGGTCTATATGGTTTGTAAATGTTTCGCTTCCTATTTAATACGTTCGATGTATTATGAGGGAATCCGGGGATTGCAATCGTTTTTTGGTTTGTTACAGGGTGTTGAGGAGGTTAAGGAATGACGGACTCAGAAATTGTTCTGAAGTACAAGCAGATGTTGGACGCCGGGACTTTGCCATTGGTGAGGCCGCACGGCGGCATTGGCAAGTTTGCCAGGGCTGTGACTGTTGGGTATCTTGACCCGGTCGATATTTTTTACCAAGTTTCTAGTGTTGAGTTGCAAGGGTCTTATTTCTTTTTGATAGATGATGATTACGCTAGGTATCTTGTGGTTTTTGAAAATAGTACTTTTGTGTTCTGGAATGATGATGAGCCTGATGGTATTCATCCTGATCTGATAAGTGCTCATCTGATTTCTAAGATTCATCCGTCGGCGAAGGTTCAGGTGGTTTTGGACGAGGAGACGAAGCAGTCGCGGATGAGGATTGAGCTGAATGGTAAGTCGGTTGAGATTTTCGACCAGCGATAATTGCGCTGGTCTTGGTGTTTGTTACAGGGCTAGGTGGTGATTTTTCCTTTAATCCCGGAGGTAGTATGATTGAAGTTAATGATGAGCAGTTGAAGGAATATTGTCATCTGATTGATGACATGTTCGGCGACGGGGGTCGGTTCGATACTTATGATGATTATGTCGATCATTGCGAGTCTCTTTTCGGGGATTATGCTCCTGTGGTTGATAGGGATCTGTTTAATAAATTATTGCTGGTCGATATCGACATCAATTATTTTGCTGAGTATCAGTATGTCAGTGTGCCGGAGGATATGATGTTCGAGATGGCTTTTGCGCTGGTGAAATTGACGACTTTGGCAATTGCGAAGGGTCAGGTTATGTATTGCAAGAATGATTCTTACAAGGGTTATTCTTTAGTTATTGGATATATGCCTGCGCAATTGTCGATTATCCCAACCCCTAGTAAGGTGAAGTCAAGCAATTGACAGGCTTTCTCCGTTTGTTACAGGGAATCGGTGGTGATGACCGGTTCTCAGTAACACAATGGAGGTTAGTCATGGCTAAGTATTATATGATTGAAGAGTACAAGCTGGACGGCCAGCCGAGGCTTGGGGTCTTGGAGCGAGCGTGGGAATCAATGGAGGGGATCAGATGTATCACTCTCAAAATCATTGATCATTATCGGGAAGGGAAAGAAGTTTATCGGACATACCACGAGGATGAGTTGAGGCTTTTGGATATTTTGGATGACTCCAAGTAGTTGGTGACGCAGGGATTATCTAAGGGTGCTTGGATGATCCCTGCCTCTATATCAGGAGGATTTATGAAAGAATGGTTTTTAAAAAACCCAACATATATATCATTGACGTCGCGTGGATGCGGCGCTCTGTGCTTGCGCTGTAAGAACACTAATCAGGCTTTGCTGCGGAAAGCAGCTTCTGACCGAGGCAAGATCATTTCTTATAACCCGTTTACTCATAGTTATATGGTGAAGTTCAGGAGAATGGCGGGCATATTTAGTGTTCATGAGAACTGGATTGACGATACAGTTGCATTTCGTAACAGTATTTTGGCGATGAAAAATTCTCTTAAGGAGTATCAAAATGAGGTCTGAACCAAAGTGGTGGGAGAGCACGGACAATGTGTGCCTTCTGGCGCGTCAGTTACATGACGCGGGGGAGTGGGACACAGATTATGGTATCAAGAACCTACTCCGTTTTTTCGAGAAGCCATGGAATTATGATGAGGAGTGGAAGCTTCATAATGTGAAAAAGGAAGAAGAAAGGCCAGTGTAAATGTGTCGCTTGACAATGAAGAAAAGCTATATATAGAAGGTTATGACGAAGCGATAATGGGTTACGGTAATCAGTATCCAAGAGATGATGTGGTTATTTATTCTAAGAATAAAATCATTGAAAAGCTCTTGGAGTCTGGTTTAGACATTTATGAGGCCTTAGAATTCTTCGAGGCGCATATTCAGAATGTTTATCTTGGCGAGGGCACCCCTATTATATGTAACGACATGGCGCCGGGGAATGAAACTGAACGCGAGGACGATTATGCCTAACTGGTGCGAATGTGATTTAAAAGTTATTGGCCCAGCAGATAAGGTCCAGGAGTTTAAGCTTGCACTTAAGTGCCCGGACGATGATTCTGTTTTTAAGATCAATAACATCGTTCCCACCCCAGCGTCGCTGGCTGATGCCCAAGCGAGTTCTAAGGAGATTGTCTTTGATATTGTATACGGTTCAGATGAACAGTTCGCGATGATCAAGACGCTTTATGAATTCGAGGGCGATGACCGGGTCGCCGCGTTCGATAAGTTTATGGCGCTGCAGCCGGAGGGTAATAGGGAGGCGATCAAGGAGGCGCTTGTTATCTATAAGAAAAATCATGATCTTTATGGTCATAAGACCTGGTATACCTGGCGCATCCATCACTGGGGCACTAAGTGGGATACTTCTGAGTCTACTATTTTCAGTGAGACGACTGGTCCTGATGATCAGGCTTGTTTATTCTACACTTTTAACACTGCCTGGACGCCCCCGGTTGAGGCGCTCCAAATCATGTCTAATCGTTTTTCATTTCTTACTTTTAAACTACGTTATTTTGAATCGGGGATGGGTTTTAAGGGATATGCTAAGTTTAGGGACGGTGAGGTGCTTGCTGATAAGCGCGGTGGTTATTCTGGCTCCCGAGGTGGTTAGAGTGGGGTTAGGGCGTGCCGTAGCGCAGGTAGTCGATTGTTCTTTGTGCTTCCATCAGATAATCCATATCTTCTTCGTGTATTTTAGCTAAATCTTCTAATTTTTCTAGTATTGTTTCACGGTGGTGATATAGCGCTGATGTCGCTACTATTTTGGCTAGGGATTCTTCTCCCGTCGTTGGATATCGCTTGGGTACTTTCTCGAACCAGGCCATGTCGAATTGCCCAGATTTTCCTTCGATTTTAATGCCTTCTACGCCGATGAAGTTTATTACTTCTCTTTCTACGTCTCCACCGTCTTCAAAGGTCCATTCTTTGACGACTATTGGTAGAATGGTTGGCGGCAAGTCTGTGTTTTCGCCTTTGTACAACACACAAACGACGTCTTCGCCGTCGCGTTCTGCTGTATAGTATAATCTGTAGATGCCGTCGAATGATCGGGTTTTGCCCGTTCTTTGGTTATGTATTTCGGTCTGTTCAAAAAACATGTCGAAGTAGTTATATCGATCGTATTTTTTAAGCGCGTCAAGTATTTTCATTGCTTCCCCCGTTTTAGTTTTGTCCGGGCGGATTTGTCTTTTCGCGTTTACAGATTTGGCAATCGTGATATAGGTTTATGTATTTGTTGTCTACAGACTTGTCTCCAATGACATCATGGCCGCACGCGAGTTTTAATTTATATTTCTTAGAATTTATGTCTATAGGGGGTTCTGTGATGTTGGTGAAGGACATGATGAACCATTTTTGGGTTTCGATTAGTGCAGGCTGTATGAGAAAGCTGCCTTCCACTGAGTTGTTTATTTTGACCTCTACGGCGATGTGTTTTTGGTCGTCTGGACTTCTGAATTCTAGGTCTGTCAGTGGGGACAGGAGGTCCTTTGGCTCGCACGCGTATTTTTTGAACGCGGTTTTGGCGCGTTTGTCGGCGTAGAGGTGGTAGTCAGAGTTTTTGATCGTTATCTTGGTCATTAGTTTCTCCCGTTGTTAGCGTTCTTGAAGAAGGTGTACATGTCGTTCTGCAGCGTGGCTGCTCGGAAGTCAAAGAAGAACTTAATTGGGTCGCATGCCGCTTTTCGTTTTCCTATTAGTTCACTGGCCATTAATCTGACTTCATTAATACTGACATCATATTTGTGGTTTAATGCGGCTAGTTGTTTACTTACTGTCTTATATCGGAATACGAATTCGGGGTTTTTGTTCAGGGCGTGGTTTTTTTCGTAAGCTCTGTTCATTAGCGCCTTAATGTATTCTAATTTATCGTAAGCGATGGACCAGCATTCTTTCAGCCATTGGTGCTCTTTTTCGTTAGTTACTTGTATCTCTGGGCTCCCGTGCACGCTGTATGGCGCGAAGAATATATCATTTATTCTTGTGTAACCGTCGGCGTCCCATTTTGATTTTGTGAAATTGTTGGTGAGCATTAGTTCTTGCGCTTTGTATAACCATTTGTGCTTTAGCTTTTCAAGTAGTTCGGCGTCCGCGACCATATCAAAGCTAGGCCTGAATGGGTTTTTGGTGTCTGAGCGCTCGGGGTCGTTGTCGGGGTGGTAGCTTAACCGTCGGCCGATGTCGATATAGGTCTTTCTTGTCATGTAGTCGAGGGTGCTGAAGAAGTCTTTGGGTTTGGCCGGCGGAAGCGCCGCAAGTCGTTCTTCCTCTGCGCGTTCGCGTTGTTCTTGGCGTTCTAGGGCCCCGATCGGATCATTGGTGTCCCGTACTAAGTCGGTCCAATGTTTTAGTATAGCTGGGAATAATTTCTTTATGCCGGTGTCTAAGAATGGCTGCAGCATCAGGGCGAGCATTAAAAACGGTGACACTGCTGTTAATACTAATATTGTCGCTGACCAGTAGCAGATGAACGGGATGACATGTTTCATTATTATACCTTCTGTTCTTGTATTTTGGGCACCGGCGTCTTGTCTAATTCTTTTCTGAGAATCAGGAATTCACGCGGGCATTCGACCTTTACACTGACTCTCGAGGTGTGGATGTTGGTAACGATGATTTCTATCTGTCCAAGATCGGTTTTTATAATGATTGATTCATTTAACTTCCGTGATACTATAAGTCCCATTAGGTCCTCCTTAATCTTTGGGTGCGAATCCGTTCCGTCCACTTACACTGGCTTTAGCTACGACGTCGTCAGCCTGTATCTCTGCTGTAAAAGCGTCGCTACATTTTATACAATACTTTACATTGGGTAGTGCTTCAACACGGCCCGCGGGAATCTCCTGGCCACATGCTCGGCATATTCTCATTATAAATCCTCCTATTAGTACGGTAAATACTCTCGAAATTTCTGTAACCAACGGTATTTATCTTGTAAATAGGAGCCCGGTATGCCAAGAGACAATGACGCCTCAAAGAAAGTATTGGGAGCGTTTAAGAACAGCGCCCTAGGACTGACTGATGATGAATTGCTTCGACATATGGAGGATAGTAAGCCGGCTAGTGTTAAAACCATCAGGCACCGGCTGCTGTCTAACGGTGAGATTTACTCGGACGGCACCACTAGGCTGAATCAGCGTGGCCGCGCAGTCCCGGTGTTTAAACACAAGATATATGTTAATAGCGCTAAGAAAAGGGGGAAAGAAAAGAAACCAGTAGAAATCTCTCGAGGCGACAAGATACGCGACGCTATCTCCGGGCTCTTAGCCATAATTCAATTGATCGAAATCCAATTACCGAAGCGCAAAAAGAAATAATTCAAAAGTATTAAATCCTTAGGGGATTTAAATATTTATAATAAAATAATCGGCGTCCACGGTTTAGAGAAGCTCAACGCCATCAACGATCTTATTTCCGGCGTCGGCACCATCAAACCATATCTTGACAAATACTTTAATCTATACTCGTTTATCAAAGGCCGAGAGCCAGGGCCCGCGCTAGCTATCACTGCGCACCACGATGTGGTTAATAAGAAATCAGAGAATTGCCTAGACAACAACGCTAGCCTTCTTAACCTGGTAAGTCTCAATAACCAGATCATACAAAATAGTCTTCAGGGACAACCACCTAAACGGGACGTTGTTATAGCCTGGGTGGATATGGAGGAGGCGTGTAACCCGGCGCTTGCCGGTGTCAACCAGCTGCTGCGGGATTATCCCATAGAGTATCTGCTTGATCTGGAGCTTACTGCCGGGGGAAGTCACCCGGTGATTAATAGGCACGGGACGTTTGATTTGCTCCCGGATTTGGTTGAGGTCATCATGCCGCCGAATAATTCTGTTTTGGCGATCACCGCTAGGTCCCCGGGCTCTACACTGCGCGGGAGCGCGTGTTTAACTCTGGTGTCAGACAAAGATTTAGCGGAAATTAAATTACGGGGGCGCTGTGAGCGTTGGGCTCAGTGCCACCGCGAGACAGATACTTTTTCCCGGTGGTTTTCGGTGGTTGAGTCAGAGGCGCTTGTTAGTTTATTATTGAAATTATTGGATTGACAAATTATCTATAGTCTGTTACAGGCTTTTGTGGTGATGATAAATCTTTCTAAGGAGACGAAAATGAGCGATAGAAGAGTTAGTCAGTTGATTCCGGTTCACAATGCGATGCATAATGCTTTGGCTGAGATTCAGAAGTATTGCGAAGAGCCGCCCCAGAAAATCATGGGGGCTATCGGTATGATGGGGGCGTCGCTTGATATCCTATTGGCAGCTATGCTGCTGGATAAGGGTGATCCAAAAGAGGTCGCTGGCATTCCCGATCAGATCCTTGACGCTTGGGATCGGGTAGCTAAGATGAAGCCAGTTGATGATGATTTTTTGGATGAAGTCGAAGAAGATGGGGAGCATGACGAGGATTAATTAATCATATATTTCATGGAGGAATTATGTTAGAAGAAATGTTGCCAGAAGAGTCAGCTGATTATTTTATCGAAGAGATGATTATAAAGCTGATCAAAGAGGGTGTTGATCATAGAGAAATCATGGTAACTGTAGCCCCGCCGAGTTTGGATCTTGGCGGGGCTACTACGATCGCCAGTGTTGATTGTGGTGGTGGGATTGTTAAGAGATACTTAAGGGTTAAATTCCTTGAGAATCGGCGCGAGCAGGGTAGGCTGTGGTTAAAGCATGGTTATATGCCTTCTGGGCTCAGTTATTTCCTTTGGGAGAAATGTAAAGCTTTACTAGTGTGTTTAGTTTTGTGTTTATTTTGCGGTTGCACTAGATCTATTGAGACTAATGTTAATACTGATGTGTTGCCGCAGGACCCTCATGTGGTTAATAAGGTGAACCTTGGCGCTTCTTTTAAAGGGAGTTGGTAATGTTTAGACTTGTTAAATTGAAGAAGTCGAGTAAGAAGGGTGATACTTGGGCGCCGATTAATGAGATTATTTATGAGTCGAAGGAGGAGGGGTTGAAGGATGTGGCGTCTTATCGGACGTCACAGGACCGGCAGTTGGTGGCGCGTTGTATTCCTGCTGAGCATATGATTAGGGTTTGTGATGTGTTGGTTCCGCACTGGGGCTATCCTTATTAATCTTTAAATTTTAAGCCATATCTTTTGATTAGTGTTTCGATTTTTTTATTGTTACCGAATCGTTCTTTGATTGTGGCCATCGCTAAAAACTCTAATTGTCTTATTCTTTCTCTAGTCACATTATAATGCCGGCCGATTTCTTCTAGGGTGTGCCCTAGGACGAATCGGCGGTGGATTATATCTATCGATCTGGCGCTTATGTTGAAGGTGAGCCAGTACCATGCTTCTTCTCTTCCACCGATTTCTTCTATCATATCGTGCACCCAGTTGTAGTAATCTCTTTTGTCTTTAAACTCTTGTCGATCTATGTTGCAGCATTGTTCGCTGAATACTTTGCATTTGAAGCTGGTTTTGCTTTTTGAATAGGTGCCGGCCCAAGTGGCCATTTCGGCTTCTGATTCTAGTCTGACGATGCGGTATAGGTATCCAAGTATTTGGGTAGAGAAATAGGTTGAGAACTTTACTCCTCTTGATGGGTCGAACAGCCATAGGTCGTTGTTGAGCTTTATATAAAGTTCGGATAGATATGTGTTTACATGGCCGCCGAATATTCTTTTACATTTAGAGGCCCAATATTTTAATAGCTTATGGTGTTGTTCCCAGGCTTTGTCGACATCGGGGTGTCTTGGCCTTGGTGGTTGCTTTTTAGCCATTATTCCTCGTTGTGGTAGCTGGTAGCTTTTTTGAGCGCGTTCTGTAGTTGGTCTATGGTCTCCCAAGCTAGGCTTTTCTTTTCTGGGTCAATGCTTGAGAGGATATTTAGGAGGTCACAGTATGCGTTTTCTGCGGCCTCGTAGAGTTCTGGGGCGGCGCTCATGAGGGTGGCGCTTTCTAGAGACCGGCCGTACCGGTTATCCTTGAAGATGATTTTGCCGGTGGCGGCGGATATTATGTGGCAGTTGGGGGTGGCTCCACTGCAGGGTGTTTGTTTGACGGTCCATTTTTCTCTGAGCCAGTTTAGCATGACTTACTCCTTTTATTCTGATTTGGTGTCGGTAAGGTCGTCATTATCGTTCGGCAAGAAATCTGCGAGGTATATTTCGAGTTCTGCTCTTAGTGAGTCTGGTGACATTTTTGCGATTTCAAGCGCGTATTCTGATGGGCGGCCGCGAATGCTAAAGCTGCCGTATTCTAGGATTCTTAATTCCACCAAAGGGTCTTCCCATCTTCCTCTGATGCAGTCTCTTGCGTATTGATAAGCATATCGTGTGTTTGCCTTTATGGTAGGCTCTGCCTCGTGGAAGCGGCCTTTTATTACTTCTCTGGCATAGATATAAGAATATTCTGCGTCTTTTGATAGGTTGGATTCTGCCTCTAGCCATCTTCCTTTCATTACTTCCTTGGCATAGCGTTGAATATGTTCACCACGGCATGGTTCTAACGTCATAATGCTCGGTTCGGCATCTAACCAGCGGCCACGGATGACGTATTCAGCATATAATACTGATCGCGCAGGGTCCGTTAATATAATTGGTTCGCCTATCGGCCATCTACCTTTGATAACGTTTATAGCGTATTCTAAGGCAGCATATGGATTTGTTATTATAATAGGTTCGGCTTCTGGCCAACGACCTTCAATCACATGGCAAGCGTAATCCATAGCACAGAATGCGCTTGTCATTATTATTGGTTCTAAAGCTTTTTTTCTTCTCCATCGTTTTGTAACATTGTCAATGGCATATCTGCAAGCTTTACTCGGAGTAGCCGATGCTCGTAGCATTTCAGCATTCATCTTAGTTTCCTTGAACAAGTGTTAAAAACCCAATACTTTGTAGCAGGTAATGGTCAAGGTGTAAATTCTATGGATGTGAATTATTCTAATCGGTCTTTTGCTTCGTGGATACTTATTACTTTGCCACTGTCTTCACCGAGTTCGATTGTCTCGGGGGTCATAGGGGTGGCTTTTACTAATAATTGTTTGTCACCTACCCAGATTAGATATTCGTCTTCTGAATTAGTCTTTTTCTTGATGCCTAGGGTGATGCGGAGATTTTTTTGCATGACTTCTATGTGGAAGTATTCGGATTCTTCTTCGAGTAGGCTTTTGGTGTCGTAGGCTGTTGTGCTCCACGCGCGGAATTTCCAGAAGTGTTGTTCGCTTTTTGGGCTTTCGAACATATCTATTAGGAAGCGTTTGGCGCAGCATTCTTCGCAGTCCCCGACTTCTCTTGGGAAGGAGGCCGGGGGTAGCTCTTTATCGCAGCATGTACAGGTTCTTAGTGGGTCCATGTTTTTTCCTTAGTCTTCGAGGAGGCCGACGCGTTTGCCAACGGAGGTGAGGAGTTGTACTGGTTTGCCTAGGTTTTCACCCATGAAGAAAACGGCTTCTTGCCACGTTTGGGCGAATGGGAGTTTTTGGTCGCTTCCCATGGTTAGTCTGGGATCGAGTTCGTCTTTTAGGTATTTTCGGGGGCCGACGTAGGAGTCGAGGACGTGGATTTCTCCTTTGTCAAGGTGTTCTTTGGTTGAGGCCCAGACGATCATTACTTCTGGTTTCTTTTCGGTTTTCTTTTTCATGCTTATGCTCCTTGGTTAAATGGTGAAATCTGGTTTTATTGTAGCAGGTTTAATGGGCTTTGTCAATCGTCAATATGTTTGATGACTGTTTGCGTATATTCTAGCTGGCTATAGCAGTCCATAAGTCGTTCGCCTGAGTATCGGTTTTGTGTTTTGCGGATGGCCACAGTGTGGGAGCCTATTATTTCCCATTTGTCTTCGAGGTGGGTGTTGACTTTTTCCATTAGGTCGGTTACGTTGTCGTCGATTAGGATTTTGTATTTCATTATATTTCTCCTTGATTCTGGGCGATTTCGATTGTGAATTTTATGTCGAGGGAGTTCCGAGCGTATTCTTTCCACTCGGGGTCGTGGTCCGAGTCTGAGTCTAGCACGTCTTCGAAATGAGTGCAGGCGGTTTCGATTAGGTTCTCGAGTATTGCTTTTACTTCGTCTGGCCTTAGGCGTTCGGCATTTTCGGCTGTTACATTGAATCTCATCGTTTTTCTCCTTGAAAAGTGTTATTAACCCAATACGTTGTAGCAAAAAGGGGCGGAAGAGTAAATCCCCCCACCCCATGCTTTCCTCGTTGGAAATGGTACTATTCCTCTTCCTCACCCACCTTATAGATGAGCTGCGACAATAGGACATCCTTAAGCTGGATGTCCGTCCTTTTACCAAGGTAGCTCGGCTGGTAGAGCGCGTTGCTAGGCTTCCGAGCATAGAGGTATTTAATCTCAACGATGTCACCATTTTGTGGGAAGTCATAATTCACGGGGATGGTGCAGTTCCCTACTGATATGAGCCTTCTACCGACGACATATTCGCTACCGTGCTCTGGCATGTCTTCGATTAAACTCAGGGCTATAGACCTTTTGTCATTTATCCCGGTGACCAGAGCGCTGCAGCTTTTGTAGAACTTGTATTTCAAGTATCCGCCACCGCTTGATGGTCTACCAGCCTTATAGAACGCGTTTTTGTGCTTGAACACCACGCCTTCGGCGGATTTAAGGTCTTCGAAGGCCTGGGTTTTGTCGTAGCCTGAGTGGGTCTTCACGACTTTGACGTTGGTGTCGTCGATGCCGTTGAGTAGTTCGACGAGTGCTTCATATCTTTCTTCGAAGGTATTCTTGGCCGCGAAGTCCATTGCTTGGAGTCTTAGGAGGTCGAATACGTGGTAGACGTCGCCGACTAGTTCTCCGTCGATGATGTAGTTCTGGACTGAGGTCTTGATGAGGGTGTCGTGTACTTCTTGGGGGATTGTGGCTTCGCGTCCTGTTCGGCTGACTGCGGTGATGCTGTCGCCTTTGCGCGTGAGGATCATGCGCACGCCGTCCATTTTTTCTTGCATGATCCAAGAGTCGTCTATTAGCAGTTGTTTGAGTTGGTATTCGTTTATAGGGTTTAGTAGGTTACAGATTGGTTCGAATGGTTTATCGGTGTCGGGCACGGTTATGGAGTTGCCGAGTGTTCTGCCGGTGTCGGAGGTGGGCATGTATCCTTTAGAGGTTTTTTCGGATAGTTTTTTATGGTAGATGGCGATGGCTTTGTCGATGGATACTGGGGATTTGGTTTGCGTGGCACTTTGTAAGGCTCCGCCTCGTCTACCCCATGAGCAGTTGACGATGTATCCACCATCTGCTTCTTCGAGGGTGACGTTGTAGACTTTGTCACTTACATTGTCTTTGAAGTAGAGGCTGGCCGATTGCATTACTACAGTATTCATCATTTTTCTCCTTGAAAAAAGTGTTAAAACCCAAAACCCTGTAACAAATGGAAACCGAGTGGAAATAGCTACTCTTCGACACCGACGAGATTAATGTTATCGTAACATGTGATCTCGGCATGCGTGGCTTTAACTTCGGCATACAGCTTTTTCCAAGATGTTTTAGCAACCATTCTGGCATAAACGTATTTAGTAACACCGGTTCCCCATGAATGTTGCCAATAGTCAGATGAAGGATTTCTGATGTAGTTTAACTCTGTCGTACATTCAAGTATACGCAATTCAAGCTGTGTGTCTTCCCATCTCATCTTGGTGATACCGATAGCGTACGCCGCGGCACATGCTGGGGAAGTCTTTATAAAAGGTTCTGCTTCTATCCATCTTCCTTTGATGATTTCTAAAGCATAGGCGATGGTGCATTCTGGATCTGTCATTATGGTTTGTTCGGCTTCTAGCCATCTTCCTTTTATAACTTCTTCAGCGTAACAATAGGCCAATATTGGGTTTTTCATTATATATGGCTCGGCTTCAAGCCATCTTCCTTTAATGAATTTATCTGCATATCCTACGGCGTATTCTGTTTTCATTAAGATCGGCTCTGCTTCTGGCCATCTTCCATCGATTACCCCATTAATATATGCTATGGTATTTGCTTGATCTTCACAATTCAGTAACCATTTCTCGAATTCTTGGTCTCTTTTATCAAATTTTAAAAGGACTCTTTTGTCACCAAAGAAGCTATTTTCCATTTTTTCTCCTTGAAAAAATGCTAAAACCCCAAAACCCTGTAACAAAGGCGAGTGGAGGAGTAAACCCCACCCGCTTTCCTCGTTGGAAACCGGATTATATTATTGGTTTCTTGTACAGACCCTCGATTATCTCTTTGATTGATGGCGTAATTTCTTTGTGCTCTGGCTCCATATGGAACGCGCCGCCATAATTAAAGTCGTTTAAGACGCTAAAGATTTCGTCCTCATCATACATGAGGTCGTCTTCCGTGAGAATACTTTTGATGTCGCAAAAGTACTCGACATCGTCGTCATCGTCAGCGAATATTGATGAATCTTTTGTCGGAAACTGTCGGTAAAATGTCGCCTCGTAGAGGAAATAGCCTTCTTCACCTTCATGCGAGACACTGAATAATGCTTGGAGCTGACGGCTCCATGCGTTTAAGATAGACGTTTGCGATTTACTGAAGATCAGCTTTTTAATTATCATTTCGATTCTCCTTTAAAAGTGTGTTTACGAAACCCCTAGGGAAGTTAGCTCTTGGCGTAATTCCGGGCGGTTTCAAGGAGGTTCGGAACCAGCCCTTGAACGGTGTAATTCGCTTCCCTCCACGCTTTAGCTTGAGCTATCCGGTCATGGACGTTGAGGATGCTGACAAAACGCAAGGTGTCGCGTTGGTAGGGGCAAAGGGAGCCGATTTCTTTGTGCTCCTTAATATTGGCTTCAATCGGGGCATTCGTAACAAGAACGCTGGTCGGTGGGACTTTGTCTTCGATAATGTCCACGTAGATCGATTCTTCAGTTGTCATTTTTCTTCTCCTAAAAGTGTGATTTCCGAACCCAATACTTTGTAACAGACGGGGCTGCTGGGGCAACCCCCAGCTTTCCTCCTTGGAAACCGATTACTCGTCTCTATCGTCGCTAGGACTCTCGTTTTTCTCCTTTTTAAACGCCACCAGCTGATCTTTGATGGCCTCAAGGTAGACAAAGAGCTGATCCAAAACCCCGTCGTCCTCTCTAAATTCGTCTGCCCAGCGCCCTTCCTCGCGTGGCGCTTCAAAGTCTAGGTCACAGAATAAATCTGATACGTCATCCCCGTCCAACGTGACTGTAACTGACGCTGAGTCGCCGCTATGGCGTGGCCCTGGGATAACTTCCTCCCATTCTAAGTCGCCAAAAGGCGTAGTGGCAGTGAAATTCAAATGCCCGCAGTCCCACTTCCCGCCCGGCTCATAGTCAAAATCACTGATGGTCATCTTATTCTCTCCATTCACGCCAGCGATCCAGATTTTTAACTTCTCCGCTTCACTCATCGATTCATAGCTCATCTTTTCTCTCCTTAAGAAAGTGTGTTTCGAACCCAAAACCTTGTAACAGACGGGGGTCGCTCACGCAACCCCTAGGAACTACTTGGACAGTGGTGTCACTTGGTAGACGGGGTCTCCGTCCTCAGTCACGCCTCTGCCGTACTCGTCGACGCTCAGGCCGGGGAACACGTTCTGTGCGTAAACGTGGGCCTCAATAGTGGTCCCGAAGGGGCCAAAGGTCCTGGTCGCCACAACCGTCTCGCCGCACTCAAACTGCACAACTGTAAACATTTTTCTACTCCGTGTGTTTCGCGGTCACCACTGCGGTCCCCGCTCCTCTCCCTGTAACAAGCCGGCGCCCGCCTGTAAACCCTCAAACACTGTTTACAAAGGCTTCTCGGCTTGCTACAGGGTTTTGGGGTTAGAAAATCACACTTTTAGGAGAAGAAAAAATGAGTGAAATCAAGTTCGTCGGTAAAGGCACCAAAGTTTTTATCGTTTATGACGAAAAAGGTGTTGAAGTCGCGAATTTTTACATTCGGTCTACCGGCCAAAACCAAGCCGAGAAAACGGCTCAGGCGATGTTTGGAAAGAAGGCCAGTGTCGCGTACACTGAGATCTAATTCCTAAGGGGTTGACGCAGCAACCCCATTTTGTTACAGGGTCTCGGAGATTTAACACTTTTTCAAGGAGAAGAACTAATGCCTTACGATGAAGGAAAAATGCTCGAAGTTTTAAATGGTCTTGCCGAGAAATATGAAGACACCAAGATCTATAGCAAAGAAGAATGGGCAGACCGAAACGAAAAGGTCGGAAACGGTTCAACCTTTACACTGATATGTGAGGGGCCGCTTTATGAATTATTAAATGGATATATCCCAGCTGGTAAGGATGATATGGATGTTGATAGGCTGAACAAAGTGGCAAAGGAACATGGTTTCTGGTGGGACCGTGGTTTCGATTGGTCATACCATTTCTATAGGATATGACCATTGCATTTTCGGCTCTGGTCTGTCACAGTATTTTGGGGGTTTCGGACACTTTTTCAAGGAGATAATGATGTTCATAGTAGTAGAATTCGGCTGTGGGGGCCAGGCTGTGGTCCCGAGAACATATGGACCTTTCAAAACCGTGCCTGAGGCTCACTGGTTTGCTATAAAGAAGTTTAAGGACAGAGATCTAGCTGATTCCCTAGATGTTTACGAAAGGGGATGTACGGTGGATGACGAGCTTGTCTACCAAGTGAGCAGGCTGATCAGTGCTGAAAAGATTTTGGCGTAGATATTGGCTAGAGGGACGGAAGCTCAACGGCCGAGCAGAGTGCTCATAACACTAAGGAAGTGGGTTCGATCCCCACCCGTCCCAATGAAAAATAAAATTTAAAGGAGAAAACAGATGAAGAATATCAACAGACCAGAATATGATGTAAATCAAATCGCGTCATTCATCACTGAAAACGTAGATGAAATCAATATGCCAGGACAAGTAAGGCCTGAACAACAACCAGAACAACAGCCAGGGGCGTCAATGCAGACCGGCCAGGGCCTAGGAAGTCCAAGACAATACTATGGTAATTTCGAATATACCTTCGAAGAATTCGAAAAAGACGGCGTGCTCTACAGTGGAACGCTTGTAGTAGACACTAAAGTCGAAGGCGACTACGATGAAGACGGTGGAGAGTCACATACGGTAGAATTCGATGACTTCAAAGGGATAAATAACTTCCAGCGCCAAGACCCAGAAACCGGGGAATACATAGACATCATAACGACATCGATGGAAGGCAAAGACCTAATGGACAAAGTAGGGATGAGCATAATCCACGAACAACCAATAAACCCCTCAGGAACCACAGCATTCGATGACGCGCTAAGAGACAGCCATGAAGCCGATGATGGCCATAATGACAGAAGTCCCAATGATTATATGGACTAGTCGCTGAGGGCAGCTTTTCGCTGGGCTGCCCTTGTTGAAAGCCGACGGAGCCTTCGGTCTCTTAGGACCGTTCCGCTCAGGCTTTTATGGCCGGTTGATGGTCGGTGCGTGTTGAACTGGCCGGAGACGGTTGCTTTGATCTTCATTTCGGTTCTCCTAAAAGTGTGTTTCAAATCCGAAATGTTGTAACAAACGGGGGCTGCTTGTGCAACCCCCCAGTTCATTTTATAGCTTTCCGACATGAATCCCGCCGGCCGCAGACCCAATGGCAAATTTTGTAGAGTTAGCTCGTTCTCGATGTGGTCCGTCCCAGCCAAGTGGCTGCTCACACCCTTCTTTCTCTTTGTCTTCTTTATCTAATTCTTCGATTGTTCGTCCTTTCGATCTTGCGTAGTTTCTGTAGACTCTTTCGAGCTCTTCAGAATATTGTTTGGCTAAGGCTGTACTTATTTCCAAGAGCTTAGGAAGGTCCTCCGGATCTATCCAGAATTCGAAATCCGTTTCATCTATATTGTCACCCGCGTAGTGTGTGGATTCTGCTGCCGTGACCCTTCCGGTCCAAAGTTCGTTTTTCACCATTGTTGACTGTAGATCTTCAGAACCTTCGAAAACAATCCCGTTTCGTATGTTGATCGGCCCAAGCTGTGCTAGGTTGTCTTTGATGTTTTGGTGTGCTCCCACGCCCTCTTCTTCATCCACGTTCTCCTCGTCCTCGTCGTTGTACGGGAGGAGTATTTTAATTTCTTGGCCAACTACACCTAGATCGTACATCCAGAATTTCTTTTGGTCTTTCATTTTGATCTCCGTGTGTATCCTGCGGGCGCCACTGCGGCCCCCTCTCTTATCACTGTAACAGGCCGAGGCGGCGGCGTAACCCCCCTGAGGCCGGGTAAGCCGGTTTTTAGTCGTTGGTATTTTACTCTGGCCACGCTTCGGGGTTCTTCTATTGGCAGTGTGCTTTTCGCGTATTCAAGGATTTTTTGCAGGAAATCATGATCTCTCGCACTTATCGCGTATCCGACAAGTTCGTTGCCCTTATAGAGTGGGACTGACCGAGACAGCTTTAGTTTCTCAGTGATTTTGCTGATATCGGTAACGTCTTTTAGATTTATGCGGCTTTCAATGCGTCTGTCTTTATCGAGATGCAGTATTGTTTTGGTCCAGAATGTGGATCTTAACGCACTGCCGATGATGTATTTGAACATGTCGCGGATTCCTCCTTCTGGCGGAAACCAGTATTCTCCGTTTTGTTCGAATTCTAGCGCGGCTTTTAGCATCGCGGCTTCGTCACCGAAGAAGCATTCTGCGAGGACAGCCGCGTGTTTTCTTGTCCAAGATTGTCGTTTTTTCATTTCGTTTCTCCTTGAAAATGTGGTATTAAACTATACTGATGTCGAAGATTTCATTTTCTATGTTTTGTCTTCTTTCAGCGATCCCCTTAGCCCAGACGAAAGTCGAAAAATCGATAGTAGAGTCTTCGTCCTTTGAACCGAAAAAAACGAAACATTCAAGCCAGAATAAAACATCACTGCAGTCGAGCCAGGGTTTATAACCCATGCAGCAATACTTTTGTAACCATGCTTCTCCGCGTTGCTGACTACCGTCGATTGTGACTGTCCAGACCGGTTTTTCGTAATAATCTATGTCTCCGCCTAGCTTGATTATTACTTTTTCGCCATCTTGGTTGAGGAAGTGGAATATACTGACTGTGGGGCAGCCAAGTGCTGCGGGCAGGCAGATTTGACCGGCTTTGATAAGAACAGTTAAATCATTCATTTCGTTTCTCCTTGAAAGTGTGGTATTAAACTATACTGACGGTAGAGAAGATATCATTGTCTTGGGCTTGCCTTCTTTCAGCGATCCCCTTGGCCCAAGCGAAAGTCGAGAAATCGATAGTGGTTTCCCCATCCTGCGAACCGAAGAAAACAAAACATTCAAGCCAGAATAAAACATCATTTTCAGATGCCTCGCATGCGTCTTCTTCTTTGTCTTCGTCGACTTCTTCACAATACTTGGTAAACCATTCTTCTCCGCGTTGCTGACTACCGTCGATTGTGACTACCCAGTCTTGATTTTCGTTAGCGTCTTGTTCTTGCTTGATTATTACTTTTTCACCACTTTGGTTGAGGAAGTGATACATAGCGAATGAGGTGGAAGCCTCTGTGGCGACATAGCCGGCTTTGATAAGAACAGTTAAATCATTCATTTTGTCTCTCCTTGAGGTGCGTGTTAATTCCCTAATACTTTGTAACAAACGGGGCCACCAGAGGCAACCCCGCTTTCCTCCTTGGAAACCGGACTATATTGGACTGACCCAGAGCTTACCGAGCTTTTTCCATACTTCGTCGTCGGTGGCGGTGTCTTTGGTGTATTTCGGCACCATTTTCCAGACGTCGATGTTGAGCGCGTCGACGATGGCACCGTCGTAAGCAATCGTGTCCTTTGTTACGCTTTCGATGTCGCAATAGCACTCAGAGTCGGTGTTGTGCCTGTCGATGGTCGCCTCATAAAGGAGATGACCTTGGTGCCCATCATGCTCGACGCTGAACAGCGCCAATAGCTCGCTTCGTTCGTCGCAGAGAATGGAGTTCTGCGTGTCTCTGTAGATTAGCTCTTTGATCTTCATTTCTTTTCTCCGTGTGTGTGTTTTGCGGTTGCCACGTCGGCCTCCGCTTCCTCTTTGTAGCAGACAGGGGCCGCTGGTGCAACCCCGCCGCCGCCGTCGTCTAGCGATATTCCAAGCCGATGTTGTCCCACTGTGCTTGGTCGTAGACGATCTCGAGATCGTCAGAGGGAAGGCCCAGAGCTTCCAACGTACCTCTGGCTTGTTCCTCGGTATCATAGGCGTCCGCTATGACCTCACCTTTTTCGTTCTTTATCTCGTGATAGCCGGCGTCGCCTGCTCGGTTGAAAACGTAAAACATGTCGTCGCTCCGTGTGTTTCGGGAGGCCACAGTGGCCTTCCATGCTCCCTTGTAACAAGCGGAGCCACGGACGCAATATATATGAAAAAAGGGAAGGCGGAGCAAACTCCTCACCTTCCCCCACACAGGAGACCGATCCCCTAAAAATTGTTTAGCACTCGGTGTAACCATCAAACCAAGAGCCAATACTCGATGTCAGTTCCAAACCCTCGTCAGAAGTGCAAGTCCGAGAGCTAGTCTCAGGGTCTTCGCAATGTGCCCGAGCCTCCTCAAGAGTATCAACAGTCTTGATAACCTTCGACATGCCAATCGCTGAGAATCTGATTATCTTGTACATTTCAAATCTCCTTGGCTAGTGTTTCGAACCCAAAACCCTGTAACAAGGAGAAAGCCCTTGGCAATTATCCCAGTGTCGATTGAGCCTGACAAGGGGTAGCACAAACGCGGACCTTTTTGGTGTAGTCAGTCAACCAAACCAGGAATTTATCCTTGTTGGTCGGTACTTCTACTTCAGTGGGCTGGTCTTTGAGAATCTCGAGCTTCTGAGCTTTTTCTTCCGCGTCCAAATCCCGGTAAATTGTGACGAGAGCGGATTTAGCCTGTTTAGCTTCTGCTTTCGTCCTGAAGAAGTGAAAGGTCTTGTCGCCGTCTACTAACTGATAAATTCGCATTTTCTGCTCCTGGATTTAAAACAACACTAGACTTACAATACTATCTACCGGTTCTGGGGGACCAATTCTAATAGTCCTCCCCCGGCTTGTTTTAGCTTCCCCTGTTTCACCAATTCTCTCCAGACATCTGGGGGGAAGTCAACCGGGGGTTGGATGGCGATGATGTCGTTGGTGCTTCCCCCGGTCATTTGCCTTGTGCTGACCTTTGAATCTTCGACCAGTTGGGTTAGTTTTAGCCTTTTTTTGAAGGCTTTGAACGCAGTTTTGATTAGCTTTGGGTCCATTTGTTACTCCTTTTGGTTATTTACCGTTCTTTCCGGTTCCAAGGCTTAACGAAGACGCGTGGGTATTCCTCTAGGACGGTGTGCTCAGGCGGCAAGTAGTAATAGCTGAAGGCGAGGTCGGTGAGCTTGGCGGTCTTTTGGAACAGCAGCTTGGTGTTTTTACGCCTTGGGTCGTCGCTATCAAAATTTTCTTTATCGTTTTGGATGTATTTTTCGCCGCAGATGTCGACGTAGCTTTCGCCTTGACCTAGTTCGTGTGTTCCGCCGGTTTGGTAATTATGTGCTGATTTGTAGGACTTTGGCTTTTTGATTTGCCAAACCGGTGGCTTGTCGTCGTATTCTTCAAGGATTTCTTGGAAGGCGGGATAGTGTCGGGTGTCGACGTTGGTTCTTTCGCAGGTCATTTTGGTTTCGAGCCATTCTTTGAATCTGAGGACGTCGGCTTTGGTCACTTGTGCTTTTTTCATCGGTTTTCCTTTAGAAAAGTGTTTTGAATCCCGATATACTGTAACGAACGGGGTCGCTGTTCGCAATCCCGTTCGTTATTTTGGTTAGATTGTCGGCCGCGTTACCACCAAGAGTTGTAGTAGACGACTTTTCCTTCTTTGATCGCTTCTCTTGCTTTTTCGACGAACTCTAGGTCTTCTTCGATGGTGTCGTCATTGGGCGGGTTGTTGCCGAAGAAGAACCCTGAGGTTTGGGGTAGCTGGTTGCTTTTTACGTCTTCTTCGAGGCGGTTCAGATCTTCTTCTTCGAGCTGGACGGTGACGCAGTTGAAGCTTAGCGCTTTTCCTCCTTTTTCGTTGTAGAGTTTTTCCATCCATCCATGTAGATCATGGTGTTTGCGCCAGCAGGCTAATTCCTCTTGCGCTTTTTCGGTCTCGTCGTCGAATTTGACGTCGGTGGCGGCTATTTTTACCGCGTCTTTTGGTACTGCGAAGGCCCACATGTCTAATCCCATTTTGAAGCTCCTTTAAAAAGTGTGTTTATCAAACCCAAAATCTTGTAACAAACTGGGGTGGCTTGCGCAACCCCATTTCCTCGTTGGAAACCTAACTATTCCTCGTCGTACTCTTCGTCTTCATCGGTGTCGCAGGATACTGTCTCCATAGTCACATGCAGGAGGTGGTTATAGTCGCCGCTCATGGCGTCGTTCATGTAGGCGTCGATTTGGTCTTTTTCGATCTTGGCTCGACGCATAGCTTTTTTGACCCTTCCGAGGATAGAGAAGGCGTTTCCGTCTTCTCCTACTAATTTGACGCTTACTTCTGGGAATTTTACAGCCATTTCTATCTCCTAAAAAGTGTGTTTGAAACCCCGATAAATTGTAGCAGACGGGAGCCGGTTTGTCAATCAGGCTAGCTCTTTGAAAAGACGAGAGCTTCGTCTTCGTTTAGGGTTTCTCTGGTAGCCAACAGGACAACCACATCTCTCATCGATCCTGCGTCATCGTCCCAAGACGGTGCAGGGTAAGAGCCAGCCAAAAACGAGGTTATTCCTTGGATGTAGTTCGTAACCCCTGGCGCGGCCATGACGGATATCTCGACGTCTGGGCCTTCAAGAAGCAGCTTAGCTAGCTCGTGTGTTAACATCTCTTTCTCCTTTGTGTGTGATTATCAAACCCAGAATCTTGTAACAAAAGGGGGTCGTTTGCGCAACCCCGCTTTCCTCCCTTGGAAACCGACTATTCAGCGGCCCCGAGCCAGACGATCTGAGTCGTGCTCAGATGCCCGCGGTCAGATTTCGACGTGATGATGGTCACGTCGTTGATCTCCATGTACCCTGTCGCTCGCCAAGACGAGATGTCTTTTCCGAACAGCTTCAGTTCTATGTTATTGTTTAGCTCTTCCGTTGTCAGGTCGCGGTCTAAGACTAACCCTGTCCCGTCGGCTGCTTCGTGGAAGGTCGAAGCCTTTTCTCCAACTTCGTCCCAAATGATGACCACCACGCTTTCAATTCTCATATCTTCTCTCCTTTGTGTGTGTTGCGGGTGGGGCCGGGGCCGCCACACTGGCCGCCCTCGTCTCCCCCGCCTCTCCTCTGTAGCAGACAGAGGCCCGCGGCGCAATAGGCGCCTTTTGTTTTTAAAAGGGAGGGCGGAGCAAACTCCTCACCCTCCCCCACACAGGAGACCGATCACCTAAAAATTAAACACGCTCCATGAACGCGTCCGCCTCTTGATCAGTGAGAATCACGTCCGTCGCGGTGTCAAGGTAAGCGTGGCGTTTTTGCTGGGGGTTGTACATGTAGTGCAAAGATCGTCCAGACCTTGATCGGAAAGGCAACTCGGTCCCGCCACAGGCTGGAACCCATTGGTCACAATTACCGGCCAAGGCGATTTGGAACTCGACCCTTTGTCGTCTCACTGTCTGGCATTCTTTTGTCGTCATTTCGTCTCTCCTTGAAAGTGTGATTTCCGAACCCATCACCCTGTAACAAGCGGGGGTCGTTTTGTCAACCCCCGGCCTTTCCGGTCGACTAGCGCCTGCCCTCCCTGACTTCCTTTCTGTGGATCGCCGCACCATATGACGCGGCTTCAACTGCCGTTTTGCCGAAGGCCACCACGCAAAGCCTGTTGTTCTCGCTCAGCTCCAAGCGAAAAGCGCCCTTGCCCTTTTTGGCGTCGATCGCCGCCTTTTTCATTATGTTAACGGCTTGCTTGCCGCTGAACAGTTTTCCTGACGTCTTCCCATCGCTGATTCGCGCTGTAAACATTTCTTTTCTCCGTGTGTGTTCTGTGGTCACCACAGCGGCTTCCACTTTTCTCTGTAACAAACGGGGTCACCAGCGGCAACCCCGCTTTCCTCTCTGGAAACCGGACTATTCGTCTTCGTCTTCGTCTTCGTCCTCGTCCTCGTCCTCGCTAGCTTCGAACTTCCAGTAGTCACCCAAGTCTGTGTAAGGTCCTGGGGCAGTCTGGAAAGCTGTTAAGAAGGCTTCCAAATCGGCCAATGTCTTTCTTTTGCCTTCGATTAAACTCTCTATTTCTTTTATCGCATCTTCTTTTGTAGGAACTGGACTAGGTTCACTTAAAGAGTCACTATATTCATCTGGTCCTCCGCCGCATCGATCATTATCAAAAAAGTCATCTTTGTAATTTGTCGAACCGTCTTTTTCGATGTTATAAGACCATCGATTCTCACCTACACCAGACTCTGCACCACCGAATTCGCAGTTTTTCTCGTGAAACGAACTAAAAGACAAACTGGCTTCAGTGCTGTTAAAACGGAAAAGGTCAAGATTCATTTCTGCCATTTTTCTCTCCTTTGTGTGTTTCTTGGTCGCCACTGTGGCTTCCACTTTTCTCTGTAACAAGCGGGGCCGCCACCGGCAACCCCGCGTTTTCCTCTCTGGAAACCGTATTATCCCTGCCCGTACCGCCTGTCCGCGGCAGCCCTGAGCTCCTCGAGCAGCAGCTCGCGCCACATCACCGAGTCCTCAAAGCACTTCACGTTCAAGTGATAGTGCGCAAGGAACAGACCGTTCAAGTGAGTCCCGCTCCAGACGATCGCCTTCTTCATCAGCTTCTCGCTCGGCCGCGCAGGGCCAAACTTCACAACAAGCTTATCAGCCATTTCAGCAAAAGACAAGTCAACCAGTTCAGAAGTCCTCATAGCAAACCCTCCAGTGTGAAAAAAAGGAAAAAACCGCAAACCACTGTAACAAACAAAAGGGAAGAGCGCCAGAGCCGGAGCCCTGGCGCAACCCCCAGGGATTATCGGGGGAGACGAGCCGCGTAGAACGTGTGCTCGTCGTCCTTCGCCGCCACCAGCTTGAACTCGTCTTTGACGGCCTTCAGGAGACGCGCGATATCCTTGGCCTTCGGGTCGATCTCGTCCTCGCAGAGGTAGTCCGAGCTCTTCATCTGCCACACGAGCTTTCGCTCGCCGAAGTCGTCCCACTCGTCCCGGACTTCGCAGAAGGGCTCATATTCCCAGATCTCGAAGTGACCGGAGGCCTCAGGGCACGCGACGCGCTCACTGAGCCAAGACTTGAACTTCACCACATCCGACCTCATTACCTTACCCATAGCAAACTCTCCGTGTGTGTCTCGCGGGGGGAGCGCGGCCACCACACTGGTCGCCTCCGCCTCCCCCCGCCTCTTCTCTGTAACAAGCGGGGGCTCCGCTGTAAATCCCATGGATATAAAAGAACGGGCCGGTGATTTAACCACCAGCCCGTTCCCACACAGGAGACCGACTTGAAGCCCTGAGGAAAGCCCTCAGGGCGTGTTTTATTCTCCCGCCAGAATCTTGGCGCACTCTGGCCCGATTCCGGTATCGAGAGATTCGGGATTGGTCAAGACCCGCTTGCAACGGCTGCAGTGCCCATTGTGGCGGATCTTGTAGCCCTCAGGCAGGCTTCCGTTCGTCCAGATTTTGTCCAACGCCCAGCGAACCACCTTGGTTTGGGTTTGGTCTTCGGTGAATTTCGAAGCTCTGGTCATCTTTACTTTGCCGTATTCAGCATCGAGGAGTCCGAGGTAAGCGTAGTGCTCGGTGTTATCTGTCCCGACCATGGCTCGGACGAACCAAGCGTCCGGATAGTTCTTCTCCGCCTTCTTCTTTTCGACCTTGAAGGTGAAGTGCTCACCCTTGTTGTTTTCGACGGTGAAGATCGCGTTACCAGCTGTAATGAAATCTTTGCTCAACATTCTTACTCTCCTAAAAAGTGTGTTTCGAACCCAAAATCCTGTAGCAGAGTGTAACGATTTTGTCAATATTAAAAAGAGAGGGCGGAGCAATCTCCTCACCCTCTCCCACACAGGAGACCGATCACCTGAAATCTAGTTGCGTGGAGGGTCCACGCAGAGTCCAGCCATAAAGGCGGTCACGATTTGTCCAGCTGTGGCCAAGAAGGAGATGAAAAAGGCGAGGCTTATGTCGATCTGGCTTGCATTGATAGCAGCGACATAGCCAGCACAGCCCAATAATACCGAAACGCCAAACATTGCAAACATCATCATTTCGTCTCTCCTAAAAAGTGTGTTTAAAACCCAAAAGCCTGTAACAAACGGGGGGTCACCCAGCAACCCCACTTTCCTCGCAGGAAACCGATACCCTACGCAGCCCGATCCCTCTTCCGAGCAGCAGCCCGTTTCGAGATCCGCCCACGCCCAGAAACCATCACCGGAGCAAGCTCCAAATCATAAGCCGCCTCAAGCGACGGCGAGCAATCATCACAAAAAACCCCAGCCACAACACCCTCATCATCAAACAAAATCCGAGCTTCAACATCCCGACAACATGAATCACACATAATAAAAACCTCCAGTGTAAGAAATAAAAACCAAAACCACAAAAAACTGTAACAAACACCCACTCCAAACGCAACGCCTAATAAGGCTTAGAATTAATCAGCGTAACAACCGCACCATAAGTCACAGCCACCAAACCACACCACAAGTACAACTCAACCATTATAAGACCCTCCCAAAAAAAAGAAGAAAAGAGGCCCCAAGCCACCAAGGCTCAGGGCCAGAGGCCCGCTTAGTCCTTGAACCGCACCCGAAGCTGGCGATCCAGCTCCTCCAGCCGATCTACAAGACCCAGCTCATCCACAGCCTTGATCTTGATCGTCCAATTGTAGCCCTTCGTGTTCTTGGTGACCTCGATGCCCACAGGCAAATCAGCCTCGCTACGCAAGTCACCTGTAACAGAAGAAGCGGAAGAAGAATCGCTCATAATCAGAACCTCCAGTGTGTGTCGCAAGGGCATCAGGACCGAACCAGCCGAGCGGCCGGACCACCGGTCCCTACCACCCTCGCCTCTCCCTGTAGCAGAGCGGGTGGTCAGCTGCAATAATTGCAGGCTGGGCTATGGTCTGTTACAGTAGGGTAGAAAGGAAGGTGCTCAAATGACATACTGACGACCCACGAGACATATACTATTGACACGAGATATCCCCCCTGTTACATATATGTATGGGGAATATACTAAGTATTGGCGGAAGGGTATATGGGGGGACCCGGGTAGGGTCCCCAGGTCGCTCTCCCGATCGAATATACCCTTCCGCACGTTGGTTCAATTTACTTTCAGTTTAATGCACCGTTCGTTCTTTTTTGAGGTATACATATGG